GTACTCAAGGTACTCAAGGAACACAAGGAACCACAGGTTCTCAAGGTACTCAAGGAACAAGTGTTCAAGGACTAGGTGGATCTCAAGGAACACAAGGTACTCAAGGAACCACAGGATCTCAAGGAACACAAGGTACTCAGGGAACTACAGGATCTCAAGGTACTCAAGGTACTCAAGGTACTCAGGGAACTACAGGATCTCAAGGTACTCAAGGTACTCAAGGAACACAAGGAACCACAGGTTCTCAAGGTACTCAAGGAACAAGTGTTCAAGGACTAGGTGGATCTCAAGGAACACAAGGTACTCAAGGAACCACAGGATCTCAAGGAACCACAGGATCTCAGGGAACTCAAGGAACCACAGGATCTCAGGGAACTCAAGGAACCCAAGGTACTTCAATTCAGGGCACACAAGGTACTGCAGGATCTCAAGGAACAAGTGTTCAAGGATCTACAGGTACTCAGGGAACCCAAGGTACTCAAGGTATTCAAGGATCACAAGGAACTACAGGATCTCAGGGAACTCAAGGAACCCAAGGTACTTCAATTCAAGGCACTCAAGGTACTTCTGGATCTCAAGGAACAAGTGTTCAAGGATCTACAGGTACTCAGGGAACTCAAGGTACTCAAGGAACCACAGGATCTCAGGGAACTCAAGGAACCACAGGATCTCAGGGAACTCAAGGAACCCAAGGTACTTCAATTCAGGGCACACAAGGTACTGCAGGATCTCAAGGAACAAGTGTTCAAGGATCTACAGGTACTCAAGGAACACAAGGAACTTCAGTACAAGGAACCCAAGGTACTGCAGGATCTCAAGGAACAAGTGTTCAAGGATCTACAGGTACTCAAGGAACACAAGGAACTTCAGTACAAGGAACCCAAGGTACTGCAGGTACTCCAGGTAATTCTGTACAAGGAACTCAAGGTATCCAAGGTACTCAAGGAACTTCAGTACAAGGTACTCAAGGTACTAGAGGTTTAGATGGTCCTTCTGGACAATTTAATCCTTGGAAAAGAGTAACTACCACATATACTGCAATAAAAAACGAAAGAGTTATTGCAGATACTTCTGGAGGATCTTTTGCAATTACTCTACCCGCTTTACCTTCAGAGGGTGATTTTGTTGCTTTTGCCGATGGTCAAGATTGGTCAACAAATAATTTAACTATATTAAGAAATGGTTCTTTAATAGAAGGAATTAATGACGATTTCATACTTGATGTTAAAGGTATAATCGTAGATTTTATTTACGATGGAACTACCTGGGAAATTTATACAAATGTTGGACCTCAAGGTGCTCAAGGTACTTCGGTTCAAGGAACTCAAGGTACTCAAGGTACTCAAGGAACTTCAGTACAAGGTACTCAAGGTACTTCAGGTTCTCAAGGCACTTCTGTTCAAGGTACTCAAGGAACACAAGGAACTTCAATTCAAGGCACTCAAGGTACTGCAGGTTCTCCAGGTAATTCTGTACAAGGATCACAAGGAACACAGGGTCTTAGGGGGGATTCAGTTCAAGGTGCTTCAGTTCAAGGTGCTACGGGAACTCAAGGGGCACAAGGTATACAAGGAATTCAAGGAATTAGTGGGGCACTTACTACTACATTTACATTAGGATCTCAAAATATAGAAAATATAACATCCAGAATTGATACTGGATTTTATCAAACTCAAACTGCCACAACTGCGGAAGGATGGCCTATTGCCGGAAATCAAATGCACTTGTTATCAGTAACAACAACAGATGCATCACCAACTTACTATGCAATGCAATTTGCATCAAAATATACAGATAGTTTGAATCTATATTATCGTTCAACAAATAATTTAGGGACAAGTGGTTGGGCTAAAATATGGACGAATTTAAATGATGGTTTTGGTAGTGGGTTAGATGCTGATGTTTGGTGTGGAATAACAACAACATTATTTGCATCCGCACTTAGATCAAATCGCAATCTGACTGGTGGTGGAACAATTAAAGTTAATCCTTCTTATAGTGTTTCTTGGTCATCAAGATTTATTGTAATTTCAAATGGTTACGGTAATAATTTTAGTAGTAATGGATATTTTGATATCGTTTGCCCGATAACTGGACCAATTACTGTAGATGGTGGTGCTCCAACTAGAAATGCAACTTCCGATGGTATTCTTCTTAATGCGTGGGAAGCACTTTACTATATTTTGCCAATTGGATCTAACAATGGTACTAAACCAGAAAACTTCCGCGTTGTTTCATATACTTCCGTTTTAGATGTTCCTTATAATTGGATTCTAATTTGCATAAGAAATGGTGATAATGGTTCAGTATATTTTAATAATGGTATTACATTATCCGCTAATGAGAGTATGAACTCAATTATACAAGATGAAGCAAATACTGCAAATACTCTAATAAGAAGAGATTCTTCGGGGAATTTTAGCGCAAATGACTTCACTGGTAGACTTATCAGAACTGCGACTGGTTCAGGTACAACGGAACTTATTCGCGCTTCGATGGCAGATAATGATCAGTTCAGAATTTTAGTTGGTGGAACTGCAACTAATGCTGGATATGCAGAAATTGCTACTGCAGATGATGCATCTGAACCGATTTATGTAAGACAATACTCTGGAGATTTTACAACACTCTCAAGAACTCTTACTCTTCTCGACGGTTCCGGAAATAGTAGTTTTCCGGGACAAGTTTCTGTTGCTGCAAATATAACAGCGAGTCGGTTTATTTCAACTGTTGCGGGAACACCATCATCAGGATCGGCACCATTTTCAGTTAATTCTACTCAAGTTGTTACTAATTTGAATGCCGACTTATTAGATGGGTTTGATACAACAGGATTACAAAATTATTTTGGCGTTATTCCTTATGTTGGTAGTGATGGTGTAATGGAAATTGGTAGATATATTGATTTTCATTTGACAGATACTGATGATAATGATTTTACATATAGAATAACGAATGTTTCCGATGGATTATTGAATTTTTCTGGTAATGTTGGTATAAGAACTGATATAACAAATGCAAGATTAGATGTTTGGGCAGGTACATCCAATAATAATGATCCAGAATTTAGAATTTCTGGGCAAGGATTTATAGATTTTCATAATGGACTTTTGAATGGTAGTTACAATTCTATTGTATCTGCTGGCGATAAAGGAATTATATTTTCAGGAGGAACTGAAAATAGCACTGCAAACTTTGTCATTGCCCCTTGGCGAAACACTATTGGTGGAATAAGAATTACTACAAATGGTGATGTTGGCATTAAGAAGAATAATCCAACCACAGCATTAGATGTTACTGGATCAATAACTGCCTCATCGCAATTAATTTCCAGTATTGCAACTGGAACCTCACCACTTTCCGTTAATTCAACAACCAAAGTTAATAATTTAAATGCCGACTTATTAGATGATTTAGATTCTAGATCATTTGGAAGACTGGTTTGTTCCACGCAAAATGGGTCATCCGCATCAGCAAATACATGGGCATTAATTGCAACATTTTCTACAGGAACAGTTCAGTTTGCTGATTGTACTTTGATTCTAGGTTTTGTAAATGAAGCAACTAGTGGACATGATTCTGCTATTATATCAGTGTTCTTTAGATCTAATTCAATAAATACAAATCCAACAGTAGAGGTTAAAATATTATCTAAAGGAGGAACCACCAATTCATTCCATATTGTTAATGATTCATTCAAAGTTATCAGTGGTGGATGGACTACCAATATGCAACTTTGGGTTAAAAAGGCATCCGATTTTGGTGGATTTAATGTTTATGAATTATCAAGAAGGCAAAGTTCAGCTGCAACATTAACATATTCAACAAACCCAGCATGGCAAACAACAGAACCAAACGGTGCAGTCAATAATGTGAGATCTAATGGTATTGAACAAGGATTGGATTTTTATGCCCGAAGTATGAATTCAAATTTTGGAAATTTTCCTTTTGCAGCACTACAATCTGATGGAAATATTGTCGCTTATAGGAACAATACTAATTTAAGTGGTTGTTATGGTATTGTTCAAAATAATAATAGTGTATTTAGTATCGGGGCAGATGGTGGTCAAATTAAAATTGAAGCAACCAATAGAAATATGATATTTGAATCCACTAATGGGGACATAAGATTTAAAGATGATGTTCAGCCAACAGATTCAAATACTTACAGCCTTGGAACAACTAATAGATTTTGGTCTGTAGTATATGCACAGAACCAACAAATACAACCATCAGATAGAAGAGAAAAAATAGATATCACACCATCAAAACTTGGGTTAGAATTTATTAAAAAATTAAATCCAGTTTCTTATAAATGGATAACTGGAGGTTACATTGAAAAAGTGGATGAAGAAACCGGAGAAAAAATAACCGAATCTAAACCAGGACTAAGAACCCATTATGGTTTTATAGCACAAGAAGTGGAAAAAACATGGAAAGAATTTGATATTCCTGATTTTGCAGGTTGGGTTCTGACAGATCTAAGTGATCCGGATAGTATACAGGGGTTAAGTTATGGGGAATTCATCTCCCCAATCATCAAAGCAATTCAAGAACAACAAGAAATCATTGAAAACCAACAACAACAAATTGATGAACTAAAACAGAGACTTGACAATGCAGGAATTGCATGATAATATGAATAAACTCTAAACAATCATGCAACATGAACTCAAATGAAGTAAGAGTAAAAACAACTCCACAAAATGTAAAAGAATCTAATGAAGGACTCTTTTATTCTAAAATGAATCTTCCTCAAGCCGCAGAACATTGTGGAATGACAAATAAAGAAATGAAGTTAACATTTTATGAATATCTAAAATACCACCCAATTGAATTCAAATAAATATTCATAAAATCTCCAATAATGTATCGTATCACATATGCCTACACTTGGTATAAAACAGATTATGAAAAGTTTATTATAAAAACATATTATATCAATATGATACCTTTTACATTTGATGAGATACCAGACACTTTACAAAATGATCCGGAAATAATTAAAAAGGCGGAAGAACAACTTTTAATGACACCAGAAATTTTTTTCAAATGTTCATTTTATCTCATAGATGAAGAATGTCATCCTTGCCTATTTGAATTAGATCTAGAAAATCCAGAAGTACTTGATGAAATATTATAATTATTTTCCCCCGAAGAAATTCGGGGGTTTTTTATGAATAAATAACTTATAACGGAACTATAAACATTAATAAAATGGGATTAAGTCGCCTAGATAATTTTCTTCGTAGTGCCCGAGGAACAATTTTATATGTTGATCCAAACAGTTTAGATGCAACGGATTCTATAGAAAATACTGGCACTTCTCCCGTAAGACCATTTAGAACCTTACAAAGAGCCTTAGCAGAATCTGCCAGATTTTCATATCAAAGAGGAAATAAAAACGATAGATTTGGAAAGACTACAATTGTTCTTTATCCAGGCGATCATATTGTAGATAACCGTCCAGGATGGATTCCATTTGAGGATGCGGGAACTCTTAAATTTAGACTCAGAAGTAGTGAAGTATCTTCAGACTTTAATCAGTGGGATCTAAATACAAACTTTGATGTATCTTCCGAGAACAATGTTTTATATAAATTAAACTCTGTTTATGGTGGTGTTATAATTCCTCGTGGAACATCCATTGTAGGAATGGATCTTCGTAAAACAAGAATTAGACCAAAATATGTTCCAAATCCCGTAGAGAATGATATTGCACCTTCTTGTGTTTTTCGTTTGACTGGTGCTTGTTATCTATGGCAATTTACTATTTTGGATGCAGATCCAAATGGTCTTTGCTATTCTGATTATACTAGAAATACATTTGTTCCTGCATTTTCACATCACAAATTAACCGCAATTGAATATGCGGATGGTGTGAATAGTGTAAAGATTGATGATGATTATATTTCGGATTACTCTACAGATAGAACAGACTTAGAATTATATTATCAAAAAATTGGACTTGCATACGGACCAACTTCAGGTAGAGATATTCCTTCCGACTATCCAGATGATGTGGACATTGAACCAGCAATTGATGAATTTAGAATTGTTGGTCCTCGCGGAGGTGAGATTGGAATTACAAGTATTCGTGCCGGTGATGGTATTACTGCAAATAAAACCATCACAGTATCTCTAGCAACTCCTTTACCTGGACTTAATGTTGATACTGCGGTTCAGATACAAGGTGTATCAAATCCCGGATACGATGGTCAGTATGTGGTAAGTAAGGTAAATGATCTACAAGAATTTGAATATGTTGTTCAAGATCCACCACCAAACGCAATTGGTGGAACTGCAAATGCATTTGTTAGATTAACTGTAGATACTGTATCATCAGCATCTCCATATATTTTTAATGTTTCAATGAGAACGGTATATGGAATGTCTGGACTTTTGGCTGATGGTGATAAGGCAGATGGATTTAAGAGTATGGTCGTTGCACAATTCACTGGAATTGGTTTACAGAAAGACGACAGGGCATTTACGAGATATGATAAGGCAACAGGAACATATAAGTATTCCTTCAATTCAAATTTAACCAATCTATTCTCAGATTCACTTTCAAAATATAGACCAGAATATGAAAGTTTCCACATTAAGGCGACAAATGATGCATACATTCAAGTAGTATCGGTATTCGCAATTGGATATGCAAATCATTTTGTTGCAGAAAATGGTGGCGATATTTCAATTAACAACTCTAATTCCAACTTTGGATCCAAATCATTAGTTGCAAAAGGATATAAGAGAAATTCATTCACTAGAGATGATACTGGATATATTACACATATCGTATCTCCTCAAGAAATAGAGACAAAAGAATCCTCTATTGAATTCTTATCCATAGATGTAGAAAAAACTATTGGTGTTGCATCAACTGGTCGTTTGTATCTTTATGATTATGATGATATTAATGTAATTCCAGAAACAGTCATAGATGGTTATAGAATTGGTGCAAAGAAAGATGATTATTTAAACTTAAATATTCTTGAGTCTGGAATTACTTCTTCTTATTTTTCTCTTATTGTAATGCCTTCTGTAGATAATATTGCAGAAGAATCTATATTTGAAAAATCTTTTGAAGTTCAAAGAATTAACAATCAAGATATTGAGAACAATATAGCAGATGGTGTTTTTACATTTATAGAACCCCATTCATTCTTGCAAGGAGAATCCATTAGAATCATAAGTGATAATGCATCATTACCAGATGGCATTTCTCCAAACAAAATTTATTATGCAATTACAGATCAACTTCCTGGTGTTGGAATAGGAAGTACACAAATTAAGGTTGCACAAACTTTAAGCGATGCCTTTAGAGGAGAATCTATTTCACCAAACAAAAAAGGTGGTGTATTAACTATTGTAAGTAGAGTATCTGATAAAAATTCTGGCGATATTGGTCATCCGGTTCAATGGGATAGTGACAATAATCAATGGTACATCAATGTTTCTGTTGGAGAATTTGAAAACACAATTTATCCGAAAATTGTTGGTGTCGGAACAGCAGGATTGGGGGCAGCGACTCCAAGAACTTATGTGAGAAGAATTTCTGATAATAGAAGTCTATCTGATAAAATTTATAAACTACGTTATATTATTCCAAGATCTAGTTCATTTTCGGGAAGACCTCCATTAGATTCATTTATTCTTCAAGAATCAAGTTCTGGAATTGGAACAGGAACCGAAGAAATTTCCAAATACTTTGATCCAACAAATTCTGCAGTTTTAACAAATTCAAACGAACTCAGAAGTCCTAGATTTATTGCAACTTGCACATGGAGTTCTTCTGGAATTGCAACAGTTACAACAGAACTTCCACATAGACTAAAAGTAGGAAATGAAGTTGAAATTGTAAACGTAGTAAGTACTCAAAACACTTCTGGCATAAACAATTTTGGATTTAACGGAACTTTTGTTGTAAAATCTATTCCATCAAGAAGACATTTTACTTTTGATCTTTCAGTCAATCCCGGTGAGTTTACTAACAATACTTCAATTAGAGATTCAAATCTTCCTAGGTTTTCAAGAAAGAAACTTCAAGGAACATATCAACTTTATAGAAGTCAAGAAATTCAAGAATATATTGCAAATGTTCAAGATGGAATATATCACTTAATTGTTACCAACTGTTCAAATTCACCTACAGTAACACCATTTAATAATTTAAAATTCTCGCAACCAATTCAAAATCTTTATCCTCAATTAAATCGCGATAATCCGGTATCCGACCCAGAACCATCAAGATGTCATGCTTCATCCGATTTAATTGGAGGAGTTACTATTAATGAACCACAAAAGTCAATCACCAAAGAAACTTTAAATGATTTACTTGTTGATTTAAATGTTGGATTTGGTGTTACTGATATTGTATCCAATCCAACCGGAACGGCGCACACAATATTTACAAATGAAGATCATGGATTATTATCAATCACCAACTTAAGTATTGTTGGTGGAGGATCAACTTATGTCACTGGAATATATTATAATGTTCCTCTGATAAGTGAATCAGTAGGAGGTAATAGTGCAACTGCAAGAGTAACAGTAAGTGCTGCAGGAACCATTAGTAATGTTGTTATAATGGATGGTGGTAGTGCTTATGGTATCGGAAATACTCTTGCAATTAAAGATGTACCAAGAAACTTTGGTTCTTTTGATGCGGTTGTTCGTGTAGAAAATATTCAACAAAATATTGGAGACTGTTTAAGTATTTCCGGAATATCTAAAGATTATGATACTCTTTATAAAATTGTAGGAATTACAACCGGAAATTCCAAACAAATTGAAATTGAATCTTCAACTATAGTAGAAAACCCATCCACTGTTGGTCTTGGAAGTTTTGCTACAGAAAAATCAAATGTAATTTTGGTTGGAAAGACTCTAGGAATTACAACTTCTTTTTATAATTCCAACACTGGCATTTCTACTATTGTCTTTAATTCTGCCCATGGTCTTAAGGTCAATGATAAGATTCGTATTGCTGGTGCCGAAAATAGTTCATTCAACCGCGATTTTATTATTAAATCTACATTTGGCCCAGGAGGAACTGCAACTACTTCAATTACTATTGATCTAGGAATTAAAGATAATACAATTGTAACAGGTGGAGATATTACGGTTTATCCTTTTGGTGCATCATCCTATGGTGGTAGCATTGCGAGAGACAATGAAATAACTTCTTCTCGTTTGATTACATATTATGATGGTGTAACTACTATTTCAACTGCATTAATTGATATAACTGCAACAGATGATGATCCTCTGCAAATAGAAAATGCTGTTCAACTTGGACTAAAAATTGGTGATTACTTACAAATTGATAATGAAATTTTCAGAATCAAAGAATCTGTTGTAAGTAATAGTGTAAGATGTTTCCGTGCAGTTCTCGGAACTCAAAAACAAGTACACTTAGATAATTCAGTTGTTAAGAAGATAAAAGTTCTTCCGATTGAATTTAGAAGAAATTCTATTATTCGTGCATCTGGACATACCTTTGAATATATGGGATTTGGTCCCGGTAATTATTCCACAGCATTACCAGAAAGACAAGATCGTGTAATTTCGGGTCAAGAAGAATTACTTTCACAGTCAACAAAAATTGATGGTGGGGTAAGTATCTTTACTGGTATGAATAGTGATGGAGATTTCTACACTGGTAATAAGAAAATAAATTCAACTACCGGACAAGAAGAAATATTTGATGCACCTATTCCCACAGTAACTGGAGAAGATTTAAATTCTAGTATTGTAAATATTGGATTTGATGTTATTACTCCTCTGGAAATAAATGTCAATAGATCCATTCGTGTTGAAGGTGGAGAAAATGGAAAATTAGTTTCACAATTTGATGGCCCAGTAATTTTCAATAACAAGATTACATCAACTTCTCCTAAGGGTATAGAAGCATCTTCACTTTATCTGCAAGGTGACGCCACTGTTTCCAGAAAAACCACTGTTGGAATTTCTACTCCCATAGAATCTGGAAACCCAGGAGATGTTGTAATTAATGCATTCCCTGAAAGTGGAAAACATTATGGTTGGGTTTACACTACCAATAATATTTGGGAAAAGTTTGGAATTATTGGTGAACAGCAAAGAAGTCCATCTAATAGAATTGGCATTTCAACAAATAATAATTTTGTTGGAATCTGCACATTAATAGACTTCAAGACTTTAGGTGATATTAATATTACTGGAGAAAATAATGATGAAGTAGGAATCACGACTCTTACTATCACTGGCGCAAATAGAATCGGGGTTTCTAGAAATGTTACCAACAACTATGTTGGTATGGCAACTCAGTTAAACTTTGTTGGTGTTGGAATAACAATCACATCTGCGTTTGATCCAACTACGGGAATTGCAACTATTACAATGGATGGGTTATCATTGGATGAACTTCCAGATATTCCACCAGTGGGCGGTGCTATCGGAGAACTTCAATATAATAAAGATGGATTACTGTTCGCTGGAGTAACTGGTTCATCTTATGATACTGTTGATAATATAGTTAATCTTGTTTCCACTGTTAATGTGGCAGTGACAACAGAATCTTCTGCAATAAGAGTAACACAAACTGGAACCGGAAATGCTGTCTTAATTGAAGACGAGGCAAACGATGCGTCGCCATTTGTAATTACTAATAATGGATCAATCGGTGTTGGTATTGCAGTTCCGCAAGCAAAACTTGATGTGCAAGTTGTTGATCAGCCAGGTCTTCGCATTCGTTCTTCTGCTGGCGCCCCGATTGAAAATATAGTAAGAATTGATAATACAGTTGGGGACACTACACCATTTATAATTGATGTAAATGGTAATGTTGGAATTAATACTTTGACTGTTCTTTCCGGAATTGCATTAGATGTAATTGGAAATACTGCAGTTACTGGACAAATAAGAATTTATAATTCATCCAGATCAAATTATGCAGGATTCCAAGTACCATCATTAAATACAAATCTAATTTGGACACTTCCAAATGTAGTTGGTGCTGCAAATAGTATACTTTATTCAGTATCTCCTGGTGTTCTTGGTTGGACTTCAATTAAGTCTTTCTTAAGTCTCTCTACAACCGATGATCTTCCTGAAGGTAATACAAATCTATACTTTAGGGAAGATAGAGTTGCTAGAGCAATTATAAACAAACTGGGAGTAGTTTGTGGAATGACTATTGAATATAATGACATTACTGATAAAATTGATTATAAGGTTACAGTCACTTCAAACTTCTCCCCATTCAATACCCGAGGATTTGCACTTCCTATTTAAGCACAACCTCCTTCTGGCATCACTAATACATTATATGTGATTTGTTGTGGTGCCACAGGAATTGTAGCTCTATTTCTTTCATCTATGGCTAATTGCTTTCTGGAAACAAAAACAATAGATTGGTTTGGAGTTAAAAATACTTCTACTGGAAAAGGAATCTCCATAGATCTTCTATATTTTCTCCACCAATTATAATCAAATCCAAAAAATTTATACTTAGTTCCAACAACATCTTCTCTTGAGGTTAAAAATATATAACCATAAGCATTATCTCCACCACCTTGTCTATATCTACTAAATCCCCACCATCTTCTCCAATACCAATCATAATTTATTCCAGAAGAAGTTAATTTATTTCCAATAATGCCTTCAATCCAATCATTATCAACATCGGGAAGATTTGGTAATTGCACATAAGTGGATGGTACGGATGTTTGTTGAGTTATCGCCCTACCAAGTTCATCAAACGCTGGTGTTTGGTTTGTTTGTGCTGGAGTAACAATACGCATCTCATTTGTTCCAGTACCTTCAATGGACAGATAATTAAATATTACTCTCACATTTTGTCCAGTATTATTAGTATAAAGATTTAAATCTCCAGTTCTGGCAAAATATCCAGTTAATACTTGTGTTGTCATTTTTATCTTCAATATTTCTTTTTACTATTTAGATTTATAAATAGTATAAAAATCGGTGGAGAGTGAAACCGAATGGCAAATAAAAATTTTGTTGTAAAAAACGGTCTTGAAGTCAATGAAAATTTAATCTTCGCAAGAGATTTTGATAATAGAGTTGGTGTAGGAACAACCAATCCACTTTATAGATTAGATGTAAATGGGGGAATTGGTGCTACTGATTTAAACATAACCAGAAATTCAATTGTTGCTGGCGTCTCTACAGTCAATAACATAAGAATTGATGGGAGGTTAAGTGCAGGAAGTTCATTAGGATCTGCTGGTCAATATTTGGTTTCAACTGGTACAGGTGTTACTTGGAAAAGTAATGTGACGGAAAGAACCTCAGTTACATTTACTGCATCAGAATTACAAACTACATTTTTAACACCATATACTCCAAATTTAATGGATGTTTTCATAAATGGTGTTAAACTTTCATCCAATGAATATGACGCATCAGATGGCGAAAGTATCATTTTAAATGATTCATGTTTTGGTGGAGAAACTGTAGAAATTATATCTATAAATTCTGATGAAAATTATTTTGGTGGATATTTTAATGTAGAAAGTTCGGCACCAATTAATATTTCTTATTCCAATAATGTAATTACCATTTCCGTGTCTGGAATAGGTAGTACATCATTTACATTATTCTAAATATATTCATAAGGAAGATTTTAAATGTCTATCATAAGAAACCGAGAACTTTCGCAATTTGGTTCCTTCATCTATGTGGAGAATTCTTCGCAGGAAATTGCGATTACATCAGGAGAACTTCCTTATGTTGGAATTGGTACTACGAATCCCCAATATAAATTAGATGTTTTAGGGAATATAAACGCAGAATCATTTACTTTAAATGGAACACCATTAGTTAATCCAACTTTAGATCGTTGGCAAGAATCCGGAAGTGATATTTACCGTCCAACTGGAAATGTTGGTATTGGAACCTCTATTCCTTCAGAAAAATTAGAAGTATCTGGAACTGTAAAATCCGCAAGATTTATTTCTGAAGAGTCTTCACTTCCACCATTTTCAGTAAATTCTACTGCGCAAGTAGGAAATTTAAATGTTTCTTTTCTTGAAGGTAAATCGGCACCATCTGGTGATATAGTAGGAACCACCGACAATCAGACATTAACAAATAAACAACTAACATCTCCAATTATAAGTGGCATAGGATCGGGACTTTTGTTTGAAGGTTCTTCAAGCGGAATAGTAACATTAACTGTTTCACCTACTGCATCTGGAGTTCTTGTTTTACCTTCAGTTTCTGGAATCGCTACATTAATTACACCGCAGTCAGTGGGTGTAATTACAACTGGAATGATTGCCAATGGTACAATCAAATCAGAAGATATTGAAGTTGGTGCAGGCATTACTTATGGTAAATTATCATTTGATTCTGTAGATGGTTCCGGAATTACTAATTCAGATGTTTCTACAAATGCGGCAATATCATATAGTAAGTTAAATCTCACAAATTCAATTACAAGTAGTGATATTGCGGTTGGTGCAGCAATTACAAATGGACAACTTGAGAATTCTACTATTTCTGGAGTTGGATTAGGCAGTGATTTAAATACATTAACTTTCGGAACATATTTTACTGGTTCATCTTATAATGGATCATCATCGGTTACGTTGGGATTAAATGCAGAAAGTTCAGATACTACTGGAAATACTATAGTTGCAAGAAGTAATGGAGGATTTTCTGTAGGAAATATATCAGTAACCTCACTAAATTCTAGTGGTGTTGTAACTGCAAACAGTTTTTATGTGGGTTCTAATCAGGTAATTGATTCTTCTAGAAATCTTATTAATGTCGTTGGTGGTAACTTTAGTGGCATTGTAACTGCAAACAGTTTTTATGTTGATGCAAATCAAGTAATTAATAATACCAGAAATCTTATTAATGTCGTTGGAGCAAACTTTAGTGGTATTGTAACTGCGAACAGTTTTTATGTGGGTTCTAATCAGGTAATTGATTCTTCTAGAAATCTTATTAATGTAAACAACGGAAACTTCTCTGGAATAGTTTCAGATACTTCAGGAAATCTTAGAGATATTCCACAAAACTCACAAACAACATCATATACTTTACAGATATCTGATGCAGGAAAACATATTTCAATTACTAGTGGTGGAGTTACAGTTCCTGCTGGGATATTTAATCCTGGCGATGCAATTACAATTTACAATGACTCTGCTACAGGACAGACAATTACTCAAGGAAGTAATGTGACTCTTCGTTTTTCTGGAACTACATTGACCGGAAATAGAACAATTTTAGCTTATGGAATTGCAAACATTCTTTGCGTAAGTTCTAATGCAGGTATTTCCACATTCGTTATCGCTGGAGTTATAGTATAATTATGACAATCATACAATCTTTTTTTGCATCAAATGTGTCTATAGGACAATCCGCATTTACAGAAAAGGGAACTTATAGTTTTACAGTACCTCAAAATGTTTTTAGAATATCTGCAGTTTGTGTTGGTGGTGGTGGAGGTGGAGATACTGGATCCAGTGCTGGTGGAGGTTCTGATGTAAATGATGGTTCGGGTGGTGGTGGAGGAGGATTGCGATGGATTAAAGATTTAGATGTAGTTCCAGGAGAAACATTAACCGTTGTAGTTGGTTATGGAGGAACTGGTGGACTTGCTGATAATACAATAAATACAATAAATGGAACAGATGGTGGAGAATCATCATTATCTAGAGGTGTGATTAAATTACTATTTGCAGATGGTGGAAAATCTGGAGTAGATGATGCTGGGGGTCTTGGTGGCGGAGGATCTACAATTGGAGGAAATATTGGTGGCGGAAATGGTGGGAAAGGTGGAGATGGACAATTATTAAACGGAAATGCTGGTGGTGGAGGAGGCGCTGGTGGATATTTTGGGAATGGAGGTGCTGGAGGAACAAATAGTGGAAATCCTGGAACAACTAATTCGGGTTCAGGTGGAGGTGGTGCCGGAGGAGGTCAATCAGGTGGTGGAGGTGGTGGAGTAGGAATAATACAATTTGGTTCTACTGGTTCTGCTGGAATTAATGATGCTGCTGGTGGAGGATCTGGAAGTGGTGGTAATAATGGAGATCCCGGCAATATCAATTCTCGTGCTGGTAATGGTGGTCTTTATGGTGGCGGAGGAGGTGGTGGAGATATTACTGCAGGTCATGATAGTGCAGATGGTGCGGATGGTGCAGTAAGAATCATATGGGGATTGCAAAGAGAATACCCATCCACAAATACCGGAGATCTATAAAAAAACTATAAATAATTAAAAGACACAAATACTCAAATGGCAGTATACGCCGTCAATTATATCTTAGATAAAGGAACTGATTTTGAGACAGAATTAAATCTTACCGAAGATGATGGATCTCCACTAAATCTTTCGGATTACACTTGTTCTGCAAAAATAAGAAAATATCCAACATCACCAAAACACAAATCTTTTACAATTACTTTTATTAATAGAGAACAAGGAAGAATAAAAATATCACTAGATAGTGACCAAACTTCTGGTCTTACAAGTGGTAGAAATTATTATGATATGTTTCTTATTGATAGGAATGGTAAAATTAAAAAAGTCATTGAAGGAAATATTATTGTAAATGAGAGTGCAACTCTAGGTTCAGCAATTAGTGATAATCTAGATGGTCTTGGAAACATTGATATTACTAATATTCAAGATGGATATGTTCTCATGTATGATGCAGAAAGAAGAAAGTATGTTTTTGTTGATCCAGATACAATCTTAAGTAAGTCTGTAGAAGATAATTCTCTTCCTAGTGATTTCATTGGTAAACTTGATGAAATTTTGGATGATAAGATTGATCTAGATGCCGGAAATTTTGCAGATTCTGGAGAATTCTAATGGCAATTCAAATCAAACTCTCAAGAACGCCTCAAATAAAAGTCAAAACTCAGATTGTAATACCAGATACCATAACTGTTCTTGACGATATAGATATTTCCAACGTTCAAGATGGTTATGTTTTAATGTATAACGATGAAGATAAAAAATATGAATTTTCAGATCCTGATACAATACTAAGTAAATCGGTTGCAGATAACTTTTTACCTGAAGATTTTATTAACAAACTTGATGAAGATCTTGATGATAGGGTTAATTTTGATGGTGGAGATTTTTAATTTTTAATTTTAAATAAATAAATATAATGGAATTTTAGTTTTACATAGTATTATCTTTTGATTTGATTTTGTACTACTAGTAGTCAAATTAACAATTTAGGACAAATCAAATATGGCATCTCCAACACTTCAGTTTAAAAGAGGTCTGTTTGTAAATCTTCCTGAACTTCGTGCAGGCGAACCAGGATTTACAACAGACAAAAACGATTTTTATGTAGGTGGTGTAGGCGGAAACAAGTTTTTCGGATCACACCGTTATTGGACCAAAGAAAATGGTACTGACGAATCTCTCAAGTTAAATCTTGTAGATAAAGATGGTACTAATAGCGTTTCACTTCGCGCTCCAGCAACAGTAACTACTCCTGTAACTTATACTCTACCTCAGGGTGGCGGTACAACAGGTCACTTCCTCAAATTAGGTAACTCTGGTGTTCTTGAATGGGCATCAGTAACTTCTGGCGCTTCATTTGATAATGTTACCATTAGCAATTCAACTTTTAGTGGAATTTCAACTTTCAGTGGTCTTATTGATGCAAATGGTGGTATTGATGTAACCGGTGGTTCAACTTTTGATAACATCAATGTAACTGGTGTAGGTACTATTACAAGTACCGATATCAACGGTGGTAACATTGATGGTACTGTAATCGGTGCATCTTCTGCTGCTGCAGGTACTTTCACTGAACTTGCTTATAATAATTCAACAACCTCTGGTATTTCTACTGTAGGTTCACTTTATGTTGGATCTACTAAAGTTCTTTCCACTGAAGGTGGTTTAGTTGCACTTTCTGGAATTGCAACACTTGATGCAACAACCAAGGCAACTTTTGAAGATTTACTTTCATTAGATCCTAACGACTTTGATACTCTCAATGTCGCTGGAATCAGCACTATCGGTGGTCTTCTTGACGCTAATGCTGGATTAGATGTAACCGGTCAAACAACTCTAAATAATGATCTTGGCGTAACTGGTGTTTCCACATTTACTGGTGCCGTTACTGCGAATGGTAATGTAACTCTTGGTAGTGACAGTGGAGATACTCTTACTGTTAACGCTAATGCTACATTCCTCGGTACTCTAACTGGTACTATTTCAACTGCAACTCGTTCAACTCAAGTTGATACTACTGCAACATCAACTGATGCATCTTTCTATATTCCATTTGTTACAAATAGTTCTTCAACTCAAAGTGAAACAATTCGTGTAGATGCTGGAATTTCTTATAATCCATCATCAAATACTCTTGATGTTTCAACTGTTGAGACTGGTGCAGTTAAGGCTTCTAATGGTGCTGCTGCTATCACTATTGCCGATACAACCGGTAATGTTTCATTTGCAAGTAGTGTTACCATTGCAGGAAACCTCACTGTTAATGGTTCTACAACCACTATTGAAACAGAGACTCTTCTTGTTAAGGACTCCCTAATTGAAGTTGGTCTTGTTGACGATGGCAGTGGCAACCTTATTGCTCCTTCAACTGATACTACAGTTGATATCGGTGTAGTATTCCATTATTATGATACTGCAGCTAAGAAAGCAGCGGTTTACTGGGATGAAAGTACTTCAAGAATTACTTTCGCAAGTGAAGTTAGTGAGTCTAACGGTGTTCTCACTGCATCTGCTTATGCAACAGTTCTTGCTGGTGGTTTAGAAATTAATAATACTTGCACAGGTGGTACTGATACAGTTATCTCTTGTGTAAACAATGAACTTGCACTTTCTAATGTTGTTATTGATGGTGGGTTTTTTGTCTGATAATTAATTTTTAATCTTATTCAATAGGAGTGAGATTTATCTCACTCCTTTTTTATTCTAAATAAGACAGTAGAATGAATTGAAATGAACGAACAAGAAATTAAAAATCTTCTTACAGTATATCAACAAAGAGTAAGTGATTTAACTGCACAAACGATTGCATTAGAAGCACGACTAATGAATTCAAATCAACTTATTGAGGCATTGAATAAGAAAGTAATAGAACTTAATGAAGAAATTGAAAAACTCAAAAAACCCAAAAGAGGCACAAAGGTAGAAGGAGAGTTTGAATAATGTCTTTGTCTCACAGTCCGCAGATAGTGCTTCAAAATTTAGTCCTTTGTTTAGACGCAGCAAATCCAAAGTCTTATCCTGGTAGTGGAACCACTTGGACTGATTTGAGTGGTCGTGGGAACAATGGAACTCTTGTGAATGGACCTACTTATAGTAGTGGTAATTTAGGTTCTTTGAGTTTTGATGCAACTAATGACTATGTAACTGTACCATCAACCAATGGATTATATTTTGCAGGAACTTCACAGGTAACAGTTTCTTGTTGGGGGAGAACGACTGGTATTGGAATATCTTTTCAAAATCTTGTAATGTGGGAAGACCAAATTAATGTTAATAATAATGAACCAATTAGATTATGTATAAATGGTTTTTCTGATAGTTTTCCTCATTTTGAATTAGTTAATACATCTGGTATTGTAACATTTGTCTCCGGTATTACAACTACCTTAGAATCCACTTATTACAATTTAGTTGGAACTTATAATGGTTCAACTGCATCAATTTATATTAATGGTACTTTGAGTAATCAAGTTTCTTTTACTGGAAACTTTAGAACTCCCGTAAGTGGAACAAGTGCAAGATGGATAATTGGTAGGGGGGAGATATCAAATACTGATAGATTACTTAAAGGAAACATCGCACAAGTATCCATATACAACAGAGCACTCACCGCATCAGAAATCCAACAAAACTACAATGCACTCAAGTCCCGTTACCAATAACCTAAATACAAAAACGAAGAGGCACTGAGAGAATATGGGAGTAGCATACAATAGTCGGGTGGTTACTGATGGATTGGTTTTGTGTCTTGACGCAGCAAATCCAAAATCTTATCCTGGTAGTGGAACCACTTGGACTGATTTGAGTGGTAATAACATTAATGCGTCTCTTGTAAATGGTCCAACCTATAGTAGTTCTGGTCCGGAAAATATTGTATTGGATAATGCTGATGACTCAATACAGTTCACAACCAACTTAACACCTGTTAACAACATAGGAAATAGTTCTTCTTTCACCTTTTCGGTCACATTTAGATACAACTTACCTTTCCCTCCTAGGGGTCCGCGAATATGCGGACTTTTACAGAAAGGTTCATATAATCCATCATATGGAATCAATTTGGCGTACTTAGATGGTGTAGACGGATTTTGGACAAGGGCTACTCTTAGATGCGGAGTTAGAAATTTAAATGGAACACCAGGAGTAACGCAGGGGTATGGATCTATTTCTTTTGAAAATGCGGAAGCAACTCTAGAACCGGAACAATGGTATAGAGCAGACATGGTTCATGAATTTTCTGGAATAACCCACACTATCACCGTTTATGTTAATGGTATCTCAATTGGATCTCAAAATTGGTCAGATAGTCTTTATCCAATAAATTTTCAAAATACCTCTAGAATTAGCACAAATCTAGATGTAATTTCAGGAGAGCTTGCGAAAACAAATCTCAATATTGCATCCTATTCTATATATAACCGTGTCCTCACAGCATCAGAAATCCAACAAAACTTTAATGCAACTAAATCCAGATACTTCTAATAAATAACTAAAAAAACTATGTACGAAAACAGACAGTTCGCAATCTTTGCAACATCAGAACTCAACCAAATCAACTTTGAAGAAGTCCTGGAAACTTCTGCAGAGACTGTAAGAGTTTCTACATCGGGTGATTTGACTTTTGTAAAATGGGACGGAGAAACTCCACCACCATCAGTACAAGCACTCACATCTATTGTTGGTTATTATACTTATGAAGAAATGTTGAGTATTTTGAGTACTTCCGAATGGTCTTCACCGATGGAGGAAGAGTAAGGTGGGTGCTTATGCTGGACCAAAAAATTCAGGATCAAGTAATTTTGGATTAGTAATAGATATTGGGAATACAAAATCGTATTCTGGTTCTGGAACAACTGTTACAAATCCAATCAATCAAACAAATACTGAACTATCCGTAAAGGATACTTTTTATAAAGTTTATGATTTAGAAGTTGCCGATTATATTATTCCAAATTCACCATCAACATCTTTACCATCATATAGTTCCTCAAATGGAGGAATCATAACTTTTAATGGAATAGGAAATTATTTAGATATTACTGTATCAAATTTAAACACTACTACTACGATTGAAATTTGGGCAAATATTGGATCAAATTATACAAATAATACCTTGTTTGGATTTGGTTCTTATACTATTTGGGGAGGAAATGGATCATTTGGATTTAATACATCAAATAATGATCTCTATGGAATATCTTCAGGAACTGTATCTTCTTTAGGTCTTGTGAATAATTGGAAACATTATGTTTTTGAAATGAGAAGTGATGTTTCTTATACAAATAATAAAATGTATATTAATACAGTAGAACAAACTTTATCTCAACAACAGGGTACAGAAAATAGTTCAAATAGAAATTTTAATAATGGAAGTGGAAGAATTGCATCTTGGCAAAGGTTTTTTGGTTATGAAATGCCTATGTCTCTTGCTTTTTTATCGATTTATAATAGATCACTTACTACTGAAGAAATAATTATAAATTACAACTCAAGTAAAGGTAGATTTAATTTATAAATATTAATAACTAATAAAAAATTACCAAAATTATGGCAAGAAAAGTAATATTGGAAAGTGGATATACATTTACACCTGGAGAAAGTGGTATAGGTAATGTTGTCTTACCTAGAGCAATACCTAGAGAAAGATTAATATTAATTACAAATGTAACAACGAATGTAGTAATTTATAATTTTGCAGATTCAAATTTAAGAGCAACCTCATATACAATAAATGGAACTACAGATACAACAACGGTAGTATTAAATTACAGTACCACAGGAATGAGTTCAGGTGATAAACTACAGATTATTGTAGATGATCCTGCACAGAAAATAGAACCATCTGAAGAACTGATGGATCCCGTTGGTAAGATGCGTGTGTCTACGCCACAGGCATTAATTGATACTGACTTTGAATATGGTACTCAACAAACAAAATGGGAAACTACTACACTACTTAACAATAGGCCATCAGTATTTTATGATCCAGTTTTACCCTATAATGTTACTAATATAACAGGAAATGGTACTAGAACTGTTACTGTAACCTCAACAACAAACCCTGGTGTTGGTGTACCTATTTTTGTCCAGGATACAGAAGATCCAATTGCAAATGGATGGCAGTTAACCGAAACAAGTTCAGCGTCATCATTTACTTATGTCGCACGAGCAAACGTATTTAATGGACAGATCTTTGATGCATCAAAAACTTATGTATTTGGTGGAAGTTTCTTTACTGGATCTCAAATTACAGTAAGTGCTACTGCAGGTGCTGCATTTACTAATAGTGGAACTACAGTTACTTGCACTACAACAAATGCTCATGGATTAACGGTGGGTGATGGTATTTTTGTAAGAAACACAACCGCAGCTGGCAATCCTCCAAATGGAGCATTTTTTGTAAAGACAGTTCCAACATCAAATACATTTACTTTTGATGTTGACATAGCACCAACTGGTACAATTACTGCAAATGGAGGGTCACAAAATCTCTATGCAAGACCTTATACTTCATCCATTCATAGACCTTTTGATGGTGGTGTTAATTTCTCAGCAGGAAGCCCATATCATGGAAATCAATTAATAAGACAGACAAGAAGATATTTTCGTTATCAATCCGGTAAAGGTATTCAGTTTAGTACTGGAACTAATTTAAAGGCAGCATTGCAAGTTGACGCAGTTACATCATCTGGAACTACAGTAACCGTAAGAACAAAATTCCCACATAATTTGGGTCCAGGTGCAACTGTAATTGTTTCTGGTGCAGATCAGACTGCATATAATGGCACTTTTACAGTTGCAACTGTACCAACAGATTTGACATTCACATATACTGCATTGAGTACTCCTTCATCTTCTCCGGCAACTGGATTTCCGATTACTATTTCACCAGGAAATTGGTATGGATCTAGAATTAGAATTGGAATGTTTGATGAACAAAATGGATTTTTCTATGAATATGATGGACAAACTTTATATGCAGTAAGAAGATCGAGCACAGATCAAATCTCTGGAGGAGTTTCTGTTACAAATGGTTCTCCTGTGATTACAGGAAATGCGAGTGGAAACTTTCAGACTTTCTTCTCATCTCAATTGAAACCCGGTGATTATGTTACCATTCGTGGAATGTCATATCTTGTTCTTTCTATTACAAGTGATACTCAAATGATTGTTTCTCCAGAATATAGAGGAACTACAATTTCTAGTGGTGCAGTTATTGTTACAAAAAGAACACAACAAAGAGTACCACAATCTGAATGGAATATTGATAAGTGTGATGGAACTGGTCCTTCGGGATTCAATCTCGATCTTACTAAGATGCAGATGATTTATATTGATTATTCCTGGTATGGTGCTGGTGCAATTCGTTACGGTTTTAAAAATCAAAGAGGTGAAGTGATTCATGCGCATAGAATTCCTAATGCGAACTATAGAACTGAAGCATATATGAGATCTGGTAATTTGCCAGCAAGATATGAATGTAATACAATTCCACCAATTACCTATATAACATCAACTTTAGCAAATGCTGCAACTACAGTGAACGTTGCTAGTACAAGTGAATTTCCATCTTCTGGAACTTTGTGTATTCGTGCTGCTGGAAATACTGGTGCTGTTGTTGAATATGTAAATTATACTGGAAAAACCACCACATCATTTACTGGACTAACTAGAGCAGTAACATCTTTAACTGGTCCTGGTGGATTAACTGGAGGTGGAGGAACTTCAACTGCTGGCGGAGGAACATTTACTTTTTCCGCAACTGCTCCAATTTCAGTAGAATTGCATTCCCCACAAACTGCATTAAATGTTGGTCACTGGGGTTCATCAATTATTATGGATGGTAGATATGATGATGATAGATCTTTTGTATTTACTTCAGGTATGGTTACTGCATTATCTGTGAATGCTGGGGCTACTAATGCACTTCTTTCTCTTCGTCTTGCTCCTAGTGTTGATTCTGGACTTACTGGAACTCTTGGTGCGAGGGAACTCATTAACCGAATGCAATTAACTCTTCGTGAGGTTGGAATTCTTTCTGGTGGAAATTTTCTAATCAGTTTAATACTAAATGGACGTGTTTCTGCAGGAACATATGCAGCAGCCGGTGGATCATCTCTTTCCCAAATATGTGTTCATGCAGCGGGAACAACTATTACAGGTGGCGAAACTGTGTATTCCTTTTTTGTTAACAATGGTATTATTGTCAGAGAATTGAATCTAGTTAGAGATTTGGGTAATGGTATATTGGGAGGAGGAACAACATTAACTGCACCAACTACTGTTAGCAATATATATCCAGATGGTCCAGATTTAATTATTGTGGCAGCAAGAAATGTAGGTGCTGCTGCAACTACTATCAATGCAAGAATTTCTTGGTCTGAGGCACAGGCATAATAAATTCAATCTCATTTTGGATTATAAAAAACTATAAATAACTAATAACTTCTTATATAAGGAGTTCTGCGGTAAATACCATTCTTAATTAAATGAGTAATCCAAATATAAGAATTAAAAGGTCGGCGGTTCCCGGCAAGATACCATCAATAGAACAATTACCGTTAGGGGAACTTGGTCTTAATACATACGACGCAGAACTCTTTGCCCGCAGAGAAAGAGTAGGAATAGGCACCGATATTATAAGAATTGGTGCCGGAGCAACAGTTACTAATATCCTATATGTCACAAAAGACGGAAGCAACAACAACACCGGAAAAAAACTTGGAGACGCAAAGGCAACAATCGGAGCAGCACTCACAGCAGCAACAACAGGAACAGTTATTAAAGTTAGTGCTGGATCTTATTTAGAAAACAATCCATTAGTTATTCCAGAACAAGTTTCAATTGTTGGAGATAGTTTAAGAGAGGTATCTGTTCAACCATTAAATGCAAATCAGGACTTGTTTTATGTTTCAAATGGAAACTATATTGCGGAGATGTCTTACACTGGAACTTTAAATTCAGGTAAGGCAATTTTTGCATTTAATCCAAATCAAATTGGATACTTCAATCAATCACCTTATGTGCAGAACTGCACCAATTTTATTCCAAATAGTATTGGAATGAAAATTGATGGTTCCAAGGCAATTGGACCATTAAAGTCAATGGTTGTTGATAGTTATACTCAATACAATCAAGGTGGTATTGGAGTTTCCATTACCAATGAAGGATACGCACAGTTAGTTTCAATTTTTACAATCTGTAATGATACTGCAATCTTCTGCGGTAGTGGTGCTGCGTGTGATTTAACAAACTCAAACTCTTCATTTGGTAATTTTGGATTGGTTGCTGATGGAGTTGGACCAAGAAAATACACTGGAATTATTACAAGTACCGAAGAACCAAATGCATTTGAATTTGTTGTTGATTTAAATACTCCAACTTTAAATATCACTTCTGCAAAATATGATAATGTAACTGGAATTCTTACTGCAACTACGAATTCTGCACATAATTTTTCAGTGGGAATGGGAATTTCACTTGCAGGACTTGCATTTACTTGTTCTTCTGGTCCAGGAATTGTAACTTACCCATCCGGGAATAAAGGGTATATATTTGAAACGGTCACTGTTGCGCCCGGAAGATATGTAGATTCTTATAATCTTATTCAAGCAAATCGTCAAGAAATCATTGATGATGCATATGATGCCATTGGAATTGCATATCCTTCGTTCTCAAATCCAAGTCCCGATAAATGTAAAAGAGACTTAGGATTTATTGTGGATGCAGTATCTCTTGATGTACGAGATTTCACATCAAGAAATACTTTAGAAGCAACCAAAGCATATTTTAAGATAGATGGAACTATACTTACAAATGGTGTAGATGGGGAAGTTCCACAAACAATTGTAGGGTTTACATCTGCAAGAGATTTGATGAAACTTGCAATTACAAATAATCTAACCAATAAGGACTTAACAATTGCACCCGACCCTGCAACTGGTTCAAATACAAGTGTAAATTCTTGTGCGGATGTTCAATCCTTTATTGATAATCTTGTAGGAATTATTACAACTCGTTTGGATGCTGGAAATATTAATGGCGGAAATGCACTTCCCACAGTATCTGCTGCAAGTACAACATTCAGTGTTTATGTGGGAGTATCTACACTTTCCCATACTTATGATTCAGGCGGAACCGCAAAAATTAATATCATCAGACCTTTTGATGGTCAGGTAGTTTATTTTGATAAACTTTATTATAGTATTGGTGGAGTTACGGTTGGTTCTGGTGGAACTGGATATACGGGAACTGCAGAACTTACTATAGAAGACCCAGAAACACCTTGGGGAATTCCAGCAACTGCAGTTGCAGAGGTTAAAAACGGTTCTGTAGTTTCTGTTGAAATGATTTCAAACGGAAGAGGATATACAACAACTCCAAGAGTTACATTCAACACACCAGATGTAGGAATTAATACTGCAACTGGAAGTGTAAATATGATCCCAACTTATTATATCATTGAAAAATGTACTCCAGTTTCTGCAGGTATTTGTACGATTACCTTTACTGATAATGTTCCTTATGCAGTCACTGCGGGAATGGAGGTTCCTTTCTTTAAACAAAGTCGTGTATTAGCATCAGGACATTCACTTGAATATATTGGTTCTGGAACAAATATTGCAACTGCACTTCCTGCTGCTGGTGGTGTTCCAATTCAGGAAAATGAAACAGTCACAAATAATGGAGGTATTGTTGTTTTTACAACCACAGACCAATCTGGTAACTTCCGAATTGGTGATGGTGTTGTAATCAATCAACAAACTGGAACCATTAGTGGAACATTTTATTCAAAGAGTTTGTTCTCAACAGTAACCCCATTCATTCTTGCATTAGGAGGAGATTAATAAGATGGCGTTAGCACTTAATGTTTTTAAAACAGTCACTGCAGTTGTTGGTGTCGCAACAACTTCAATTTATACTGCACCAGTTGGTTATACTGGAGTAGTTCTTCTTGCGCAAGTCACGAATATTGGGTCAACTTCTCAAGATATATCTTTTACGCATCGTAGAAGTTCTACTGATACGGAAATATTGAAACAATTTCCAATTTCTGGTAATGATACTGCAAATCTTCTTCCGGGAAAGTTAGTATTAGAAAGTGGTGATAGATTAGTTCTATCGGGTAGTAATGGGACCAACTTGAAATTTATCGCAAGTATTTTAGAAACCCTCAACTAATTAAGAACAATGCCTAAAGGATATATTAGTAATCGTCAAAGAAATCTCAGAATCGGTATTACTTCTTATACTGAAAATCAAATAGTACTTGAGGTTACTGGTAAGGTTGGTATTGGAACCACGAATGCAACACAAGAATTAGATGTTGCGGGAGATGTAAGAATTCGTGGTGGAATTTATGATAGTTTTGATCAAGTGGGTGCTGCAACATCAGTTCTATTATCCACTGGTTCTGGTATTAAGTGGGAATCAATATCAACTGCTGCATTGCAAGGAGTTCAAGGAACCACAGGATCACAAGGTACTCAAGGAATCCAAGGAACTACAGGATCTCAAGGTACTCAAGGTACTCAAGGTATCCAGGGAACCACAGGTTCTCAAGGTATTCAAGGTCGTCAAGGAACCACAGGTTCTCAAGGTACTCAAGGTACTCAAGGTATTCAAGGAACCACAGGATCTCAAGGAACTCAAGGTATTCAGGGAACCACAGGTTCTCAAGGAACCACAGGATCTCAAGGAACACAAGGTATTCAAGGAACCACAGGATCTCAAGGAACTACAGGATCTCAAGGTACTCAAGGTACTCAAGGTACTCAAGGTATCCAGGGAACCACAGGATCTCAAGGAACTCAAGGTATCCAGGGAACCACAGGATCTCAAGGAACTCAAGGTATTCAGGGAACCACAGGTTCTCAAGGAACTCAAGGTATTCAGGGAACCACAGGTTCTCAGGGAACCACAGGATCTCAAGGAACACAAGGTATTCAAGGAACCACAGGATCTCAAGGTATTCAAGGTCGTCAAGGAACCACAGGATCTCAAGGTATTCAAGGTCGTCAAGGAACCACAGGATCTCAAGGAACTCAAGGTATCCAGGGAACCACAGGATCTCAAGGAACTCAAGGAATCCAAGGAACCACAGGATCTCAAGGAACCACAGGATCTCAAGGTACTCAAGGAATTCAAGGAACCACAGGATCTCAAGGTACTCAAGGAATTCAAGGAACAACAGGTCCTGTTGCTGGTTCTGCAAATCAAGTAGTATATAAAGATGGTTCAAATAATCCAACTGGTTCTCCAAATTTAACTTTTGATGGAACATCACTGTATGTAAATCAAATTAATGGTCCAACTGAACTTATTATTGACCCAACTACAATAGGAGATAATACTGGACTTGTAAGAATTAAAGGTGATTTGTATGTTGACGGAACAACTACACAAGTAAATTCTACAACTATTGAACTTGCAGATTATCAAATTGGAGTTGCATCTACTATTGGAACAAATATACTCCTTGATGGTGCAGGAATTGGTATTGGTTCTACAAATATAAGAAAAACAATTACCTGGGATAACACTAATTCCGCATTAAAATTTAGTGATAATGTTAATCTTGAAGTTGGAAAAGTATATGAAATTGGGGGTACTGAGGTTTTATCTTCTACTACTTTAGGTACTGGAGTAACAATTTCCAATATTAGAAGTGCAAATCCTGGATTAATTAATGATAGAACTCAAACTGCCGCAGCAAGTAATGATTTTATTTTATTCTATGATGTAACTGATGGTCAGTTAAAGAAAGATACTATTCAAAGTGCTGCACTGCAAGGTGTTCAGGGTATCCAAGGAACCACAGGATCTCAAGGTACTCAAGGTATTCAGGGAACCACAGGATCTCAAGGAACTCAAGGTATTCAAGGAACCACAGGTTCTCAAGGTATTCAAGGTCGTCAAGGAACCACAGGATCTCAAGGAACACAAGGTATCCAGGGAACCACAGGATCTCAAGGAACACAAGGTATCCAGGGAACCACAGGATCTCAAGGTACTCAAGGAATTCAAGGAACCACAGGTTCTCAGGGAACCACAGGATCTCAAGGAACACAAGGTATCCAGGGAACACAAGGAATTCAAGGAACCACAGGATCTCAAGGTATTCAAGGTCGTCAAGGAACAACTGGTTCTCAAGGAACACAAGGTATCCAGGGAACCACAGGATCTCAAGGAACCACAGGATCTCAAGGTACTCAAGGAATTCAAGGAACCACAGGTTCTCAGGGAACCACAGGTTCTCAAGGAACACAAGGTATCCAGGGAACACAAGGTATTCAGGGAACCACAGGATCTCAAGGAACCACAGGATCTCAAGGTACTCAAGGAATTCAAGGAACCACAGGATCTCAAGGAACTCAAGGTATCCAGGGAACCACAGGATCTCAAGGTACTCAAGGTATTCAGGGAACCACAGGATCTCAAGGAACTCAAGGTATTCAAGGAACCACTGGTTCTCAAGGTATTCAAGGTCGTCAAGGAACCACAGGATCTCAAGGAACTCAAGGTATTCAAGGAACCACTGGTTCTCAAGGTACTCAAGGTATTCAGGGAACCACAGGATCTCAAGGAACCACAGGATCTCAAGGTACTCAAGGTATTCAGGGAACCACAGGATCTCAAGGAACTCAAGGTATTCAGGGAACCACAGGATCTCAAGGAACTCAAGGTATTCAAGGAATAACAGGTCCTGTTGCTGGTTCTGCAAATCAAATTGTTTATAAAGATGCATCTAATAACCCAACTGGAAGTACAAGTTTAACTTATAGTGGACCATCATCTGGTATTGGTACAGTTGGTATTGGAACTATTATTGATATTATTCATTATGATACTCTCAATTCTGGGACACTATCATTTGAAGCGTCTGCTGGACAATTATTCAGCATTACAAATAATCTTACAAGTGGTTCTATCTTTAGTGTTAACGATGTTTCCGGTATTCCAAGTATTGATGTGGATGCAAATGGAACTATACAACTTGCACCTTTTGATGGGAACATTGGTTTGGGAACTACCAATCCATCACAAAAATTAGATATAGTTGGAAATATTAGAATTCGCAATGGTCTTTATGATAGTAATAATCAGGTAGGTACTGCAGGTTCGATATTAATTTCTACTGGAATTGGAGTAAGTTGGTCATCTGGAGGAACTCAAGGTATACAGGGTCTCCAAGGAACCACAGGATCTCAAGGAACTCAAGGTATTCAAGGAACTACTGGTTCTCAAGGAACTCAAGGTATCCAAGGAACCACAGGATCTCAAGGTACTCAAGGTATACAGGGTCGCCAAGGAACCACAGGATCTCAAGGAACACAAGGTATCCAAGGAACCACAGGATCTCAAGGAACACAAGGTATTCAAGGAACTACAGGATCTCAAGGAACACAAGGTATCCAGGGAACCACGGGATCACAAGGAACACAAGGTATCCAGGGAACCACGGGATCACAAGGTATTCAAGGTCGCCAAGGAATTACAGGTTCAGGATCTCAAGGAACACAAGGTATCACAGGATCACAAGGTATCCAAGGTATTCAAGGTACTCAAGGAATTACAGGTTCAGGATCTCAAGGAACACAAGGTATCACAGGATCTCAAGGTACTCAAGGTATACAGGGTCGCCAAGGAACCACAGGATCTCAAGGAACACAAGGTATTCAAGGAACCACAGGTATTCAAGGTACTCAAGGAACTTCAATTCAAGGTATTCAAGGAACCTCCGGTGGAAGTGGTAGCATCACTAACGAAACTGCATCTTCAAACATTTTCTTCCCAACATTCTCGGATGTTGCAACCGGAACACCTACCGCAACATATGCATCAGACAATAAATTAGAATTCCAACCAAGCACTGGAACTCTTTATGCAACTGTATTCACATCACTATCTGACCAAACCCAGAAAGAAAATATAAGACCCATTGAGAATGCAGTGGAATTGGTAAAACGAATTGATGGTGTTTATTATGATTGGATTGATGGACATAATAAATCATCTATCGGTGTGATTGCACAAGAAATTGAAAAGGTATTACCTGAAGTTGTAACTACAAATGCAAAAGGATTGAAAACAGTTTCTTACGGAAACATTGTTGCAGTATTAATTGAAGCAATTAAGGAACAACAAATTCGCATTGAAGAATTGGAGGATAAGATAAATGCCTAATCAGTTCTTATCCCCAGAAGGAGACATTGAGAATTATTATGTGAGTGAATATTGGTTAATTGACCAATATATTGGTGATGAACTTTGGACTTGGGGTTATGGTGATAATGGAAGACTTGGAAATGGAGCAACTACTGGAAACTTTAGTACCCCCCTCACTACATTTGCTGGGGGGACTAATTGGAAACAAGTGAGTGCTGGAAGTGTTCACACAACAGCAATTAAAACTGATGGTACGCTTTGGACTTGGGGTAGTGGAGATAGTGGACAACTTGGAAATGCAGGTTATACAGTAAGAAGTACCCCGGTTACCACATTTGCAGGAGGAACCAACTGGAAACAAGTGAGTTCGGGATTTGGAAGTTATCACACAACAGCAATTAAAACAGATGGAACTCTTTGGACCTGGGGTCGTGGGTATTCTGGACAACTTGGAAATGCAAATGCTACAAATAGAAGCACCCCCATTACCACTTTTGCCGGGGGGACGAACTGGAAACAAGTGAGTTCTGTAGGTTATTGTACAGCAGCAATCAAAACCGATGGAACTCTTTGGCTTTGGGGTAGTGAGTCTTTTGGAGAACTTGGAAACGGGATAGTTACTGGAAACACGAGTACTCCGGTCACCACATTTGCCGGAGGGACGAACTGGAAACAAGTGAGTTGTGGATATAGTCATACAGCAGCAGTCAAAACCGATGGAACTCTTTGGACTTGGGGTTATGGGTATGCTGGACAACTTGGAAATGCAAATAATACTGATAGAAGTACTCCAGTCACTACATTTGCTGGGGGGACTAATTGGAAACAAGTAAGTTGTGGATTTTATCACACAACAGCAATTAAGACTGATGGAACCTTGTGGACTTGGGGTACTGGGACTTCTGGACAACTTGGAAATGCAAATAATACTGATAGAAGTACTCCAGTCACTACATTTGCTGGGGGGACTAATTGGAAACAAGTTAGTTGTGGAGTTAATTACATAACAGCAATTAAGACTGATGGAACCTTGTGGATTTGGGGCTCTGGAGTTAGTGGAAAACTCGGAAATGCAAATAATACTGATAGAAGTACTCCAGTCACTACATTTGCTGGTGGAACTAACTGGAAACAGATTTCTAACACAGCAGCAGTCACCGCAGGTATCCCAGCAGACCTTCCACTCTCATAAATACTCATAAAGACCAATGGAACTCGCACTTATTCATAACAACTCATTGATTTTAGGACCGATTGGTTACAATGTCCGAATGATGAATGCTGAATTAGAAGACCTTGAAGTAGAAGAAACTCTCAATCCTTCAAGTTACACAGAAATTCCAATTCATTTTAGTGATGGTCTTACACATCTTTTACAAATAGAAAAAGATATTCCATCACACGACCCCAAGTATCAAAATATTGGTAATTTTACTTGGTCAATTGTTGAAGAGAACAATGTTCCTATTAAGGTTTTATTGACTTATCCAGTTACTGATAAAACCCTTGAAGAAGTCAAAGAACGTCGCAAACAAGAAGTTGCACCTTATAGAAGAGAAAAAGAAAATACTACAATTACACTCACAGTAAATGAAACTGAAGTAGAAGTATCAACCTCAAGAGAAGAAAGAATTTTATTAGCAGCAAAACTTTCTGCATCTCCTGGTCCTCATAACTTTAAGTTTAAAAACACTTGGTTGGAGATTACCACTGAAGAACTTCAATATATTATTCATCAGGTTGACTTAAAAGTTCAAGAGGCATTTGACTGGGAACTCTCAAAACTTCAGGAAATTGATGCGTGTGCGACCATTGATGATGTTTATAATGTAGTGGTTCGTGAACAACCAGAAAGACCTTTTGATTTCTTAGGAGGACTGGAATGAGTTCTAATCAAAATATCACTACCAATTTTAAAGATAGTAATGGAGTTGATTTGGGAAGTAAGTTAGTTCGTAAGGATTATTTGTTGAGTGTTTATCCTTCTATTGGACAACAGATTGGTATTCCTCCAGAACTTTGGTGTTGGGGTTTTGGAAATAATGGAAATCTTGGAAATTCAGCAATTACAGATAGAATTACTCCAGTTACCACATTTGCTGGAGGAACGAATTGGAAACAAGTGAGTGCTGGAGGTTTTCACACAGCAGCAATCAAAACCGATGGAACCCTTTGGGTTTGGGGTAGTGGAAGTGGTGGACGACTTGGAAATGCAACTATTACTGATACAAGTACTCCAGTCACCACATTTTCTGGAGGAACCAATTGGAAACAAGTGAGTGCTGGAGTTAATTACACAGCAGCAATTAAAACAGATGGTACTCTTTGGACTTGGGGTTATGGTGATAATGGAAAACTTGGAGCTAATGATATTACAAATAGAAGCACTCCAGTCACAACATTTGCTGGAGGAACGAATTGGAAACAAGTGAGTTTAGGAACTATTCATGTAACGGCAATCAAAACCGATGGAACCCTTTGGACTTGGGGTTATGGAGGTAATGGAAGGCTTGGAAGATTTGCTATAGGAACCAATAAAGTTACTCCTGTAACTACATTCGCTGGAGGAATAAATTGGAAAGATGTACCTTCATCAGAACCAGAAGATTTATATACAATAAGTGCTGGAGGTTTTCACACAGCAGCAATCAAAACCGATGGAACTCTTTGGACTTGGGGTTATGGAAATAACGGAAGACTTGGAAATGGAGCAACTACAGGAACCTTTAGTACTCCAGTTACCACCTTTGCTGGAGGAACTAACTGGAAACAAGTAAGTGCTGGAGGTTATTATACAGCAGTAGTCAAAACCGATGGAACCCTTTGGACTTGGGGTTATGGAGGTTTTGGACAACTTGGAAATGCACAAACTACAAATAGAAGCACTCCAGTCACCACATTTTCTGGAGGAACCAATTGGAAACAAGTGAGTGCTGGAGTTAATTACACAGCAGCAATTAAAACAGATGGTACTCTTTGGACTTGGGGTCTTGGTAGTAATGGAAGACTTGGAAATGGAGCAACTACAGGAACCTTTAGTACTCCAGTTACCACCTTTGCTGGAGGAACCAATTGGAAACAAGTAAGTTGTGGAACAGCAATATCGGCGAGTAATTTTTCCACTCATACGGCAGCAATCAAAACCGATGGAACTCTTTGGACTTGGGGGTCAAATAGTCTTTTTAGTAGTCCATTTGGACAACTTGGAAATGCACAAACTACAAATAGAAGCACTCCAGTCACAACATTCGCTGGAGGAACGAATTGGAAACAAGTGAGTGCTGGAGGTAGTTTTACCGCAGCAATCAAAACCGATGGAACCCTTTGGACTTGGGGTTATGGAGGTTTTGGACAACTTGGAAATGCACAAACTACAAATAGAAGCACTCCAGTCACAACATTTGCCGGAGGAACGAATTGGAAACAAGTGAGTGCTGGAGGTTTTCACACAGCAGCAATCAAAACCGATGGAACCCTTTGGACTTGGGGTTATGGAAATAACGGAAGACTTGGAACTAATGATATTACAAATAGAAGCACTCCAGTCACAACATTCGCTGGAGGAACGAATTGGAAACAAGTAAGTTGTGGTAGAGATCATACAATTTCTTTATATGATGATGGTGTAAATAAAGAGCTTTATTTGTTCGGTATAAATCTTAACGGTCAACTTGGATCAGGACTTGATAGTATTGATTGGGTTCCAAATGAAACATTTGCGGGAGGAACTAATTGGAAACAAGTGAGTGCTGGAAATGAACATACAGCAGCAATCAAAACCGATGGAACCCTTTGGACTTGGGGTTATGGAAATAACGGAAGACTTGGAACTAATGATATTACAAATAGAAGCACTCCAGTCACAACATTCGCTGGAGGAACGAATTGGAAACAAGTGAGTGCAGGAAATCAACATACATCAGTAGTCAAAACCGATGGAACTCTTTGGACTTGGGGTTTTGGAAATAATGGAAATCTTGGAAATGCACAAACTACAAACATAAGTACTCCAGTCACCACATTTTCTGGAGGAACGAATTGGAAACAAGTGAGTGCTGGAGGTTTTCACACAGCAGCAATCAAAACCGATGGAACCCTTTGGACTTGGGGTGAGGGAACTAATGGTAGACTTGGAAATGCAAATAATATAAGTAGAATCACTCCAGTCACTACATTTGCTGGAGGGAATAATTGGAAACAAGTGAGTGCTGGAAATGCTCACACAACAGCAATCCAATCAGTAGATTTTGTATCATTCTAAATACTCAAGATACACTATAATCACACAATGAACCCCCTTGAGTTGGTCACAAAAACCCTGCATTCCTTTGAAGAAAAGGAACTTACAACACAAGTTCTCCTTGCATTTGGAAAAAGAGCAGAAACATTTGAACAATACAATGATGTTGCAAAGATATTCTTTGAAATCAAAGACTTCTCCAATGCAATTACCTATGGCGAAAAAGCATTAAAACTCACAAAAACCAAAGAAGAAAATTATATCACCACAAAAAACCTCATCAACGCATACAATCAAAACAATTACCCAGATAAGGCACTCACTCAAATCTCAAAGATTAAATCAAAAAACTCACAAGATATTGAACTTCTTTTAGAAGAAACATTTTCTTATTCTGCACTTAATCAAAAAGAAAAGTCAGAGAAACTTTTGTTTCAATTACTTCAAAAATCACTTTCACCTGAAATAGAACGAAAAGCATATCATAATCTTTCAGGACATTATTTTCGTAAAGATGACTTACATATAGGTCTTCAACACTTTCTCAAAGCAGGAGAAGTAGAAGCATATAAGAATAAGAAACTCCCACCTTTCAAAAAGTGGGACGGAACCGTAACACCAGGTCAAACAATCATCATAGACAGTCAATGTGGTGCAGGAGACGAGATTATTCACATTCGGTTTATGAAACACCTAAAAGAACTTGGAATGAAACCAATCTGGACTTCTACCAGAAAAGAAATGGTGAAACTCTTCAATTATAACGGGTTTACTTCAGTTTGTGTCTATGATAAAATCACTTTTCCAGAAAATTCAGTTTGGGTTTATGCTCTTGCATTACCTTATTATCTCAATCTCACAGTTCAAGATTTAGGTCAAGAACCCTATCTTCAACCACTTCCAGAAAAAGAACAACAATATTCATACCTAAAAGAAGACCAAAAATATAAGATTGGAGTGTTCTGGAATTCTGGTTCTGGATTTGAACAGGCACATTTTCGTTCCATTGAACCCGAACCATTATTTGATGTTCTTTCAAAAACCTCAGCATCCCTATATTCACTTCAACTACCAGACCAAACACCACCAGAAGGTTATGATATCAAAACCTTTGATATTCAAAATCGTGATTTTACAGATACATTCTCACTGGTATCTCAAATGGACTTGGTGATTACTTCCTGTACTTCCATTGCACACATCGCAGCATCACAAGGTAAAGAAGTTTGTGTCTTTGTTCCCATTATGGAATACTATGTTTGGACAAGTTCTACAAATAAATCTTGGTGGTATGGAAATAATGTTCATCTTTTTAAACAAAAGAAACCCAGAAACTGGAATGAACCCCTCAAACAACTAAAGGAGTTTTTGAATGATAGAGGAATATAATCTTTCTTTTCTCAATCTAAATTCTATTAAAAATAAACTTCTACAAATCAAAACCAGTACTCACGGTCTTGTAACAAATGGAGTTTCTACTTATAATTATGGAATGCCGATTTTAATGTATCCAGAGTTAAATGGATTAAAAGTCATCATAGAAAAATATATTCATACATATTGCAATAAATATCACATTCCATCACTTAAGATTATCAACAGTTGGTTCAATATATCACAACCAGGAAATAAACTCAAGGCACATAAACACGAAGAAAGTATCATCAGTGGTGCATTTTATATTTCAGGAAAGACACCATTGATATTTCCAAATAAATCTATTGCACCCTATCCAGGTCTTTTGGTTATTTTCTCAAGTGATTTAATTCATTATACTGAAGAAGAAACAGAAGAAAGAATAATTATTAGTTTTAATACAGATTACCTATGAAATTTTTATTCCTAATTGGTTCTGCACTCAAACATTTTCAGGAAAATAACTTTAGTGCATTTACAGAAGAACAACGATTTGAACAGACACTTAAAACAATTGAATGTGTAAGAGAAAAAGTACCAACTTCTTATATTATTTTATTTGAATGTTCTCATCAAACACTTGCGGAAGAATATAAGAATATTTTAAGAAATAAATGTGACTTGTTTTTAGATTTTTCAAATGAACCAGTTCTTCAACAAATCTATTCCAATCTTGAAAAAAGACCAGAACTGATTACTTATGGTAAATCTTTATTAGAAACCAGAGGACTATTGAATACTTTATATTACATAAAAACTCATAATCTTTTTCCAGATAGTCAAAGAGTTTTTAAACTTACTGGAAGATACTTATTAAATGAATACTTTGATATTAATGATTATAAATCAAAGTTTCTTGAAGAACGATATGTAATTAAAAAATATGATTACCTTTCTCAAGAGGCAGAAAATTATGATGAAAAAGAACTTGAGAATGTCTATGCATATCTTTATGGTGCAAAAGGAATGATGGTGACTGGTCTTTGGTCTTTTGACCGAATACTCTTTAATGAGATTGTAAGTTCTCTTGAAAAAACTTTTACTTATCTTGAAAAGATGATGCAATACACTGCAGGTACTGATGTAGAACACTCTTTATATCGGTTCTTAAATCAAAAAAATGTGATTAGTATTCCTAATCTTGGATTGACTACAATTAAAGGAATGGAGGGAGACAGTTACAAAATATGAAACTTGCAATCTTTTACCATATTTTTCAATGTAATTTGGGTGCATTTATTTACCAACAACAGGTTCATAGATTATATACTTCAGGATTAATACAAGAGGCATTTCATATACACTTTGGAGTAAATGGAAATAAGGAACTCTTTAATATTCCAGAAAAAACCATTGTGACCTATAATCAAAATCATAAGGAAGAAACAGATACTCTAATTTCCTTAAGAGATTTTTGTAAAGAAAATCCAGATTATAGAGTTCTTTACTTTCATACAAAAGGAGTATCAAAAGAAAGTATGAATGCAGAGAGTTGGAGATTGATGATGGAGTATTTCGTCATTGATAGATGGAAGGAGTGTGTGAAGTATTTGGAGAATTATGATGCAGTGGGAAGTAATCTTAAGATTTTAGGACCGACTACTTGGAGTGATGGGAGACAATCTTGGGAGAAAGCAGGAACTCAACACTTTGTTGGAAACTTTTGGTGGGCAAATGCATCTTATGTAAATAGATTAAATGATGAGTTTTTGAAAAGTGATTTTAGATTAGACCGTGAATTTTGGATTGGTAGTGGTGAAGGTAAATTCAAGTCATTATATCAACCAGAAGACCACGAACCTTATACATACTTTTATAGAGAGGTGAATTATGTTTCGTGAATGTGGAGAATGCACTGCGTGTTGTTCTTGGTTGGTTGGTGATGCATTTGGTTGGAACTTTGGATGCGGAAAGTCATGTAAGTTTCTTGAAGAGGGAGGTTGTGGAGTTCATAAGGCACGACCAGAGGTTTGTAGAAATTATCAGTGTGCATGGTCTCAACATCTACTTCCTGAAGAAATGAGACCTGATAAGTGTGATGTACTGGTTTCTGTGGAAAATAATGAGAACGGACAATACTTAAAGGCACTTGCAATAAATAATATGAAGATGAACCCTGATGTTAAAAAGTATCTTCAAAATTGGGGTGATAAGATGAATACTTCAGTAATATTTGTAGAGTAACTTAAGGATTTCCAAAATGCCCACATTTTACAACTTTAGACAAGACGGAGTTGATTATTCTTTTGATGATGTCTTTATTCCTGCGGATTTATTTCGTGATGGAAACTTATGGGTGTGGGGTTTTGGAAGTAATGGAAGACTTGGAAATGCACAAACTACAAATAGAAGCACTCCAGTTACTACATTTGCTGGTGGAACTAATTGGAAACAAGTAAGTTGCGGAAATTCTATCGTAGCAGCAATCAAAACCGATGGAACTCTTTGGACTTGGGGTTATGGGAGATACGGACAACTTGGAAATGGAGCAACTACTGGAACCTTTAGTACTCCAATCACCACATTTGCTGGAGGAACCAATTGGAAACAAGTGAGTGTTGGTGGTAGGAATACGGCAGCAATCAAAACTGATGGAACTCTTTGGACTTGGGGATATGGAACTAATGGACAACTTGGAAATGCAAATACTACAGATAGAAGCACTCCAGTCACCACATTTGCTGGTGGAACTAACTGGAAACAAGTGAGTGCTGGTGGTGATTACATATCAGCAATCAAAACCGATGGAACCCTTTGGACTTGGGGGTTTAATGGTAATGGATCACTTGGAAATGCACAAACTACAAATAGAAGCACTCCAGTCACCACATTTGCCGGTGGCAAGAATTGGAAACAAGTAAGTGCTGTCAGCGGCACCGCCGCCCCTCACACAGCAGCAATCAAAACCGATGGAACTCTATGGACTTGGGGTAGAAATCAATATGGAAATCTTGGGAATGCCTCAACCACAGACAGAAGTACTCCAGTCACCACATTTGCTGGCGGAACCAATTGGAAACAAGTGAGTGTTAGTAGAGCAAACACAGCAGCAATCAAGACTGATGGAACTCTATGGACTTGGGGTTTTGGAAGTACTGGAGAACTTGGAAATGGAGTAACTACTGGAAATATAAGTACTCCAGTCACCACATTTGCTGGAGGAACCACCTGGAAACAGGTGAATGCTGGAAGTGATCACATAGTAGCAATCAAGACCGATGGAACCCTTTGGATTTGGGGTAGTGGAGATAGTGGACGACTTGGAAATGGAGCAACTACAGGAAACAGAAGTACTCCAATCACTACATTTGCCGGTGGAACTAATTGGAAACAAGTGAATGGTGGAGCTACTCATACGGTAGCACTCACATACAACGACCCAACATTATAAAAACAACTATGAAAACTTTATATTTTCTTGGAGGACTTCCAAGAAGTGGTTCAACATTATTAGGTTCAATTCTCAATCAACATCCAGAAATTTATGTATCTCCTACATCACCATTAGGAGATGTAGTGACTGATATTGAGAAATCTTTTAATCGTATAGACCAACAATTCACCTTTGACCGCAAATCAATCTCTTATAATGTCTATAAGTCAGTTCTTGCAAATTTCTATAATCATATTCCAAAATCAATCATATTAGACAAACATAGATTTTGGGGCAAGAACCTTGATACAGTACAAATGTTCTTATCAAACAAACCCAAGATTGTCGCAACTTATCGTCCCATTCCAGAAGTTCTTACTTCCTATATCTCCCTCATAGAAAGAACAGGACATCAAGATAACTTTATTGATAATCACTTAAAAAAAGATAATCTTTCCATTACAAATAACAATCGTGCAGAATACATTTGGAGATATTATGTTTCTCCTTCTTATGAGAGTATGATTTATGGACTGAATAAATATCCGGAGTGGGTTCATCTGGTAGAATACAATCAACTACTAAACAATCCACAACAAGAACTCAATAAAATCTATGAGTTTTTAGAAGTTACATCTCACACAAATACTTTTCACAATATTGAAAATGCTTGTGGAGAAGAAAAAGATGAGGCATGGGGACTGAAAGACCTTCACACTATTCGTCCAAATCTTTCTAAAATCTCACAAGACCCTATAGAAATTATAGGAGAAGAAAATATGAAACTATATTCCAAATTTGATATATGAAAACTCATTTGTTAGTTGTTTTGCAAACTCACTCAAAAGGAAATCGGGATGATAGTCAAACAAGATACTGCAATGCACCAAAGATAGAAGTATCATCTCATTGTGTATTTTCTTTAATTGATAGTTTGAATTTTGCTCAAGAAAAATATCCTGATTATGAAATACAACTGCAAATTTTTGATGACCATTCATCTCAAGAATTCTTAGATATTCTTCAAAAATTAATCAATATTGCAAAATTCAAGATTAACCTAACACATCTTGAAACTTATGGTATTATGCCTTCTATTTTGAGATGTTATGAGTATGGAAAATCATTTGGAAGAGATTGGGTTTATTTTGTTCAAGATGATTTTCTTCATCAAAAGAATTCAATTGAACTGATGATACACGCAATCAATCAATTCAGTTGTAATTTAGGTGCTCCTGCAAGTATCTTTCCTTTTAACAAACCTGCAGAATATCACGACCCACAAAACACTGCAGTACCTTGTAACATCGTTGTCGGCAAAGACAGATACTGGAGAACAAATATTCATCCTGCATTTACTTTAATGACCCATGTGAGTATAATAGAAAAGAACTGGGATTTATTCTACAAGATGGGAACCAGTGAAGTCTCACCAGTAATGGAAATGGAAAGTATTGACCGAATTTATTATGAAAGAGGATACTACTGTTTTAATCCAATTCCATCGTTAGCATTACATATGCAAACAGATTGGGATAAAGATTTCTTTATTGATTGGAAATCCTGGTGGAATGAATATGATTTGGAGAAACTCAATGAAAAAAATTAATGTTTATTTAAGACACTGTTATCAGTCTAAAATACAAGAAACTCCCGGAAAACAAAGACCAAAGTGGTGGAGTAAAGAAAAGGTTTTTCAAAATTTTAAGAACACTTTAAATCCAGAAACCACCAATTACACTATTGTGTATGATGAATATTACGGTAAGATTGAAGACACCTTTTTATCCCAAGAAGAAAAAGTTCATATTATTAACTCTGGTGGAGAAGCAAAGAGTTTTATTGAAACTCTAAATCTTGTTAAAAATACTGTTCATCGTAAAGGAGAAATCATTTACTTTTTAGAAGATGACTATATTCATCGTCCAGGTTGGGATAAAATTCTTTTAGAGGGTTTTGAACTTTATGCAGATTATGTAACCCTATATGACCATAGAGATAAATACATGGAGTTCTACAGAGATTTTAGAACCAAGGTTCTTCATACCAACTCATCTCATTGGATGGCGACCCCTTCAACTACAAATACTTTTGCGGTTGAATATTCAACTTTAATGAATGATTTTGATACTCATATCAAACATTCAACAGATGTAGAACCATCAACAGACCATTCAAAATTTATAGAACTATCACAAAATGGAAGAGTATTAATATCTTCCATTCCTGGTTATTCTACACATTGCGAAGCAGACCTCTTATCACCTTGTATTGATTGGAAAAAATACTTATGAATTGGAAAGACATTGAGGGTTATTTTTCTTATACTAATCTTTATGATTTAGCAATCAAATACTGCCCAGATAACTCAACTTTCGTAGAAGTGGGTTCTTGGATGGGGCAATCAACTTGTTATATGGGAGAACAGATTAAGAACTCAAATAAAAACATCAAGTTTTATGCAGTAGATACTTGGGAAGGTAGTGATGAAGATGCTCATAAAGAAGCATTAAATAGATTAAAGACACAGAATTTTACTTTATTTGATGCATTTAAATATAATCTTGAACAATGTGGTGTAAGTAATTATGTAATACCATTACAAACCACAAGTATTGAGGCAGCAAAACAGTTTGAAGATAATAGTCTTGATTTTGTTCATATTGATGCATCTCACGATTATGAAAATGTTCTTGCAGACATTATTGCATGGTATCCAAAGGTCAAACCGGGAGGTTTTATTACCGGCGATGATTATGTAATTAGTTGGAATGGAGTTATTCAAGCAGTTAATGAATATTTTACAGGTAAATCTGTAGTTCTTCTTAATCGTGGAGATTGTACATTAAGTAAAGTTTGGTTACATCAAAAACAAGGAGATAAAATGGAAATTACATTATATGCAATTTGCAAAAACGAAGAAAAGAATATTCAAAAGTTCATTGAGAACTCAAAGAAATTCACTCACACTGTTGTAGTTGATACCGGAAGTACTGATAAAACAGTAGAACTACTGCAAGAAGCGGGAATTGAAGTTCATCAACACTCACAAACCAGAGAAGAGTTTGATTTCTCAATCGCAAGAAATCAAGCATTATCTTATGTAAAAACTGACTGGGCATTTTCATTGGATTTTAATGAAGATTTAGATGATTTCTTTCCAGAAGGTCTTGAAGTAATCTCAAATGAATTCACTGCATTTAGACACGAACGATATGATAAAGAAGGAGACAATGAACCAACCTTGGGTCAAACTTCACATATTCGCTTTCACCGAACCAAGAATTATACCTGGGTGAATTCAGTTCATGAAACTCCAATGTTTATTCCAACAAAAGATTATCTAAATGAAGTTGCAGTAGATACCACAATTAAGATTACAAAAAATATTCATAATACAATAGATAAGGAATTATTCTATCTTTCAATTTGTGAAAGAGAGTATGAACAGTATCAAAACATTTATTATCTCTGGTTTATATTTAAACATTATTATCAAGTTCAAAACATTCAAAAAGCAGTTGAATTGGGTCAAGAATATTTGAATATGTCTAAACCTTATTTTGACCCGACAAGAGTTGATGTGTTTATTATGACGAGTATTTGTCTCATACAACTTCAAGATATTTCAAGAGCATCTAATTATGCATTTCACGCATTAAGTGAAGCAATGAACCTTGGTGGTCATTTAATGGGTAAGGCATTTACTCATCTATTAAACATTGGAAAACTCACACAAAATCCAAATATCATTATATTTGCATCTGGATTTTCACAAGAAACAATAAATCTCAAAGAAAGAACTGATGCAATTTTAAATCTTTATAATACTACAAATGAGAATTGAAATTCCAGTATCAGTCGGTGAACTTTTAGATAAAATTTCTATACTTTCCATTAAGTCACAACACACTTCTAATGAATATGTAAAGAAGGAACTTCAAGAACTTATTCAAATTGCACAAGAACATAAGGTTTATGATGCATCTTATGTTTCAAAATTACTTACAATCAATCGTAAACTCTGGAAAATTGAAGATGAATTAAGAGTGATGGAAAAATCTCAAGTGTTTGATGAGAAATTTATAGAACTTGCGAGAGGTGTTTATATTACTAATGATGAAAGAGCAAGAATAAAAAGAGAAATTAACGAGACACATAATTCTCTTTATAAAGAAATAAAAATATACACATAAATATTTTAACGCATATAATACATAAAAATCTTGTGGTTCAGGGATATAATATAAAAAATAAACAGTTAAAAATATTTTAATATGCCAGTAAATCTTTCCGCATTTTTAGATTCAAGTTTTAGGGGCACTCAGGGAATTCAAGGATCTACAGGATCTCAAGGAACTCAGGGTATTCAAGGTCGTCAAGGAACTACAGGATCTCAAGGAACTCAAGGTATTCAAGGTACTCAAGGATCTACAGGATCTCAAGGAACTCAAGGTATTCAAGGTACTCAAGGATCTACAGGATCTCAAGGAACTCAAGGTATTCAAGGTCGTCAAGGAACTACAGGATCTCAAGGAATTCAAGGTATTCAAGGTAATTTTGGTATTCAAGGAACTCAGGGAATATCAATTCAAGGAACTACAGGATCTCAAGGAATTCAAGGTATTCAAGGTAATTTTGGTATTCAAGGAACTCAGGGAATATCAATTCAAGGAACTACAGGATCTCAAGGAATTCAAGGATTAAATGGACCATCTAATGTCATTTCAGCATTTGATACTACTACCAATTCGACATTTTATCCAGTGTTTGTTGCAGGAACTGGAAATCAGACGCCAAGTATAAGAACAACATCACCCCCATTCAGTTTTAATCCGAGTACAAGTAATTTATTTCTAGATGGTTCTATTAGTATAGGAACATTGAATCCACAATTAAATTCAAAACTCCATGTTGCTGGAAATGTAAAAGTGGATGGGAGTGTGGAAGTAGATGGAAGCGTAGGAATATCATCAGTAAAAATAACCAGATATAATTCAGTAGGTTCAGGAACTTTTACTAGAGATCCAAAAACAATAATTGCTCAAGTATTCGTCACTGGTGGAGGTGGTGGAGGAGGAGGATCCGACTCCGATGGTTCATCTGGTAGTTGCTCTGGAGGCGGAGGAGGAGGAGGAACATCAATTAAATGGTTAACTGCCGCACAATTGGGGACAACCGCCACCTATACTGTTGGAGGTGGAGGTGCTGCAGGTACTGTTCTTGGCGGAAATGGTGGAAATGGATCTAACTCAATTTTTACCTGTACTGGAATTGATTCCATTGTTTTAGTCGGAACTGGTGGAGAAGGTGGATTTGGAACTGGAAGTGCTTATGCAGCCAACACATCGGCATTTAATGGTGGAAATGGTGGAATTCCTACTGGAGGTGACATTCTTCATACTGGACTCGATGGTTTGCCCGGTTTGGGTGTGGGTAACAATACGGTTACTGCGGGGAACGGTGGTGCATCATATTGGGGCGGCGGAGCAAACGGACCAGTAAGATTTACTGCAGGTTCAAATGCTGGAATAAACGCAACACAACCCGGTGCAGGAGGTTCTGGTGCAGTAAATATAAATTTACTTACAGGTGTTGTTGGTGGAACCGGAGCTGCGGGTACAATTTTAATAGTAGAATATTTAAAACTATAAGGAGTAAAATAAATGAATAAAATATGTGTCATTAATAAGAATACAAGAGAATGTGTAGATATTCTATACGACCAATCTTGGACTGATACAGAAGAACTTATTTCTACTCCACAAAACGACGGAGAAATTGGATGGTTTTGGAATGAAAATGGATGGATGACCTATGAGGAATGGTGCCAAAAACAAAGAATCCGAAGAAATAAGTATCTTTCAATTTACATTGATACAATAAATGTTATTCGTTGGAATTCTTTTACTCAAGAAGAAAAAGACAATTGGACTGAATATAGACAATTACTTTTAGATATTCCTCAACAATCAAAATTTCCTAGAGAAATTATTTGGCCCATTAAACCAGAATAAATACATTCAAGAACTCGTTATAGTATTATGAATTTTGTAAAACTTGCATTAGATAATGGTGGCATTATTAAACCACTTCTCATAAATCCCGAAGATCTCTGTGGACCTTCTCTCACAAATCCATCAGTTTTAGTAGTTGATGGAAGAATATTAGTCAATATCAGAAATGTAAATTACACATTATATCATTCGGAATTAAATAAATTTGAACATATGTGGGGACCATTATCCTACATACACCCAGAGAATGATATGCACCTCAGAACTGCAAATCATATTGCAGAATTAGATGAAGATTTAAATATACTCCATTACTCAAAAATAGATACATCAAATTTTGATACTTATCAACCACAATGGGAATTTGTTGGGTTGGAAGATGTTCGTTTGATTCAATGGAACGGTAAGATTTACGCTATAGGTGTACGCAGAGATGTAGACACTATTGGAACTGGAAGAATGGAACTTTCTGAATTGAGGTTCAATGGTTCTGAAGTTAAAGAAGTTTCTAGATATAGAATTCCAGGTCCTCCACCAGATGATGAATATTGTATGAAAAATTGTACTCCAATTGAAGATAAACCTTTTCATCTTTTAAAATGGACTAATCCAACTGCATTATTGAAATTTGATATTACAGGAAAAGATTCCACAATAATTGAAACAAGTCCTTACACTACAGAATTAAAAAATGATTTAAGAGGTGGTTCACAAGTTATTCCATATCAAAATGGATATCTTTCTCTTCTCCATGAAACAGAACTTTATAATTCAGAACAAGGTAGAAAAGATGCAACTTATCGTCATCGGTTTGTTATATGGGATAAGAATTTTAAACTTCAAAAAGTATCAAAGTTATTTTCATTTTTAAATTTTAAAATTGAATTTTCTTGTGGCATGGCCGAATATAATGATGATTTTCTAATTACATTTGGAACGCAAGACAACGCAGCGTATATACTCAGAATTTCAAAATCAGTAGTTGAGGACTTTATTAATGAATGAGCTTATTAAATTTTCACTAGATACCGAAAATCCAGAAAATAATTATAATCTCGCGAAATGGTATGAAAAACAAGGTCAGTATGCACCCGCACACACTTATTATCTAAGAACTGCGGAAAGATCTAAAAATGATTTACTTGCTTATGAATGTTTACTAAAATCAGCGTTTTGTTATAAATTACAAGGTTCAAGAGATAATACTGAAAAAGTAACATTAGAAAATGCCTTAAACTTATTGCCACAAAGACCAGAGGCATATTATTTCTTATCTCTATTGTATGAAAAGAACCAAGAATGGCAAAGTTGTTATACCTATGCAAATCTTGGTCTACAATGTCATAATAATGAAATAGAAAGTATTAACATTCCTGAGTATAGTGGAAAACATTTATTGTTATTCCAAAAAGCAGTTGCAGCTTGGTGGTGGGGTAAAGGTGATGAAAGTAGAAATCTATTTGATCTTCTTACAAAAAATTACTGGGATAATTTTGATGAATTACACAAAAATAGTATAAATCAAAACTTAATTAGATTAGGAAAAAATTCAATCGGTCAAACATTTAATTATCCAAACAACTTTGATTGGGCAGACCTAACGGAAGAAGACATTGTTACAATAGAAAGAGAAGTGATACATGAAAATGTTTATAGATTTTGGAAAGATGTAAAAGAAAATGATATTGTTTTGGATATTGGTGCAAGTGTTGGTGCATATACTATATCAATTTTAGATCAAAAACCAAAAAAAGTATATTGTGTTGAACCATCTAAAAATTTACTAAAAACATTGGTTAAAAACTGTTCCGAAAAATTATTCAATAACTTTAATACATCAATAACTTATATTAATAATGGAATAGTAAGTAATAATACTGATGAAATTAATGTTTTTGGGAATGATAAGAGTTTTATTCCCATTACTTTTAAAGAACTTATATCAACATATTCAATTAATCATATTGATTATATGAAAGTTGACTGTGAAGGTGGTGAATATAATATTTTTACCGAAGAAAATATAGATTTTATATTCAATAATGTTAAATTTATATCAATAGAAATTCACCTCAAAGGTTATAATTTCAGAGAAAAATTCAAAAAATTCAGAGATACATATTTAACTAAGTTCAACGATTACAAGGTAATGTCTTGCACCAGACAAAATATTTCTTGGGGAAAATCACTAGACATAACTGATAAAATATTTGATGATACTTTTATTGACACTTATAATTGTGAATTTATGGTTTATATTAATAATGAAATTCAGAGTACTAATAAAAATTTAAAAAAAAAAAATTCTTTGACTGCGGAACACACTTGTTTCAGGGGTTCAACGAAATATCTAAAATCTATGGTATAGATTCTAGTTGGGAATGTTATTGTTTTGAACCAAATCCAAAAACATATATTAGTTCAAAAGAAAATTATTTAAAATTATTAGATGATGGATTGAATATTATTCATTTTAATGCTGGTGTATCTAATAAAAATGATTATGTAAATTTAAACCTATCCGAATCTACTATTTGGGATGGAACTGAAGTTGGTACATTTACTGGGCAGTCTTCTAATATATTATTAAATCCCCCACAAAAATTACAAGAGAATCCAATTAAATATAATTCAGAAACAGAGATAGTAAGGGTATTAGATTTTTCAAATATTATAGAAACATTTTCTAGTATTAATGATTTTATTGTTGTAAAATTAGATGTTGAAGGAAGCGAATTTGATATTATAGATAAATTAATATCATCTGGCACAATTAAATACATTAATGAAATTTACATTGAATTTCATCCACATTTTTTTGATGATTTAGTTGTTTATAGAAATAAAATAGAAAATTACAAAAAAGTATTTTCGGAAAATAGAATTAAATTTACAGAGTGGTATTAAATGAAAAAGATTATTGATTATTTTACTTTTTTCATTGAAAAAGAATTATTAGAACTTAGAATTAATCTACTAAAAGATCATGTGGATAAGTTTATTATCTCTGAATCAAATAAAACACATAATGGAGATGATAAAGATTTTATTTGTAAAAAACTAATAGAAGATCTTAATTTACCAAAGGATAAAATTCAGGTTATTGAAACTATTGTGCCGGATAGTGAAGATTTAATTCCAGATGAATCTGATTATGTCTATTCATTAGAAGCAAAATCAACTCAAGTTAAAAATTGGACTAGAGAAAGATTACAAAGAGATGCTCTAATGTCTGTAATAGATGAATACGATGATGATGATGTTTTTATCGTAAGTGATTGTGATGAAATAATCAATCCAGAATTTATTCTATATTTTTCAACATGTTGTAGAAATATTCCAAACAATATCATTAAAGTTCCTTTAGTTCTTTTAGAAGGTCAAGCGAATAAAAGACTTTATGAGGGAGATGTGCCGGCAGATTGGAGTCAATCTCTTCTTTTGTGTACTAAAAGACAATTATCAAATGGAGGATCTCCGACAAAATTCAGGGGACAATATGGTAGTCCATTGGATCCGGTTTGGATTACTGAAAATGGAAAAATAATTGAAGACTGTGGGTGGCATTTTACTTGGATGGGAGATGAAACTTTAAGAAAATATAAAGCAAAAACTACTGTTTTATCCGATAATCTTTCCAACCTTAATACTTTAAGTTCAGAATCTATGAAAGATATTATTGAAGTAGAACAAACTAGTAAACTAAGTCAAAAAAATTATCCAGTTAATCTGTTACCACAAATTATCTTCAATTTGCCAAATGTAAGAAATTTCTTGCTTCCTAAACAAGAAAATCTATTTAATATTAATATTAACTCCAAATCAACTTCTTGGATTATAGATAACTTTTATGAGAACCCAGATGAAGTAAGAGAGTTTGCATTAAAACAAGACTATCTTGAAGGTGGTTTGGGTAGGGGATTCATTGGAAGAAGAACTCATCAACAATTTTTATTTCCTGGACTCAAAGAAAAATTTGAAGAAATCATGGGAAGAAAAATAACAAAGTGGGAAGAACATGGGATGAATGGGAGATTTCAAGTTGCGTGGTCTGGTGAACCTTTAGTTTATCATTGCGACGATCAAAAGTGGGGTGGTATGTTGTACCTCACACCGAATGCACCATATCAGTGTGGAACCACATTATACGCTAACAAGAAAACAAAAGCAAGAACTTATTATGAGGAAGGATGGAATGATGCGTGGATTGATGTTCCTGGAGGGTGTCATTTAGATGGAACCCCATTTGAACCTGTTGATGTTCTAGGAAATGTTTATAATCGTCTGGTTATCTTTGATGCAAGTTGTATTCATAGTGCTTCTCAATACTTTGGGACAGTTATGGACAATGGACGACTATGGCAAATGTTTTTCTTTGACACCGACTGAAGGACGGATCAGAAACCGTCTGAGGCACCTCCAGGAGCGCCTGTGAGGTGCCTTATGCTATGAAGGCATCCTAGTGCCCATATGACCTCCAATGATCATCCTTGAAACAACTGGATACGGATACTCAAAGCGTCTATGTAAAGATGTTGTTTGTTGGTTCGTGTCCGAATACCTCCCAAGATATAAGTTAGAGATTGAAGTTCTCCATCGTGGTCTCAATAAAGAAAAAGTAATCGGATATTGTGACATATCCGGAGAAACCTATAGACCAAGAAGTTTTTTAATTGAAATAAACACTTACCTAAGTAAAAAAGATTACATTAAGGTTCTTTGCCATGAACTCTGGCATATGTATCAATGGGTGAAAGGGGAGATGAAATACCGATCATCCAAAAGATATTTTGATGGGGAGTGTGTTGATGATTTGGATTATTGGGAACAACCTCATGAGATTGAGGCACATTATTTTGAGTCAATCCTATACCAAGATTACCTAAAACACAAGGGCTTGACAAGAATCTAAAACATACCTAGGATAGGTTTGTGCCGCTTCAAGACAAGTTATAAGCTTCTATAAGAATCAGGACACTTTAAAGACTGTCCACTCTGGTTCTTGTAGAGGCTTTTTTTGCTGTACAATAACCTCATAGAAAACCATTCGCCATGATTGAACTCCGTCCCCAACAAGAAGAAGTTTTTTCTCTGATGCGTGAGCATTCCATGATGCTTACAGTCGCTCCTACGAGTGCGGGTAAGACCATCATGATGATTGCTGATGCGAAGTATCGCTTTGAGCAAGGTCAGAACAAAACCATTGTAGTTGTTGCACCGAAGATTCTTCTTTGTCAACAACTGTCTCATGAGTTTGAGACGCTCATTAGTGGTGTTCACGTTGCTCATGTACATAGTGGTGAAACCAAGCACACTCGCATCAAAGATTTTCTAGAACTTGCCTATTGGCATGAGACTACAGAAGGTAACAAACTTATCTTCACTACTTACCACTCTCTTGATAAAATCGTCAAGGCAGAGATTGAGATTGATACTGTGTATCTTGATGAGTGTCACAATGCTGTTAATCGTCGGTTCTTTGATTCTGTCAAGGATCTCAGTGCGATGTCCAATCACTTCTATTCTATGACTGCAACTCCTAAGTTCAGTCAGGTTGCTTCCAAACCCGGAAACAACGATGCTGAAGTGTTTGGTAGCAAGATTCATAATGTTAGCGCACCAGAACTTCTCAAGAACGGTAGCATTCTTCCTCCGAAGACTTCTGTTATGGAAATTGGATCTTATCGTGACAAGAACAATGCTGCTGAGCGAGACTTCTATACTCTCTGTGATACTATCTTCAATGAAGAACAAATGGATAAAGTTCTGATTGTCGCTCCCAGTACCAGGGTTATGATGGCAATGTTTGCCATGACTTCCTTCCTGGAAGAAATGCGAGAGAATGGTTATGATGTTATGCATATTACTAGCCGTTGGGGAGCTCACATTAATAATCGTAAAGTTTCGCGTAGAGAATTTTTAGAAACCCTGAATAATTATGGTTCTGATCCTAATAGAAAATTTGTTGTTCTTCATATTGGGATTTTGACTGAGGGAATCAGCGTTCCTGGTATTCAATCATGCATTTTTTTGCGGCAGCAAAATTTTGTTTCAACTGTTCAAAGTATTGGTCGTTGTATCAGAGTTCACCCTGTAGATACTCTTCGTATCAAATCTGGCGAACTTATTCCTGGTGATTTTGATAATTATCTAAAACCTTTTGGTAAAATAGTTATTCCAGTTTACAATAATAAAGTAGGTGTTGCAACTGCTAAAAGAGTTGAAAATGTTGTTGATGAGGTGTTCGTTAGGGGAAATATTGTTGCTGATGTAATTAAATGATCTAAATTATTGATGTGGGCATCAATTAATGTCTGGGGAGATATAATTGTGTAAGTCCCATATAAATATCAGCAGTTATCCCCAGACATAAATGTATTATACCTACGCATATCTGCGAGAAGATAAAACTCCTTATTATATTGGAAAAGGATCTAAAAATAGAGCATATCAATCACATAAAAGAGGATCTTTGGATATACGACCAAATAATCCCAAAAATATAATTATTTTAAAATATTTTAAGGATGAAATACATGCTTTTAATCATGAAATATACATGATTTCTTTATTTGGAAGAAAAGATTTGGGCACAGGAATTCTTATTAATATGACTAATGGTGGCGATCATCCACCAAATCATTTGGGCAGAAAAAGATCATTGGAAACTAAAAGAAAACTTTCAGAATCCAGAAAAAATAAACCTTTAAGTTATGATGTTTGGAATAAAGGTAAAAAAATGAATGACGAATATAGAAAAAAATGTGATTATTGGTCGGGAAAAAATCATAGTTTTGAAGCTAGACAAAAGATGAGTAGAACTAGAAAAGGAAAATCTAGTCCAACAAAAGGAAAAGTGTGGTGGACAGATGGACAAAAAACAACTATGAGTGTAGAGTGTCCTGGGGATGGGTGGAGACTTGGTAGATCCTAATATAAAATTAGGTTGCAAATTATTTTATTTTATTGAATGAAACTAACAACTCAATACAGAATTGATATTTATTGTTTAATTGCTTTTCACTGCTTACGAGCATGTTTAGATCTATGGCAGTCCAAACCGAATGATAAGGATGTGCTCCGAGGGGTTACGAGACCGTACTACGACCTAGTACACGCTCTCTCAATGCCCTCGGGGTACATCACAGAAAACGCTTTACTGGAGAAGAGAAGCAACCCAAAATGGACGATCTGTAAAGACCACTGCTACTCTCCTCAGTTTATTGCTAGGATGATCATGGATAATCCAGATATATACCTGACAGACTACGATAAGTTCAAAGAGATTTTTCTCATAGCGTGTACCACCATAGACATTACTTCGGATGAAAACCGAAGACTTTCTTTATTAACGTCCAATAAGGCGGGCGATTTTAAGATATATGTGCCCACTGATAAAAAGTATCAGCATCTTGACATTAGATTGCTCAGAAGAAATTACGGAAGAAACTGGTATAATACTCCAACAGATTATGTGAGTAATTATATTGAAACTCCTCAAGAAATTTTGGACTATGAAAAACAATTTTTGGTAGAATAATGGAAGATAAATTTAACATCAAAGCACTACAGACACGAATCAGTGAAGTAAAAGAGCAGACCGAACAAACTACAGAGTTTGCTTTAAGATATTTGGAATGTTTGGCAAATCGGCATGATCTTTTTAGGGTTATGGATGAAGATCAAGAATTTGGCGATGTTCCAGAAGAAGTATCTTCGGCACTGAAAAATGGAATGATGCCTAGTAAAGAAGATTTGGATAAAATGGATGTTCAATCTAAAGATTTTTTAATCAAAGACTGTGTGTATCTTTGTGGTTTGGCGGCAATCTATTGGTATTCGGAAAATCATCCACTATATGAAGACGCTCCAGTAAATCCTTTTGAGCAGATTATTAAAATGCCAGATATTTCTCCTGGTCATCATACTGCTGCTTATATCATATCTGCACTGGCGTTATTGTCATCATGCATTCCTTCTTTTGATTTAATAGAATCAATGACAAATAATTTTGATTCTTCTTTGGAGCAGTTGGAAAAAAATATTATAAATTTTGATAACATTTGCCTCATGATTATACAAAGATATAATGAAGATTTAGAATATTATGCCCAGAAAAAGTGATGGGTTTGAAACTCCAGATGGATACATGGCAGTTCCTTGGGGAAAGAGACTTGTGATTATCCATAGAGGTCAGCAAATCGGGGATGTTAGAACTGTTCATGAAGCAAATGCGTTCATCAAATCACACAGGGAGGACAGTGGGCAAGGTGTCACTCAGTTCCTCTGATGGGGATGAGATCATGCTAAACTGCACTAGTACACCACTGAAACTTGGTAAAGTGAAAAGAAAGATTGTTAATGTGATTCCACTAAGTTCAAAAGCAAAGAATAGATTTGCAAATATAATGAATTCTTTTCATGCTTGCGAAGTGGAACAAGAAACTGAAACTATGTTTTTCTTGGCGTCCATAAATCGCAAATACTTTTTTTGGATTCAAAAAGAAGGAAATGAACACTGGAAGGTTGAGAAATGAAAGTTAAAGTTGTTAGTGATCTTCACCTGGAAATGTGTGAATATGGTCATGGAGTCCCAGACCTAGGTGAAGGTGACGTTCTGATTCTTGGTGGTGACATTCTTTGTGCTCGCCACTTTAAAACCAATGGAAAACTCCATAAGGTCTACGATGACTTTCTAAAGAAGTGTTCCGACAACTTTGAGCATGTCCTGTATATTGCAGGCAATCATGAAGCATACGGATACAATTATGAAGGATCTTGGAATGTTCTTAGAGAACAGATGCCAGTTGGTGTTCACCTTCTTGAGAATGATTATGTGAAAATTAAAGACTGGATTTTTATTGGTTCAACTTTTTGGACTGATTTTCGGAATGAGAATGCTCTGGAAATGATGGAAGCTTCTCAGTGTATGAATGACTATAAAATCATTCGTATTACTCCAAAGTTTCGTAAGATGAATCCTGATGATACTCTAGGATTTCATAAAAAATCCAAGCAATATCTTCTAGAGAAACTAGAAGAATTTAAAAATGATAAAATCTGGGTTCTCACTCACCATGCACCTTCCTATCAGTCTGTTCATGAAAAATACCGAAATAGTGGAATTGCAAACGGTGCCTATGTCAGTGATCTTGACGATCTCATTTTAGATCATCCTCAGATTAAATATTGGAGTCATGGTCATACTCATGAGAGTTTTGACTACACTATTGGGGAATGTAGAATCATTTGCAATCCTAGGGGTTATTACAATGGATACAACAATCATGGACTTAATCTTAATTTCAATGCTGATTTTGGGATTGAAATTTAATTCTAAATACTACTACTAAGGAGAGAATTCATGCTGAGCACTAATTATCGTCTAAAACTTCAGTCTATTTGTGAAAAAATTGTATCCCATGAAGAAGTAAGTTTAGACGAAATGATTTGGGCAGAAAAACTTGCAAAAGTAAATGCTAGTGCTGCTACAATGATTCGTCAGGCGCGAAGAAAATCTATGAATCCAGAAATGGATCAAAATAGTACAGATGGGTTTCTCAACGCACTTGATTTGGGAGATCCTGATCCCAGCAATCACAAAACTGGGTTCAATAGTCCAGATGAAATTGCAGACTGGTTTCGTAGGGATAATAATGATAATGGAGAGTGGAGGCGTAGAGACTAATGAATATTTTTCTGATAACACTATTAAATTGTAATGATGTTATTGGAATTGGAGATAGAATTCAATCTGTGGTGGGATTGACAAGAGAACAAAAAGTGTCTATAATGAAAGAACTTGGAGAAGTGGTTCCATCTTGTCCAGTTCGTATTCAATCTGAGGTAAAAAAATAATGTTCTCAAAACCCATCTTAGGAACAAATACCGATAAAGTAAAATTAAGTTGGTTAGAATATATTTGGTATTCTTGTATCATACAAGGATGGCACAATTGCTGGTACTCTTTTAAGAATTGGGGGGATCTCATGGGAAATAACTATGAGAATTACGCTCTACTAAAAACAGATGATCCTTTAGAACAGTGTATTCTGTATTTTTGGGATAGTTTAGAAGATGATATTTGCCCAAAATACTTCTTAGATAGTCTTCTACAAATGTCTCACGACATAAAAACCGGGAAAGAAAAAGTCATTCCTTTAGATGAATCTTTTATGGATAGAATAAAAAATCTTGTTGAAGATGTTGAACTGGATGATCTAAATACTAAAATCCTGGAAGAATAAAATGACTCCCATACAAGCAACACTTTTAATTATTTTTGGTGTGGTTGGGTTTATGATGATAGTAGATCCAAATGTTTCAGAATATTTAACCTTAGTCCTTAAAATGACCAGATTAAATATTGAGCGGTTTTTTTGGATGGTAAAATTTCATCCCAGAAATCCAATTACCAATTTGATTAAAAGATGGGAGTATGCTAAGATAGCAACAGAACTTCAAAAGGAATTTGATGACGCAAGAATTGGAAACGAAAAACATCTATGATGAGTGCTTTACGGTTTCTCAGCAAAGATGGGGTACTTGGAGATCTTACGATTTAGAAGGTAAATGTATTATAACTTCTCTTACTGAAGATGAATGTATTAATGCTACTAGATCATATCTCAAAATGAAACAAGAAGGTTTTGTTGAAGTTATTAAAACTTATGAATCTACTGTAGGTGGTAAACTATGACTAAAAAAAATTACAAAGATAAGAACGATAACGAATGGACTTGGGAAGAAAATGCTGAAGTTTTGGAAGCACTTAAAAAGTTACACGAAACAAAACAAGTTCCCGACACTAGACAACACAACACCTTGGTATAATTTTAATTTATATTGTGAAAGTTGTTATTCGTTAGGATTTAAACCCTCAGTGTCTTCTTATTTGAGATATAACAAATATTATAAATTAAATTTCAAAGAATGACTAATAAGAAACCAACAGGGAAAAAACCTACAGGAACAAAAAGAAAAAATTCTTCAAATATTAAAAAGAAATCGCAGATCCCAACACCTAAATCTCCAGGAAATGCAATTATTCCATCTGATACATTTCATGAGTCCTTTCCAATAACTTTGGAACACATGGATGGTAAAGATTTTAAGAGATGTTTTTTTATGTGTAAAGAACATTGCGAATCCTATATCAAAAGATATAACTTAAAAAAAGGTTCTTATAAACTCTTTCCAACACAAAAGAAGGATGAAAAAAGTTAATTGTGTGACAATACAAAAACTGTCCACCCTCTGCTGAATGGTCGGAGGGTTTCTGCTATTATTGATCTGTTAACAAAAAACCATGATTGAGGAAATTATCAAAACACTCGTTGAAAATCCTACCGACGAAAATCGGGAAAGATACCTCAAATATGTAAATCAAACGGAATACTCTCTTCTCCTAGAAGCAGAAAATTTTCCGTTCAAATCCCAAGAATACTTCAATAAACGATCGGAAGCGTTTTCTTATCGCGGAAAATGCGCCGCTAAACTTTTGAGATCTTGGGTTCCTGCTCATGGATCTACTGAGGGTTGTCCAGCATCTTATGCGGACACTCTAAACATTCCTTTTAGACAAATTTCTGTTCCAAATGATGAAGTTTTTTAAAAATTTATTTTCTTCTTCGCGGGAAATAAAAGATCCTACTTATATTGAAAATCGGATCGAATTTTTTATGATGCAAACAAGATTGGAAGAAATTTCCCAATCTATCAAAACTCTTCAGTCTTCTATTGAAGCAGTAGACAATCGTATTGACATTCTTTATGGAGAAAAGCATGACTCTTAATTATGAAAAAGTTTGGGAAGTAATGAACGAACTGGAACTCACTGTCTGTAAAGTGAGTACCGCTCGGGATATTCTAGATTCTGCAATTGATGCCCTAGGATCTGGAAACAGAGAAAAGGCAGAAAAATTGATGTATGCTGCTGATGAATTTCTTAAATATTATTTGGATGAATTTGATGAAAAATTTAAAGATGCTTGGAATAAAACTGTAGTTGAATTAGGAAATCAAAACAAGGATGACTTTATGCCTCCTTGGGGACATAGTGATCTAGAATACCTGGCAAATGACTATTTGACTCTAGATAGAATCACTAATTTTCCTGATAATCAATTTGAACCTGATCACTACAATTTTTGGGTAGAAAATAATGATTTGATTGATCCGGCAGGAAATGATCTTACCGATATGATTAATACTGATAAAAAAAGTTGGGTCATTCCAGTAGAAGTTGACAGCACAAATGGTGAGTATTTCATCCAGTTTCCTGATGAATTGCTGAAAGAAGCAAACCTAAAAGAGGGTGATACTGTGGATTGGATTGATAATAATGATGGCACCTTTATACTTAAAAAAGTAAATGGCAAGTAGAATTCAAACATGCGGTGGGTATAATCCCACCGATGGATATTCATTTTCAATTTCTTTCGGTGATGGACCTCTAATGACACTAGATGGTCTTGAAGAAGAAGACATTTATGAGATTGCTTCTTGTGTACTCTGTTTGCTACCCGAAGAAAAATACCAAGAACTAATCCAAAGTTAGGAGGAAAACTAATGCTATCCGATAAAGTAAAAGAAGAACTTCTTGAAGCGCAAAGTCATCTTCGCAATGCTCTCAAGAGTGCTGCGGTCAATGAAAAAACTGCAGTTTGCAAACAAATTTCAGAACTTCTTTTTGCTGTAGATATGATTCAAAAAACTGAAGATCTTATGGATAAACTTGAATCTCGTAAGTTTGGGGATTCTGGTATGTTTGGAACTTTTCTTCAGTGACACTTGATTTTTGTGAAGATATTTTAATCAATTGTCAGCAAAACCACACAATTAACTACATATTAGTGAGACAATTTAATTGTAAGTAACTTATGACCTTAACGAAAACAAAGACAGGAAATCTATCAAAAGAAGAGTGGGAAGAATTAGTTGCACTTAAAAATGCTATTAATGACGATCCAGCGTCCGTTCATTATACTAAAATGGAAAGGTTTTCGGATCTCATGGTTCGTTCTCTTCAGCAAAGGGGTGGTTGATCCAGTTCAAAAACTGGCACAAAAAGTCACCACATGCGCCCATTTTGCTGTATGATATATTGGTAATTCAACATAAATTGATCATGGCAACCTGGCAAGCAGAAATTCTTCTGAACAATCCTGGTAATTATTTTACTGTTACTGTGGAAGGAGGTTCAGTTGGTGAAGCAAAAGGGAATATTCAACACATTTATTCCCCAATGAACATTCGCAATCTTCGTCAAATTCGTGGATCTGGTAGTGGAGATGGTATTTCTATGCCCTCTGGGGGTGGAACTTGGTTTGTAGGACTTCTTGGCGTAGCAGCTCTTTTCCTTTATTTTACTCCTTGGGTTCTTATGTTGATTTATGGATCTGGTGGAACTTGGTTGGCACAAAAATTTACTGGTGTCACTGTTTCAGATTTTGCGGATAATGAAGATCCAACGGAAGATGAGGTGAAAAAGGGTGCAATTATTATGGCATCTGCGATTCTTCTTGGTGGTGCCGGATTTATTCATGGAACTATTTGGAATTCTGAACTGAATAAAGAATATAATCTAGACGGAAAACAATCTCAAGTAGAACAAGTCCGTCAAAAATAATTATCAATTCAAATTTATGGAAAAGAAACTTACCTTACAAACTGCTGCTGCATTTGAACGGATTCACGAAGCAATCGTCGGTAAAACTGACGATGAATTGAAGACTATTCATGTGCATATAACTAAATTGTTAACAGAATACAATAGAGTTGCAGAAATTGCAGACTCATTTAACTGCGGAGACTATTAATGATCACATTTTTTATCTGGTGGTTTATTCTTAGCATTCCTATCGCAGTGTTTGTTGGAAATTTAATTCGCGCCGGGAGCGGCAAGAACTCTGCTCCTATTGACAAATCCAAAGATCCGTCCTAAACTCAAGGAGTAGTTCAGAAACAACAATGACTCAAAAATATTTTTTTGTAGTGGATTATTTCGTTACAACATCCGATGGCGGTCTTTTGAACGTCATCGCTGAAAGTGAAGATGAATGCTTTGATATTATTGTCCAGTGGGATAATGAGTCATGGCCGGAATATTACACTAAACTGCGTGAGAATATTCAAAGAGCACCTAGATTTGCTCTATTGGAAGATGAAGAATCTGGTGTAGTGGAGGCTTTCGTACCCTGATGGAACTTAATTTGGAAAATTTTAGTGATCTTAAAATTGCAAAAGAAACTTTGCAGCAGTTACTTGTTACTATTGAAGAACTGGAAGAAGAAATTAAACTTCTCAAAGAAACACACAACAAAATTTATGACGTATGAGGATGTTAATGGATCTTTCTCCAAAGGAATGGAACATCTATCATATAGAAGAATTTTATTGTTCCAGAATGAAATTTTTAGTTGAAAATGAGCATTTTGAAGACGCTCATTCTATATTTGAAGAGTTTGTAGTTGATGGGGAAGAACCAGATCCTGATAACTACATTTTTATGCCCTTTCATGAAGATATTTCATAAATATTAGAAAAATATCTTTTCCGTTTATGAAATCCTTTAAGCAATTTTGTGAAGAAGCAAGTCTCAGTGATGAACAAAGACAAAAAAGACTTGAAAGGGTAGCAAATGCTCGTAAGGAATCTTCTAATAGAAAACAGATAACTAAACAATTTGTCACTAAAAATAAACAAAAAACTCTTTCGGCAAAACAAGCAGCACAAAAAAGAAGTTCTGAACAAAAGCAAAGAACTGAAAAACTGAATGCTAGAAGAGCGCAACAAAGTCAACTTACTAGACAGAAAATATCTGCAAATGCAAAAAATGCTAAAAAGGCAATAAAGGGAACATATAAATTGGGCAAATCTACAGTCAATGTTGCGAAAAAACTTATGACAAGAAAACCCAATCCCTGAACTGGCACAAGGGGGCATCCACGCCCCCTTTTTTTGTTGTATGATAGTTATGTACGAGATTTGATTATGTTTAATTACTCTTTCCCACAAATTGAAACCATTGATGATGTTCTTCCTCACATCAAAGATAGAGAAGAATTTCTTGTTATTAATAAAGGTTGGTACACTGTAATTAATTATGCAGTAAATCTGGAGGATACTTTTCCTGAGGTAAAGTGTTCTGGTGGTTCTGCGAAAATGCGTGCTGAGCGTACTCTACAGTATGCTATCCGACGCGAGTGCCGTGGTCTGATTTTTGATGCTAATGGAAAACTCATTTCTCGTCCGTATCACAAGTTTTTCAACGTAGGTGAAAAACTGGAAACTCAAACTAATAAGATTAATCTCTATGAACCTCATGTGGTTCTTGAGAAATTGGATGGGTCTATGATTCGTCCGATTCCTTATGGTGATGGTTTTCTTCTTGGCACGAAAGCGGGTGTAACCGAAATTTCAGAGCAGGCAGAAAAGTTTATTTCTGATAAGTGGATTCCTACTAATGAACGACATAAACCATACCATACTTTTATTATGAAGTGTATTCAAAAAGGAACCACTCCTATTTTTGAATGGTGCTCTCGCAAAAACCGAATTGTTCTGGATTATCCTGAAGATCAACTGATTCTTACGGCTATTCGTTATAATTACAATGGGTCTTATGTCAACTATAAGACTATGGTTAGTTATGCGACTGCTTGGAACATTCCTGTTGTTAAGGCAGTAGATGGTTTGGCAATTCAGAATATCCATTTGTTTGTGGATCAGATCCGCGAATGGGAGGATTCTGAAGGAATCGTTCTGCGCTTTGAAAATGGTCACATGGTAAAAATTAAGGCGAATCAATATGTTCTTCGCCATAAGTCCAAGGAAGCGATTAATCAGGAAAAAAATGTAATTGCTACCATTGTTAATGATGATGTAGATGATCTTATTCCTCTTCTTACGGAAGAAGATGTAGATCGTCTCAAGAAGTTCCAGACTGCGTTCTGGGCATCTTTGGAGGATGTTGGAACTGACATTTATGATCTGTACAAGCAGTTTGAAAGGGGTCAGAGCCAAAAAGAGTTTGCAATCCTTGTAAACTCCCATATTCCCAAAACTCACCAAAGTTTTATGTTCTCTCTTCGTAATGGAGTTCCCATCAAAAATTTGCTGGTGGAAAAGATTAAAACTTCTATCAATACTCAAACCAAAGTAAACGAAAACCGTTGGATGTGGGGGAATCTCAAATGGAATTGATTATGCTGTGTGGTATTCCTACTTCTGGAAAATCCACCTATGTTAAAACTCTACTTGCAATGCCCTATTGGGAAAATGCAGTGGTAATCTCCACTGACAATTATATCCAAAGGGTTGCGGAAGAACAGAATAAAACCTATGATGATGTCTTTAAGAGCACTATCTCAAAGGCAACGAGTCATATGGATTTGCAACTGAAGTTGGCGATTCGTGATGGAAAAGACATCATCATTGATCAGACTAATCTAACTCGGAAGTCCCGGAAGAATAAAACTTCCAAAGTACCTGCCGATATGTATCGTAAACGTGCTGTTTACTTCGTGATTCCTCTCAAAGAAGCACTCGAACGTAACAAGCATCGTCCAGGTAAAGTTATTCCCGAAAGTGTTCTGACCTCAATGTATCATTCATTTGAGGTTCCGAACAACTCGGAAGACTTTGAGACCATTGAGCGTGGTAACTGAATTGATATAGGGACACTTTAGAAACCGACCATCGGGAGTTCCCAGAACCCCTCCATACTGGTATAATTAATGCATGACACGGAACCTCTCCATGAATTTCGCCTTTATCAGTGATGTGCATTCTCAAGCACATTTGCTACAACAAGCAATTGAATACTGCATCAATCATAATTTGACTCCGATATTTCTTGGGGATTTGTTTGACTCTCGGGTAGACCATTCGGATTCTGCATCAGTTTACCTTCAGGTGCGAGAGCAGGTTGAAAACAATTCTGCAATCTGCATCCAATCCAATCATCAAAACAAACTGATTCGGTACATCAAAGGAAATAAGGTCTTCGTTGGTGAAGATCTTCAAAAGACTCTTGATGACTTCCAAAATGCCGGAATTAGTCTTCAAGAAGTTTATGATTTTCTGTGCGCCATGCCGTATGGTGTTGTGTTCCGGGATAAGAATCAAAAAGAATACCGTGTTTCTCACGCTTATTTTTCAAGTCGCGTTAATGTTCCGGAGTACGAAGATCATTGTCTTCTTTATGAGGATGATCTAAGTAAGGCAGCAAAGTCTATTATGCTCTACGGTCCGATTGATAGGGAAACCAAGGGTAGAGTTGAGTGGTGGAATAACAACCGAAATCATGATTATGTTATGGTTTCTGGTCACTACCATGTCACTGCTATCAGTGAAAATTCTATCGTCCTTGATCCGGAGTGTGGTTCTAATGGAGGTGCTCTTGGGCTTTATGATGTAAATAATAAAGTTCTCAAGAAGTTCCATGATGTTTGCTGAAGGAGTAATGGTCCGATATGAAAACTATATCGGACCTATTACATTTGTTGGTAGTAATTATGTTACCATTTGTGTTAGATTATTTTCGGAAGAAAAGCGCAGAAATGTGTGCATACTTGTCTACCAGAAAGATTATAGTAAAATTGAACTTTTTAAACAAAGCGAAAAATGAAGTACGAAGTCACTTACCTTAAACCTAAAAAGAAAGGTTATGCTAAAGAAACTGCTACATTTCTTAAAATTGAAGATGCTTTTTATTGGGAATCGCTCGTCAAAGAGCAAGGAGCAAAAGAAGTCATCATTTGCCCCCGCTGAACGAACTTGCTCCAAGTGTAAGGAAACTAAATCACTCAGTCTGGATAACTTCCAGAAAGTGAAAAATTTCAAACACGGATTCAGTTATTACTGCAACAATTGCGACAAACCTAAACGTAAAGAAGAATGATTCAACTATTTCTTATTATTGCTTTTGCTATTGGATTTGCTCTTGGTTGGAAAGTGCATCAATATATACTTTTCGCTGGACTTTCTCAACTTTCCACTGAAAAAGGTAGTGGAGTTGAATATGATTCAAATACTAACCATTTGACGATTGACACAAACACTTTAAAGGATTTTTATCTAAATAAAGAAAAAAGTTAACCAAAATGTCCCAGTATAAAGTAACTTTCCAACTCTCTGAGCAAGAATTAGAAATTCTCAGCGACGCTCTCTACTCTTACGCAAGATCAGGACTTGACAGTGATGTGGGTTCTTACGTTTCCGAAGACGTTGAGAAATTCTACGACAAGGTAAGTGGTTTGTACTTGGAAGAAACCATTCAAGATCCGGCACTAGATTCCTTCATCGCTCAGTACGGACTAATGACTGTCATCAATGAACCAGAAAAACTAGAAGAATTCAAAAGGAATTTTAACACATGACATTAACTATACTGCAGGATGGTGAAAAACCTCTTCGCCAAAAATCGAAACGTATTGCCAAAATAGATGATACAGTTCGTAACATTGCTGCAAGTATGATTGAAGTAATGCTACAGAATAATGGTGTAGGATTAGCAGGAAATCAGGTTGGAATCCTGAGACGAATTATTATTGTTTTAGTAAATGAAACCCCAAAGGTAATGATTAATCCAGAAATTATCTTTGAGAGTGAAGAAAAAGTAACAGAAGAAGAAGGTTGTCTTTCATTTGCTGGGCAGTTTTATGAGATTCCGAGGGCAAAGCAAGTTACGGTGAAGTATAGAAATTTGTCTGGTCATCCCATTCTTGAAACTCATACCGGAATAATTGCTAGATGCATATTACACGAAATTGATCATTTGGACGGGATTACATTTAAAAAATATGTGAGTGAATGATGACTGAAAGAACAAAAGATTTTATGAACTCCATATGGGAAGCAAGAAACAATGGAGCAGAAACAGAAGAACAATTAGTTGCTGAAATTCTTAAGTTGCTTCCTTCTAAAGTTAAATTTTATAATGCTCAGAACGGTATTATTGTCTTAGACCAAAATGACTTACTCCAATTAGCAGAGGAACTAACTTCATGAAAATCTTGGATTTTTTTATTCGTGAGGATTTCGGCACTGAATACTGCCTCGCAATTATTCAGTTCAAAGAAAGGTCATTACTTCAACTCTCTTTCAGTTGGAATGATTACCCAACAGGACCTTCTTTAATTCTTTATCTTGGTCTTAATAGTATCATAGACATTATGATTTCTTGTTGGAAAATCTGTTTCTGTATTGAAATCCTCAATCACAACTGGGTAAAGGACACTTTCGCAACTGACTTTGAGTTTCCCAACTGATGAAGTTTCTGTGGTAGAATGATGCAACTGAAGAACTTGCAATGAACCCTGAAGAACTTACAATTAAAGAACTTAAGGAACTCACTGAAGACCCAACTACATCTGCAGAAGACCTTCACCTAATCTATTGGGCATTTAAGGATTGGATTGTTCTTGCAAACATTGCAGAACATCTAAATGTGTCTCAAACGACATTAAATTTAATCTCATTTGATAATGATTGTTTTGTTCGTGCTGTAGTTGCAGAAAATCCTAATTGTCCTTCAGGAATTCTTCAACGGTTATCCACAGACAACACTTCAATGGTAAGGTCTAAAGTGTGGAAAAACCCAAATACAAAGGAAGATGATTTGGTGACAATTAAAGCAATGAAATGGATGAATAGAACAACCAAATCATTTAACTCCTGGATAGGAGACACTCGCAATGACTGAACCCACCACAATCAAAGAGGTGTTTCAACTTCTTAATCAATGCCCTACATTTCGTCTAAAAGAAGCAGTAGAAGAAATTATGGAGCATATTGATGAATTTGAAGAAGATGAGAATGACTTTTATTCCATTAGTTTTTCATATCTTATATTTCAATACATTCAAAAGGATTTAATTAGGGGTATTATTTACTCTATACCTCTCCACCAATATGAGAAACTATCAGTCAAAACTAAAGACAAAATGCATCTAATTCTTAAATCTTATCATTTTTGCAATGTTGTATCCCAATCATAAAATTGAAAACATCTTCAAATTAGTGCATAAAACCCAAGACCCAAAAGACATACAGTGGGTCATTGATAATTTGGGTAAATTTAATTACTCACCAAAAAATTCTTACAGAGATGAAGATGAGTTTAATTTTTATTATTATGATTGCAGTTATTCTAATCTAATTAATTTTATTATTGCAAAAACTGTCGCAACAGAAGAACAGAAAGATTATTTGCATCTCTTGCGTAAAGCAGAGACCTTTATTTCAAGAAATGATTATGGTGTTACTAACTTATTACCAAATACTTTTTATTTTTTGAATTGCTTGCAATTATCTAAAAAATCATCATTTGATTACTTAAAGAATCCATTTGAAGAACCCAGTTGATTTAGACGATAAGACACTTTCCAAACCGTCACAAGACCCTTCCCTTTCTCACTGATTTTCTGTTAAACTACTACCAAGTAATTCAACTATTATGACCGCACCTAAATCCCCTGTTGAACTTTCTGTTGATTTTAACACCAATCTGGATGCAATTCTTACTTATGTAAAAGAACCTATTACTGATAAAATTCAGGACTTTTTCAACACTCCTTCATTCAAGAAGTATTTTGGTTCCAAGAAAATCAATGAACTTGTGCCGTTCTATACTTCAGTCAATTATATCAATAACATTGCATTTGTAAATCAAGTGTGGAATGATGTTCCAGTAGATTATTTCCAGACCTACGAAAAAATCCTGGAAATTTATGAACTCTACAACTGTGTAAAACCAGAAGTAAGGGACTGGATGAAAGACCAGATGACCTCTACGACTTTCCTGCATATGGTTCAAACTTATTATGATAAGGAAGGTCTCCAGAAGACAGACAATATAATTGCAGATACTTTCAAACAGATGGTTCAACTGGTTTCTCGTAAAGAAACCATCACTCGTCCTCGTCGTTGGAGGTTGGAAGAGTTCCACGACCATATGTCTCATCTTTATATTGTCTCTACCACAACCAATAAGGAACATAAGAAAGAGTTCATTCCTCTACCGATTGAGAAGAACTCTTATAAAATCTATGAACCTAACGATACTCTGGAACTCACACTCTGGGGTAAGAGAGTGCGGAATTGTGTTGCATCTTATGAGGATAAAATCCTTGGAGAACGCAGTGCAATCTTCCTGATTGAGAAGGAGAACAAACCAACCTATACCTTTGAGTTGGACTACAATGCACTCAAGAAAGGTCAGGTTCAGGTGAAACAGTGCGTGGGAATTGGTAACTCTTCAATTCCAGTTGAAGAACGCAAAGAGGTAGAGGAACTGATTTCTTCTGTTGTTGGGTGATGGAAGATACAGAAGAATTAATATTATTACTTCGTTTTGCTGTAAGTGAGCACTATTTTTATAGGTATTATGCACAGCATCATTATAAATCAACAGAAGAAATCGTTCTCACTGCAAAAGCAATGGATTTTATTGAAGGTCTGGTGAGATAATGGAAAATGAAATCTTGTATTGGATAAAGTTAAAAAGTGATTTAATAAATTGTGCTTTATCTAAAAACTCATATTTTAGACATTATGCACTACATCATTATGCATCAACAGAAGAAATCATTTTACTAGCAAAAGCAATGAACTTCTTGGAGAGTTTATGACCTACTATTTGTTTAAGAGTTTAATTCCTTATGTTAAACTTGAACGCACAAGAAAATGGTTGATGCAACTTGCTACCTCCAGTTCTTATTTGAATAGGAAAATTGCAGAAAACCACCCACATTCAACAGAAGAAATCATATTAACAGTAAAGGCAAAGAGGTGGGTAGATAGTTATTCATATAGGTCTCAATTAGTAATAGAAGATGACTATTAAAGAATTGATTTTGAAACTTGCATATTCTAAAAATTTCTATGATAGAAATCGTGCAATACATTTCTCTTATTGTTATCCGGATTTAGAAGAAACTGTTTATTTAAGAACAAAAGCAATGGATTTTGTGGAGACCTTATGAATAAGATACTCAAGTTTCTTAAACAGTGTTATTGGTTCTTGTGGTATTATGATTATGGTTTTACTTATTCCTTAAAAAGTCCATTAGACATTACGCACAATCCCAATTCATCAACGAAAGAATTGGAAGTAATCTTCAGTAGATTAAATCACTTATCTTACATTCGTAGTTCTATTGCAAGGCATCCTAATGCATCTTCTAAAATCATAGAGGAAATTTATGAACTTAATACAGACCCACATTTGTATTATTTGATTGCAAACAATAGAAACACTAATGTAAAAGTCTTGGAAAATATTATATTTAAAATTAGTGATGTGTATTGGAATGTTGATAGACTACTTATTAAGAATAGAATTCTCCAACATCCTAACTGCACCGAAGACCTTGCCTTATTGATTAAAGCATATGAATTTACAAGAAATTATATCTATTCCTTATCCAAGTGAAAATGAACTTCTTTATATTTTAGACAAAAGTAGTTCCGTAATGTCTTCGTTGGAAGAACTTAATATTCTTGTGGATTATTGTTTTACGGATAAATTATGGAGTTACTTTGGAGCATTACTTGTCCAAAACATAAAAGAAAATCCTGCATGTGATGAAGAATTATTTTTGAAAATTAAATCACTTATTAGAGGAGATATTGAAGGATGGATTTAAAAGAAATCTTACTTAAAGAATACATATCAATTAAAGAAGCAATATTCATTGGAGATAGAAGTCGTTATGGGTCTTCACTAGAGGAATTAAACCTTATTTTAAATTTTTGCGGTTCCAATGAAAGAGTAGGTTTAATTAGTACAGAAGGATTGTTAGAAAACCTCAAAAGAAATCCCGCAAGTGATGAGGAGTTACTTTTAAAAATCAAAGCACTTACTAAAGTGAATGAACTTACACGAAATCTTTAATAATCCAAATCCATCTTTTAGTGAGTTGTCTTATGTATATCAAAAAAGTTATTCTATGTTTTCTACAACAGAAGAACTGAATATTATTTTAGATTATTCATTTAAAAATCTAAAGAGTGTAACCGCAAGAACTTTCATTCAACATATCAGGGAAAACCCCGCAAGTGATGAGAATATACTTTTAAGAATTAAAGCAATGTTTTATTACTACCGGACACTCTCCAAACCGTCACAATGACCTTGAGGTATCCAAGGAACCTGTGATACAATAATACCACTGATAACTCCTTGATAATGATTGATGCCTCGTTGATTGCACAACCTTCGTATTTGAAGAATTCTATTCTCAATCAAGTCATTGCAGTTGCAAAAGCATCTAATGCACCTAAAAAGATGGGTGCAATTTTGTTGGATAAAAGAAATAAATTGATTTCTTCGGGCATTAATTCTTATGAGAACACGCATACTCAACAGTTTTATGCTGCAGTAATGGCGGCAAATAAGTATAAGGACAAGAGTTTGCGTCTCAAGACATATCTTCATTGTGAAATCAATTGTATCCTGAAAGCACAAAAACCTGGGAATAAACTTGTGATTTGTAGGGTGGGAGGTCACGGTGGTAATGATTTGAGAAATAGTTTCTGTTGTAGAATTTGCTACAACTACATCATTACCAATTGTCCTACAATTAAAGAAATTCATTGGAGCACTAATGACCAAGATTTTAAATACATTAAACTACAGGACACTTGAGAAACCGTCACACTACCTCTTGTGGGGTGGTGGATTTTGTGTTATGATATGAGTAATCAAAGAAAACTTATGACTGAACAACGCAAACTATGTAAAGATTGTCTCTATTATGAGAAAAGTTGGTTAGGACATCTTTTTGGGAGCAACTCACTTGATAAATGTTACAACCCAATCATAACTGGTGATATGGTGACTGGAGACAAAAAAGGTAAGTTGTGTAAAGATGCTAGAGAATATGAGATGTATTGTGGTAGAAATGGTAGGTATTTTGAACAACTATGGGGGGATAGGAAATGACCGACAAACACCTTCTACAAAAATCTGCAGGAAAGGCAGGTGAAATATTAGGTCTCATTCAGTGGTATGATGACTTAAAGTTTCTTCTCATTTGGTCTCAACTTTCTAATCTAATGGGACACGACGAAGTTTTAATGCACCACTGGATGCAAACACCAAATAAACATCTGGATGGTAAGGTTCCTGCAAATCTTATTACCACTGATAAAGGCACAGAACAACTTCTTTCACTTCTTGATTATTATTCCCAATGAAACAACTAATTGCTATTATTGCTCTTTGTTTTCTTCTTGCATCTTGCAATGGAAATGCAACATCAACCACAATTCTTGAGGAACAAGGATACACCAATGTAGAAATTACTGGATTTAATCCTTTTGCTTGTAGTCAAGACGATATGTATCGTCTCAACTTCACTGCAACAAGTCCTAATGGAACTCCAGTGAGAGGTGTCGTTTGTTCTGCACCTTTGAAGGGTTACACTATTCGTTTCTTTCCTAAATGATGACTAAAAAATACACACTCACCATCACTGAAAAACAAGCAAAAGCACTGATGGATGCCTGCAACCTCTTACAAAGAATTCAGTTAGGTCAGGTTAGAGAAATTGAAGATAATCTTCCCCTTAAGAAACCAATTGACTATGAACAATTTCATAACGATATGAGATTGATTGGTTCAATTCTTTCTCAACATATGATTGATAACATTGACGGTAGTGCATCTTCACTGGGTATCGGTCATCCAGACCTTCCAGAAAGTAATGGAATTCTTTATGACCTTTATAAAGTGATTGAACATAAACTTTCATGGGAACGAGCAGTGGAAGAAGGTGTGGTTGAGAGTGAAAATTCTCCAAGAAATTGGAATAAAATGTTAGGTGTTAATTATGATGCACCTATGCGATGGGGGACCGAAAAATTAGCAACAATGGAGAGAGTGAATGACTGAAGACCATTTCACTTGTTATGTTGTTGATTATTTTGGGACTGGAGAAGGTAGAACCATTTTTATAATGGTCAGTTCTCATTGGGACAAAGGTGAAATTCTTGAGAACTTTAAGTCCTTTTTAGGAACTCCACATTACTATGGTGGTATTGATGAGTTCCCTGAAAAAGTATTTCTTGAAAAATATGGTGATTATGTTCCTTATAAGATTAGGAAAATGATGAAAGAAAAAGAAACCTCATTCTTCACATTTCAACAAAAATTCCACTTTAGTTATTGTTGAGGACACTAAAATGAACCTTGACCAATTTGTAAATCGTAAAGTTACAGTAAGATTTAGAAATGGTTTTACTGCAACTGGAACACTATTTCGTTCTCCTTATGCTAAAGATTACCCCTACATTTTTGAAAATAATTTTTATACCAGACGTGGTGAGATTTTAATTGATAAATTAAGCAAATATGATATTGTATCCATTCAACCTACAGTTGTGTCCATTCAAACCACAGAAGAACCCAAAATGACTGAACCAAACTATGAGGAAATTGCTGCGGAATTTTACGATGCATTCAATCAAACTTTCGGCAATAAAACCGAACGACAAATTGCAATTTTAAAGAAATACGAAAAATTCCATAAACCCAAACTGACTTATGTTAGTTGTATTGCGGGGGATAAATTTGTTTATGATGGTAAAGATTATGCACTGATTGGTAGGTTTTGGTATAGAATTCAAAGGACTGTATTGACTTTTGTTGAAGATGATAAACTTGCAGAAGAACTAATTGCTGCATATAGTGAATGGGAGAAATCACGATGAGAAAACCATTTTTGCTTATTGCGGGAGATGCTTACTATCCCTCATCAGGCACTGGTGATTGGATTGACTGTTTTGAAACTTATGAAGAAGCAAAGGAACAAATAGAATTCAAACAACATCACACCTATTACACCAAAGGTAAAAACAAAGGAGAAATCAAATCCACTCACGAAACTTATGTTGTAAAGGGTGGGACTTATGGTGATAGGAATTGTGATTGGTGGGACATTATAGATTTACGAGAGTGGTGCGATAGATGAAAATCCAAATAGAACAAGATTGCACTGGAACTGGTAGGTTTCAGTGGAACTTACAAACTGGTCCTGAACACATTGACCTATTCTCTGGATATGCTGATACTCTTGGAGAAGCATTTGAGGAAATTGTAAGAATGGAAACACTAAACGCAACTAATTACTTTGATGGTGGTAAAAATGAGTAAAAACCGACCAGAATACATCAAGTGCATTCAACACACTCACGCAGATAAACTTAAAACATCTTGGTGTGGAGAAAAACTACATAATTTTGATATTCCATTCCAAGATATTGACCACGCAACTTATAGTGTGATGAATGGAGGACGATTGGTTCCTTGTCCTGATTGTGTAAATGTTATTATGGAGATTTTGAAAAATGAGTGACGACCGAAATCTGAAGCAGGAACTTTGTTATTCTAATTATATTGATATGGAAGATGGGAATAATATTGAAAGTATTGACTATGATTGTCTTATTGGATTACTCAAAGAAATTCTAACTCGTATTGAAAAACTGGAGGAACAAAAATGACTGAAGAAGAAACTTTTACTCTTACACTAAATAAAAATCAAATTTCTTATCTTGTTCATTGCATTTACGGTATGTACTCTTATGATGGAAGTAATGAGTTTTGGAGTGAAAATGGAAAATACAATTTGTCTCCAGAAGAATGCACCAAAGTTAATGAGATGTTACAGGGGAAAGTAAATAATGATTTCTGAAGAAGAAAACGACAAGAGATTGAAAGATATTCTCCGTGTAATGGATGAATACTTTGAAGAAAACAAACCTCCAACACTTTATGAAGAATTGATGACCTGGTATCAAACTCATAATGCGATACAATCTTCTCATGATATTGTGAGTGAGATTGTAAAAATTGTAAGGGACTGGATGCCTAAAGAAGACCCCAAATCTCCACCTTATGATGGATGGACGAAATGTGTGAGACATATGCACAAGAGATTGAAGTGATTTCAGTTCAATCAATAAAAGAGAATACTTATAAGAACAGTTTGTTCGGTGATTTGTATTTCTTTTCAATTCATCACATTACAAATAAACCAAACCGAGATGTTTTCAAAAATGTCTCATCTAAAATCACAACTGATGAAGGAATGACTGCCTGGTATGAACACGATGCAATTCATTATCTTTCACAACAACCATTTAATGAAAATGGAGAGAAATGTGTAAAGTTTATTGAAAAAAATCTCTGGAGAGGGTGGTTGCCTCACGGAGAAGAATTTAATGCTTGGGTTCCTGTAGAATGTGAGTATTCTCATATTACTCAAGAACTCATCACTGAAACTGCAAGATTAATTCAACAATATCAAGAGAATTGGAAATATGACCCAACTTATGATTGGTCTAAAAGATATAGTCCAACCACTTAAGAAACCGTCCACTCCGCACCTCACAGGTTCCTGTGGGGTGTTATAATACTATGAGAAACACAGAAACCCCTATGACTATCACCGCAACACAAATTCTTGAGATGCTTGAGAAAGCACGACGACTTGGACTTAATTACGAAGTTTATGAAGACCCAGAGTGTAATTGTTATTTTATTGAATTTGTAGTAACTTGGTATGCTGACGAGATTGGTGGATGGTCTTATGAAAAAGTGTTCGTTAGTAAAGATAATGTAAGTGATGGATATGGTGGATGGGATGTTCTCTCCTGGATTAGTATGCTGGATGAAAAACTAAAACAAAAAGAACAAAAAGAACTCAAAGAAGAAAAACGAAAGGCACTGATTGCGTCTCTTACTTTAGAGCAACGAGAATTGTTGGAGATTGAATGATGAACGATGATACTTGGATGATTTTTCCTTCCATTTTGATACTTGTTCTTCTTTCTGGTGCCTGGTATAATTTCGGTAGGCACATTGGAGGTTATGATGGTCGGGACAAAACAGTAGTTCTTTGTGTTGAAAAACCAGAACAATGCAAAGAGAGGTATGAATTCCTGAAACTTCGTGAAAAACTTGGAGAATAAATGAAATGAACTTAAAAGACAAATACATTAGAGCACTACAAGAAACAGGATTTATCAAATCTACTCCTGAACTCATTGGAGAGTTTATTGGATTTTTGATTATTGTTGGTTTGATTGCCTGGGGGTTGGTTGCATTCTTCTCTCTTTCTTGGGGACAAGCACTCTTAATTTCTTGGATGTTTAATCAAATTATTGGAGTTCTTAGTAAATGAACCCAGAAGAACTACAAAGCATTATGAAACGGAAAATCAAAAGGAGATTGTCCTATGAGGTTTCTTTTTGGTATGATGGTAAAAGAGGAACAAAATGGTTTCAGTCGGCAAAGAGAATGCGAAAGTATGTAAATGCTATTCACGAATCTACAATGATGGATATTCCGGAAGTAATTATTGAAAAAACTTGGTGTTATAGAAATCACCACCCAAAACATAAGTGGTGGTATCATTCAACTAAACCCAATGAGTTTGTTTGTTATGAGAGGTATTGAATGACTGACCCAGAAGAACTAAAAAACATTGACTTGGAACAACTCATAAAAGATGAACTGATTAAAAATATTAAACAGTCAGTTGATGAACAACTTACTTCTATTCTAATGCACCCGGATGCATACAAGGTACTTACTGACTACAAGAACCAAAATGCACTTCAACGGGTTCTATGGAATATCAAATGGGGTTTCAAGGATTGTATAGATAACTTTAGAAACTGGAAAGGACATATGAGAGGTGAAGAATGGGACTTCTGGGAAATCTTGAACGGTGAGTGGAGTGCTTACGAATGAAAATCAAAAATGTATCTAAAGAAATCACTTATTATGTGGAACTGGATGAGGATGTAGATGACCCAGAGTTTCTGTGGTATAGGACTGACGAACACTTTGAGAACTGGGAGGTTTTGATGTGTGAAAGTTGGGAGAGTGTCTATGATAGTAAAGAACTCAAAGAAGCATTTGTTCAGTATCATAAGAACCTTGGACCTAAAAGAGATGTTTTTATTATTTGAGGAACTAAAATGAAACTCTACATTATTTACAAAGACGATGGTGCTTCTGGTGCTGGACCGCAAGATAGTTCAACTTTTGCTAAAAATAAACTCTATATTTTAGAAGGAACTTATCAGCAAATCAAAGATAAGATTTGGGAAATGGAAAGTCGTTTTCCCTCTATCAATAGAAAAAATCCAAAATTTTGTGATTGGTATTTTGAAGGTCCTGATGATGAGGGTAATGATGATTATAATGATGTTGTTTATGTAAAGGTGGAAGAATGAAAATCTATGCCGTGGTTGATAATGTTGATTTAGGTTATCATATTGAATTTGCTACTCTTCATAAGGATAAAGCACAAGAAGCATTAGATATAAAAAACAAACAAAAGGATGCTTATTTGATTGAACAAAGAATGCTACAGGGTGAGACTTACGAAGAAGCAAAGGAATATGTAGATAAATGCTGTAGGAGAAGTTATGAAATTATTGAGATTGAAGTGGAAGAATGACTGTATATTATGGTGGTCTAATTCCATCTCAAGTTTTTAATGAAGAAGAGTATCAGTCGTATCTAAAGTTTGCATCTGCTTATGAGTTGGAAAACGACATCATAACTCAAGAAACATTAGATAAGATGGGACATAAGTTATCTAAAGAAATTCAAAATCGTATTACTGCAAATGCTTGGAACACTTATTTGAGGTATAGATGAAATGACTAAATGTACCTGTTCCTACATTCAAATAGGAACCAAAACCTCCAACACTCAAAACCTCAATCCAGATTGCCCCTTGCACGGAAAGGATAGTGCGTGGTATAATGACCCAGAACAAGTCAAGAAACGAGATGAAAGGTCGCAACGACTTCGGGAACTTTTTGATGCTGCACGCAAAGCAAGGGAGGGAGTAAATGACTAACTCAACTGACGAACAACTTGATGAACTTTGGGATGAGATTGGAGGTTATTACAATCTTTATCCTGAAGTTAGAAATACTATTCGTGAAGCACTTAATCGTTGGGGAAACCCAGAACCAATTGCCTTAGAAGATAGAGAACCACACCATACTGATTTGGATGAATGTGGTTCTTGTTGGTGGTGGGATGAAATGAAGGAATGTTATGAGAGTTTATGTGGAGATATGGGAGGAATTCATAGTATTCGTGAAGTTAATAAGAGGAATGATTATCCACACCATTACACACACTGGTTGCCTCATTGGGCAATCAAACTACCGGAGGTAAAAGATGAAACCGATAAAACATAAATGGACTATTCAAACATCTATTAGTGTTTTTGAGTATTGTTTATACACTTGGAGAGGAACTATGTATCCTCATTTAGATGGTTTCAAAAATCCAGATAGATTGAGAATACAATTCTTTTACTATTTGAACTATGGTATGACTGGAAACGAAATGAACTTACAAGAATGACTGACCCAAATTTTCTAAAACAATTAGATTATTATTATAAAGAAGACAAACTTTATGAAAACATCACCAACGTTATTATATGACTTATTTTCAATTTTGCTTATTACTTTCTTCTATGTTCATTGCACTTTGTAATAAAGATGATAGAAGTTTTTTAGGTAGTGTGGGTGTCACTTGGTTATTAGTTGCGATTATTGCAGGAGTTTTAGGAAAATGACAAGTGATAATTCAGTATTCCCTTATATTTGGGACGAAGAAATGGATATAATTATTGAGAAAAGTTGGAAAGAAATAAAAACAGAATATAGCAATAAACCAAGTGATTTTGCATACTTTTCTATCGGATTTAAAGCAGCAGTATTAGAATTTAGAAAACAAGAGTTAGTCAAAAAACAAAAAGAGTTTAATGAACGACATGGAAAGAAAAATGACTGAAGACACCTGACTAACTGGCACACTGCCTCTTGAGAGGTGGTGGATTTTGTGGTATCATAAGGAAACAGACACAAAAACCTCACGATGATTACCAACGAACGAATTCTTGAACTTGCCCGAGAACATCTTGAAGTATTGATTGCTGATGACGATGAACTGAATTCTCCCACTGATTTCGCAGCAACCAGAGAACAACTTTTGAGGTTTGCTAATGAAATCTATAATGAAGGATACGAAGATGGTTGGGAAAGTCGTGTTAATGTTGAATACCTGAATAGTTCTTATCCTACTGGACTTGTTGGAGAACCTCAATGAAATACTACACCATTGACGGATTTGTAAAACACTTCGCAGACAATGGAAACGAAGAAACTTTATGGGATATGATTGATGACTATAAAGAATGGAAACAAGAAGGAGATATTGGAAATTGTCTGTTGAGGTCAAACGCACAAACATTCTGTGCAAATCTTAAAATTCCTATGTATCTTCATACAGATTATATGGAACATATTGCTATGGGTATTTACAAACACTTTGCACTTAAGTATCGGGAGTTGAAACAATGAAAGGATGGAAAGATATTGCACAAGATTTAATGCAAGCATACTACATAGACATTGATGAAGTAAGATTAGGAGGTGTAGATAGAGATGCGGTTGCGAATGTTCTCAAAGAACTGATTATTCAATTCAAAGAGGTTTATGAGATTGATGAGGATGAAGATGATGAGTATGGGGTTGATTTCGTGATTGATGTGAGAGACATTAAACAAATTATCTGGGAACTTGAGAAATGAGTAAAGAACTTCTTGAACACCTCAATAAAATAATTGAACTTGATAAGGAAATTCAACAAATACAAGATAAACAAATAAAAAGACTTGAAAATAGTTTGAGATTTAACAAGTCAAGGTGGGAACTTCTTCAGAAAGTTCAAATTTATATGAGAGACCCAGAAAGAACTATTGTTTGTGATATTCTTGCAAACAATTCACTACTTCCAGACCCTAAAGGAACCCGATACGGACAAGACCTACGAACTCTTATTAAAAATGATTGAAATTAAAAACTGCAGGACTTGTGCTCACTGTGAAATTCACGATGGAGCAAGTTTTGACTACTGCATTCTTTCTGGGGAGAAATGTTGGATGGTAAGAAAGTATCCAAATCATCTGTGTGATGAGAACTTCAGTGGATGGGTTCCCAGAACTTTCACAATGTTCCTTCTTGACCATAGATTTCTAATTACGATGATTGTTATTGTGTTTTCTATTACCTTTGCGTCTTTTCTTAATAACTGAAATGACCCGTACTAATCTCTTTACTGCCTTTACAACAATTCTCCTGTGCTGGGAGTTTGCAATTCTTCTTGACCTTTTACCTTCTTGAAACCAATGAAAGACCTTATTAAGTACTTTGATGTTCCTATTATGATTTTGAGTTTAGGGTTATTTCTTGGAGGAGGAATGTTTGTAGCAGGTCATATTACAGACGCACAAAGGTTTGCAGCATATCAAAAGGCACTTGAAACTATTGCAAAATGTAGAAGTTCTAAGACTGGAGATATGGATGCAATCTTTATTGACAATCTTTGTGGAAAGGTTCCATCTCCTGCAGACTTTGGTATCCCTGGACAATGAGTAATTTTATGAACTACTTTATTTCTTTTATACTTAAATACCCGATTTATTATGTGGTTGTTAATGGACTTGCAGCACTCACAGGACTTTCAGTTTGGTGGTGTGTTCCAATTGCTACTGTAATTGTTTTATCTTATGATATTGGTGAAAAGATTATGGAAAGAGACCGATGAAGAAACCTGAACCACCAAAACCCAGGATTATCCGTGAAGATTTCTTACCAGAAGATGATGTATTAAAAAACTATCGTGTTCTAAAATATCAATATGAGAATGGTGAGATTATCTACTATCCTCAACATAAGTTTCTTGGTTTATTCTGGGTATGTATAGACGCACATAGAGAATTCAAATCATTAGAGTGGGCAATTTATTTTATTAAACAAGATATTATTACAAAAAGAAAACCAACAGTAGAATATATTGAACTTACAGAGAAAGATTTAGAACTTCCCCCAAGAGACCCCAACCCACCACTACTGGAACCATAATGATTAAAAAACAAATCAACTACACAATTGAATTCACAGAGCAACAAACAAAAGAACTCTATCAACTTCTACGAACTGAAAAAGACAGTGGATGTCTAACACCAGATAAAGAACTGGTGCTTATCTATAACGAACTTAGAAATCTTTTTGATGGAGGAGTACGATGAAAGTTTATTCACTTTATTACGAAGGAAAAACCTATGTTTGTTCATTTCTCACAAGAGAAGATTGCATTCAGTATGGAAAGCAACATTACGATGGGTGGGAGTGTGATATTATTGAAGAGTATTTGAGTAGAAGTCCTTTGGTTTATTCACCTCCTCATTATACTCATTTAGGTGCTTTTCCTTGTAAACCTGGACTTGATACTGGTATTACTCTTATGCCCGGAACACCACAAATTAATAATACTATGAAGGCAGAATGACTAACCAAAAAGACGACTTGGTATGTGAAATCCAAGACCTACAAAATGAAATTGATGAACATACAAGAAAAATCAATCAACTCAAAACTGCTCTTGAACGAAAAGAACAACAACTCAATGAAATTCCCATCACACTTGAACGAATTATCATAGAGTGTATGATTGCGCATAATGGTGAGGTGCGATTAGAAATTCTTGAAAATATTTTGGATAGAGTTGAGGTTGAAATGTTCCCTAAACAGTTTCAATCCTATTCTTCATATATCGAGGGATGGAATGATTGTGTTGTAGAACTAAAGACGAGGTTAAGGGAATGATTACTAAAAGAGACTTTGAATGTGAAATCAAGGAACTACAACTTGAAATAGAAGAAAAAGCAAAAGTCATAGGCAAACTTAAAGATTATCTTAATCAGAGAGAATATCAACTCAAAGAAATGAAAGACGCACAGAGAAACACAAATGAAGCAGTGGAGAACAAAATGAAAGAAGAAGTCAATAAACTCCAAATTAATAACTGGAAGGTTCTAATGCAGAATGCAGATTATCCAATGTTGGAGGTGATTGACGAAAATACTGTGAAGATTGAGGGAGTAGAATATAAGAAGGTATTGAAAGAAAAAACACCCACGATCTATGAATTTCTTATTCAGTGTGCGTATGGTGAATGGAATCCAGATTTGGTGGATACAGAAATTCAAATTCAAATTGAAACTAACGCAGAAAACTTTGTAAATTATCTTTATGAATATTGTGATGTGATTGAAGAAGATGATGATAAAATGATTGTAAGTATCTCTAAAACACAAATGGTAATTCCAAATGAATGAACCTAACTACGAACAAATCTTAAAAAATCAAGATATTATCTCACAACTCACTCTTGAAGAAGTAAATAATCTTCAAAGACTACTTGATAAGAGGGAATATCAACTAAAAGCAGTACCACCAGAAAAACATATTCTGGATAATCCAGATAATATTAAAGTTTCTAAACGAAAATTTATTGATGATATTTTGATTCCCCGAGTAGAATATGTGATTTCTGTAAATCAAGAAGCAGTTAAAGACCACAAAGTTCTTTGGAGACAGTATCATATTGATAATTCTCCTTCTTACTTTACGATTGAAAAAATTGATAAAAATATGGATAATGATATTTTTAGATGGATAGAAGAAAAATTGGTAAAATGTTATAACGAAGAAGAAGAATGACCTGTACTCAAATGACTAAAGAAATTGAACAAGTAAAGCAGCAAATCAAAGTTCTGGAAGCAAAACTATCTTTACTGGAAGAAATTGAAACTCATAAAACTCCAATAGAGGAGGAATATAAACAGTGGTGGGGTAAATATCCTGGAACTGAACCTTGGTGCAATTATGATGAGACAAGGTGGGTAGGTTTCAAAGCAGGTTATGAAGCAGCACAATCAAAAGATGTTGAAATTCAAGAAGATACAGAAATTTCACCAAGTATGTTTAACTGTAGAATTGAAGGAGAACCTCCTAATGGTTATTCTGCTTGGAATTTATGGTATAAAAACGAAGGGTCTAAGGGCATTCTTCATAATTTGAGAATTGCCCCCATTGAATATAAAGCAATGGAAACATAAGAACTCTAATGATGTTTATGTTGTTGTGGAACAGTATTCTCATAGAGTTGTCCTGAAGCACGAACTTACTGGAACCATTCTCAAACTAACATTAGGGCATCTAAATCCTGATGGTTTTAATGATTATCAAAGGATAGAAAAATGAAATACTATGCCTATACTTACCCTTCCCCAATAGGAAGCATCACAAGAACCTTAAGTGAAGAACAGATTTTAGTAGAGTATGCGTCTTTCTGGTTTGAAGAGATGTATAGGAAATTTGGAAAAGATTATGTAGATAAAAACTACACAAAGGACGATTGCATTATGGACTGGGTTGTGGTAAACTGGGCATGGGAAGTAGAAAAAGATTGGTTGAAGGAGAAAGAAAACAATGTTTAAAAATCCAAATCCTGATTGTGAACGGGATAACTGTCAATTTATATGTGGTGGAGGTACATCTACTCTTGTATATTATATTCCAACATATGATAAAAATGGAGTAAATATCAATCCAGATAGAAATACAACAACTTTTACTGTTGAATGTACAGTATGTAATGGAAGATGGAGAGGTGCAACTCAACTTGGTGAAACAACTTATGAGGAAGTTAAATGAACCCACTAATCGCAAAATGGGAAGAATTAAAAAAACCTGCACCGATTGAGAATAAAATTCAACATGAACTTGACCCAGAATTTGTAGAAAAACTTAAGGATGTTAATACTCTATCAACCTTAAGTATTACTGGAAATACTGGTACTGGAATTACTGCATCTAATTATTATACCGCAACAAACTCAACAATAAATTATAAACCAAAACCTGTTACAACTTATGATGTGAGTAGTTGCAACGATAGTTATTTTCAGGTTGCAGAAATGTTAAAAACTGGAACGGCAAGAGTTGTGAATATGACTACAGAATTTAATTTCAATACTTATTATAAAAATGATGAGCATAAGGTAATCTTTGAGGTTATCTTGGACCACTAACGAAACCGTCACACTACCTCTTGTGGGGTGGTGAATTTTGTGGTATGATGACTTTATCAATGGAGAACTTATGACTGAAGAAACCTACGGGCACATTCCAGACGCATTCTTTCTTCCAGAAAGAGTTGAAAATCCCGATGAGATTGTATTGGATGATGTGAAACTCTTTCATCTGGAAAATATGGTTCCCGACGAGCACTTATGGTTGTCTGTTTCAACAAAAGACAATGAGATTTACCATTTAAACATCTTTGCAAAAGACAATAAACTAACTTATTATTGGAGTAGAGAACAGTGACTGAACCCCAACTTACTCTTGATGAAATGAGAGACATTGCAACTCAAAGAGAACAAGAAATCATTGATGAGTTCTTGAACTCTCTCCCCAAACCCGTAATGACTAAAGAAGAACTCAAGGAACATCACGAGAAACTACAACAAGAACATCTCAAAGAAATTCAAGAGGATGACCCTTGGAAGTTTATGGTTGGATGGAAATGCGGTACTGGTGAATGGACCACTTATTGTCTCTATATGACTGCAACATATGATGAAGAAATTGCGAAGAAACGATTTGAGAATAGATTTGGGGAGTACTACACAAACTTTATGGATTTTACAACTCGGGAAGAGTTTTTTGATAAGTTCTCAAACTTTATTCCAGAAAGTGTAAAAGAACTTTCCAATAAACCTTGTTCTCTTGAGTTTTATACTGAAGTTAGTTACAATTTTTCATAATGGAACGAGATGAAGAATTTTTCATTGAAGTGAAAGCAATTAAATTTGTTTGCGAGTTCGTAAGAGAAAAATACCCAGAACATTCTTATTTGTTGTGGGTTAAATATTCTTGTGATGTCCTAAAAGAGTGTAACAAAAATGCCTCAAATTAAAAACTGTCGCACCTGTGCTCATTGCAACATCACAGATGTTCCATCATTAGATTATTGTTTTCTCACTGGGAATTATTGCCAAACTCAAAGAATTAATCCAGAAAAACCTTGTGATGTTAATTTCAGTGGTTGGGAACCCAGAACTCCCATCCAATATCTAATGGACCATAGGTTTGCAATTGTATTTGTAATTGCCTCAATTTCTATTGTTATTGCTGCTATTTTAAAACACTCTTAATTGTTATGAAGGATTTTTTTAATCAACCCGAAACATTTTTTATTTTTCTTTCTTTTGTTACCATTGGTATCATAACCGGTGGTTTTCAGGTCTCTGACCACATAAATTCACGAAGAAATTATGAGAACTACCAAAGAGCATTAACAACTATACTTGCATGTAGAATTGTCGCAAAGGAAAATGCAAATAAAGTTTGCGGTTCTGTTCCTAATGTGAAGGATTTTATTAGAGTGCCGGAGTAGACACTTAAGAAACCGTCACAAGACCCTTTGAGTAACTCGGGGTTTTGTGTTATAGTAGTATCGTACACGCAAAAAACCTTATGACTAATCTCCCTGAATTCGTTCCCTTTCCTAAAATTCCTCGTCTCTATAAAGAATGCGTCATTACTGAAAAGATTGACGGAACCAATGGAGTAATTTACATCACCGATGATGGTGAGATGTTTGTTGGTTCTCGTAATCGTTGGTTGAGTGTGGAGAGTGATAACTTTGGTTTTCATCGTTGGTCAATGGAGAACAAAGACCAACTTATGAAACTTGGTCCTGGTCGTCATCATGGTGAGTGGTGGGGCAGTGGTATTCAACGAGGTTATAATCTTACCAAAGGTGAGAAAAGGTTTTCTCTTTTCAATACCAACATCTGGAACGAAGATAATCCACCACCCGAGTGTTGTTCTGTAGTTCCGGTTCTTTATCAAGGTGAATTTAGTACAAATGCACTTGACGATGTGATGGATAAACTGTGGAATTATGGTTCTGTTGCTTCTCCGGGATTTATGAATGCAGAAGGTGTAATGGTGTATCATAGTTCTGCTAATCATTACTTCAAAGCACCTTTTGATAAGGAGCATAAAGGACAATGAAAAACTTTTGGTATAGACGGATAATGTGGTCTTGGTGTTTTGATAGTTGGGTTAAACTTATGAAAAATTCACCAGAATTTTATGAGAGTTTTGAATGTGATAGACATTTCTTTTGGTTATATTTGAATAACTACAATCAACTTTTCGGTACTAATGATGGATTTGGGAATGCAAATGACTGAAGAACAACAAGAACTTATTATTAACAAACTCAAAGAAATTGCAAGTGAAAAAACTTGTTATGAAATGTATGGTGAGTTTTATGATGGAATTCCTCAACCAACAACCAGAATTTTTACTGATGGAATTGACTATGGGAAAATCAATCTTTGTAGAGAACTTTTGAACCTGTTGGAGACAAAGGTAGAACCGTCACAAGGACATCGCAGGAAAGACCTGGATGTGATAGGATAATAACACTAACGGAGAACCACATTATGCCTCGTTTTAAAGCAACCATTGAATTTAATAGAGCATCAAACGACATTTCACTTGCCGAACATTATCTTAGAGACAAATTGTACTTAGGAGCAAATATACACATTTCAAATCTTGAACGACTTTCAATTACTCACGAAGAAGCAATTGCGGAAATTAAAAAATTAATTGATGAAGAAAGTACTTATGGTTGTGCCGATGCATCTAAAATTAAATCCATTCTTGAAAAGGTGATTTGATTGTGATTAAAGTGCAAAGTTTTTATGAACTCAAGATTGATAATGATTTTGATGAAATCACAATCTTGACCGGTGACGACAAACGAACCGCATTTACCATTAAGATTTTGAATGGTCATTCCATTGAAGTTCGGGGAGGATGTATGGTAAAAGACCAAGGAGTTCTTTATGCTGAACAACTTCAAGTTGCTCCTCGTGCTTCTAATGTGATTACGGTAAGTAAGGTCAAGTATGAATAAGGACGCATACTATTCCTGGATTGCCGAGAACGACGAATACCCCGAACATTCTCATAAGTTTATAGTAGGTGTCTATAACAAATATAAAGAAGTTAAAGGTCTTCATCGTTATTTTGGTCCTTTTGATACTAACAAAGATGCAAGAGTATTCGCAGCAGAATACCGAGACAAATATACAAAACCTGGATTTATCGTAGATATTCGTGTGTTTCCCTTATGTGAGGTTTTATGAGCAGTTACCGTTGGATGACCCCTAAAGATTTGTCTGCTGCTGTAAGAGCACAGAATATTTACAATTCTCGGGTAAAACGAGGAGAGATTGATACTACAAACATCATAAGAACTGATTATGTGGTGTGTGGTTGTGGTGAAGAAGGTTGTGGATTTATTACTTTTTATAATAAGGTATGTGATGTCTAAAAACTCAAAAGAACAAGCACAAGAACTTTTTTATTTTAAACTATGAAAATCTATCTGGTTATTGAAAGTGTTGATGTTGGACCTGGGTTTATTCCAAGTATTATTCACGGAGTATTTAAATCAAAAGAAAATGCAGAGAAACTGCAAAAGAAAGTAAGTGAGGAAATTGCTGAAGAAAGTCCCTATTGGTTAGAAGCAATAGACCTAATACGTGTTGAAGAAATGGAGTTGCAGGAATGAGTGACTACGACTTACTCACACCAAATCAAAAAGTTTTAGTATGGATTTTGGAACATACACCAGAACCAGTTGCAGATAAGATATATGAGTTTTACCTTGGTTTTTATAGATTTCATTATGCATTTCAAGTGTGGAGTGCTATAATGACTACGGACTATAAGATTTCAAGTAAAAGAACATTTGGATTGACCTGGTTTGATGAGTTTTATGGTTTATTGAGTAGAAGTTATGACTAAACAAAAAACATTGGTTGAAACAATTACACCAGTTGTGGGATATGATAGGGTTTATGCCCGAGATGTTCTTCGTGAGATTGCCGATTGGATTGAAAACCATTCAAACTGGTATTACCTAACTCCATCTCAACTTCGTCAAGAGGCAGAACGGTATGAATGAAAACTCAAAAGAACAAGCACAAGAACTTTTGGAAGTTCTTATGAACAGTAAACACCACAATCCTGCTTTGGCACTTCAAGAAGTTCTTGTTAAACTTCGGGAACAACTTACACTTCCAAGAGGTGTTAGTGTTTGGGAGGATGAAAAAGGTATGTGCTATGATGCTGGACGGGATGAATGCATCAAAGAAATTTCTGCTATTGTTGATGAGTTGGAGTTACTATGAATAAACAAAATTTACAGGAATACTACGAAAGTGTTGGAACCTTATATGATGATATCACCAAAGTTGAGGTAGGAGATAATCTCAAGATGAACCCATTTAAGGTTGTAATGCATTTACAGGAACTTTATAATAGAATTGAACAACTTGAGGAAAAAACTAAATGACTGAAAGAGCACAAAAGATTATGAAAGCATATGAAGCAAATGCTACAATATTTCCAACTACAGGTGTTGCTGCTGCTATTCGTGCTATGGCGGATAGTTTTGTGTATGATGATAATGGACTTGCTTGGTTTACTGCTGATGACTTCAAGAAACTTGCCGATGATTTGGAGGAACTATGAAAGAACAAGCACAAAAAATCTGGAATACTTATGTTGAAGGATATGCAGAAGCACTAATGATCCCTGTAGATCAATTTGATACTTATATGGATAAAGATTGTAGGAAAATTATTGCTTCTGTTCTTCGTGAAACCATAAATCAACTGCAAAGAGGAACCACTGTGGGTGTTGTAATTATGTGTCCCGATATTTTAGAACTATGCGAAGAACTTGAAAAACTTTAAAAAATGATTTACCTTTCTTTCTCACTTTCAAATCCATTCTCAAACAGGTTCTCTGTTGTCTATGAAAAATCGGGAAAAACCTGGAACCCTCATAAGTTCTGGGATTTGACTATTTCTAAAAATAGTGCTATCATTGGATTTTCCATTGATTTTACAATGAGACAAGACCACGCAGGATTTGGTTTTGATTTTGAACTTTTTGGTTGGAATATTGATTATAGGTTTTATGATAACAGACATTGGGACTACAAGGGTGGTAGGTGGGAAACTTATGATTAAAATAGTGAAAAAAATATGGGTTAAAATAATTAAAAAATTTTGGAATTCATTAGTCAATAACAAGCAGCATTCTAAAATTAAGGTTAAAATTGATAGTTGGGGTGGAACTTCAGTTGACCCTTCAGAAGTTTTCCGTAGTGAACAAGGAAAAAAAGATTTGGATTTTTTTGTGGAACTTGCAAAAAGGAAAAAATGACTAAATCAAGAGCATCTGTAGTATGGGAAGCATTTTGTGGAGAACTTACACAAGAACCCACAGATGATATGAGGGAAGCACTCGCAACTGCAATTCTTAAAATCATAGACGAGTATGAGGAGTTTATGGGTGATGATGGTTATGGGAGAATGGTGGTGAGTTCTATGGACCTTCGTATTCTTTCAAATGATTTGGAGACACTTCAAGAACCGTCACAAGACCCTTCCCACTCTGGGTCTTGATGGGTTATAATACTCTCATACAACACACAACTCCAATGATTGACCTTTCACAGTTTGTTGATAAGAAAGTCCGAGTGACTTTTAGGAATATCGGTATTTTTGAAGGTAAAATAACAAGGAATACTACAGGTCTTCCTTATTGTTTTAAATGTGATGAAGGTGATTATGAGTGTGATTATACTTATGATGGTTTTCTTGAAGATTTTAATGAACCTACCGCAGGAGACATCATCCAAATTGAGGAAATCAAACCAATGAACAAATACGAAGAACTGGAAAAACAGGTCGCAGAAATGCAGAAAGAGATTGACCGTCTCAAAAGGGAGGAGGAAAAGAATAATCTTAATTTGAAACCTGTCGAAATTGCTCGCACCGTTAAGATTACTCCTGAAGAGTATTATGAGTATTGTAAAGAGTATAAAGAAAAACCAACGGCAACAGGATATGTAAAGTATTATTCAAGTTCTGCATGGTTTATGGATAGTGGTGATTATACTGAAAGTTTCAAAGTAATTGGAGAATGACTATGACCTTATCAAACGAAACCAAAACTAAACTCGCAGATGCACTGGTTCCTGAAGTCATTCGGTATCTTGAGACCAATGATAACTATGTGGATGTAATGCAAAATCAACTCATTCCAGAAGCAATTTCAAATGCACTGGGAGAAGTGGATGAAAACCTTAAATTTGAACTATCTCTTATGATTTTTGATAGTATCTATATTCGTGAAGTAAAATGACTGAAGACCTCTACCCTCCTAAAAATGAATTTATTGTTCCTATTACTGTGGAACTTCAAGCAGACCAACAACTTCAACTTCGTAAGTATCTAAATCTTCATTATCTTGGAGATGTAGATGCTAATGAACTTGACGAGAATGGGAACTTTGTAGCAAAGTATCCAGAGAAGGAAACTGTAGAGTTCAAGAATGCTGTTTGGAATTCAGATGCTACTCATAGAGTTGAAGCACTAGTAACTTTTGATGTAAATGGTATACCCAAACTGGAGTTCATCAATGACTGATACTGAAAAACTCTGTAAAGATTGTAATTATCATTATTATGAACACGGTTATCATCACTGTCGCAGACCTGTTACTTCTAAAACAAATTTGGTTACAGGTGAAGTAGAAATTAAATCTGCATATCTTTTTTGTGAGAATGAACGGTCTCATAATTTTAAAGATTATTGTGGACCCGAAGGTAAATTTTGGACACCTCGTAAGTCTTTTTGGGAAGGATTAAGTGATGCTATCACAAGGTCCTTGTGAGGACACTTGAGGAACTGACACAAGAGGCACTCCTAGATTTTTCTGGGAGTGCTATTCTCATTAAAACATTGGAGGATAGCAATGATCAATGTAAAGCATATTAAGGATAATGAATATGAAATTAGTTGGGATGAAAATGATCCCATAGAATCAAAATTAAATACATGGACCGAAGAGGATTTTCTTAATACAATTTCAGAAGGACTTAAGAGACTAGATAAATTAGATTAGATGTCTATTTTATCTACATGTCTTACGAGGAATTTTTAAATTTACCTGTAGATTCTGTAACAAAATTTGTTCAAGTTATAAAGCATAAGAGATTAAACAATATACCATTTAATGATGAAGAATTGGAACTCTGTGAGCATGTGGAAAAATATGTTAAACAGATTAAATTAAATGAGGATAAGACAAGATTGGAGTATATGTTCTCTTTAAAATCCTATCAAAAAGATAAATAATAAAAAATATAAAGTAGATCAATGCAAAAGACTTTTAAGGACTTTATGGATATTCTTGAAAGAGCAACTTTTATAGATTTGAGCAGTTCAAAAGAGCAGGCAAGAATGGAGAAAGAAATAGCAAAGCGCGAAAAGGAAAAAATAGCGAAAATGCGACAAAGAAGTGATGAACTTTATCACGAAAGAACTCGTGGTCGTGGCATTCGTGCAACTAGCGGAGGAAGAAAAGGTTGGATTAAGGATGGTAAGTTTACACCAGACGAGGACAGTTGATAAACTGTCACACATTACACCCAACAGTCCACTAAACTTGGTATAATAACCAAAGACACAACAAAACCATGAACAAAAGCGAACTCCGAAAGATTGCTAAGGAAATTGAGTACGAAACCCGCCGCCTAGAACTCAGGAAAGAGTTTGAAGAAAAGGGGATTAGGTTTTCTGATAAGCACGGAAGAGGTTATATTCGCGATGGTGTGAAGCATTACGACTAAAAGATTTGGGGATCTCATGGTCTCCTTTTTATTGGCAATAAATAATATCAAAAATCTATGGATTTTGCAGATTTAGAATCTAAGACCAAAAATGAATTGGTTCAGATTGCTAAAAAATTTACAGTATATTATATTACCAAATCTGGAGAAGGTTCTACATCCAATTATAATTCTTTATCTAAGTCGCAATTAATTGATGTAATTCTTAATGATAAGGATTATCAGAAGGCAACAGGAACCTTAAGTAGAGTGGAGAGATTGAGGAGAGCAATTGTTAATATAACTGATCCAGATCAAATTATGGATGCAATTTTAAGCATTTTTGGTGTAAATGGATCAGCAATTGCTCCAGGAAATTATTATACTTACATATACAATGCTAAGACACCAGATTTACTTTATGATCAACATCCATTAATTGCATGTCTTGGTACGACTGAGAATGGGTTTTATGGATTAAATTTTCACTTAAATATGAATAGAAACTACACTTATCCAGAAGTAGGATCTAATGTTTGTCACATAAGACAAAATGAGATTTCATATTTCAGAACGTTAGTTTACAGAAAACTTTTATATAGTGGTAGATAATAAATACGGGCATAAGAAATGGCAAAACTGAAAGAAAATTACACAACAAATACTTTTAATCAAGAAATACTACAATGTGCTGCTCTTAGTTTTTTTATTCATAAAAGTAATGCTAAAAATAAAGATTTTTTTGCATATATAGAAAACTTCGCTGACGGAGAGGATCCGGACAGTATTTTGAAATCTGTTCATGGGGAATATGATATTAAAACAAATTTGGGCGTATTTCACACATCAAAACCTTCTGGTGTTAGTTGGGTTAGATCTTCAATAGATATTGCAAGATTTTTAATACAAAAATTAAAATTAAACAAAAACTTTGAAATACATCATCAAAAGTCTAAATTTGGTAAACTTATAAAAGACGATTGTATTAAGAAAATCGTAACTGCACTAGAAACAAAAAATATTTCAGATAAACCTGATGTATATAACCCATCTGATATATGGATAGTAGATAAAAATCAAGAAAACAATATCAGAAAAGAATTAGGGACACATATAATTAGTAAAAAGGCGAATATAGTTGCTAACTACACTACTAACAAAAATACATATAAATCTATTATAAACAGATTTTTTATTAGAAAAAAATTATTTCAAATTTCACTAAAAAAATCTGGTACTGCTAGTCTAAAAATAGACGAACAATATAAAAATATATCAAAAGCTTCACCAATCGGTATAGGATATAAAATTGTGGGTACAATGATGAATTATGAATCCAATAAAATGGACATTGATCCATATACCAAATTTGTGTTTGCTTTTGATAATGTTTTGCAGGAAGGAAATAGAGCAAAAATAATGAAATTTATTGAAGACCTAGTTGATATTAAAAAACTGAATTACAAAGATGAAGTTTTGCAACCAAATCTAATATTCCACTTAAATTATGAAGGAGTGGATATTGAAGGTGGTGGAATTGAAAAATGGAAATTAGACACTCCAGGTGATACATTTAATATGCAAAAGATCGGAGGAACTGCATGGTCTGGGGGTCTCAATACGAATGGCGTGCATCAAATTTTAGAAAATTATCAACAATATAAACCAATATTTAAAGAAGTAATAGATAAGAGAATAGATGCATATAAAAATATATCTTCAGATATTCCTAATGAAGTAAACAATATTTTATCAAAAAATGAATTAATTTATAAAACCAAAGATCTTAGTGCAATCCGCGAATCTTTATTAACAACCAATCAATATATACATTTTTTGGTAAAATCTATACAAATATTATCTAAGGACTTTAGAGGAATAAAAGAACTATATGGAATAACTTCACAAGAAACATTGAAACTGACAACAAAAGTTGAACTTGACCGATATATTATGAAATGGGATGATGCCGAAGGTCTTGTATGGGAAAAAGTGAAAGCAATAACTACCAATTTAAAAAGGAATCAAATTGCAGTTCCTCTTAGAGTAGAAATTGCAACAAAAAAAGGAGATAAGATTCTTCCCTATGTTCTCACTTCAGGAAGTCAAATAGATAAAAAGATAAAAAAAGGGCACTATGTATTTGCTATTTCTGGCGCTGCTAAACTTAAAACTGGTACAAAAATTGAATCAATAGATACCAAAAACAAAACAATAACATTAACACAACCCATAGAAAAAGGATCAAAAGATAAAATAAAATTATTCATATTAGATCCATATGTAACTAACATACTTTCCGCTAAAGATTTGAGTAAAATTAAAGGAAGTGAAAACAAAACCATTAAATACTTAGAGGAAAAGTATTCAAAACTTCAAGCATTTTATATGTTTGTTAAGGGTGGACCAAATCTTTTAAATGAAATATTAAAAAAACAAATAGTTTTAACAATATATGGATTAGTGTCCAAAAAAGGTGGAAAATTATTTGATCCAGATTTATATGATAAAATTAAGAAACAAAAATTCACAAAAAATGCAATATCAAAATTTGTTATCGCGCCATTTATTATTGTGGGCGATTAACGACAAGTAATTAATAGTATGTTATATGAACACTAATCTACTCCGAATGATCTCAAGTCTAGTAATTTGCGTAGCGTACATCATCACACTTTATTATGATGGAGTAGTAGGAGCAAGATTATACTTGATAGGAAACTCATTGGCGATGCCCTACATGATAAAGAATCGCTGCTGGGACATTGTGGCGTTGCTATCTTTCTTTATTGTGTTTGGAATACCCAGAGCACTGGGACAATGATCTGACTGTCTACTGAACAGGCATGACCCCAGCAGCATGGGGTACATTTATCTCATCGGCAAGGGACGCACCCCCACCGCCGCCCCAAGTGCCAATCACAAGACTGGCACACTCCACGACATCCCAGCGGATTCCGTGGTATTCTTAAGGGGTCGGTGAGGGAAACACCAAACCGACAAACACCTGTCCTTTACATTTCATTTCCTTTTTTATTATGCAATTCCTCAACAACGTTCGTACCCAAGACGCTTCCGCTCCTGTTACCCTGGTGGTCAACGAGGAAACCTACAGCGTGTCTCCCGACAACTACCGTGGCAAGACCGTTGCTCAACTGTTCTCCCAGTACGGTGAGAACCTTGGCGTGGATCCTGCTCGCATCAACCGCTATGTGATCAACAACGAGATCGTTCCTGGCGAAACCACCGTGCGTCCTGGCGAAACTGTTCGTGGTGCTGTGACTTCCGAAAACAAGGGTTTCTGATCCCTATTTTCCCAACCTCCCTTTCGGGGGAGGTTTACTCCACTACTTGACCTTTACAATATCATGACGACCGAAATCCAAGAGCAACCGACTATTCTTCGTACCCCTCGGGACGGATGTTTTGAATACTACACTGGTGGTTGGGGCAAATACCTTCGCCCTATTGATGATCCTGAAGCAAATGTGATCATCAATAATGATGATCTCAAAACTTTTGAACTGAAAGAAAACATTCATAGGATTCCTGCGGATCTTTGGCAGCGATGGGTTCAACTTTGCTTCTACTATGTGGACAAGGTTGCCGCTTCTCTTGAGGTTTCGGTTCGTATTCTTCGCAATGAAGAAGATCCTTCCAAATATCGTATTCTGGTTCCTCGTCAAGAAGTCAGTGGTGCTTCTGTCCGTGTAGATAGTTTTGATGAAGCAATTGATATTGAAACGGGTGAACCTATTACTCAATATCCTCCTGTAGGTTGGATTCCTGTTGGTTCTTCTCATAGTCATAACACTATGGGAGCATTCTTCTCAGGAACAGATGACAAGTACGAACTTGGCGATCCAGGCATTCACCTTGTTGTTGGTTCTATCAACATTTCCAAACGGTCTTATGCCATTGCTTCGTCTGTTGTTGCTGGTGGTCGTCGGTTCAAAGTTAATTACAACCATCTGATTGACGCTACTCCTGTTGATGATGTTTCGTATCATGAAGATGTTCTGAGTTACGTTACTGTTGAGAAACCCAAGATTACTACAATTATCAACACCTGGCAGGGTCAAAAACAGCGCACCAACAATTTCCTGGCGCCCAGTCGTTTTAATCCTCCCACTTCCAGGAACACTCAAAGTAACTACAAGGATCCTTTCCATTATCAGGATTCTGTTGATTGGACTGAGTTTGAATCAATTGATGATTACTGGAACGCTGTTGAATCTGCCCAGAAAAAAACAGTCAAACTCTGGAACATTGAAGATTCTATCACTGATTTCCTGAAGCAAAATCGTGGCGACATTGAAGAGAAATCTAATCTGATGACTCTTCTGACCCAAATTTGTTCCGACATTGAAGCGGAACTTGAACTTGATCTCATGGAGGTGAACTGATGTCTGCTATTTTTCCTACCGAACCCGCCAAAGTTCATATTCACTCTCTGCCTACTCAGTCTGAGTTTATTAGTTATCAGGTTCAACCTGATATGATTCGCCTGAAAGCATGGATGCCTAATGGTTTTGCTAGGTTCAAAGTTGCCAATAGTGAGACTCAGCGAATCAATTGTTTCTATGAATCCAATTGTATCGGGTGTCGTAGAAATAGTCGTCAATATATTATGGATACTTATCCAGATATTGTAGAAGACGGTCCTTACGGCATTGATATTAACTGGAATGCCTATGAAAAAATCGCCAGGGATCCAAACATCAATGAATGTAGCGTTTTTTATGCTGGTTGGCAGCGGCCCTTTCGTCACTGGGTTGGTACTTGTCCAGAGGGCAATGTATATGATGAAAGTGATAATGATGCCGATTATGTGAGCGTCTCCAATATGGTTTTTGAATGTCATATTTCTCATAATAATAAAGATCTTCTCTTTGAGAAAATTAACGACACAGCATATCTTTGTGCCGGTAAAGTTGACGACAACAATCAAGTAGTTGCAACTAAAAAACTTTCGGTTTCTAATGTCTACGGTGGTGAATGGGGAAGTTATCTTGGTGGTCCTATTTGTTGGGGAAGCGTAACCACCAGCGATAATCAGTATGATTATACGCGACCAAGGAATCTTCGTGAGATCTCAACTTCTTATTTTTCTTCCCAAACAAATAACGATCTTCTCAATCTGCAATCTTTTGCAAGCAATTGTGAAGATATGCGTAAACACAGTTCTAGGAAAACATCGTTTAAAAAACTGGAGAATGACACCTTTCTTTGCGCCGGTTATGATACTCTAATCATGATCTCCGCAGATACGGATGTTCAGGCATTCTTCACCATGCTTATGGCAGGATTTAAACCTCTCCCCCAACTTCCGCACGTTATGATCGTCCCTGCCCGCACTTCCAGCATTCAACGAGGTGATGATCTTTATCTTGGTTTCGTGACCATGGAAGATTCTGTCGGTCGTCAGTGGTATGTTTCTACAGAAGGGTATCTGATTGGTCAACTCGACGAGTCCTTCGTGTGTGCCAGTTGAGATACTGACACACATCCTTTCCAAACCACCCTCTCATCCCTTATTATTGATCTGTAGTCAATTCCACCTATGACCTTTTCTCCTGATTATGTTTTCGTGATTGGTGTTGGAGGTACTGGAGGTTACATTTCCTCCCCTCTCGCCCGTCTTGTTGCCTATCATCCTTCCACCAAGGACGCCAAAGTTGTGTTCATTGATGGTGATGAGTTTGAGGAAAGCAACATGACTCGCCAGATCGTTGGCGAAGCGCAACTTGGACTCAACAAAGCGCGAGCAATGATGGACTTCTGTAGTTACCAGGGTCTGTCTAACGTTGATTACAAGGATGATTATATTTCTATGACATCCTTCATTCCTCTTCTGCGTAGGTCCAATTGCCCTATGATTGTGTGTTCCGTTGACAATGACGCGACTCGCAAGGACATTATCGCTGCTATTTCTTCTGCTTGTGAAGATAAAGACTTCTTCTTCATCACTCCAGGCAATTCCGATGGTACTGAAACTGTCAAGGGTCAAACTCTTTGGTTCGGACGTGTCGGTGGTCAAAGCATCGGTCTGAATCCTTCTCTGGTGTATCCCAACATTGAGAACCCAGAAGATTCGGTCCCTCACAAGGGGTCATGCGCCACTCAGGCGCCCTCCCGCCCTCAACTGATCTCTGCCAACTTCATGGCGGCAGCAATCACTCTGTCGGTCATCCAGAACGTCCTGGATGAAATGATCAATCCGCAGCAAAGCGGCATGTTCTTCAACCTTCGTACTCTTACCACCTCCGTTTCCTGATCATGAGCACTGTTACTTCCACCATCAAAGAAACCACCCAAATGACCGCTACTGAGACTCCTGTTGCTAACGAAGTTGCCCAAGTGAACGTCAATGAGCAACTGGTTCAACTTGACAATCTTCTCACTGCAATCAGTTATCTGCATGAAGAAGTTCGTTCGCGTCAAATTGAAATGCTTGGCGCATCTGAAGTTGAGCGCATGGTAAAAGAATTTCTTTCCGATCGTGGTTTTTACACACGCATCCTGAATTATCACAAGCGTTACCAAATTCCTACCATCAAGCGTGAAGTCATGGACGAGATCAAGAACGATATTGACAGTCATCTTGAGAACTACATCCTCTCCAAGATTGACGAGCGTGTTGAACTTGCCCTGAGCAACCGCGCCAGTAACTGAACTGTCACAGGGGTACTTTACAGGTGCCCCTTTATCGGTTAAACTTACGAAGTAATCAACAAAGAAACGAATGTCTAACAATTCTTCATCTTCTAGTGGTATTGGATTTACTGGTCTTCTCACCATTCTGTTTATTGGTCTGAAACTGACTGGTTATATCAATTGGCCTTGGATCTGGGTTCTATCTCCCATTTGGATTAGTGCTCTGATTATTCTTGCCATTCTCGCGGTTCTCCTGGGAATTTACTTCATCAGCGAACTGAACAAATGAAATCCAAAGGATTTACACTCGTAGAGTTGATGATTGCACTTGCTCTTGCTGGTATTGCATTTAGTCTTCTAGGACTGGCAATTAAAGGGGAATCTCTTCTTCCATCCAAAGAATCATGTATCTCTCAAGGTGGTAAATGGTCTGAAGGAATTCAGTATGGTCGCTGGACACAACTTTGTACCTATAATTGAATGATATGATCGTCCGCATCATCGGAGTAGGAGTAGGAATCGCACTCCTACTCTTTATCCTCCTTCTGAGAGGACTTCCCGTACTCTTCTTCCTGAAGATGCTGCCTCTCGTCTTTCTTCTTTTCGTTGCCATTGCGTTTATCTACGCAGGTTTAACTTCTGATTAATTTTTGTCCTTTATTTAATTATTAACTATGTCTGCTGGTCCTAAAATTGCTCTGGGTGTTGGTGCTGCTGCCCTTGCCCTTATTCTCACTGCTGGTCAATTTACTACGGTCAATACTGGGGAGAATGGATTATACATCGGATTCGATGGCCAGGTAAAGAATGAGATTATTCAGCCAGGAATCCGATATGATGGATTTGGTTCAATTAAGGTCTTCAACACTCGTAAAATTACAGTTCAATCAAATGACCTGACCCCTAAAACCAAAGACAACACCATTATGAAAGATATGGATGTTGTTGTTACTTATAGTCTGTCACCCACGAGTCTCTATGACTTTTATACTGGTTACGACATGAGTAACCATGGAGTCAGTCAAAATGGTCAAATTGAACTAATGTCTAGTTTCATTAAGCGTTTGATTACTTCTGCGGTGAATCAATCAGTCGATGAATATCCTGCACTGGAAGTAAATTCCAGTCTTGATAAGATCCAAGACACAATCAAGAATAACCTGAATCTGTCTTTAGAAAAGAACAATCTTGCAGGTAAAATTCAAATTGAATCTGTGGTTGTTGTGAAAGCAGACCTACCCGAAGACTTGGTTGCTGCCGTAAATCGTGTGGTTGCTGCTCAGAGTGCAAATAAAGAACAGCAAGTTAAAACTCAGACTGCTCAACTCAAGGCAGAGGAAAATAAAGCACTTGCATCTACTGTATCGGCACAATCTCTTGAGTACCAGAGAAATGAGATTTTGAAGGCGGCTTTCAATAATGGAAGTATTCAGAAAATCCTAATCGTGAACGGTACTCCTCTTCAGTTTTTCCCCACTGATAAATAATCACTATAAATAGTCATGCCTGAAGTTGACGGCAATCTCTACAGGTAAAACGATTGGGTGCTCCTTGTGGGCACCTTTTCATTTATAAATAATAATGCCGTCAACTAAAGAGCAGAGTTATGCAACCACGCATTTATACATACAAGATTACCTTTGAAGAGGTTCCTTATTACTATTATGGTAGTAAGAAAGAAAAGTATTATAATCAAGAATATTGGGGATCTCCCACAACTCATAAGTGGTGTTGGAAATTCTATACTCCAAAGAAACAGATACTTCAATTTTTTGAGTATAGTGATAAAGGGTATATTGAATGTAGGGAAGTTGAGGAACGGTTAATTAGACCATTTCTAAATGATCCTTTGTGCTTAAACCAAAGATGTGGTGGAAAATTTTCTTTGGATGTTTGTAGAAGAAGTGGATTGAAGCATGGAAAAAGGGCAGCAGAACTTAAAATAGGAGTTCATTCTTTGACCAAAGAACAATTAAGTGAAAATGGTAGAAAAGGTGGTAAAATAGGTGGTAAAATTGGAGGAAAAATGGTGGGGGAAAAAGTAGGACAAATGTGTAAAGATAGAAAAATTGGAATATGCGGTCTCACTAAAGAACAAAGAATAGAAAATGGCAAAAAATATGGATCAAAAGCAGGTAAACTCGGATCCATTAAAACAAATTCCCAAAAATGGAAATGTCTAGAAACTGGTTACATTACAAATGCAGGAGCACTTACAATGTATCAGAGAGCAAAAGGTATAGATACTTCCAAAAGAGAAAGAATAGCATAAGGACACCTTCAAAACTGTCACAACCCCCACTTTACATGTCTCCCCAAATGCTCTATGATAGGTTAGTAAACAAATTGAACCTATGAAGTATCGTATCGTTCGTCGTGATCAAGCACCTAACGGAAGTCGTAGGGAATGGTATTATGCCCAAATGAATGTGCTTGGTATCTGGATTGATTGTAACTATGATCCTTTTGTAGATACCTGGAATGCTTCAGACGCAGATGTTAAAGAAGTTGAAGAGTGGATTCAAAATAGAATCAAAGGAAATTCTCCTGTTCAACAAGAAGTCGTCAAGACTTTTGATTGACACTTTCTAAACTGTCACAGGGGGACCTTCAGGGGTCTGCATGTTCCTATCATTACAGTTCTAACTTCTCTTGATAAACTTAATATAAAAACAATGGACGATCTTCTAAAGTATTCAGAAGGACCATCACTCAATGCAAGTCAACGTGAAGGTATTGTATTCAAGTCTCTGGATAGTGACTTTACTTTTAAGGCAATCTCTAACAAGTGGTTGTTGAAGAATGACGGTTGAGAAACTGGCACACTCTTCCTCTTCACCTGGCACCTGATCCCTTACAATAATCACAGATCAACGAGGCAACTCATGTTTCAATTCGCAGAAGTCGGTGGTGCAGTCCGAGACAAGTTTCTTGGTCTGGAATCCAAAGATGTAGATTTTGTTGCGATTCCCGAAGATACCAGTGTTTTTGTAGATGCAAATGCTGCATTTACTACTCTTTGCATTCATCTGAAACTAAAGGGGTTCAAAGTATTCCTGGAAACTCCTGAGTTCTTCACTGTTCGGGCACAAGTTCCTGACGGTCATCCTCTGAAGCAACGTACCAATGTTGCTGATTTTGTACTTGCTCGGAAAGATGGTCCGAGTAGTGATGGTCGGCATCCTGATTTTGTACTTCCTGGTACTCTGATGGATGATCTTCAACGTCGGGATTTCACTGTCAATGCTATGGCAATTCTGGATGGGAAACTGATTGATCCTTTCAATGGGTTTGCTGATATTCAGGACGCTATTCTTCGGTTTGTGGGCAATCCTATTGACCGAATCGAAGAAGATGGTTTGAGAGTCATGCGAGCACTTCGGTTTGCTGTTACCAAAAACTTTGATATTGATGCAGATACTTGGGAAGCAATCAATAGTGACTTTGCAGCAGATATGTTGATGAAAGTCTCTGTTGAGCGTATTCGTGAGGAACTTGAAAAAATGTTTCTTGCAGATACTCGATGGACTCTACAAATGTTGAATAATATCAACATTAGAGTTCAAGATGCCATCTTCCGTGATGGTCTGCGTCTGATGCCAACTCTAAAGAAGTGATTCATTATGGCAATTGAACAACACTTGAAGGAGCGACACCTTGACATAAAACTTCATAAACCATTTCTGGATGAAGAACTCAACATTGCAACATTCTATTGTTGGAATTTGTCTGGTCAACTGGTGGGTTATCAACAATACAATCCAACTGGAAATAAACAAATTTTTAATTCCAAGTTGGAAGGTAAGTATTATACCTACCGGAATAAACATACACCAACAGTTGTAGTCTGGGGCGTTGAAAGTCTTTATCAATCAGATGGAGTGATTTATTTGACTGAAGGAATTTTTGACGCCGCCAGAATGACATACATTGGCGAGTCTGCAATTGCAGCAATGACAAATAATCCACCGAAGGATTATAAAAACTGGTTACAAATGCTGACTCGTCCAATTGTTGCAGTTTGTGACAATGATCCGGCAGGACTAAAACTTGCTAAGTTTGGCGATTATGTTGAGGTTGTTCCAGATGGAAAGGATCTAGGTGATGCACCTGATGATTATGTTAAGTATCTTTTGAACACTTATTCAACGCATATGGCACTTCCCTAACTGGCACATCAACCTCCCATAATCACCACTGTCCCGGTTATTCTATTCAAGTCGTCAAGGAACTCCTATGCCCCCTGAAGATTACTACATGACTTCCGAGGAAATTGACAACAAACTCAATGACCTTTTGAGTGAAATGAATGAATGGATTCGTGACGAACGCGAGAAGTTCATTGCTATGAACATTGAAGAAATTGAGCGCAAGGCATCTGATTGGAGGACACTTGACGAACTGGAACACGGACACTTGATTTCAGGTGTCCTTTGTCCTATAATACCCTCAACAACCCAAACAAATCAATGACTGAAGAAATTAACTACAAAGAACTTTGTGAGGAATTCTATAAATCTCTAAAGAATTTTAGAGGTACTCTTTCATCAAACCAAACAAATGTTTTGGAGAAATATGAGGACCTTCACAAACCTAAAATGACCCGAGATAAGTCATATGGTGGTGGAGTATATGATATAGAACTGGTAAATTATGATAAACAACAATATGCTTTGTTTTGGAATAATTGGTATATTCTTGAGAGTGGAAAACTCTATCAAGTAGTGAGTGAAAGATGCATTGACGAACTAAATGAAGCATACAAAGAATACAAAAATCAAAAATGAATAACCTCCTAAACTCCATATACTGGTGGAAAGGACTGATGAGTTCCCCATACACTTGGTTTTCTCATTATCAGTTTTTTTATACTCTCAATGAGGGATGGTATAAAATGAACCAGGAGTGGTTTTGGGGTAAAAACTTTGAGGTGGAGAAAATTGTTCTTTCGGTTGAGGACTTTGATGCACTTGTGGAACGACTAAATGAAACTCCAAAATATAATGAAAATCTTGCAAGGTTGATGCAACGACCTTCCCCCTGGACAGATGACTAACCGTCACACTCACACCTCCCAGGTGCTCCGGGAGGTGTTATGATAGTACCATCAACGCAAAAACCTTATGATTGACGTTTCAAAACTTTCTTATGAGGAAGTTCAAAATTTGAAAAGACAAATTGAGGAATACGATAATTCCCAAAAAGGACTTCGTGGATACAAAGTTCAATTTATTGTTCTTTATAATCCCAAAGGTCGTGAAGAACAAGACATTTCTTGTGAAGATGCATTTGGCGATTGGTTGTTGGATGTAGTCCCTGATGCTATTATCAAATCTTTTGACTTTAAAAGACCTGAAAATGTGATTTTGGATTATGTAGAACCAATGGATGATGATGAGATTGAACCTTTCTCTACCGACACTTGAGAAACCGTCACACTCACACCTCCCGGAGCACCTGGGAGGTGTTATACTATCATTGTACTTGAGAAACACCTATGTCTTTTACTGCTGAAGGAACTATTGAAATTGACATTGCAGATTTCTGGGAATGGGTCCATGAAAACTATACTCCCTGCAAAGGTGCAGAACATCAATATGGTGTTCCCCGAGTAAATAAATCAAACCAAACACTTGAAATTGATTTTGCTATGGGCACTGATTGTAATCCTAAAGACTGGTTTGAGAAACCCAGTGTTTTTAAGCAGTGGGATGAACTGCAATGAAACTCACTGAAAAAGAAAAAATTCAAGAACAACTTTCCCAACTTCGGCATATTTCCCAACTTCTATTTGAAAGTGGAAATATTAGGCATGGTCAGGATGTAAGAGATGTAGTTAATAATCTGTCTACTATCATTAAAAATATGAAATGAGGAACCCCAATGACTATTGAAATCACCAATCAAGTTCGCATTCAACAATACGAAGACTATTGGTACACTGCCGAGGACACTCACCTTGATGTTGGATGTTCTGGGTTCACTGTTTCTTATTGGGAATATGGTAAAGATACAGGTGATAAACGAGTTCAACATATCTGTATGAATGAGGAAACTGCAATTGCTCTTGCAGATGCGATTTACAAACTCTTTAAGAACTCAAATGCCTGACGACCTTCACGAAGAAGAACAAATCTTTCTCAAAGCACTCAAAGAACATAAAGAGAAAAAATCACAAGAACCAATAGTCAAACCTCAAGACGATACTTCAAACATTCTACCAGCAATTATTGCAGCAACATTATGAACCCTATTGAAATCGGTACACTGATGACTGAACTTACTCCTGAAACACAAGCAGTTGTAGATGCTTATGAGCAAACTACTGATAAGTATGCTGCTCTTGCTGCCGTTCTTCGTGCTGCTATTGATAGTGTAGTCCCTGAAGAAGCAGAAGCACCGAAGGCACAGTTTGATTGTCCCCCTCGTAAATTGTATAACTTTGGAAAAAAGGAAGAAAAATGGGGATATGAGCATTCAGCTTATATGAGGAGGCAGTTTGAGCAAGACAAACTGGATATTCGTTGGGAGCAAAGACAACAAACTCGTGCTTTGATGCTTTCTATTATTACCGAACTTGAACAAATCTAATGAATAAGACCTATACTCTAAAGTGGTTCTGTCCTCACTGCAAAACAAACCATAAGTACAACTATGATGCAGTTAAACCTGGATTTTCTGCTATGGTATGTACTGCTTGTGGAAAAACTACTTATATGAAAGTAGTGTACGGTAATCCAGAAACTTATGTTGCATATGAAACAGAAGATGCTTATCAACAGTATAAAGAAGAAATATACAAACCATATCTTGAGAAAGTAAAAGAACTGATTAGAATTCATCCTAAACTCAAAGGAGAAACTCCAATGTTAGAAAAACAGACCACTTACAAACTCACTCTCACTGATATTCAAGCATGTAAACTTCTTCAATTTCTTGTGAGTAATTGTGAGTGTGAGTTTTGGGATGATGATATTGAAAGCATTTATTATGAACTGAAAGAGGGTGTTGATACTCAAAGGTTTAATCAATATATGGAGACGAGTGAATGACTGACACTGAAAAACTTGAATATCTTATTAAGGGTCTCAAAAGAATTGCAGAACAAAAACACTGCTATGATGAAAACCCAGAATATAACCCAGTGTTTAACGATGATGTCTTTGAGGATGGTGCCGACTATGGAGAAATCCACCTTTCACGAACTCTTTTAGAAAGTATTGGAGTGGAATTTGAATACCCTTGCATGAAAGAAAAATGACTGAAGTTTTTCGTAGAACTACAAGTGGTTTTGTGAATACTTACGCAGTTGCAAATGCGATTGAAGGTATTGATGATTGTGACGTTATTTCTATCAACAACTTGGGAAATGATAAATGGGAAATCTGGGCACGATTTCATCATAAGTATTCTTATGATATGGAATATGTTGAGACTGAAATTGAAGAATGTTTAAAGTTGGATGTTTATTGAAATGACTGACCAATCACATTTCACAAAAGATGGACCAAAGTGTTTTGTTTCTGTCTTTAATAAAAATCAACTAACTTATTATGAAGTCCCAGAACCTGTTTATACCTACATTCTACAACTTGAATGTGCAATCAAGTATGGAAGTGATGGTATAAAGAAACGATACCCCTTTAGATTTAAAGAAACAGAAGAACAATTTACAACACCTATTGTTCCTGATGAAACTATGCAATGGATGGTTCAAAACTTTGGAGAAAACAAATGATTGAATATGAACGCACAATTAAACTTACTCTTACAGAGTTTCAAGCACAAGAACTCTATGAGTTTTTAGATAGAAAGAAAACTGCTGGATTTGATGAACAAACAGTTTCTTTTATCTATAAAGAACTTAAAAAACTCTTTGGTAATAAAAGAGATTTTAATTATGAAACTTATATTGAGGACTACAAATGAAAGACGACGAAAAGGCATTACTTATTGTTTGTAGTTCCATTTGCGTTATTGTGGGTGGTATAATTTTTGCGGGATTTCAAGCAGGATATCTCAAAGCAGTATCGGAACCTCCAAGGTTTTCTGTTGTAGACACATACAAAGGATGTGATGTGGTGAGATTTATTCCACCTGGAGAAGCAAAGTCACATTATTTCCTGGATTGTAGAAAATAAAATCACGTAGACACAACCAAAAGTGGCACACTGATCCCCACCAGCACCCCAGACTCTGATATTCTACACAAGTAGTCAAGGCACCACCCATGAAAACCGCCAAGTATTATCTGGTCTTCAGTGTCAATGAATATAGTGGAGAAGTGGAAACCAAATCCTTCAAGGATTATGCTGGGGCATATCGGTATGCCAGTGCTGTAAATGGTTGTGTTGAACCTGTCTTTTGAAAGAGGAAATCTATGGTAATGCACAACAGTTTACCGATGAAGAACTAAAAACTCTTCCTTGGACTAAAGTATCTTATCCTGTTTCAATATGATATGAACTATTACACTTATGCTTATTTGAGAGAAGATCAAACGCCTTATTATATTGGTAAAGGTAAAAGAAATAGGATTTATTCTACATGTAAAAGAGTAAAACCACCCAAAGATAAGTCACGAATCATCTTCCTCAAGCAAAACTTAACTGAAGAAGAAGCATTCAAGCACGAAATCTATATGATTGCTGTGTTTGGTAGAAAAGATTTGGGAACTGGTATTCTTCATAATATGACTGATGGTGGTGATGGTATTTCTAATTGGGGAACTCCTGAACAAAGAAGTGAAATTACAAGAAAAGCAAATGCCAGTAGAACTCCTGAACAACGAAGTGAGGCAGCAAGAAAAAGACAAGCAAATAAAACTCCTGAACAAAGAAGTGAGGTAGCAAGAAAAGCAAGAGAAGTATATCTTTCTACAAGCACACCAGAACAACGAAGTGAGGTAGCAAGAAAAGCAAATGCCAGTAGAACTCCTGAACAACGAAGTGAGGTAGCAAGAAAAGCATCCTCAATAAAATGGCAATGTACTGTAACTGGATTTATTACAAATGCTGGTTCTCTTTCGCATTATCAAAAAGCAAGAGGTATAGACACATCCAATAGAATAAGATTGTCTTCTTATTGAACTTCTGGATTGTATTCTTCTTCATAATACCAATAATAACCCATCCAACTATTCTTTCCTGGATTTAACACACTTTTCCGTAAACCACCACCCGCTTTTCTTGATTCGCCAGTTAAATCGTAAGCAGCGGATCTCATGCTATCATATCTAACAATTTCTTCTGTTCGTTTATGGACACCTATTACTGGTCTTTTTGTTGGAGTCTGATCCAGTTTTTCCCACTTATATCCATATACAGTAAATCCTTCCTTTATTGATCTGCATATATTTCCACTATTTGCCACATTTCCAGTAAGTTCTCTTGCACCTTCTCGCATACTATCAAATATAAACTCTTCTCCGGTTTCTAATTTAATCGCTTTCACTTTACGTTTTAATTTATCCGTATTGCTATATTTTCCAGTAAGAATGCCCCATAGTTCTCCATTTTTAATTTTGTTCTTCAATGCTTTAGATACATTATTGGTCCATTCATCAGTTCTCTCCACATTAGACATTCCATTGGATATTTTTATCTTATTTTCTTCTGCATGTTCAAAATGATCTCCACCTGAAGTAGCATTATATCCGTTGTGGTAAGTATCTAACTTATTAACCCAATAAGTTTCTCTTTCATTTAATTTTTCTATAGGACATTCTTCTAGTATTCTTATCTTGAAAGAATCAGTACCGTATTTGTTTAATGCTCTGTAAAGAGGTCTGGTATTATACTTCTTAGATTCATATAAGTGCTCTTTCCATCTTTTGTTCAATTCATGTTTGGTTTGACCAATGTACTGTTTACCATTGGAAATGTTTGTAATACAGTAAATCGTTCCTGTTTTCATTATACTATGACGTGTACTATAGTGAGTATTTATAATATGTCGTCTTTTTTGTGTAAGATTTAATAATATATGAAAATAGTAAAATAATATAATTGTTTTATTTGTTTATGATATTATGTTAGTGTTATATCCGATTATTATGTTATAATGTTTAGATCTTATTTCTTATGGTCAGAATCCTTGTGTTCTTAAATGACGCATTATAGCACACTCGCTAATTTTTTGCAAGGCGCCCACATAAAAATCCAGAAACCCTGACATAAAACCTCAGAGACACTTCAGAAACTGACCACTTGACCCTACATAAGAAATCAGGTACACTGAGGTTTCAGTTTCACAAGGAGTCCGAGTCTCATGGCATCTATCTACGCACAATCACAAAAGACAAAGTACAGAATCACATTGGAATTGGAAGTATTTGGTGACATGAATCCTCATCAGATTGACTGGAATAAGGTTCTTCAACTGGAACCTGCTGAGAAGGTCAAGTCTTATGTGGAAGATTTGAGTAATCCTGATCGTTGGTGATCAGTGAACATATCATAAGACTCTGGTTCTTACGGGAATCAGAGTTTTTTTTATGTCTGTGGGTCAGTTTCAGAAGCGTCCTGAGAGGCACCCAGGAGCGCCTAGAAGACCCTTATACTGTCTAAGACAACCAAAGACACCAACCGGAGGTATTAAATGGTTTGTTAACATTCCGTAACAATCACTTGACACCTCATAAGAATCCCAGTAGAATTGGTTTGTCCGCTTTGAAGGGATTCGTTTCTCCATTACTTAAGGAATCTTATGTTTTCCATTGAAGAGTCTGAACTGATGATTGGTCTTATTGATCTCTTTGACAATAAGAATCTGGGTATTATGTTCAATGGTAAGAATGAACAGCTTGCCATTTCCATCAAAAGGAAACTGAATGAGCATAAGGAATCAGAAGAGACTAAGAGAATGAATCTCTTCTATTCTTATGTGTTCAGTTTCTATGGTAAGAGTGGCATCTATGATATGGGTGCAACAATGGATCAGATCATGGAAGCAACAGCAAAATATCTTAAGACTGAGAATGTTGACTTCTGTGGTGATTCTTACGATAGGGAAATAGTGAGGGATGTTATGATTCGTGATTATGGTCTTGTACCAGTTTCCAAACTGGCACATAAGACTCCACAAGCATCCTGATCTCTGTTATCTTATTACTGTTCACATCAGAACCTCATGAAAACCATTAAACTTCACCCGGAGAAAAGCATTCGCTGCACTGAAAATGCCTTGATGTGGTGTAGTGTCCTGAATCATTACAGGAAAGAACATCCTAAAGCATCCTTCCGGGAAATGGGAGAGCAGTTTGGTATGACTGAAACCAATGCACGCCGTTATTATTATGGCATTCATCATTACAATTCTGGATATGATGGTAAGAACCCGTATAATACATACACTCAACTAAGAAAAGGTGCATGTGTTCAGATTGCCTGATATGAATGAGTTGGGTTATTATACCCAACTCTTTTTTTATATTCTTATGATTATTATTAAGCAGGGTAAGTTACGACTGTTTACATCATAAGTCCTACCCCAGACCTCATCAGATTATGTGTATATCATAAGGGATCTGATGTCTGATGGGGTGATCAGTGGTCAGATTGTTCAGTGGCACAAGGGGTATTGTGTGGTTGGGTTCTGATGGGGTATATTTGATTCGTCCGCAAATCACCGACATGGACCCATTTGTTGCTGAACAGCAGATTGAAGAAGTCATTCCTTATGATTGGGATGATGAAGAAACTAAGTTTGAAGTGGAAGATTATTATGATGATCTTGCCGCTGGTCTTCCCCTTGATTCCTCTTACGAATTCTGATGATGCCTGACACTCTTGATTTCACTGGTAATGCTGTTACCATCCTTGGGTTTATTGGTGTTCTTTCAACGGGTATTATTCTGGTCACTTCTTTTAGGAGGTTTTTTAACAGTCCTTATAATCTCCGTGTGCCACCTGTGAAACCGTCCACTGATGAGACTGTGACCACCGAATCTGAAGTATCCTGATTCTGTTCAGAAGTTCCATGATCTTCTTGGGGATTCTTATGCTGTAGTGGTCAATGATACCCTTTACTATGTTGGGTATGAAACTGAAGGTAATCCTTACATTTCTGATAATGATGGTGGGCATTATGTTGATCTTAGTGTTGTTGATGGTGACATTGAGATTGACAGATGTTCTGTTTTCTTCACTGTCAATGGTGAACCTATCAGAATGCAGTTTCTTGAGATCATGGATCTTAAGGTGTGACACATAAGAAACTGGCACATCAGACTTGACATAAGATCCTGATGTGCTGTAAGATTTGATAGTCCTGAGTAAGACTATAAACTGCACACATCAGAAAACCCTTTGTTTTTATTATGAACTTCACCATTGCTGAGATCATGCTTAACCAGTGTAACACTGGTAACGACATTCTCTCTGTGCTTGATAGCATCGCGGAAGATATGAATGAGGAAACTGAAGGCGGCGAACTTGTCGCTGCAGGTACAACTACTGAAACTGATTACATTGACTTTTGAGTATGAATATGATTGTTATTAACCGCACATTTACAACTGAAGAATCTGAGGCGATTGCTAGCATTAGTGCTACCAGTCAGTCTGATCGGGTAGAACTTGCCTATCAGACCAATCCCGACAAAAGTTACACCTATGTCAGCACTTCTGGCAGTTTCGTAACTAAACTTAACGACACTCTTGCGCAGGGTGCTAGCGTTGGTTCGCTTGTCTTTAATGCTCGCCGTTCCGGTGAACTGAAGGAAGCGACAGTCTGACACTTTGACAGGTGGCACAAGGGCACTTGATTCCGGTCAGGTGCCCTGTTACATTTACATCGTTCACCACTGAACTCTCATGACTCGCTCCGAACAGATCCGCGAACTCTTTTCTACTCTAGGTTCTACCATTGTTTCTGTAGAGTTTGTGAAGCGTGATGGTACGCTTCGGAAGATTCGTTTTAATCCTAAAGATCGCCAGGAGATTGTGGGCACTGGTCGCCCTAGCAATAATCCTGACATCTTCCGTGTTCGCGACTTTGATGTTGCGAAACGTGACGGAATCGGTGCATGGCGTTCCTTTGACGCTAACCGTGTGCGTCGGATTGCCTACCGTGGTCAAGTGCTGAACTGGACGGTCTGACCACTGGCACAAGGGCACTCGCAAGGGTGCCCTCTCACCCCTTATACTGATCAAGTCAACGGGATTCCTCCGATGCTGAACTTCTCCAAAGGCAACGCCAAACTTGGCACTCACACGCTGATCTTCAACCTGCCTGCAGGTAAGACATGCCCCGGTGCAATGTTTTGCAAGTCTTTTGCTGTCGTTGGTGACGACGGAAAGCGTAGGATTGTTGATGGCGAACACACTGAGTTTCGGTGTTTCGCTGCATCTTCTGAGGTGCAGTATGATGCTGTCTTCAACAATCGCGCCCGCAATCTGGAGTTGATTGTTGATGCTCTGCAGAACGGAACTGTCCCAGGTTACTCTGTCAGTGCTGCGGATCTTATCCACGACAGCATCCAACATCATCGCACTAAGAAAACAGAATTGGTGCGCATTCATGAGTCTGGAGACTTCTTCTCTGGTGCGTATCTTGACGCATGGATTGAGGTTGCCCATCGCAATCCTGATCTTAAGTTCTACTGCTACTCTAAGAGTCTGCGGTTGTTTCTTAACTTCAAGTTGCCCAGTAACTTCTACATGACCGCATCGTATGGTGGTCGGTTTGATTACCTGATCGACGAAGGTTACTTCCCACGTTATAGCAAAGTCTGCATGAATGATGCGGACGCTGAACGTCTGGGTCTGGAAGTTGACCACGATGATTCACACTGCTTCGGTGATAAACCGTTCGCTTTGCTTGTGCATGGCACGCAACCGAAAGGTTCAGAATGGGGCGCCGCAATCCGTGCCCGTCGTTCTAACAAACAGTTCGGAGGTTACAGTAAGAAAACTGTGACGGTCTGACCACTGGCACACTAGGGGGTGACAGGATCACCCCCATGCCCTACAATTCTCTCAGTTCACCACAGAACTCCCATGGCAAAACTCTTTAAGATCGCCAAGTTTGAGAACGAAAACTTCAAGATTCTGGAAACTTTCGGCACCTATGATGATGCTGATGATCGGTATGATTATTGGGCAGAACGCTATCCTAACGCATGGGTAGAGATCTTAGACCCAACCGATGAAGTCTGATTCTTATAAAGAACCCTTCGGGGTTCTTTTTTATTCTTTTGTAATAATTATAATAAAGAAGGGTAAGTGGCGACCTTTTATGTCATCAGAGCGACCCTGCTCCTCATTCCGTTGTCCCCATAGTATAGGGCATGATGGGGGTCTGCTGTGCCACCTGAGGACGGTTTGGGCAGTGGCACAATCCTGGTTGCTGGGGTGGGTTCCCCCGTGGCATACTATGTGCATCGGCGGGAGGGAAACACCCCGACCGCCAGCAAACCCAATCCCAGAGTCTACCATGCCTGCCGCCACTGCTCTCAACTTTGACGGTTTCAACGACGATCAGATGCGTGCCCTTATGGTGCTCATGCAGCAACACATGGAGCAGCGTAAGGTTTCTTTTGATGATCAGGTTTCTTCTGTTCAGCAACAGCGTTATGATGAGCGCATGAAAGAAATCGGACAAAATGTTGCTGTGATTGAAACAACGAACGCAGCGTTTGAGGTTTGCCTGAATGAGATCCTGGGCGACATTGATGAGTCGCGTTGGATTGTTTCTCAACTTGACAAGTGCCGCCGGATGAATGACTTCCGCCACTTCATCCCCGTTTACTTCAAGTATCGCGGAAAGGATCTTAAGATCGAAGAACTGTTGCGCACTCTTGCCGCAATCTATCGCCTCAAAATGAAGAACTATAATAATCCTGCAGATAAGTCCAAGGATCGTGCTATCGTTCGGCATGAAATCCGTTGCCCTCACTGTGGCGAATACGCTACACGTTTGGTGGAGTATCTTGAGATCAAGGGCATCCGTTGGGCGGACTGAGATAAGGAATAGGGGGCAATCTTATGCCCCCTTTCCTATCATAAGAGATCCTTATCAGAAAACCCTTGACATAAGATCCCACACCGTATAAGATTATCTCAGTTCACCACCTGAACCACAATGTCTCTCACACAACTGGTAAGAACTTACGCAACTTGCTGTAAGTTGGAAGACAAAGATAAAGATCCAAAGGATCAAATCTCCTGGGTTCTTTACAATCATCAGGAAATGGTTTTGATTCATGGTCAACCTCAGATTCTAAAGTCTTGGGAGATTGCTGGAGCGTTTCGGAGACTGTTTGCAAAGTGACCACCAAAGGGGACCGGGAACGGTCCCCATGCCCTAGAATCCTCTCAGTTCACCACTGAACCATGCGACGCCTCCCTAACATCCTCCTGATCGGTTCCCTGCTCTACATTGGCAGCGGTCTGGGTTTGTCTGCCCTTCAGGTTGCCAAGGCACATGCCGACCGGGTTGCTGTTACGATCTGTGAAGCATCCCGCGACTGCCGCTGATCGTCTGCTACACTATCTGCAGTTCACCACCGAACCTCTCATGATCTTTGATCTGAAACAGCAAATTGAAGAGCAAGGATACATCATTATCAGCGACATGAGCGATGATGAACTTGCCGAACTCTTCCAAGTTATGATAAACGACGAAGAGGAATCATGAATAATTGGGAGAGGCAAATCCTCTCCCTTTTTTTATACTTTTGTTGTTATTATTTGCGTGCAGGGTAAGTGTCTTGTTTTGTATCATCACGGCGCCCCCGTTCGTTTCATTGTCCCCATAGTATAAGGCATGGATGGGGTCAGGTGTGGGGTCTGGTGTGCCAGTTTGGGAACTGGTCAGGAGTGGTTGCCTGGTGGCATCCCATGCCCTATGATTCTTTCAGTTCACACGAACACCCCATGCTTTCCAGCATCATCCGCACCAGCATCCGCTCCCACCTGATTCAGACCGGTTCTAAGACCTGCTCCGAACTGGTGCGGGATCTGGGACTGGACCCGAAGCGTCACAAGGGCACCATCCATGCCCTGATGGTGGACATGGAGGATGCAGGCATCCTGAGCGCCACCCGTAGCGCCAATGGCAAGCGTCACAAGTGGGAAATGGTTCCCACCGCGATCCGCAAGCGGGACCGCCTGGTCGCTGCTATCCTGGTCCGGTCTGACCAATCCGACCAATCCGACCAATCCGACCAATCCGACAACTGACACACCGGGGGGTTGCGAAACCCCCCCTCCCCCTGCTATCTTAGATCTGTTCCTGAGGGATTCACCCCATGCGAGTCATCGAACGCAAAATGAACAAAGCGATTTCCAATCGTTACGATTGGAAATCTGCAAACACTCGTGTAGAGTATGAAGCAGGAAATGAGATCTCACGAGTGTTTCTTTATGGAAACCTGATCGCTGAGATTGGAGAAGGTTTCCTGAAACTTTATGATGGCGGACATCAGACAACCACCACAAAGTCCCGCCTGAATGCTATTCTTTCTGAGAATGGTTGCGGTGATAAGAAAGTCTATCAGAAAGACTTTCAATGGAAGATCAAACATGATGGAATTGTGGAGGATTTTGTATCAGGAATGATTCTTCGCTGATTATAACTTATGGGGGCAGAAATGCCTCCATTTTTTTATACTTAAGATCCTATTATTTACGAGCAGGGTAAGTGTCTTGTTTTGTATCATCGCGGCGCCCCCGCTCTTCTTCGCTTGTGAGACAATCATAGCACCCCATCAGACCCCAGCGTGGCATCAGGTGGACAGTCTGAGCGGTGGCACAAGACCCCTTGGCAGGATGCCTCCCTGTCGGTTATGGTAGTTTCAACGACGGGCACCGCTCTACATTCCCCCCCGTCGCCTAAGATCATGAACTCCCCCGCCTTCCCCCCCGCTGATGCTCTGATCGCTCATCTTAAGAGCATTAACTATCAGAAACATTTCAACAACTACATGGACACGGTAGAAACCGTGTGCCTCACAATCGCCGCCATTGTTTATGTCATCTTCAAGAAAACACAAGAATGGTATCAGAATGGTGGCAAAGATGCTACCCTTCAGATTATCAAGAAAGTTTGGAACTTTCTTTCAGTTTCTTATACTTGGGTGCGCTGTGAGGTTTATCCTGCAGTGATTAAGTTTCTGGAGAATGTGTCAGAAACTTATGGCGCCTGGCGTGACCTTGTGACAGTCGCCTAGGTGTCCACTGGGGGCAGCGATCCTGCCCTCTCATGCCCTACACTGTATCCAGTCGCAACCAACCCATGCAGACACCGATGAGGATTGAGGTTCGCTATCAAGTCCCCTACGGGGACTGCCAGTGGCGCTCCCAGTGGTTCCCCACTGTTCAGGAGGCGCAGCGTATGGTAGGATTTTATCGCTCCTGCGGATCGCCCGCCCACATCGCCCCCAGCAGCATGGCACAGTTCCAACGCTGAAACTGTCACAAGGGGGGACACCGATCCCCCCTCCCATGCCCTACAATTCTTTCAGTTCACCACCCGAACCGCACCATGTTCTCCACTCTCACCTTCCGCGATCATAGTCTCAAAGGTGCTACAATCGCTCAGCGTACCTTTGACAATGGTTGGGGAGTTTCTGTAGTTTCTGGACCCGAAGGTTCCGGTCTTAAGGGTACAATCGGGCAGGATACTTTTGAGGTGGCAATTATACGCCCAAGCGGCAACATGCTGGATGAAATTATGCCATGGCAGACTCCGGTGCAGGTATCCAGTCTCATGCGCCTAGTTTCCATGCTGTGACGGTTTGTGAACCTGCACAAGGGGAGGCGACAGGATGCCTCCCCATGCCCTACAATGGACAAGTCAACCAAAGGGAGAACCCCGATGACCCAGATCACCACTGAGACCTGCTTTGATGATGCCAACTTCCCCGCCTGGTGGAACGAAGCATACGACTACATCATGGGCGATAGTTACATCGAGCACATCATGGGATGCCCCGATGATGGTTGGTGCCTTGATTGTCTGGTTGATTCCTACAACAAAGGGATGACACCTAGCGCCGCTGTCAATGAAGCGGTGGACGGTTACGATCCCACCCCCTGAGTATAATCAACCGGAGGCAGAAATGCCTCCTTTTTTTATACTTTATGAACCATTATTTGCAGGCAGGGTAGGTTACTTGTTTTGTATCATCGCGGCGCCCCCGCTCTTCTTCCGTTGTGTCCATAGTCTAGCGCATCATGGGCGCCACCGTGGCATTGTGACTCATTGTGACTGATAAGCGTTGCTGATCGTTCGGGGGTTGACGCGGGCACCGATCCGTGGGATTCTATAGGGGTCAACACGCGACACTCCGCTATGGCACTCAACATCACCCCCCGCTTCTACGCCCGCCTGCAGCACGGGTTCTCAATGGAGGCGAAGTTTGAGACCCCGACGATGGCAGCGGCGGCAGCAACCGCCCTCGCTCCTGTTCTGGGGTATCTCCCGGTTGTAGAGTGCTACGTCAACGGTCAGTGGATCCGGTATGATCAGATGACCGCCTGAGATCCTCTAGGGGACCCACAGCGGGTCCCCCGCCATGCTACGATCCACAAGCAATCAACGCACCGCCATGATCATCCGCACGCCCAGCATCCTGCGCCGCGCTTTCTACGTTTCGATCAACACCCGCGCCCGCCTGCGGGATGAGGTGCTCGCCGTGAGCATCGGCAGCGCCTACCTGGGCGTCAACCGCCTGAGCGATTCCGACATCGGCGGGTTTGAAATCGTCTGGGGCATCCTGCCGGATTCCGAGGCATTGTGAACAAAGGTTACGGGGCACCCTCCGGGGTGCCCTCCGCCATGCTACAATTCCAGAGTCAACCGCAAGCGAACCATGATCGCCAACCACGCCACCGCCGCCGACTTTACCCGCTGGGAGGCGCGAGCGAAGACGATGAGCGACGAAGAGCTGCTCTACAGCGCCCGTGACGCCCGCCAGGCGGAGGCGGCTATGCGCGGGTGGAACCCGATCGCTGAGGGACGCTACAGCGACGAGGCGTGTACCTACGGCGACGAACTGCGCCGCCGCCGTGCCAATCGGTGAGGTGTCCATCGGGGATCGGCAACGGTCCCCCCATCCTGTAGACTGAGAGGACAACAGGGAGAGGGGCAGGGTCGCCCCGATGACGCAAAAGGTCGCCACTTCCCCTGCCTGCCTTTAATGGTTAAATCTTCACCTAGAACTTTCAGGAAACTTTCACCTAACCCTCACCCTACGGGCGTCCGATGGTCCCCCCGATCCTGTACACTTCTATCAAGCGCAACGGGGCAGCGCACGAATGCCCCACCGGTTCCAGGGTTATGACTACCGCCACCGTTCTCTCCGGCGCCTTCTATCGCACCTTCAGCGAGGCGGAGAGCAGCGCGATCCGCAACCTGCACGTCGAACCCGGCAGCGTGCTCACGGGCGCCCCTGGGTTCGTTGAGGTGATCTTCCACCGCAACCCGACCCGCGCCTACGGGTTCGACGCCGACCCCGCCTTTACGGCGGATCTGTTTGACGTTCTCGGGTACACTGACCTGCGAGGCGAGTCGCTGGGGCGGATGATCGCCCGCGCTCGCCAGGATGGGCGCCTGCAGGCGATCCCTGAGGAAGTGTGAACGATTGTAACGGGCACCCTCCGGGGTGCCCCGCGATCGTCTAGGATGTCATCAAGCGCAACGGGGGAGCGCCGAATCCCCCACCGGTTCCAGGGTTATGACTACCGCCACCACCGCCCGCCATAACGAAACTGACGCCCTGCTGGAGCGGGTGCTGCGCGGTCTGCACGGTACTAATCCTCAGGCGGCAGCTAATCTTGAGCACGATCTGGCGCAGTGTGAGGATCGTAAAGTGCAGCAGTTTAGTGTAACAACCCGCCGCGACGGTTTGATTAACTTTACCTCTGATCTGAGTGATGCTGAGGTGCTGCAATCCCTTCGCGGTCAGCGTTCACAATTTGCACAAGATCTTGCCGCTAAGTTTAATCGTCTGAGCGCATCTCAGTATGCCTGGGCACATAAACTTGCCGTGGATAATGTTAAAAAGCAGCAGAATGTTGCTAAGGTGAATGATGCTGACCTCTCCATGTTTGAGGCACTGTTTAATGCTTTCGAGGCAGCACGTAGCAAGGGTGCTAAGCGTTTGACCCTGCGATTCGCCGGGGTTAATGTGAAACCCAACCGCGACATGTCTGCGCTGTGGGTTACATCTCAGACTGAGACTGAGGAAGGGAACTACGGAATCCAACCCAAGTACCTGGGTAAAGTTACCCGAAAGGCGCTGGATTCGCGCCTGCCCGATGATGTCAAAGCGATCATCATGGCGGCAGCGTCCGATCCCCTCACCGCAGCGATTCGCTACGGTAAGGTATCCGGGGAGTGCTCATGCTGTGGGCGGGAACTAACGAATCCGGAGAGCATTGAGCGGGGGATTGGTCCTATCTGTGCCGACAAGTTCGGATGGTGAGGTATACCGGGGGAGGGACAGTCTCTCCCCCTTTCTCTATACTTTATGTGTACGTGCTAAATGACACCTATTAACCGTGCTTATCGACAGTATGCCGATGGATAAGGGCGCCTTATGGGTCGCGCCTAGCGATTGAAAAACGTTCAACTACCCTAATCTATAACAACTCTGACCCACGCTAGTTCTATAAGACTCACAAGAAACAAAAAATCCTCCGAGGTATAAAAATTCCCCCCAAGTAAAATCCGATGTATAAAAAAAATTCTCCCAGAAAAAATCCGCCATATTGGAATTTTTGGAAAGTAGTATTTGCCGGTTGGTTAATACGCTATCCTAAGCAAATGTTTAGGATCATTGGAATCCCTCTCGGAATCTTATTAGTAATGATATATAATGCACTGACGAAGTAAATCAAATGATTGAAAAACTTTATCACATCTACGTGAAAGACAGTTGCATTTATCATTCTCTGAAGGAGGAAGAGTTCAATACTACTTGGATTGCCTTAAATCGCCTTGGAGAATTGTTGTCAGACTGTCCAGATCTCTCTTATGAGGAAGTGACCATAGACCGGGAAATCGCGCTGAACTCATCCCATTGACAAGTCCCTATATAGACTGTTATAATCAGTTTGAGGTTTGTTAAAAAAATTTGATGAATTTATTGGAAAAATTTTCCAAGTATCTTCCAGATATACTTGATGATAATGAATGTTGGGAATGGCAAGGAAAAATTGATGCTCATGGTTATGGGTACATTTGCAGAAACAAAAAAACTTTAAAGGCGCATAGAATTTCTTATGAAATTCATTATGCAGAACCTTTGGGAAATCTCCACTGTCTTCATAGATGTGATAATCCAAAGTGTGTTAATCCTTCACATTTGTTTTCTGGAACTAATCTTGATAATGTCAAAGATAAAGTCAATAAAGGAAGATGTTATACTGGTAATCAAAAAGGCGAAAATAATGGGGCATCAAGATTAAAAAATACTGATGTAATCAGAATTAGACAACTATATAAATCGGATAATTATACAACTATTAAACTTGCGGAAATGTATAATGTGCATCGCTCTACAATTTCTTATGTTGTAAATAATAAAACTTTTAAACATTTATTAGAGGATTGAAAATGGCTCGTGGATTTACAGTAAAAGCGAAACCTCCCACAACTGCACCAAAACAGGAGTGGGACTACGAAAAAATTAAAGAAAGAATGAAAGGCAAATCTATTGTCTTCTGTCTACCTGGACGAGGATGTTCTTTCATTTTCTTAAAGGCATTTGTTCAACTCTGTTTTGATCTAGTACAAAACGGAATGAGCATTCAAATATCCCAGGATTATTCCTCAATGGTAAACTTTGCAAGATGCAAGTGTCTCGGAGCAAATGTTCTAAGGGGACCAAAACAAGTTCCTTGGGATGGAAGACTGGAATATGATTATCAACTTTGGATTGATAGTGATATTGTCTTCAACACAGAAAAGTTTTGGCAGTTATGTGATATGTCACTACCAGAAGAAGGCGAAGAAAAATCAATTGTTGCCGGATGGTATGCTACAGAAGATGGTGTCACAACCTCTGTTGCCCATTGGTTAGACGAAGAAGATTTTCGTCGTAACGGTGGTGTCATGAATCACGAAACTGTTGAGACCATCAGCAAGCGTCGTAAACCATTTACAGTTGATTATACTGGATTTGGTTGGGTCCTTATTAAGAAAGGTGTTTTTGAAAATCTTGAGTATCCTTGGTTTGCTCCTAAGATGCAAGTTTTTGAATCAGGCGCCGTTCAGGACATGTGTGGGGAAGATGTTTCATTCTGCCTTGACGCAAAAGACGCAGGTTTTGAAATCTGGTGTGACCCTCGCGTAAGAGTCGGTCACGAAAAAACAAGAGTTATTTAATTATTTGGAGTATTAAACTATGGCAAAGCGACCTAATCTCAACGGAGAACAAATTGAAGCACATCCCAAGTCTACCCGTCAGGGTCTTGGGAAGAATACAAAGTATGCCGCGACTTCAAAGAACAAGGCAAGAAAAAAATACCGAGGTCAAGGTAAATAATTTCATAGAGTGCTTAAATATAATTAAGCACTCTTTTTTTTATGTCTTTTGTAGAAAAGGAATCTTATATCTTAAATTGGATTCATGAAGTTTCAAAAACACGAGAAGAATTGAAGGGGTTTTCTATATGTCCTTTTTCTTCTCGATCAAACTACAAAATTATTGAATGTAATGCAGAAAACATAATTCCAATAGATAATTATGAGGTCATCATTTTTATTATTGAAGATCATTTCAACTTAGAGGAAGTCCAATATTGGGTAAACTATCATAATCTCCAAAACCCTGATTGGAAATTTTTTAAAGATTGTGGATCTTATGATACTTATATTAATGGCGTTAAAACAAATAATGGCAAATATAATTTAATTTTAGGGCAATCCAGAAAAGAACTCAGAGAATTTAGAAAAAAACTAGCTAAAACCTCGTATTATGATCTGTGGGATGATGAGTATTTGAAAGAAATTCTTGAGGAGGATTATGATATTATTAACCGGGATAGTAACCCCGTAAAAAGTTCTGATTTATAAAAAATCAGGAGAACAAAAAATGACTAAAAAAGTAGATAAAGATGAAAACTTTATGAGAAGTCAGTGGGGTACACAATATTTGTCAAGTGAATATGGTTGGGAATCAAAAGTTAATAAGCAAAAAATGCTTCGTGAAATCTCAAACGATGACATTACACCCAAAAAGCATGATTTTTTGATTCAAAATGAGATTCACGAAAAAATCCGCAATGATGATGATTATGATGATTGGGAATACGGCACGGAACCTCTTTATGAATTCCAAAAAAACTGAATAAATAATATAAATTATTATTCAGTTTTATGCCTCTAGAGAGGGTAAGTAAAGGGTTCAAAGATATAAGTATGTCATTTCAGGTTAATCCTCTGAATTATGATCTTGTGGCGCTCAGGAATGAATCTGCAATCGCAAGATCAGTGAGAAATCTTGTACTTACCCAACCTGGAGAAAAATTTTTCAATCAAAATTTAGGTTCTAGAGTTTCAAGATCACTTTTTGAAAATCTTGATGAAATTTCAGCATCTATAATCAAAGATGAGATTGAAAATACTATTAAAAATTATGAACCAAGAGTCAATCTAATTGATGTTATCGTATCACCAGATTATGATAACGGCGAATTTAATGTGACAATACAGTATTTGATTGTTGGTATTGATGTATTACCGCAACAGTTATCCTTTGCACTTCAGCCAACCCGATAATGGCATTAGTTAATTTCACAAACTTAGATTTTGATCAAATTAAATCATCAATCCGCGAGTATTTGAGATCAAATTCAAATTTTACCGATTATGATTTTGAAGGATCAAATCTTTCTACAATTATAGATCTATTAGCATATAATACCTATATCTCTTCATATAATGCTAATATGATTAGCAATGAAGTTTTTATTGATAGTGCCACTTTGCGTGAGAATGTTGTTTCATTAGCAAAGCATATTGGGTATACACCAAGATCCCGAACCTCCTCAAGAGCAAATATATCTTTTTTCGTAGATACTACAAGCATATCAACAGCAGAAACTGCGCCATTAACGGTTACTCTTCAAAAAGGATTGGTGTGTGTAAGTTCTGTTGCATCTAATGGTCAGAATTATACATTTTCAATTATTGAAGATATCACTGTTCCAGTAGTAAATGGAATAGCCTTGTTTGATAATATCACGATTTACGAAGGTTCCTATGTAAATCAATCTTTCATTGTGGATGTAAATAATTCAGAACAAAAATTTATATTAAATAATGCAAATATTGATACTTCAACTCTGTCAGTTAATATTAGAAATTCCCAAGAAAGTAGTATTATTAATAAATTTAACTTATGTGAAGACTTATGTGTAGTTAATGATAAAAGTAGAGTATTTTTTCTACAAGAAATAGAAGATCAAAGATATGAAATTATATTTGGTGATGGAATATTTGGAAAAAAACTTGATAATTCAAATGTAGTAGAAGTTACCTATATTGTATCAAACGGTGAAAGTTCTAATGGTATTGAATCATTTTCCTTTATAGGAAGACTAGTAGATAATAATGCTCGGGTAATTGCATCAGGAGTATCTTTAATTAGTACCATTTCTCCATCTCAAGGTGGAAAAGAAATTGAATCAATAGATTCAATTAGAAAATATGCGCCTAGGTTATATTCTTCACAAAAAAGAGCCGTAACCTCTTCCGATTATGAAAATATTGTTACTATGCTGTACCCAGAAGCAGAATCTGTTTCTGTTTTTGGTGGTGAAGAATTGGATCCTCCAAGATATGGAAAAGTCTTTATTACAATTAAACCTTTTGAAGGAGAGGTTCTTCCGGAAACAATTAAAGACAATCTTAAAAATTTATTAAGAAAATACAGTGTTGCTGGAATTGTTACTGAAATATTAGACTTAAAGTATCTTTATATTGAGTTTGACTCCTCTGTTTATTATAATACTAGTTTTTCACAATCACCTTCAGACTTAAAAACTCAAATCTTAAACAATTTAATTAGATATTCAGATTCTACAGAATTGAATAAATATGGTGCTAGATTTAAATATAGTAAATTTTTAAAAATAATTGATGAAACAAATAAGGCAATAACATCAAATATAACTAAAATTAATATGAGAAGAGATTTGAAAGTTTTGTTAAATCAATTTGCGGAGTATGAAATTTGTTTTGGTAATGGTTTCCACATTAAAAATGAAAGTGGTTATAATATAAAATCTTCATCTTTTGGGGTTTCTGGTATTTTAGAAGATTTATACTTATCAGACATACCAGATTCAAATAAAAAAACTGGAAGAATTATATTTTTCAAAATAAATATTGAAAATTCTTTGCCATATATTGTCAATCCGAATGCAGGAAAAATTGATTATGAGAAGGGAGAGGTGATTATATATCCAGTAAATATCATAAGAGCAGGAAAAGAAAAGTTTAACAATCCTATTATAGAAATATCTGCAATACCAAAATCAAATGATATAATTGGACTACAAGATTTATATTTACAACTAGATATCAATAATAGTATTATTAATATGATATCTGATCCAATTTCTTCCGGTTCCGATATATCCGGAACGATTTATAAAACAACATCAAGTTATTCTAACGGAAATTTTATAAGAAAGTAAAATGATTAATAACAGAGTAAAATTCAATCTAATTCTAGAAAATCTAGTTCCAGAATATGTAAGAGAAGAATTTCCGTTAGTATTGGAATTTTTGAAAGAATATTATAAGTCTATTGAAAATCAAGGACAAACACTTGATCTTCTACAAAATATAGACAAATATGTGCAAATTGATAATATTACAAATCTGATAGATAGCACAAATCTAGTTACGGATATTACTTTTTTTGATGATGAAATATATGTTGAATCTATTCAAGGATTCCCTAAGAGAAATGGATTGTTGCAGATTGACTCTGAAGTAATTTTTTATGAGAAAATATTAGAATTTCAAAAAGTAGAAAATATAAACATCATTATACCAACTAATTCAAATATTGTATATCCGATTGATGTTATTGGATCTCTTTCCGACTATGCGGGTTGTTTGTTGAGAATAAAAGATGAAGACAATAACATAATTAAAATCATAAAAATAGATTCCATTGGAAGTGGTTTATCATTGATACTATCTGATATTCCATTTATCTCTGATGAAACTTTTGAATCTGAATATGTATGTGAAATTGTCGGAAGTAGATTTATTGGATGCAAAAGGGGATTTAGTGGTGTAACTTCATATACATCTATCAATGCAATAGATAAACTTACTTTCAGCGAATCCGAATCTAATGATCACATATTTGGTTCCATTGTTAAAAATCTAAGTATACTTTTCCTAAAAGAGTTTTTTAGAAAAATAAAATACCAAATCGCTCCTGGATTTCAAAACATAGAGTTTTTTGGGGATTTAAATGAATCTACTTTTGTTAAGAATATTAGGGAGTTTTATACATCAAAAGGAACAGATTGTTCTTTTGAATTATTATTCAGAGCATTATTTGGTTCTGATGTGGAAATTATTAAACCTAGAGATTATTTGATAATTCCATCAGACGCACAGTATAGGGTCTTTAGGAATATAATAGTAGAATCTGTCAATGGTGATCCAAGAAAATTAGCAAATAGGACACTATATCAAGATCAGTTTGCAGGTATTAATCCTGCAAAAGGTATTGTATCTAAAGTAGAAAAAGTACAAAAGGATAGTAAAGATTATTATATTATCAGTTTAGATAATACAAAGGAAAATAGTTATGATTTAATTTTTGGTAATTTTAGTATTCACCCTAAAACAAAAGTTACTTTTGAATCCCAAATAGGCAGTAGTTATATTGATGTAGATTCCACAATTGGATTCCCAGAATCTGGTGAACTAGTAGTTGAATATGAAAATCAAACAAGTGATATTATCACATATAAATCAAAAACATCTACTCAATTTTTAGAATGTGAAGGTATAACACAATCTATACCACTACTAACAGATGTAAAATTGAATACTTTTGTATACTCAATAGTTGATGGGGAAACAATTTCAGTACGAATTGTAGGTGTAATTTCTGATTTAGATTTAATTGATAATTCTTATTACAATAAAATTGGGGATGAAATTGAGGTTAAAACCTTAGGTATAGAATTAGATGATGTTAGATCAGAAAACTGGTTCTTTAATATTCCAGTATCTTATGATGTATCTTCAGTATCAATACTTGATAATAATGAAAATCAAAAAGATTATGAAGTTATTTTATTTGATAAACATATATTAAAAATAGGCGATCCAATTACATTATCTTCATCATTGGGTCAAAAATCTGATGGATTGGTTATTTCTTTTATAAACGAAAAAACAGTAGCAGTAAGAATAAAAGATTTATTAGATCCATCATTAAAATACATATTAAATAAAAATATATCAAAGGTAGACTCATCAAACTATAAAAGTTTGAATCAATATTCTTCCAATGTGCAAAATGTATATTCAGATGCTAACAATGAAATATATGTAAATTCACAGTCTTTACCAAATTATCTTTATGAACCTTTAACTATAAATGATAATTCTATTGTATTTTCTGGTTCATATAATAATACTGAAGAACTTAATATAGGACCTCATAATTTTTATACTGGCGATTCCGTAATTTATAAACCGGGTGAAGGTTCAAATAAATTAAATATAGAAAAGGGAATTTATTTTGTTAAGCGAGTAAATAGTACAACTATTAAGTTATCAAGAAGTAGAAACAATATCTACACAAATATAAACTTCTTGAGACTAAGTGGAGATGTAGTAAATAATAAATTAGAATTTACTAAATTTAATTTTCCAAATTTAGAAACTAAACTATTAGAACCTCAAAATATTCTGAGAAAAATAACTCCAGATTTTGATAAATCCGATTCAACTACTTTGCCTGGAACTATTGGCATTTTAGTAAATGGAGTTGAACTATTAAATTATAAATCTAACGATCAAATATTTTATGGTGAAATAAAATCAATAATTCCTTCATCCGAAGGTAGTGGTTATGATGTTATTAATCCACCAGATTTAATCATTAGTGATCCAATTGGATTTGGCGCTCAAGCATATTGTGCAGTTAATGGATCATTGGATCGTATTGATATTGTTGATCCCGGATTTGATTATTTGGAAGTTCCTAAAATACAAATCGCCGGAGGAAACGGAACTGGAGCATCTGCAGTTGCCGAACTAGTAAATTATAATTATTCGGTTAATTTTGACATTTCAAATGTTAATGTCATAACAGATACCATTGGATTTTCTACTTATCATAATTTTAGGACAGGAGAAGTAGTAAAATATTTACCTTTGAATAATATTCCAGTAAGTGGTTTAACTACTAATTCAATATATTATATTAGTGTTATTGATAATTTAAATATAAAATTACACAAATCATTTGAAGATTCTGTATCTGGAATAAACACATTACCACTATCTAATGTTGGTGGAAAATATCATAGATTAACATCAGAAAATTTAAAAAGAAAACTTGGATCTATACGAGTTGTTAATGGTGGAAAAAATTATCAAAACAAAAAAAGAATTTGTTATCCAACTGGAATCAATACATACAGCGATACTATACTAATTAATAATCATGGATATTCAAGTGGCGAAATAATTACATATAATTCAACTCAAGGATCTCCAATTGGATTAACTAGTTCTACAAGTTACTATGTCACTAAAATTAATGATAATGAATTTAAATTATCTCAAATTGGTATCAGTACTCTAGGAATTTCAACTTCATTCTATTATGAAACTAGACAATATGTAAAATTAAGCTCTCAAGGAGCAGGAAAACATATCTTTAACTATCCAAAAATTGAAGTTACTATTTCTGGAAAAGTTGGAACTTATTCAACAGTTCAAACATATCAGGCTAAAATTCAACCAATTTTTAGTGGAAAAATTGAATCTGTTTTTATTGAAGATGGGGGAAACTCTTACGGATCTAATGAGATTTTAAATTACACCAAACAACCAGAGATTAAACTTTTAACTGGAACTGATGCTCAAGTTGAACCTATAATTTCTGACGGAAAAATTGTAGATGTAATTATAAAAAATCCAGGAAAAAATTATTATTCAACACCTAAATTGGAAATAACTGGAAGTGGATCCGGTTGTATCCTGACTCCAGTAGTGAAATTTGGTGTTTTATTTGAAGTAAAGATTATATCTTCAGGAGCTGGATACAATAACCAAACAAAAATTGATGTAATTCCCCCAGGAATTGGAGCAAAATTTGAAGCTTCAATTCAAAGTTGGAGAATTAATATAGTAGAAAGAATATTCAGAAATAATACTATTACATCAGATGATGGAGTAATTTATGAGGGTAAAGGTAAAAATTCTAGTTTAGAATATACACATCTATATGCACCAAGAAAACTTAGATCATCCGTATTTGGAACAAGAACAATAAATGGATCCACAATATATTCACAAGACCTAGAACTAATTGATGGAAAAGAATCAGATTCTGTATCACATTCCCCTATAATCGGATGGGCATATGATGGAAATCCAATTTATGGTCCATATGGATATTCCTCTATAACTGGTGGTTCTGTAAAACAGATGATACCTGGATATGAACTTGTGATTAAAGATAATAGACCGAATTTAGATTTATATCCATTGGGAATTTTTATAGAAGATTACGAATTCTTAAATACTGGTGATTTAGATAAGCATAATGGAAGATATTGCATAACTCCCGAATTTCCAAATGGAACTTATGCGTATTTTTCAACTTTTAATACTTTTGTTGAGACCAGAGAAGGATCACTATTCAACAAATATAAAAAACCAGCATTTCCATATTTGATTGGTAATACATATAAATCTAATCCTATTAAATTTAATATTTCAATAAATTCAAATTTAAATAAATTTGATTTAAATAAAGAAAAATGGTTAAGAAATACAAAACCATATTCATTATTGAATAAAAATACATATTATAATTTTATACAAAATTCAGATAAAAATAGAAGACAAATTTCTATTGTTGAGCAAATTAATAGCGGAAAGATAGATTCTGTTGGTATTATTACTGGCGGTTACGACTATAAAGTTGGAGATAAACTAATAGTAGATGATACAAATACTAGTGGATTTGGGTTTAATGCTTCAGTTTCCTCAATAAAGGGTATAAAATTATTAAAGGTAGAATCTGCCACTGAAATTATTGATGATGTTGAAATATTATTCAATAATTCAAAACTTATATCATTTTCAACTTCCCCACACAACTTATTTAATAATGATATAGTCACAATTAATTCAAAATATGACTTTAATGCAAGAGGATTAGTAAAATTAACTCAAAATAATTTGGTATTAACTACCGGTATTGGATCAACACTAACTACTGGAATTATAACTTATTTGAATGTATCTGGTAATCTCAACTATCCAAATGTAAGAGAAAATGATGTATATCAGATTGATCAAGAAAAGGTAAAAATATTAGCAATTGATAAAAATTCTTCTAGAATTAAAGTTCTTCGGGAATTTGATAATAGTGTTGGAGTTAATTCTGCGGTTTCTGGATCTATACTTACAGAAAAGACTAGAAAATTTGAAATTAGATTGAATTCATCTGGGTTGTCTACAGAAAGCATTTTAGATGTCAATAAAGAAATATATTTTGATCCAAATGAAACTATTGGAATTGGAACTACTTCTGGAGTAGGGATAACAAGCACTATATACTTCTCTAATCCTGGTGTTGGTATAACTTTTATTTCAATACCAACAAAATCATTGTATTTGCCGGAGCATAATTTAGAAACTGGCGATGAATTAACTTATTCAACTAACAATGGATCTTCAATATTAGTCTCATTAGATGGAATAAATGGATTTTCTCTACCAAATGATTCTAAGGTATATGTTTCAAGAATAAGTTCAAATCTTATTGGAATTTCTACTGATAATAATAATACACTATATTTCCTTTCTTCCGGTTCTGGTATAAATCATAGTTTTAAAACTAATTATAAAAATATATTCAAAGGTAGGGTTTCTAAAACTATAGTCACATCTACTACAGATGGTAGTCATAACTTATTGTTAAATGATGAAATAAATTTAAAAATTCAATCAAAGACCATTGAAACATTTAAAGTAAGATATAATAAAAATAATAGAAGATTATTGATTAATCCTATAAATTTCTTATCGTCTGCTGTAAATGTTGATGATAATACCATAAGATTGCCAAATCATGGACTAAGAAGTGGGCAAAAGATAATTTATACATCATCTTCACCATCACTAGGATTGGTGAACAATGAAATTTATTATGTAATTAATGTAAGTAGTGATGATATTGGTCTCTCATCTACATTATACGATTCAACTAAAAATTTTCCATCATTCATTAATATAGAGTCTTCATCTTCAGGAACAATATCTCCGATAAATCCAAAAATAAACATAACTAAAAATAATCAAGTTATATTTGATCTATCAGATTCTTCTTTATCCTTTAAAAATAATTCATTTGACTATTCAGCATTTAAATTTACATTATATACTGATTCTAATTTTTCCAATGAATTTGAAACCTCTGAAAAAAATACAATCTTTAATGTTAGAAGATTTGGTAAAGTTGGCATTGATACTGATGCAAGATTAGTTATTGACTCTACGGAAAATATTGATGGTGATCTTTTTTATAATCTAACACCAATTAATTTAAAGATCAATGATAAAGAAAATATAGAGATTATTTCCGATACTGATGTTATTGAAGCAAACAAAATTTCATTCAATGAAAGTCTATTGAATGGGAATCACACTATAGTTGGAATATCTACAACATCGTTTAATTTTAACTTAATTGGAAATCCAGAAAAATCGGAGTATAATACCAATAATTCATCACTTTACTATACAACAAATTCTAAAAATTGTTCAGGCGAAATATCTGATATAAAAATATTTTCCGGTGGATCTAATTATAAATCCGTACCATTTGTAAAATCAATATCTTCCGATAATGGATATGGTGCGGTTTTAAAATTAAATAGTAAGTCTATAGGTTCTATTTTAAAAACTAAAAAATTAGATGTTTCATTTGATTATTCTTCTGATTTTACAATTCGCCCAACTTCAATACAACCACTTCTTTTTGAAGTTGAAAATATTTCATTAGTAGATAATGTGGAAGTTTTATTGCCTGGTAAAAATTATACTATACCTCCAAAATTAATCCTGATTGATGGATATACGAATAAAATTATAGAAGATCTTGAATTAGATTATGATATTAGAAATAGAAAAGTAACTATCATAAAAAATACACTAGGCATTAGTGATTATATACCAAAAATAATACCAGTAAATAATAGTAATGGTATTGATATAAGAAACATTTCTTATAATAACATTACAAAAAATGTAACTGTAATATTAAATCCTGGATTTAGTAGAGAGCAGGATTTCCCATTTGATATTGGCGATAAAGTTTTTATAGAAAATATTAGTGTTGGTATAAGTAGTGATGGTAAAGGATATAATTCTTCTGATTATGATTATCAATTATTTGAAATAACTTCTGTTGATAAAAATATTGGTGGATCTGGCGGATCTGTGACATATAATATTTCAAAATATTTGAGTGGTAATGATAATCCTGGACAATTTGATTCATTTAATTCCTCGGGTAAAATAATTCCAGAAAAATATTTACCATCATTTAGAGTAAATACAAAGAAAAAAGAATTTTATATTAATGAATCTATTGAAAGTGGATCTTCAAAGGGGAAAATACAGAGTATAGATCTTTTCAATAATATATTGAAAATATCCAGTAAAGATAAGTTTAACCCCGGTGATATTTTAAAGGGAACATCGTCTAACTCAGTTGCGCAAATTAAATCAGTTACAACATTTAATTCAGTATATAATATAAATTCCAATTTTATGGGTGAAGAGGGATGGGAAAGGGAAACTGGATTCTTGAACAATACTACACAAAGAATACATGATAGTAATTATTATCAATATTTTTCTTATGACTTAAAATCAAATATTGATTATGAGACATGGAATCCATATGTAAGTAATTTAAATCACACATCAGGATTTAAAAAATTTGGTAGTTTAGTTATAGACTCAAAATCAGATTATACTGGCATTTCAACTGAACAAAACCAAAGTGATTTTGTGGGCATTTCTCATATTAACCAAATTGTAGATTTAAATTGTTATCATGATTTTGATTTGGTTAAAGAAAATAATATTACCATTAATAATGAATCAGTAACTGATCAAATAATTTTTAATAGCAAATTTATTCAAGATTATATTGAATCTATTGGAAATAGAGTTCTAGTAATAGATGATCTATCGGACACTTTCAATAGTAATCCAAGATCAGATATTTACAGTGTTGTTGATTCTTTTGATTTGGAAAATATATACAAAAAGTATTTTATTTTTATTAGAGATAAGGTATTTGTAGATTTTAAACAATCATCAATGGTTTCATTAATTCAAAATAATGAATTTGGTTATTTGAGTCAATATGGTGTAGTAGGAAATATCTCTGATCTTGGATATTTTGAGTTTAGAAGGTCTGGATCATTTGGTAATTTGTTATTTTTCCCCAAAAAGTTTGATTTTGGATCATATGATGTAAGTTATATAAGTTTTGATTTATATAATACTATCACTGGTATTGGACAAACTTCATTCGGAAATGATCCTACATTAATAACTACACAAACAAATGTAACGGATGGTGTTACCACTAAGATTGTTGGAATACCAACTTCATATAAAGGATCTAAGGTATTAGTACATATTAGAAGTTATGATGATACTATACCCAATGATGCCTATTATGAAGTTCATGAACTAACTCTATTACACAATGATGTTGATGTTTCTGTTTTGGAATATGGACAATTTAATACTTCTTCGTTATTAGAAAATTCTGGGGTTGGTATCGCAACTTACAATGCATATATTTCTAATAATGAATTAATATTAGATATAAAAACAAATGTAGGTTCTGGAGTATCTTTTGTTGTTAACACATCAGCAATTTCTATAGGAAATGATTCCCCAAATACTGTATCCTACCTAGACTTCAGAGAAGGAACAATAGCATCTGGATCTATTTTTATTGCAGCAAATTCTTTACCTTTTCCCTCAGTGGCAGTAAGTATGCCAAATAATTGTGAGACATCATATATCATATCTTTGGTTCATGATCTTACCAATAATGAATATAGTATTTCCGAAATTATAACATTAAAAGATGAAATTAGTGGTGAACTTTTAGTGACAGAGTATGGTATATTAAATACGGATACAAATATTGGCGTTTATAGTGCGGATAATACTTATGGTACAGATTCATATAATTTACTTTTTACTCCAAATCCAAATATTGACGTAAAAGTTACATACTTCCAAATGTCTCTTGGTAGATTTGATGATGCGTATAATAATCCTAATATTTTAGATTTAAATAATTATACTTTAAGTTCTGGATATGGAGAATATTTTGGAACTAGTTTAGATATTAGAAAAGAATTTAACCTAACATATAAAGGAAGTACAATATTTGAGAAGGTATTTAATGCATCTAGTTCTGAAGTCGTTAATATTAATGACAGTTCTGTATTATTGTCGTACCATTTCTTCACTACTGGCGAAGAAATAGAATATAGATACAACAATTCAGATACTTCCTCCGAAAATGCGATAGAGATTACGCCAACATTTATATCTGGAATAGGTGTAACTGATAAATTACCAACAACATTATATATTGTAAAGGATAGTGATATTAAAGTTAGAGTTTCTGCTTCTGCGTCACAATCTTTACAAAGCATTCCAGATGTTTTGAATTTTACAAATTTGGGAATTGGTACTGAACATAAATTCATTTCCAAAAAGAGAAATGAAAAATCTTTGATTGCAATTGATAATGTAATACAATCTCCTATTGTTTCTACATCAACAACTGCTGGATTAACAACTTCTATGAGTAGGATAAATTTATATCTTAGTGTTGATGATTCTGAAGATTTATTTGGTGGCGATTTAATTAAAGTAAATAATGAAATAATGTTAATCCGAGCCGTAGATTCGCCAATTAAAAATGTTTTACTTGTAGATAGATCTCTATTGGGAACAGGAATTTCTTCTCACCCAAAAAATTCCACTGTATTCAAAGTAAAGGGAAACTATAATATAGTTGATAATAAAATTTATTTTTCAGAGGCACCATTTGGTAAAGTTCCCGTTTCAAACCCCAATGCCAGATTTGATGAAATAGATTATTTTGGACTAGAAATAAGTTCCAGATTCAATGGTAGAGTATTTTTGAGGTCTGGTATTTCTAATTCTAATGATGATACTTATATTAATAATAAAATTATAGATGATATTTCTAGTGAATTCAATACCATAAAATCTACTTTTGAATTAAAGTATGATAGTTCAAATATTACCGGAATATCAACAGATAATGCTATAGTCTTAGTTAACAGTGCCGTTCAATATCCAGAATTATCTTACGTTTTAACCGAAAATGCTGGCATAACTACCATAAAAGTTAATAGTCCAGAATCAACTACATATGATTCAAGAATAATTAGTTTGCCTAAGGGTGGAATTATATTATCTGTTGGATCTTCTGAGGGATTTGGATATCAACCATTAGTTTCTGCTGGAGGTAAACCTGTTGTATCTTCAAGTGGAACTATACAATCTATCCTAATAAACAATACTGGATCTGGATATAGACCAGGAATACAAACATCAGTGAATGTTTCAGTATTAAAAACCGATTCTTCAGATTATGAATCTGAAGTAGTTGGAATTGCTTCTATAATTAACGGAGAAGTTGTTAGCGTAACTATAACTAATCCTGGTTCTGGTTATACATCCACTAATCCACCAGATGTTGTTTTTGATCCTCCATATTCATATACAGATATACCTTTAGTTTATAGTAATGATTCTGGATCCATTGGTATTGGCACAGAGGCCACAGTAAATATAATTGTAGGACAATCATCTAATGTTGTAGATTTTGAATTCAAGAACCTTGGATATGGATATAAAAAGGGTGATGTTTTAACTATAGATATTGGTGGGCAAACTGGAATACCAACCACTTCAAATTTTGTGGAATTTAAAATTTTTGTTGATTCCATTTTTAGTGATAGTTTCTCTGCTTGGACTGTCGGGGGTCTACAAATTTTAGATTCTTTTGAAGATTTATTTGATGGCACTAGAAAAAGATTTCCAATATCAATTGATGGAAATCTAGTATCTATAGTATCTAAAAAAGGATCTAATATTGATATACAATCAACACTATTAGTATTTGTGAACGATATTTTACAAGTTCCTGGCGAAGGTTATGTTTTTAATGGGGGCAGTATAATTGAATTTACAGAATCTCCAAAACCAGAAGATAAGTGTTCAATAATTTTTTACACCGGAACTAGTAATGTAGATACATTTAATTTTGATATTTTAGAAACTGTTAAAATTGGGGATGAACTAACAATTAATAGTGATGATCCATTATATCAAGAAAAAACTAGAATTATAGAATCTATAACTAACGTAGATACTACTAAAACCAACTTCTATAATGATCAAGGAATAGATAGAGAGTCTACTCGTTTTAGACCAGTTTTATGGTGCAAACAAACTGAAGATAAGATTATTAATGGAAATTATGTCGGAAAAGATAGGGTATATTATGAACCTTACATATATCCAACAACAAATATAATTCAAAATGTCGGATTAGGTACTGACATCATTTTTGTGGAAAGTGTTAAGACTTTCTTTGATAGTGAAAAAGAATATTTCCATAACGGGGTAAATGAAAAACCACAAAATAAAATTATTATAATATCTCAAGACTCTGTGACTTCTGCCGCAGCAACAGCAATTGTTTCATCTTCAGGAACTATTTCATCTATTATTATTAATGATGGTGGTATAGGGTATAGCACTGATCCATCAATTTCTATAAGCAATCCAATTGGGTTGGGAACTACCGGTAGAGCACAAGCACAGTCTTTTATTACAAATGGATCTGTATCTTCGGTTTCAATATCAACGGGAGGGTTTGGTTATGATCAAATGCAACCACCAGAAATTCTTTTTGAGTCTCCATCTCCAAAATACGAAATTTTAGATAATATTTCATATGAAGGAGATTTTGGTGTTATTACTGGAATTTCAACAATATCAGTTGGTGCCGCATTAACAGGTATTGTGTTTGATTTATTCATTCCTCAAGATTCGGTTTTGAGAGATACTGATATAGTAAAAGTGGGGATAGCAACAACGGGAATTAGTGGTATTCAAACTGGTTATTATTTTATAGTTAAAAATTCCAATCTCGGTAATGGTTTAAAATCTTTAGATTTATCGGGAAATGTATTATCTATAGGAAATAGTTTTATAGATAATACTTATCAAGTTGCTTCAGTTTCCATCGCACAAACATCAGTTCCGGGCATTGGAATAACATATGTTGCCAAAGTAATTGTTGGAGTATCTTCATATAATAATTTGACCGGATTAGGATTCAGTGATTTTTATGGCGAATATAGTTGGGGAAGAATTTCTTCTTCAACTGAAAAAACCGAAAATGAATTCATATCTTATGGATATAATGGAATATCTACTTCTCCAGTGATCCAAAGATTTAATAGATTAAAATATATCGGGTATTCAACTACATAAATATATAAAAAACCGTAAAATGTCTGCAATTATAACTGACCAATTAAGGATATTAAATGCGAAAAATTTTGTTTCAAATTTAATATCTACTGATAGATCATATTATACTTTTATCGGTCTTCCAAATGCTACCGATTATGATGAAAATTGGGATGCAACTCCACCATCACCAAAAGACAATTTTGATCAAGAGAATGATTATTGGGATTCAATGATCGCATTGAAAAAAATAAAACCTAGTGATGTTAGTTTGGTTGTAAGAAAAATAACGTGGGAATCTGGTATAACTTATGACATGTATCGTCATGATATCAGTAGAACAAAATTATCTTTACCTTCACAGTCTACAAATTTATATAATTCAAATTTTTATGTAATTAATAGTGAGTACAAGGTTTATATATGTTTACATAACGGAACAGATCCGGAAAATCCGGAAGGAAGACCATCTTTAGATGAACCAACATTTTCAGATTTAGAACCAAGATCTGCGGGTGATAGTGGTGATGGTTATGTATGGAAATACTTATTCACGATACCTCCTAGTGATATAATTAAATTTGATAGTATTAATTTTATTCCTGTCCCGAAAAATTGGGGAGAAGATACTTCCAGTTCACCCATAAAATTAAATGCGAAAACAAGTGGACAATTAAAAATTGTAACAATCGTTGACAGAGGATCTAATTTGGGTCCTGGGGATACGGTGTACACTAATGTTCCAATTGATGGTGATGGTACTGGAGCAACTGCTACTATTGTAATTAATAATGAATCGCAAGTAGAATCAGTGACAGTTTCTAATGGTGGTGAAGGTTATACATATGGAACAATAAATTTAAAAAATTCATCAATAGATACAAATACACCAAACTTTTCGTCTCCTATTTTTGATGTTATTATTCCACCCAAAGGTGGGCATGGTCATGACGTTTATCGTGAACTTGGATCTTTTAATGTCTTATTATATTCTAGAATTGAAAATGATAACGAAAATCCAGATTTTATTGTAGGAAATCAAATTTCAAGATTTGGTATTGTGGAAAGTCCAAAAAAATATAATTCCACAGATTTATTAACTGATGATAAAGTTAGTTCTTTGTCCGCAATAAAATTAAAAGGAAATATTGAAGATGCGGTTTTCCCTCAAGATAGTCAAATATCCCAGACTGTAGGGGCAGGAATGACTGCTGTAGGAAAAGTCATTTCGTATGATAGAAATACCGGAATATTGAAGTATTGGCAGGATAGATCATCTTATGGGTTTAACTATGATGAAACTAAAAATGATAGTCCAGATTACGGATTTAAAAAAATTAGTTTTACATCTTTTCCCGGTGCAGGAGGAAGTTTAATAATTCAAGGTGAAAATTTCAATTTGGAAATAGATAATGAATTTGGAACTCCTTCGTCCCCCGGTATTACAACCCAAATAAATAATAAAGTATATTATTTGGGTCAAGAATTTCAGTACGGAATTTCTAATCCGGAAGTTAAAAAATATTCTGGTAATATAATATATGTAGATAATAGACCTTCCATAACAAGATCTAAAAATCAAAAAGAAGATATTAAAATCATTTTGCAATTCTAAAGGTTATGCCACAAGAAACTAACTTAAATGTTTTTCCTTATTATGATGATTTTGACCCAATTAAGGATTACTATAAGGTATTATTTAAACCTGGGTATCCAATACAGGCAAGAGAGTTAACCAATTTACAATCTATTTTACAAAATCAGATTGAAAATTTTGGAAGTCATATCTTCAAAGAAGGTTCCATGGTAATACCTGGACAAATCAGGTATGAAAATCCTATCAATGCTGTTGAAGTTGAAAGTCAATTTGGAAATATTCCAATATCAGTATATTTTAAGGATCTTGTTGGGAAAAAGGTAAGGGGTTCCTTAAGTGGCGTTTCTGCTGAAATTTTTTATGTTTTAAGCAATATAAATTCCGAAAGAAATAACTATACACTTTATGTTAAATATTTGGAAAGTGGTGGAAGTAATTTTGAAAACAAAATATTTCAGGATGGTGAAACATTAGTATTAGAGTCTAGTCTCTCATATGGTGAGTTGTCTTTCTCTATACCTGCTGGTCAAGGAGTTGCTAATGTTATTAGAACTTCTAGAGCATCTGGAGTATCCATTGCTTCTGGAATTTATTTTGTTCGCGGAATTTTTGCAAGAGTATCGCCACAGTTTATATTACTTGATCAATACTCATTAAACCCATCATATAAAGTTGGTTTTAATGTAATAGAAAGTATTGTAAATCAAAATCAAGATGAATCTCTATCGGATAATGCTCAAGGGTTTAATAATTATGCCGCCCCTGGTGCAGATAGATTTTCAATGGAATTGGTCTTAGATAAAAGAGATCTAAATGACCTTGAAACATCTAATTTTGTAGAACTATTAAGAGTAAGCAACGGTATACCAGAATTTTTTAATACAAATGTTCAATATAACTTAATTAGGGACGAATTAGCAAAAAGAACTTTTGATGAGTCTGGAAATTATTTTGTAAAACCATTCACATTATTTGTTAGAGACAGTTTAAACGATAGGGTGCTAAGTAATGGTATTTACTTTGAAGGTCAGCAAACAATAAATGGAAATATACCATCAGAAGATATGATGGTATATCAGATTGGACCTGGAAAGGCGTATGTTAATGGGTATGATGTAGAAACTATATCAGCAAGATTACTTGATGTCAAGAAACCTAGAACAACAAAAACCTTACAGAATCAAGTAATCCCATACAATGCGGGATCTCTAGTCGTAGTTAATAATATCTACGGATCCGCTGCAATAGGGTTAGGGACGGATGCAACAGTAAGTCTTAACAATTCTAGACTTGGTTTAAATAAATCTGTAGCAGCAGGCGATGAAATAGGAGTAGCAAGAGTATATGATTTTGTTCCAGAAAGTGATTATGTTGATAACACCAGTAGATTAAGTTTGCGTTTATTTGATATTCAAACTTACACTAAAATTGGTTTAACTGCCGGATTTAGTTCTATCCTCTCAAAATCTACTCATATTAAAGGTAAACGAAGTAATGCATCTGGTTACTTGACGGAAAATCTTTCTATTGGTAGTAAAATTCTAACTTTATATAATGTTTCTGGAAATTTCTTAGAAAATGAACCTATTATCATAGATAGTATAGAAGATAGTAGATTAATAAATGAAGTTACTGATTATTCAATAAATGATATTAAATCTATATACTCAAATATTGATGGAAAAATATTTAATTGTGACACAGTATTAGATAAAAAATCTTATATTGCAAAACCGGGCACAACATTTAGATTTAATAATGGTGTAGTTTCTGCTGGTTTAGAGAATACATTCACAAATACTATAAAAATTGGTGATATAATTTCATACACAGGCACAAGTTTTAGTGGAGATCCAATTTATAATGTAGTAACTAATGTTGGTGCTGGCGGAACAAACTTTACAGTATCTAGTATCATTTCAGTTTCTGGAGTTTGTAATGGAACTTTGACTACGGGAACATTTGAAGTGACAAATGTATTAAAAATATCCTCTATTTTGAGTTCTGAAAATTCTTCATTATTAACTAGATTAAATCAATCTAATATTTCTTCTATAAATTTTGATGATGGTGAGTTAAAGCAAAGAAGAATATACAAAGATGTTTCAGTAAATTCTAATAGTACAATAAGTGTAACTATAGATTCTATAGAAAAAGATATATTTTTTGATTCATTTGACGAAGATAGATTTGTTATAACTTACTCTGATGGTTCTATTGAACCCATAAGAAGAGACAAATATGATTTGGATACCACCGGAAAAATATTAACGTTTAGAGGATTGACCAAATCCAGTGGAACTGCGGATATTATAACCACTATAATAAACTTAAAACCTACTTCTAAAATTAAAAAGTTAAACAAAGTTTCTACTTTAATCGTTGATGGGTCAAAATATAATTCTTCGGGTATCGGAACTACTACTTTAAATGATGGTCTTTCATACAGAATTCCTTATGGAACGAGGGTTCAAGATGACGAAATTTCATTAAATGTTTGTGATGTTATCCGCGTTATCGGAATTTATGAATCAAATGGAATAGAAGATCCATTTCTTCCAAGGGTTAAATTGACATCATTTACCAATCCATTGGTAAATAATCAAAATTTTATAATTGGAGAGCAAATTATTGGAGAAACAACTGGATCAGTTGCAATTGTCGTAAGTAAAATAGATTCAGATTCTTTAGAGTATGTTTATTTAAATACTTTCCAATTTGCAGAAAATGAAACTATAGTTGGTAAAGAATCTAATACTAGATCAACAGTTTCCCAACTCTTCAATGGTAGTAAAAATATAACTCAAAATTATCTACTTGATGATGGACAAAGAGATACTATCTACGATTATAGTAGAATTGTAAGAAAGAAAAATGTTGAAGAACCTAAGAAAAAACTAAAAATAGTATTTCAAAATTATACCATAGATTCTTTAGATACTGGAGAATTTGTAACTGCAAATAGTTATGCAGAAAATTTATTTAAACATGATATTTCATATTATCAAAATTCAAGACTTACTGATTATATTGACATAAGACCTCGCGTTGCCCCTTATGTTTTATCAACCAAGTCACCTTTTGAATTTGATTCAAGAAATTTTGATAACTCTGGTCAATATTCTAAGTATCCTCTTTGTCCAGATGAGAATATCGTAATATCATATTCTTACTATTTGGGTAGAATTGATAGAGTGTATCTCAATTCAGATGGAACTTTTGAGGTTTCTGAGGGAATTCCTTCAGAAAATCCAGTTCCACCACCATTGAAATCAAATGCATTTGATATTGCAACTATCTACATTCCACCTTATGTTTATAATGCCAAAAATATAAATGTGGATATGTCTGTCCATAAGAGATATAGAATGCAAGATATATCTTTATTGGAAGATAGAATTGAAAGGGTTGAAAAATTTACCACACTTTCTATGTTGGAAAGTAAGACGGAAAATTTCACTATTCGTGATGTAGAAACAGGTCTAGATAGATTTAAATCTGGATTTTTTGTAGATAATTTTAATTCCCATGAATATCATGATTTACAGAATCCGAGTTTTAGAACTTGCATTGACACTAGCACAAATACTCTAAGACCTCTACATTATACTACTTCAATTGATTTACAGTTAGGTTCTGAGGTCATTGAAGGTATTGGGACAACTTATGAACCAAATAAGGATCAAAGTTATGTATCTGATTTAGGTTCTCCTGGAATAAGAAAAACTGGCGATTTAATTACATTAAATTATAATAATATTCAATATTTTGAGCAACCATATGCATCTAAAACTGAAAGTGTTACTCCATTTTTAGTAAAATATTGGTCAGGTCTTATTGAATTAAATCCTCCAATTGATAGTTGGGTTGAAGAAAGAACAATCAATACTACAAGTTTTAATGAAGTTGTCAATAATCAAGAACCTTTGCCCGATGAAAATATAACAAGGGTTCAAAATGTTGTAGTCAACAGAGAAGTGTGGACTAATCCGCCATTACCACAAACTGGAATACCTCCTTTTGATTGGATTACAAATGCTAGAAACATACTTACTGGAATTAGAAGAATTGGTGGAATTGATATAGATTTTAGACCAGATCTAAATTCAAGAATTTTTTCAAATAATGTTCAAAATTTAGTGGGTTCTGATATTATTAATTTAGCAGTGATTAGAGATCGTGTAACAGATGCTGACAGAGAACTAATAAGAAGACTATTGCCCACTGATGCTGCAAATAATTTCTTAACTGAGATTGGTAGATCAACTGCTAGATCATTATCTATTAGATTTGTTCCTGGCAATAATGGATCTATTATTGAAAATCGCGTTAATACTACAAGTACAGAATCCACTAGTAATACTAGAACAATAATTATTCCTCCAGAAATTTTAACTACAACAACTACTTCCGAATCTATATCTAACTATACAGAACCAGTAAGATTTTTAAGAAGTAGAAATATTGAATTTGATGTAAAAGGTTTGAGACCAGTTACTAGATTCTATTCTTTCTTTGAAGGTATAGATGTTAGTAAATACATAATACCAAAATTACTAGAAATTGAAATGATTTCTGGTAAATTTGAAATTGGAGAAACTGTTGAAAGTGATCCACATTTTGTAACTAATAAAATAAGATTTAGATTATGTAAACCAAATCACAGAACTGGTCCTTTTGACGGATCTAATCCTCCATTTATAACAAATCCTATCCCTGTACTAGATTTTACCACTGGTCAAATTCTAGATCAGAATAACACACAAAAGTTGGATATATTTGCATTAAATCCCTATAATCAAAGTCCGTTTCCAGAGGATTATAGTGAGTCATCTACAGTATTAAATGTAGATACTAGATCATTACAGATGCCATCAGAAACAAATTATTTTGGATCAATTTCTGCTGGAATGAGGCTGATTGGTAAAAAATCTGGAGCAATAGCAAGAATTTCAAATATTAGATTAGTATCTGATAATCAAGGAAGATTAATAGGATCTTTGTTCATTCCAGATCCAAATGTTCCAGGTAATCCACAATGGATTAATGGAGAAAACACATTTACTGTTATTGATACTCAATCATTGCAGCAAATTTCTAATGAATCTGTAAATGAAAGTTCCGCAGAAGCAGAATTTTCTTCTTCTGCAGTCTCAAATGTAACAGAAAGTAATATCATAACAACTAGAAATGTTACTATAATTCCTGCAAGAAATATTAATGTAACTACAATAACAAATACAACAACTAATTTAACAACAATCACACAAAGAAGGCAACAAACAAATCCAACTTTCCAAACCAGAGTTTGGGAAAATGTTGATCCTCTAGCACAATCATTTTATGTTAGAGAAGATACTGGTATATTCTTAACTGCCGTAGATGTTTTCTTTGAAACTAAAGATGATTCCATTCCAGTTACTTTACAAATAAGGACCATGAGTGGAGGAGTTCCTAGTAATGTAGTTATCCCATTCTCTGAAGTAACCTATACTCCAGACAAAATAGAAGTATCTTCAAATGGATCAGTTGCTACTAGGTTTACTTTCCCATCACCAGTTTATTTGCCAGGTCCTCAACAATTAGAAGTAAGACAATCGCCCATTGCAAGTCAACAAACATCGGAATTTGCTGTAGTTTTACTTTCTAATAGTCCTCAATATAGAGTATTTGTTGCGGAACTTGGTAAGGATGATATACAAACTGGTATTAAATTATCTGCACAACCTACTTTAGGAAGTCTATTCAAATCCCAAAATGGATCTACTTGGACTCCTTCACAATTAGAAGATCTTAAATATAGGTTGTATAGAGCAGATTTTGTAAATGAAGGTTTGGTTAGATTTTTCAATCCTACATTGAGTTTAAAAAATCAAAAAATAACTGTTACTGGAGAAAATCAGTTTACAACATTATCTAAAAAGATCATAGTTGGATTAGGATCTACAGGATTTAATCAAGCAACAGTAAAACCTGGAATAACACTAAAACAGAACTTGGCAACAGGTACACTTGTAGCAATTGGAGGTAGTATTACTCAATCTGGATTGGGTGTGACAGTCTCACAAGTGGGTGTTGGATATACTCCAACTTCCGGACAATTTACCTTCACCAATGTAATTTTAGATACTGAAACAGGTTCTGGTCAAGGTGCTGTCGCAAATATTACTGTCAATAATGGTTCTATTTCAAGTGCAACAATAACTAATGGAGGATTCGGATATTCTGTTGGAGACTCTTTAATCATTCCGGAAAATAATTTTGGGTTAAATGTTGGATTTGGTGGAAAACTTACAGTAGATTCTATTTCGGTCAATAATTCTTTTATAATTGACAATATACAGGGTACATTCGTTTCTGGAATGACTACAATAAATTATATAAACTCTTCTGGAACCGAAGTTCCAACAGGTATTGGAGTAACTATTAATGACATAATTGAAGATCAATATTATGATGGTTTGCATATGAAAATATATCATATGAACCATTGTATGCATTCTTCCGAAAATTATGTTTCAATTAGTGATGTTAGACCATCACTTTCTGAAGTTAATACAAAGTTATCTACTCAAATTGATTCTTCAACATTAACTATTCCAGTATTGTCTAATTCGGGATTTGAAACTTTTGAAGGAAAAGAAGTTAACACATCTAATCCAGGATATGTAATAATTGGAAATGAAATAATCAAATATACTTCTCTTACTGGGGAAAATACAATTTTCGCCACAGAAAGAGGAATTGATGGCACGCAAAGTCAATCATATGATTCCAATGTTCCAGTGTATAAGTATGAATTTAATGGCATTTCCTTAAGAAGAATAAATAAAGTTCATAATTTTACAAATGTTGATAAGAGTATACATGCAATTGATTTAAATTCATATCATATTAAAGTGAACATGAGTGACTCTGAAGGTACTGGAACTAATAGATCAAATGATCTTTATTTCCAATCAACCGAACAAACTGGAAGATCTGGCGCTCTCTTATCAAATAACATTCAATATGAAGCCTTAACACCAAATATTGCCCACATTATACCATCAAAAACAAATATATCAACAAGAGTAAGAACGACCAGTGGAACTAGTATTGGAGGCAATGAAAAATCATTCATTGATCAAGGTTTTGTGGATATTCCAATTGATCAGACTACATATTTCGCAAATCCAAATATAATCTGTTCGGAAATAAATGAAACTAATTTCCTAAACGAAACTCCAGGAAGTAAATCATTTACTATGGAATTTTTAATGAATTCTAGTGATTCTAGAGTATCTCCGGTTATTGATACTATAAGAACATCTGCGATTTTAACTTCAAATTTAATTAATAATCCATTAGGAATTGGTGAAAATTCTAACTATGCTGATGATGACAGTGTAAGAAGTTTGATTAATGACAAACATAGTGCAATTTACATATCTAAACCTATAAGACTTAAAATACCTGCAAATTCACTAAAAGTTATTTTAACTGCAAGTAGAAATGAGTTTAATGATATGAGAGTATTGTACCAATTATTCAGAAGTGATGCTGAAAATTCTATTCAATATTTTGAATTATTCCCAGGATATTCAAATTATAGTATTGACGGTCAAGGAATTAAACGAGTAGTTGATTTATCAAAAAATGATGGTTCTTCCGACTCTTTTGTTCAACAATCTTCAGATAGATCATTCCGTGAGTATGAATATTCAATTGACGATTTACCAGATTTTGATGGGTTTGCAATTAAACTTGTGATGTCTAGTTCAAATCAAGCAACGCCACCAATTATAAGTCAATTGAGAGCAATTGCAACAATCAAACCCAAAGTATAGGTAAATTAAAATGAATCATATAAAAGTAAAAGAAAAAGATCATTTGGTTCGTGATATTGATAATAATGCAATTATTAATACTGATATTGATGGTTATAATGAATATGTTGAAATATATAAAAATAAAATTAATAGTGTGGAAAAAATTAAAAATTTAGAGAATCAAATATATTCTCTAAAAGATGATATTAATGAAATAAAAACCTTATTGCGGAATTTGACCAATGGATCCTGATGCCATAACACTAGAAAATATGTCTAAAATGTTTGAATATGAGAAAATATCTAGAGAGATAGATAATATAGACGATATTAATATTTTAAGAGATTTTGCAAAATCTTATATTAAATTGTATTTAAAACAACAAGAAGTTATTTCAAAACTATAATGTCACAACCATCAAGTAAACAAGAATTAGTAGATTATTGTTTGAGAAAACTTGGATATCCTGTTTTGGAAATTAATGTTGCTGAAGAACAAATTGATGACTTAGTAGATGATGCCCTTCAATTTTTTCATCAAAGACATTTTGATGGTTCATATCAAACATATTTAAAATATCAAATAACACAAGACGATATTGATAGGGGAAGGGCAACAGGAATTAGTGGTGTTGGGATTGCTTCCACCTCAACAACTTCTGTTATTGATGGACAAGCAACAACTTTTAATTTTTATGAAAATAGTAATTACTTGTCTATTCCTCCTCATGTTTTTGGAGTAAACAAAATATTTCATTTTGAAGGGTCCAATTCTATATCAAGTGGAATGTTTAGTATTAAATATCAATTATTCTTAAACGATCTTTATTATTGGGGATCTACTGAATTATTGACATATTCAATGGTTAAGACTTATTTGGAAGATATTGACTTTTTACTAACAACCCAAAAACAAATAAGATTTAATAAGAGGCAAAATAGACTATACTTAGATATTGATTGGTCTTCTTTAAAACCTGGACAATATTTAGTTATTGATTGCCTTAGATTATTAGATCCAAGTGACTATTCTAGAGTTTGGAATGATTCTTTTTTGAAAGCGTATACAACTGCACTAATAAAAAGGCAATGGGGTTATAATCTTTCAAATAAATTTAGAGGAATGAAACTTCCTGGTGGCGTTGAAATAGATGGTAGACCTCTAGTAGAAGATGCACAAAGAGAAATTGATTCTTTGATGGATAAATTCTCGTTGACGTATGAACTTCCACCATTGGATATGATTGGATAATTATGTTAAACCCATTCTTTTTAAACGGATCAAAAAGTGAACAAGGTCTATTGCAAGATCTTATCAATGAATCTATTAAGATTTATGGTGTAGAAGTATATTACTTACCAAGACAGTATTTAACTACGAATAAAGTAATTGAAGAGGTAGTTCAATCCGAATTTAATTTTGCATATCCAATAGAAGCATATGTAGATTCTTATGATGGTTATGGTGGTCAAGGAACTATACTTTCAAAGTTTGGAATACAGGAATTAGATGACCTAAATTTAATAATTTCCAAAGAAAGATGGGAGACTTACATACAAGCGTTAATTGAAAATTTACCTGACGTAAAATTATCATCTAGACCTAAAGAAGGAGATTTGATATATTTCCCTCTTGGCAATAAAATTTTTGAAATAAAATATGTTGAACATGAAAAACCTTTTTATCAATTACAAAAAAATTATGTTTATGAATTAAGATGTGAATTGTTTAGGTATGAAGATGAGCTTATTAATACTGGCGTAGACTTTATTGATGATCCTTCTGGAGGAGGTTCTGATGGTGATGGTACTGGTGATACTGTTACTGATAGGGATCAATATTCAGTAACACAAACTCTTCAATTAGTTGGATTAGGATCTACAGCAAGTGCTATAACAACCATTGTTAATGGTGGTGTAAGATCTATAACAGTAACAGATAGAGGATCTAGTTATACATCTACTCCTACTGTAGCAATTTCAACTTCCCCCACCGGAACAAGAGCAACTGGTATTGCTACTATGATTGGAGGAATAGTTGATTTATGTGAACCAGATAGTAAATTATTGAGAGTTCAAAGTATTGATATAACAAATCCTGGATCTGGATATACTACACCACCTAAAGTAGTAATTCGTGGAGGTGGAGGTAGTGGAGCAACTGCAGTAGCAACAATAGGTGACGGTGTACTTGGAATAATAACAGTCACAAATGGAGGATCTGGTTATTTAAGACCTCCAGAAGTTTCATTTGTTGGTGTATCATCTTTTGCGGCATCAGCAAATGCTATAATAAATAATTCTGGACAAGTAATTAGAATTGTAATTGAAAATGCTGGATTGGGATATATAGAACCACCTGTTATTCAAATATCTCCTCCAGATGTTATTGTTGGAATGGGAACATATAAATTTAATGAAAAAGTAGTAGGATCTGTAAGTGGAATTAGTGCAAGAGTTAAGTCCTGGGATGTGGTTACTAAGATTTTAAAAGTATCAAATGCTACAGGAGAATTCTCTGCCGGAGAAACCATAGTAGGAGAAACATCTGGAGCAAATTATAATATTAGAACCATAAATACATCTGGCACTATAGATAGATTTGCGCAGAATGATGATATCCAAGATTTAGGAGATGAAATTTTGGATTTTGATGAAATAAATCCTTTTGGGAATCCTTAATTTAACTGGTATAGAAAATGTTTGGACACTTTTATCACGAAATATTTCGTAAAACTATTATTGGATTTGGAACTCTTTTCAATAATATTATAATTAAAAAGAAAGATGATAATGATGATGTATTTTCGTCTATAAAAGTTCCTTTGGCATATGGTCCAACACAGAAATTTCTTGCAAGATTAGAACAACAACCAAATTTGAATAAACCAGTTCAAATAACTTTACCAAGAATGTCATTTGAGTTTACTGGACTATCTTATGATGCTGCTAGAAAATTAACAACAACTCAAACATTTATCACTAGTTCCGTTTCAGATAGGACTGATGTGAAAAAAGTGTATATGCCAGTACCTTATAATATGAGTTTTGAACTATCTATATTTTGTAAAATAAATGATGATATGCTTCAAATTGTGGAGCAAATTTTACCATATTTTCAACCTTCATATAATTTAACTATTGATTTAGTAGAGACTATTGGGGAAAAGCGTGATATTCCTATAGTATTAGATAGTATCACTATGCAAGATGATTATGAAGGAGATTTTTCCACAAGGAGAGCATTAATTTATACTTTAAACTTTACTGCTAAAACATATTTGTTTGGTCCAGTTTCTGGTGGTGTTGGAAAAGATATCATTAAAAAAGTTTCTTTGGGATTTGTTTCTGGGGATTCAAATTCACTCACTAGAGATTTGACTTATTCCCAAACCCCAGTAGCAACAAGAAGTTACTCGGAAAATACAGTTGCTATTTTAAATAATGATATTGAACCTGGAGATACTAAATTTACAGTTAATGATATATCTTCAATTACAGAAAAATCATACATCACAATAAATGATGAGACTATGTTAGTTTCTGCTATAGATGGGAATGATATTACTGTAGTTAGGGGATCTTATAATACCATAATAACAGATCATGTTTCTGGTTCAGAAATACAGTTAATAACTGAAGCAGATAATGATTTAATTGAATTTGGAGATGATTTTGGGTTTAGTGGAGAATTTTTATGACTAAAAGTTTTGACAGTTTAGATGATGTTTTTAATATAACAAAAGAAGTTGTAGATATAAGCACTGTTAATGAGAATATTGACGCAAATGCTGAAGTTTCTCAAGAAAAAATAAAAATCAATACTTCCAATATCAGCGATATTGAAAAAGATTATGAATACACTAGAGGTAATTTATATTCTATAATAGAAAAGGGGCAAGAAGCGATAAATGGGATTTTAGAACTTGCTCAGGAATCTGAACAACCTAGAGCATATGAAGTCGCTGGTCAATTAATTAAAAACGTTGCAGATGCTACAGAAAAACTTTTAGATCTCCAGAAAAAACTAAAAGACATTGAAGGTAGTAGTCGCTCATCTGGACCAACTAATGTCACCAATGCTCTGTTTGTTGGTTCTACTGCAGAACTTTCAAAACTACTAAAAAATAAGTTAAATACTCCAGAAAAATAAATAAAAATGTTATCCAAAGCAGTAGAAGAACTAGAGGTTGGTCTAGTTAAGTTAAACAAAATTACTTACGATTCTATTGATAAGTTAATGCGAAAAATAATGAAATCTTATGGGGTAACTGCTAAAGAACTTCACAATTCTTTTAAAAATAAGCATAAAAAAACACCAGACGATTGGATTAAAGAAAAAATGAAAAAACTAAACGAAGACCATAAAGAAATTTCTTCTGGTAAGAAAACAGATGATGAAGGATATATGGCAAGAAATGAGTTGGACTCTATAGAAAATGCTGTTAAAAACCTCAGAAGATCCATAAAATCAGGAAAACAGCAACTTCCTGCTTGGGTTCAATCAAAAATCACTAAGGCAGCAGATTATATTGATACTGCAGCAGAATATCTTCAAAGTGACGAAAAAGTTGATGAAGAAACAAGTTTTACTATAGGTTCTGAGCATAAAAAAGCATCAAAACAAAATAAAATTACTAAAAAAATAGATAGTCCAGGAACTGCTGGAGAAAGTAATGCTGCTAAAAATGTTGCACAAAAATTAGGTGGAACTGGTGCGCAATTACCAAATTTTAGAAAAGAAGAAATCTCATTAGTAGAAAAAATTCTAGGCGAAGAAAAGTGTGGTAAGGGAATGTATTGGTGCAATACTGATAAGGTATGCAAACCACTTCCAACTGGTCTCAAAGTTCCTGGACAAAAAATTAAACCTACTGAGGTTGGTATAGGTAAAGCAGTTGATGGTTCATGTACACACACAGGAAAGGGTAAAAAGTGCCCTGTACATGGTATGAATGAATGTCCAGTTTCAGAAGAAAAAGATCCAAAAGGACCAACTCAACCATATAAGACTGTAGAAGAAATTGCCAGGAAACATGGTGTTTCATTAGCGCACATAGAAAAACAAATTAAAATGGGAACTAAAGTTGAACTTGAGCATACATCAGATAAACAAAAGGCAAAAATAACAGCACTTCAACATCTTGATGAACTTCCAGATTACTACAGTAAATTGAAAAAAATGGAAACTCAAAAAGAAAGTACTACAGTAAGAGACGCTAATGGTAATTTCTATGCAGAGTTTATTGATATCATAAAAGCGGGAACTATTGAAGAGGAAAATCCAGTTTGGACAGAATCTAAAAACAAAAAAGGAAAAGAGCAGGGTATTGATGGAAAGGCGTGTTGGAAAAATTATAGATATGCTGGAACTGAGAATGGAAAAGATAAATGTGTTAAAGTAAATGAAGCAACAAGAATGCCTTCTAAAACTGGAAATAATCTTTTCGTAACTCTTTCTTGGAGAGGTAAATATTACTCTATTCAAATATTTTTCCCACAAGCAAAGGTTCCGTCAAGAGCAGAAATATCTTATGAGATTGAAAAAATTTATCCCGGATCTAAAGTAGTAACTTATAGAATTTCCGAATTAAAACCAGGAGAACCCTTACTTTATGCAAATCAAGGTGGTGATAGAGGAAAACCTGGATCAAACAAAAACTATGTAAAAACTATGGGTGAAGAGGTTGAAATATTAGATGAAAAAAAGTGAGTAAGGCAGAAATGCCTTGCAACAAACCTAAAGCACAACCTGTAGGAGATTCTCAAACTGGAAAATCTCATGTCGTCAAAGCATGTGAAGATGGAAAAGAAACAATCATTAGATTTGGTCAACGTGGCGTAAAAGGATCCCCTAAAAAGAAGGGAGAATCTAAGCAATATGCAAGTCGTAGACATAGATTTCAATCAAGACATGCAAAAAACATTGCAAAAGGAAAGATGTCGGCAGCTTATTGGTCTAATCTTGTAAAATGGTAAAAAAGGTAAAGTGGTGATTTATGGCAGATGAGTATTATCTTGGTAATCCGCTTCTAAAAAAAGCGAATACCAAAATGGAATTTACCGAAGATCAAATTATTGAATGGGTCAAGTGTGCCCAAGATCCGGTATATTTTGCAAGAAATTATATTAAAATCGTAACACTTGACCATGGTTTAACTGGATTTGATATGTATCCTTTCCAGGAAAAAATGGTAGATACATTCCACAATAACCGCTTTAGTATATGTAAACTACCAAGACAGTCTGGAAAGAGTACTACAGTAGTTTCATACTTATTACATTATGCTATTTTTAATGATAATGTAAATATAGCAATTCTTGCCAACAAAGCATCTACTGCCAGAGATCTTTTAGATCGTCTACAGACAGGTTATGAGAACCTACCAAAATGGTTACAGCAAGGTGTTGTTTCATGGAATAAAGGTTCTATGGAACTGGAAAATAAATCAAAAATTACTGCAGCGTCAACCTCTGCATCATCAATCCGTGGAGGAACTTATAATATTATTTTCTTAGACGAATTTGCGTTCGTTCCAAACCAAGTTGCAGATAACTTCTTTAGTTCGGTATATCCAGTAATTACTTCCGGATTATCTTCTAAGGTTATCGTGGTCAGCACTCCTTACGGTATGAATCATTTTTATCGGTTATGGGATGATGCTCAAAAGAATAAAAACGAATATGTTCCCATTGAAGTACATTGGACTGATGTTCCGGGTAGAGATGAAAACTTCAAAAAAACTACCATTGCAAACACCAGCGAAAGTCAATGGAGGCAGGAATTTGAATGTCTATTTTTAGGATCTTCCGATACACTAATATCTGGTCCCGTTTTAAATCGTTTAGTTTTCACCAATCCAAAGACTTCTAGTGCCGGTTTAGATGTATATGAAGACCCACAGGAAGATCACACCTATGTGGTCACTGTAGACGTTGCTAGAGGCGTTGAGAAGGACTATTCTGCCTTTTTGGTAATAGATGTCTCACAGTTCCCACATAAGGTAGTTGCTAAGTATAGAAACAATCAAATAAGACCTATTCTATTCCCTCAAATAATAAAAGAAGTTGCAACTTCTTACAATAAAGCATTTATACTTTGTGAAGTAAATGATATTGGAGATCAAGTTGCTGCAGGTCTACACTACGACTTAGAATATCCTAATCTTTTAATGAGCACAATGAGGGGTCGTGCTGGACAAATATTAGGACAAGGTTTTTCTGGAAAAAAAGTTCAACTTGGCGTAAAAATGTCCAAAACTACTAAAAAAGTTGGATGTTTAAATTTAAAAACTCTAATTGAAGATACTAAATTAATATTTGAAGATTTTGAAATCATAAACGAATTAACTACATTTATACAAAAAGGAAATTCTTTTGAGTGTGAAGAAGGTAGAAATGATGATTTAGTTATGTGCTTAGTAATATATGCTTGGTTAATCCTTCAAGATTATTTTAAAGAATTAACCGATCAAGATATAAGAAAAAAGATATATGAAGAACAAAAAAATCAAGTAGAGCAAGATATGTCTCCTTTTGGATTTATTGTTGATGGAATAAATGATGAAAATACTTTTGTTGATAATAATGGTGATAGATGGTATACCGATGAATATGGCGATGCTCAAGCAGAGTTTTCATACATGTGGAATTATTTGTAATGAATCTAGATGATAATTTAAATCTTGATCATTTATTTTTATATGAACGAAGATGTAAGAAATGCGGATTGACTAAAAATTTAATAGATGAATTTTATAGGACAAGGAAAGATAGAGGTCCGGTTTCTTCTTCTTTTTCTTATGAATGTAAAAATTGCACTAAAAAAAGAATCATTGGAAGTAGAAAAGATACTCCAAGTGTTAAAATGTGGGAATATCCTGACTGGTAGATCTGTTCACGCAGCGTTTCCCGAATGAAAAGTAAGGTTTTAATAAATATTTTTTAGGTAAACTGAGTTAGGAGAATTTTAAATGGCTACTCCTCAATTATCTCCCGGTGTTCTTATCCGTGAGGTTGATTTAACTGTAGGAAGAGCTGATAATGTACTAGATAATATTGGGGCAATTGCAGGACCTTTTGCAATTGGACCTATTGATGAACCAATTGACATCACTACAGAGCAAGAGTTAATTAACGTTTTTGGAAAACCAATTTCCACAGATGCACAGTACGAATACTGGATGAGTGCATCTTCTTTTCTTTCTTATGGTGGTGTTCTTAAGGTCGTAAGAACCAGTGGTTCTAATTTAGTGAATGCAAACGCTATTAGAAATGCATCCGGCGTATCAACTGCAGGTGAACCAAGTCTCAAAATCAAGAACTTTGATGATTATGAGGCAAACTATGCAGATGATGTTGCAAATTATATTTTTGCAGCAAAAAATCCAGGATCCTGGGCAAATAACTTAAAAGTTTGTGTAATTGATGATAAAGCAGATCAAACTTTTACTGGTATAGCAACATCCGTAATTGAAGAGATAGCAGTTGGTTATGGTGTTACTACTTCATTAACTAGTGTACCTTCGGCTGGAATTGGCACTACCACAACATTTACTGGTTACTTAAAAGGTATCGTAACTGGCGTATCAACATCTAATCGTACTGTTGATGTTAAAATAGTTTCATTAGTTGATGGTTCTAATGCCGAAATTCCTATCACTTATGCTCAGAGAAGTGATCTGAGATCATTTAGACCAAGTGATGTTGTAACATTTGTTACTAATGCAGGAGTAGGAACTACTAGTGCAACATTAGGATCATCTAATGTTCTTGATTGGTATGATAACCAAACTATTGAATTAAGTAATGCTTCAGTTTTCTGGAGATCAATTGCACCAAAACCTGGCACTAGTCAGTATGCAGGCGAAAGAAACTCAAAAAGTGATGAAATTCACGTAGTTGTAATTGATGACACTGGATCCGTTACAGGAATTCAAGGAAATATCTTAGAAAAGCATATTGGACTATCAAAAGCTTCTGATGCAATTTCTGCGGTAAATTCCCCACAAAAAATCTGGTGGAAAAATTATATTGCACTTTATTCAAAGTATCTTTTTGTTGGCGACAATCCTTCTGATGATCAAAATGCAAATGAAGATACTGCTCCAGTCGGTTTTAGTTCTTCTTTTACTGCCTATACTGCACCACAAGGTCTCTGGAATGAACCAGCACAGGATAAAACATTTAGTGCCCTTGGAAATGTAGTTTATAATTTAACTGGTGGTAAAGATTACTCCGATAATGGTGGAATGAATGTTACACTTGGAGATCTAATCACTTCTTATAATCTTTTCTCAAATAGAGATGAAATTGCAGTAGATTACTTAATCATGGGTCCAGGTCTAAGTGATATCTATCAATCTCAAGCTAAGGCTAGAACATTGATTGATATTGCAAATTCAAGAAAAGATTGCATGGCAGTTATTTCTCCTCACCGCGAAGCGGTAGTGGATATTACCAATACTGACACGCAGACCGATAATATTATTGAATTCTTTGCACCATTACCATCATCATCATACGCTGTTTTTGATTCAGGTTATAAGTACACTTATGACAGATTCAACAATAAATTCCGTTATATTCCTTGCAACCCAGACGTTGCTGGATTGATGGTAAGAACTTCCATTTTTGCTTATCCTTGGTTCTCACCAGCTGGACAACAAAGAGGAATTCTTAATAATGCAATCAAACTTGCATACAATCCAAATAAGGCACAAAGAGATCAATTGTATCCACAAAGAGTTAATGCAATTGTAAATCAACCAGGAATTGGAATTTTACTTTATGGTGATAAAACAGCTCTTGGTTACGCTTCCGCTTTTGATCGTATTAATGTTCGTCGCTTATTCTTAACTATTGAGCAATCACTAGAGAGAACTGCGCAGGCTCAACTCTTTGAATTGAATGATGAAATTACCAGAGCAAACTTTATCAATGTCGTTGAACCATATCTCCGCGATGTTCAGGCAAAACGTGGTCTTTACGGATTTCTTGTTCGTTGCGATGCCTCCAATAATACTCCAGACATTATTGATAATAATGAATTTAGGGCAGACATTTTCCTAAAACCAGCTAAGTCTATCAATTATGTAACTTTAACATTTGTTGCAACCAGAACTGGTGTTTCATTTGAAGAAGTTGCAGGTTCTGTTTGATCTTTATAATTAATTACAATAGGAGGATCTAAAAATGGCAACCATTAAAGGTTTATCACAATTCAAAACAAAACTATCTGGTGGAGGCGCCAGACCCAATCTATTTGAGGTAACAATGCCTTCTCTACCTGGAATTAATCTTAATGTCCAAGGAGACAGTGTTGGATTTGATGCTGAAAAATTCACATTCTTATGTAAAGCAGCTGCTTTACCAGCATCAAATATAGCACCAATTGATATACCATTTAGAGGTAGAATTTTAAAAGTTGCTGGAGACAGAACATTTGATACCTGGACAATTACAGTTATCAATGATGAAGATTTCATGTACAGAAGAGTATTTGAAGCTTGGATGCAAAATGTTGGTCAATATTCAGACCATAGTGGACTTACTGAACCAGCATCTTATATGACAAATGCTACGGTAAGACAACTTGGTCGTGCTGTAGTCGCTCAAGAGAGTGGTCAAGGTACTGGCGGAAATGCAAACATACTTGCCCAGTATGAATTTGTTGATATTTTCCCAACAAATATTTCCCAGATTGATTTATCATACGAAACATCAGATACTATTGAAGAATTCACCGTAGAATTCCAAGTTCAGTTCTGGTATCCTACAAGTCCAAAAGCAGCCTAAATAACTGAACAATTACAGTTATTATAATAATGGCAAGATTATTTGGATTTTCAATTGACGATAAAAATCTCCAATCACCTGGAGTAGTGTCCCCCGTTCCTCAAAATAATGAGGACGGGGTTGACCATTATTTGACTAGTGGATTTTTTGGTTCTTATGTAGACATTGAAGGTGTCTATAGAACCGAATTTGAAATGATAAAAAGATATCGTGAAATGGCACTTCATCCAGAAGTTGATAGTGCCATTGAAGATATTGTAAATGAAGCAATTGTTTCGGATACTAATGATTCCCCGGTAAAAATAGAATTATCAAATTTAAACGCCAGTGATGGCATTAAAGAAAAAATAAGAGAAGAATTTAAATATATTCTTGAATTATTAGATTTTGATAAAAAATGTCATGAAATTTATAGAAATTGGTATATTGATGGTAGACTCTATTACCATAAACTAATTGATATAAAAAATCCACAAGAAGGTATACAAGAACTTCGTTATATTGATGCAATGAAGATGAGATTCATCAGAAAGCAGAAAAAGAAAAAGAACGAAGGTGTGGGTTCAATAAAAAATGACTTAAATGACCCAATAGATTATAATTTTCCAGAAATTGAAGAATTTTTTATGTATACTCCCAAAGCATCATATCCTGTTGGATCGCTTGGGGGTCAACCTGGAACACCTTCTTCATCGCAAAATGGTGGGGTAAAGTTCTCAAGAGATTCTATCACTTATTGCACTTCTGGTCTAGTAGATAGAAATAAAGGTACTTGTCTCTCATATCTCCATAAAGCAATTAAATCACTCAATCAACTCCGAATGATTGAAGATAGTTTGGTTATCTATAGATTATCAAGAGCACCAGAACGTAGAATTTTTTACATTGATGTTGGCAATCTACCAAAAGCAAAAGCAGAGCAATATCTTCGTGATGTTATGATGCGCTATAGAAATAAACTTGTTTATGATGCATCAACTGGAGAACTACGCGATGATAAAAAATTCATGAGTATGCTTGAAGACTTTTGGTTGCCTAGAAGAGAAGGTGGTAGAGGTACAGAAATTACCACCCTTCCTGGAGGTCAAAATCTCGGAGAGATTACAGATATTAAATATTTCCAAGAAAAACTTTATCGTTCACTAAATGTTCCGCCAACAAGAATTGGGGGAGAAGGTGGATTTAATCTTGGGCGTTCTTCTGAAATTCTACGCGATGAACTGAAATTTACTAAGTTTGTTGGTAGATTGCGAAAAAGATTCTCTAACATGTTTAACGACATGTTAAAAACACAATTAATTCTTAAGAATATAATTACTGCAGAAGATTGGAAGATAATGCGGGAACATATTCAATATGACTTCCTGTATGATAATCATTTCTCAGAACTAAAAGAAGCTGAGTTAATGACAGAAAGATTAAATATGGCAGCAACTGCGGAACCATATATCGGTAAGTATTACTCACAAAATTATATTAGAAGAAAAATACTTCGTCAAACTGATGAAGAGATTTTGGAAGAAGATATTCTCATTCAACAAGAAATTGAAGAGGGCAAAATTCCTGATCCCAATGCTCCTATTGATCCTGCTACAGGTCTACCTATGCCTACTACAGGAGACAACATAAATGGTGCTTCTGGGCAAGTTCCAATAGAACCATTAGTTAATGATAAAGCAGTAGAACCTCCAAAATAAAAAAGAATCTAAATAAAAGATAGTTAACATATTAATTTTTATGGAAGAACTTATGAATATGATTGTGGCAGATGAGTCACCTGCTCAAATCAGCGACACGATTAAAGATGTTTTGTTTGCTAAAGCTGCAGAAAGAATTGAAGCAATAAGACCACATGTAGCATCTTCTCTGTTTAACGCAGAAGATGCTGAAGGAGAATGATTTAAATAAATAGTTAAAATACAATCTCATAAAATGCAAAGAACAAGAATAATTGAATCTGAAATATCTACTCCAATTAGTGCTGGAGTGGCATCAAGTATATCAAATGCAACTTGTTTAAGACTTCATAATATTACTTCAGGAATTGTTACGGTAGCAATTGCATCTTCAGTTGGTGCAGCGACTAGTAACTACTTTTCAATGCCTGGAAATTCTGTTGAATTTTTGGAAAAACTTCCAACAGATGTTATTTGGACATCGGCAGAAATAAAAGTATCAAAAGTAGGATTCACCAACTAAGAAAATGAAATTAATCACAGAAGAAATAGAACAGGTTAAAGTTATTAAAGAAGGTAAGGGTGATTCCCAAAGACTTTATATTACAGGACCTTTTTTACAATCGGAATGTGTGAATAGAAATGGAAGAATGTATCCATTTTCAATTATGGAAAAGGAAGTGAGACGTTATAATGAAAATTATATTCAAAAAGGTCGTGCTCTTGGAGAACTTGGACACCCAGAAGGTCCCACAGTAAATCTTGATAGAGTTTCTCATAAAATTGTTTCTCTTACATGTGAGGGAAATAATTGGATTGGAAAGGCGCAAATTCTTTCTACCCCAATGGGAAAAATTGCAGAATCACTTCTCAATGATGGCGTTACCCTTGGTGTTTCTTCGCGTGGAATTGGTTCTCTTAGAGAAAATAATAAAGGTTATAAAGAAGTTGGTGAAGATTTCATGCTTGCTACTGCTGCAGATATTGTAGCAGATCCTTCTGCACCTGATGCCTTTGTTCAAGGAATTATGGAAGGTGTTGAATGGATTTATGATGCATCTAGAAATTCTTGGTTAATAGAAAAAACTAGAACAAAAATAAATCGTTTAGTTGAAACAAGACAGTATCAAGAGAAAAAACTTGAACTATTTGATGAGTTTTTAAACTCATTGTAAAATGTTAAATTATAAATAAATATAGTTACTTAATTAAAAGTTAAACGGAGAGTTTCAAATGTCTCGTGGCAAAAATCTACAGGAAATGGAAGTAGGCACTAAGCAATCCAGAACTGCTGTGAATGCAAACGCTAAAGCAGCAGATCCTATGCAAAAATTGACTACGGGTATTCCCGATGGTCAATCTACTAGTTGGATAGATTTGGGTGGACCTACACCACAAAATTACAAACCAGACGATGGTTCTGCAGAACTAAAGGATGCAGGATCTCCCCTTAAGCAAGTCAAGGATATTGTAAATAAGGGCGCAAAAGGTTCCGATCCTATGAAAGGAATTAAAAAGTCTGATGCCGTAAAGGAAGAAGAAGAACTAGAAGATGAAGATTATATTGAAGAAGATATGGAAGATGAAGATGAAGATGTGATTACCGAAGAAGAAGATGATGAAGAAGATGATGAAGAAGGAGATGAAGAAGGAAAAGGTGATTCTAAGAAAAAGAAAAAGGAAGAAGAAGATGATGATATGAAGGAAGAGTTTGACATTGATGAAGATGTCAATGCCCTTCTTGAAGGTGAGGAACTCTCCGAAGAATTCCAAGAAAAAGCAAGACTGATTTTTGAATCAGCACTTCGCACAAAAGTTAATGAAATCCGCGAGTCTCTTGAAGTTGAATACGAGAATCGTCTTGTAGAACAAGTTCAAGAAATCGCAGGAGAACTAGAAGAGCGTGTAGACGCATATCTAGAATATGTTGCCGATGAATGGATGAACGAAAACGTTCTTGCCGTTCAAAACGGACTCAAGGAAGAACTCACTGAGTCATTCCTTGGTGGTCTCAAGCAACTTTTTGAAGAGCATTATGTAGAATTACCTGAAGAAAAATATGATGTACTTGAGAGTATGGCAGAAAAACTTGATGATATGGAGACTAAACTCAACGAGCAAATTGAAAAGAACATTCATTTAAACAAGCGTTTATCTGAATCTGTTGCAGACAGAATCTTTGATGAAATTTCTGAAGGTCTAGCTACCACACAGAAAGAAAAGCTCGCTTCACTTGCTGAAAGTGTTGAGTTTGAAAGTGATGCACAATATCGTGAAAAACTGGAGACTTTGAGGGAATCATATTTCCCATCAAGAGTAGTTGCTCCATTAGCAACATCTGAAACACTATCTGAAGGTGTAGACGTTTCACCTGAGTTCCACTCAGATTCAATGAACGCTTATCTCAGAACTCTTTCAGCAGTTGCAAACCGCTGAATTTAATATTAAATCAAACAAAAACAATTTCATTTTTACAAAGAGGTAAAAGCAATGTTTCAATCCGAAAGATTGCAAGAAAAGTGGGCACCGCTTCTTGACTTTGATGGATTAGATCCTATCAAAGATTCGCACAGAAGAGCTGTAACCGCTGTCTTGCTCGAAAACCAAGAAAGATTTTTAAGAGAACAGAATTCATTCTCTCATGGTGAGTTCTTGACAGAAACCCCATCCATGAGCACTGCTTCTGGCACTTCTGCTGGATTTAGTGGTTATGCCGCATCTGAAGGCCCAGTTGCAGGTTTTGACCCCGTTCTCATTAGTCTCATTCGTCGTTCAATGCCTAACTTGGTCGCTTATGACCTCGCTGGCGTTCAACCAATGAATGGTCCTACTGGTCTTATCTTTGCTATGCGTTCACGCTATGGTAAAGTCCAAGGTCAAGGTCCAGAAAACCTATACGACGAAGTAGATACCGCATATTCCGCACAGAATAGTCAGTTTGATTTAGATCAAGGTCAGTACACATCTGTAGATGGTGCAAGAGTTGGTTCTGGATCTACTGTAGGATTCGGTACTACAAATGCTGGTGTAAACAACAGCCCAGGTAACTTCAACGATAACCCTGGTCTCTTGAACCCAGATGGTCAACTTGCCTATACCACTGGTCAGGGTATGAGCACTGCTGACGCAGAAGGTCTCGGTTACGGTAACTCTCAGTTCAACGAAATGAACTTCTCTATTGAGAAAGTTCTCGTTGAAGCAAAGTCCCGTGCTTTGAAAGCTGAGTACAGTCTTGAACTTGCTCAAGACCTTAAGGCAATTCATGGTCTTAATGCTGAAGCAGAACTCGCTAACATTTTGTCTAGCGAAATTCTTGCTGAAATTAACCGTGAAGTTATCCGTACCATTTACAAGGTTGCACGTCCTGGTGCTCAGGCAAACGTAGCAACTGCTGGTGCATTTGACCTTGATGTTGACTCCAACGGTCGTTGGTCTGTTGAGAAGTTCAAAGGTCTCCTTTTCCAAATTGAGCGTGACGCTAACGCTATTGCGCAGCAAACACGTAGAGGAAAGGGTAATGTTATCATGTGCTCTGCTGACGTTGCTTCTGCTCTAAGCATGGCTGGTGTACTTGATTACACTCCTGCTCTTAATGCAAATCTCAACGTTGATGACACTGGTAACACCTTTGCTGGTGTTCTTCTCGGTAAGTTCCGTGTCTATATTGACCCATATGCTGCAAACGTAAGTTCTAACCAGTATTACGTTGTTGGTTATAAGGGTTCTTCTCCTTATGACGCTGGACTCTTCTATTGTCCTTATGTTCCTCTCCAAATGGTTCGTGCCGTTGGTGAGAACAGCTTCCAACCAAAAATTGGATTCAAGACTCGTTACGGTCTTGTTGCTAACCCATTTGCGGAAGGTCGTACACAAGGTATGGGTGCTATTAATCCTAATAGCAACGTATACTATAGAAGAGTACAAGTTCGCAACCTTATGTGAACCATTTCATATAAGTTACAGGGAGTCCTTCGGGACTCCTTTTTTAATGGAAATAAATAACTAAAAAAATGCCAAAAAATCAAATAGAAAATAGGAACTTTTTAACCTCAATTGGTTTTAGGTTTACCTTAAATAGAGCGCCAAAGGTTGCATTTTTTTCTAATGTGGCGAACATTCCTGGAATTACTTTGGGAGTTGCAAATCAACCAAACTATTTAAATGATGTCCCTGTTCCTGGTGACAAAATGGAATTTGAGGATTTTACATTAAAATTCTTGGTTGATGAAAATCTAGAGAACTATATGGAAATACAGAATTGGATGAGGGGTCTTGGATTTCCGGAAAGTCTTCAAGAAATATACGATTGGCAAAAGACTAATGAAATCTTTGAACAACCTTTCAGATCAGATATGAATCTATATTCAGATGGGACTCTATTGGTACTCAACAGTAGTCAAAACTTCAATTTTAATGTAGTATTTAAGTCCATGTTTCCCTACCAGTTGAGTGCTCTCCAGTTTGACGCCACAAACAGGGACAATGAGTATTTAACCGCAGATGTCACATTCAAGTATTTGATGTATAATATAGTGGACAAGACGGGGAAACCATTAAATCCTACAAAATAAACTATGATTGATTTAGATAAAATACAAGAGATGTGGGAACAAGATTCTAAAATAGATCCAGACAATCTACATACAGAATCTTTAAATATCCCAATTTTACATGCCAAATACTATGACATTTATAATAATATAATGCTCTTAAAAAAGAAAGCAGAACAACAAAAAAGAAATATCAGACATCAGAAATACGAATACTATACTGGTAAAGCAGATCCTGATGTTTATATTCAAAATCCTTTTCCCAAAAAAATAAGGGATAAAGATGCGCTACAAAAATATATGGATGCTGATGAAAATTTATCGCAAGCATCCTTGAAGGTTGAATATTATGACATAATGCTTACATATCTTCAAGATATTTTAAAAATGATACACAATAGGTCTTTTCAAATAAAAAATAGCATTGAATATATGCGTTTTGCTAGTGGTTTGGGATAACCCATAAATAATCATAGAAATTTAATGATTCTATGAGTGACGTAATAATACATAAGAAAAATGAGGTTTACATTAAACTAGAATGTGAACCTCATATTTTATATGAACTTGCCCCACACTTTACATTTAGTGTGGAGTCGGCAAAGTTTATGCCACAGTATAGAAAGAAAGGATGGGATGGAGAAATAAGACTCCTAAGCACTGCAACAGGAGAAATTTATGCTGGACTTCTGGATAAAGTAATTGCCAAAATAAAAAATTACGGATATACATATGAGTTCCGTGATAATAAGTATTATGGTCTCCCATTTGAAGTCAATGAAGAGATTACAGAAGAAGGTGTTAAGGGATATATGAAGTATATTTCTAATCTTGATCCTTACGAATACCAGATTAATACAGTATATGAATGTTTAAGGTACAATAGAAAAACAGTCATATCTGCGACCTCTTCTGGTAAATCTTTTATGATTTACTCTTTAATAAGATACTATGTTTCTAAGAAATTGAAGTGCTTGGTTGTTTTCCCTACAACTGGACTGATACATCAAATGTATAAAGATTGGCAAGAGTATGGTTGGGATCCGGAAAATTACTGCCATATGGTTTATTCAGGACAAGACAAAATTGCCGATAAATTAGTAACTTTGTCCACATGGCAAAGCATCTATAATATGAATAAAGTATTTTTTGAAGATTATGATTGTGTAATCGTTGATGAATGTCATGGATGCAAATCAAAGTCTTTAATAGACATCATGAAAAAGTCTCATAATGCGAAGTATAGATTTGGATTCACAGGAACCCTATCTAATGGAGGAAAGGACTCTAAGACTCATGAATGGGTCATTTCGGGTCTATTTGGTCCTCCATACAAAGCAGTGGGAACTAAGGAACTTATTGAGAAAGGTAGAGCATCTAAATTAGATATTCATTGTATAGTACTTAAGCATAAACCACAAAAATTTGATAAGTATGAAGATGAAATTCAGTTTATTATTACTAATGAAAAAAGAAACAACTTTATTAAAAAACTTGCTTTAGATTTAAAAGGTAATACTTTGATTCTTTTTTCTAGAGTAGAAACTCATGGACTCCCATTGTACCAACTCATAAATAGTGATAGTGATTCAAACCGTAAGGTCTTTTTTGTTCATGGTGGAGTAAACGTTTCAGAAAGAGAATTAGTTAGAGAAATAACCGAAAGAGAAAATAATGCAATTATTGTTGCTTCTTATGGTGTTTTTAGTACTGGTATTTCTATCAAAAACCTACATAATGTAATATTTGCTTCACCAAGCAAATCTAGAATCAGAAACTTACAATCTATCGGTAGAGTATTGAGAAAAAGTAGTAATAAAGAAAAAGCAACCTTATATGACATTTCCGATGATACTACATATAATTCAAGAAAGAATTATACTTTAAATCATTTTATAGAACGAGTTAAAATATATTCTGAAGAAGACTTTAATTACGAAATTATACCAATTCAACTAAAATAACTATGGAAGATGATTTTTATGCCACAATAAAACTAAAGACAGGTGAAGAAATATTTGCCAGAGTAGTTCCATCAGAAGAAAATGGCAATAATGTTCTTCTTATTAATAATCCAGTAGTAATTAAATCTTATAAATCCAAATTAGGTAAAGATGGTTATAAGATTGAACCTTGGTTAAAGACTACTACTGATGATTTGTTTATTTTAAATTTAAAGGATGTACTTACTATGTCAGAATCAAAAGATATTGAAATGATTTTACTACACCAACAATTTATAGAAAAAGCAGAAAACCCTAACATGGGTAACACTAAAAGCAATTTATCTAGAAAGATGGGATACATTAGTAGTGTTACAGATGCTAAAATACTCCTAGAAAAGCTTTATAATAATAGCTAGAGCCATCACCTTCAAACCGGACAAGCCTATTCTACACACTTTTTAATGGTCTGTCAAGTTGCCATTATCCATTAAAAATGCTATAATAACTACATATTGAATTAAGCATTCTTATGATTTCAACCGCAGTAATGAAAAAAAGAAAAAGATCTGAACATTATGTCAATAATAAACAATTTTTAGAGGCTCTTATTGAGTATAGGAGAAGGGTTGCTGTTGCGGAAGAAAATGGGAATCCAAAACCCCCAATACCTAATTACATTGGCGAATGCATTCTTAAAATTGCCACCCATTTGTCCTTTAAACCTAATTTTGTAAATTATATGTTTAAGGATGATATGATTTCTGATGGCATTGAAAACTGCATCCAATACCTCCACAATTTCAACCCAGAAAAGTCTCAGAATCCCTTTGCATATTTTACGCAGATCATTCACTATGCCTTTCTCCGTAGAATACAGAGAGAAAAGCGTCAATTGGAAATTAAAAACAAAATATTGGAAAGAACTGGGTTTTCGGAAGTCTTTGCTGACGACTCAAGTGTTGACGGATCCAATTATTCGGAGTATAATAGTATCAAGGAATCCGTTCATATTAAAATGAGGTATTGAAATGCTTGTCGCCATTCTCACTGATACACATTTTACAGCGAGAAAATCTTCAAGACTTTTTCACGATTACTTTGAACTCTTCTATAAAAACGTATTTTTCCCAACACTGGAACAGCATGGGATTGATACTGTTATTCACATGGGAGACGCCTTTGATAGTCGTAAAAGTATAGATTTCTGGGGACTAGATTGGACAAGGAGAGTGGTTTTAGAACCTCTCTCCAAATATAATGTCCACATGATTGTTGGTAATCATGACATTTTTTTCCGAAATTCAAATAAAATAAATTCCCCAGACCTTCTTCTTAAAGATTATTCAAATATAAAAACATATTCAGAACCTACAGAAGTAAAACTTGGCAATTTAAATGTACTTTTGTTGCCTTGGATAAATGTAGAAAACAGTGAAAAGTCTTTTACCAAAATTAAAAAGACTTCATGTAAAATTGCTATGGGACACTTAGAACTAAATGGGTTTGCGCCTTATCGTGGGCATATTATGGATAGCGGATTGGATTCTGGTATATTTGATAATTTTACCAAGGTTTTTTCTGGACACTATCACACTAGGTCAGACAATGGTAAGGTATATTATATTGGAAATCCTTATGAAATTTATTGGAATGATGTAAATGATGATCGTGGTTTTATTATCTTTGATACTGAAACCACAGAACACATTTATGTGGATAATCCATATAGAATGTTTTATAATATCTACTATGAAGATACTCCATACCAAACTTTTGATGTTCGCGAATATGAAAATAAAATAGTTCGGGTGATTGTCCGTAAAAAGACAGATCAAAAGAAATTTGAAAAATTTATTGATAACCTGTATACTGCAAATGTTGCTGAATTAAAAATAGTTGAGAATCACCAAATAACTGAATCTGAAGAATTTGAAGCACTTGAATCTGAAGATACTCTTTCAATCTTACAGAGATATGTTTCAGAAAGTGAATGTGACTTGGATAAAACTATTATAATTAATATGCTGGAAGAAGTTTATAGAGAGTCTTTGGAAATGGTGTAATGTATTTAATTACTGTAGATGGGAAAGAAGACCAAGGCGCTTATGCTGGCGTTGATGAACTTGGCAACCATATTCTTTATATTTTTGAGGAAAAGGATGATGCAGTACGTTTTGCATTGTTATTAGAAGAAGATGATTATCCTAAAATGAGTGTTATGGAAGTGGAAAAAGAGATTGCAATAAAAGCGTGTAATCTTCATGGGTATGAATATAAAATTTTTTCATCGGAAGATATTGTTATTCCACCTTATTCGGAGAACGTAGAGTTTATTTGATATGATAATTTTTGAAAGAATAAAATTTAAAAATTTCCTCTCATACGGGAATCAATTCACTGAGATTGATTTTCAGAAATCTAAAACTACCTTAATAATTGGTGGTAATGGTTACGGCAAAAGTACTTTTCTTGATGCACTAACATTTGGTTTATTTGGTAAATCATTTAGAGGAATAAATAAACCTCAATTGGTTAATTCTATTAATGAGAAAGATTGTTTAGTTGAAGTTGAATTCAAAATTGGAACCAATAATTATAAAGTTCGTCGTGGAATAAAACCAAATATTTTTGAAATTTATTTTAATAATACTTTACTTGATCAAACATCTTCTTCCGTAGACCAACAAAAATGGTTTGAACAAACTGTACTTAAAATGAATTTTAAGTCTTTTACTCAAATTGTTATAATTGGAAGCAGTAATTTTGTTCCATTTATGCAACTCTCCCCCACACACAGGAGAGAAGTGATTGAAGATCTCTTAGATATTAAGGTCTTTTCCACTATGAATGCAATCATTAAAGAAAAGATTAGAACTATAAAAGATGATATTAAAACTTTAAATTTAAAAAAAGAATCTTTAAAGGATAAAGTCCAAATGCAAAAAGACTTTATTGAAGAACTTGAAAGTAGAGGTAAAGAAAATATAGATAATAAAAGAAATGTAATTGATAAACTCACTAAAGAATGTGACGCCTATATTTTAAAGAGTTCTGAAATTGAAGAAGATATTTTTTCTTTAACTGAAGATTTAGAAGAAGTTTCTGAATCTAAAGAAAAACTTAGAAAACTTGGAAATCTTAAAGGTAAAATATCTCAAAAAATATCTACAATAACTCATGATCATAAGTTCTTTTCAAATAATGTAATTTGCCCAACTTGCACACAAGAAATTGATGAAGAATTTCGTTTAAATAAAATTAGTGAAGTAGAAATAAAAGCAAAAGAGTTAAAAACCGGTTACAAAGAACTTGAAAATGCAATTAAAGACGAAGAAATTAAAGAAAGTCATTTTCTCCGAATCTCAAAAGAGATCACTAATTTAAACCATGAAATTTCTAAAAATAATACAAGAGTTTCTGGACATCAGAGACAAATCCGAGATCTGGAAAAGGAAATTCAAACTATTGCCAAACAACTTGAAAATAGAAATACTGAACATGAGAAATTGAAACAATTTGAGAGTAGTTTAAATGAAACCTTTGAGGAATTATCTAGTAGAAAAGAATTAATTTCTTACTATGATTTTTCGTATTTATTACTTAAGGATGGTGGAGTGAAAACTAAGATTATCAAAAAATATCTGCCATTGATAAATCAACAGATTAATAGATATCTTCAAATGATGGATTTTTATATTAACTTCACTTTAGATGATGAATTTAATGAAAGTGTTCAATCTCCAATCCATGAAGATTTTTCTTACAGTTCTTTCAGTGAAGGTGAAAAGTCTAGAATTAATTTATCATTACTTTTTGCTTGGAGAGAAGTTGCTAAATTGAAAAATTCGGTTTCTTGCAATTTGATCATTTTTGATGAGGTGTTTGATAGTTCTTTGGATAGTTCTGGTACTGATGAATTTCTTAAGATTATCAGATATGTAATTACAGATGCAAATATTTTTGTAATATCACATAAAACTGGACTTGAGGACAAATTTGAAAGTGTCATACAGGTGGACAAGAGAAGCAATTTTTCCCATATACTATAAATAGTTTCTTTTGGTCCCATGCAAGTCCCAAACCGATACCACCACTCCAAAAAAGAGCAAAAACGAAAACTTAAACCTCAGGCTTTGCGTCAAGCAAAGGCGAGGAGGAGACAATTGAAAAACCGTCTACTTAACCCTTCCCAAAAGAAGGGTTTTGTTGTATGCTCTTAATGTCGTTATCGGAAATATTTGATGTCGGTAAACTACGAAATCAAAGGAATTCTTGCTCGTCTTTTGGCGACAGAGGATCTTCTTGTAGAACATAAAACTGTACAAACTGCTTCTTTCAATGTCAATACTAGAGTGTTAACTCTCCCTATGTGGGAGAAAGCGAGTAGTAATGTTTATGATCTTCTCGTTGGACATGAAGTTGGACATGCCTTAGAAACTCCAACTAAAGACTGGATGGAAATAACTGACATCCCAAAAGATTTTGTAAATGTGGTTGAAGATGTCAGGATTGAAAAATTAATCAAGCGTAGATATCCAGGAATATCAAAGTCTTTCTTTATTGGATACAAAGAACTTTATGATGAAGATTTCTTTTCTCTTGAAAATAAAGAAATCAATGATATGAATCTTGCAGACAGGGTAAATCTTCATTTTAAAATAGGAAATTTTATAAGGCTAAATTTTTCTTGCGAAGAAAAAGATATTGTAGATCTTATTGCTTCTGCCGAAACGTTTGATGAAGTATTATACGCTTCAAAAGTTCTGTATGAGTATTGTAAAAAAGAATCTAAAGAAAAGTCCTCTAAACAAGAAACAAATTCCGAAAATACCACTAAATCGGATAGTTTAACTGGTGCGTTTGATGAGGACAATTCTCAAGATTCACAAGATCATGAAGAGTCAAAAGAAAATGGTTCTTCAGGTAATGATCCAAAAGTTGAAACTATGGAATCTTTTGAAGAATCTATAAAAAAACTTCTTAGTGAAATCCAAAAGCAAGAAACTGTTTATGTTGAAGTTCCAAAAATTGATTTAAAAAATGTAATAATTGATAATATTACCATACATAACACATGTTCAAATTTTTGGAATAATCTTTCAGATAATCATAAAACTTACATTAATAGGATAGATTCTAGATATAGAGATTTTAAAACTTCTGCCCAAAAAGAAGTTAATTATCTGGTTAAAGAATTTGAGTGTCGCAAAGCAGCAGATTCTTACTCAAGATCTTTAGTGTCTCCCACTGGGGTTTTAGATTGTTCTAAAATTCATATGTATAAATTCAATGATGATATTTTTAAAAAAATTACTAATGTCACTGAGGGTAAAAATCATGGGTTGATTTTTATTTTAGATTGGTCTGGATCTATGGGTAAGGTTCTATTAGATACTATAAAACAGTTATACAACCTCATTTGGTTCTGTAAAAAAGTTTCTATTCCTTTTGAAGTCTATGCATTCACTGAGCATTATCCAATAGCAAATAATACATCATATAAAATTAGACCAAATTGCTATACAAAAATTCCTGGTATTTTTTGCATTGATCCTAGATTTTCTTTGATGAATTTATTTACTAGTAAGGTAAATTCATTAAATCTAGAAATTCAAATGAAAAATATTTACAGAGTTTGTATGTGCATTAATACAGAATTAGCACCTCCAGAGTTGGCATTATCCAGCACTCCCTTAAATGAAGCATTAATTTGTTTACATGAGATTATTCCAATCTTTAAAAAGCAGAATAAAATTCAAAAAGTGCAATGTGTAGTTTTGACTGATGGCGATTCTAGTCAATTGTTTTATCATAGGCAATTTAATAGAAAATGGGAAACCGAGCCATATATTGGGACTAGTAGAATTGATTCAGTACACTCAGTTTTTTTGAGGGATCGCAAAATTGGAAAAACATATCTATTCCCAAAAGATACTAATTACCAAACTGATACTATATTAAAAAATTTAGTTGATAAATTTTCCGATACTAGTTTTATTGGAATTAGAGTATTGGATTCATTACACTCTGGATCTTTTATTAGAAAATATTGTGACAAAAATGGAAATGAATACACCCAAGCGATGTCGTCTTGGAAGAAAGAAAAATCTTTTTGTCTATTCAATTCTGCATATCATGTTTATTTTGGGATAGGATCTAGTAATCTTTCAGAATCCCCGGAATTCAATGTTTCTAGTGATGCAACAAAAAGAGAAATTAAAAGTGCATTTATGAATAGTCTTAAGACTAAACGAAACAACAAGAAAATTTTAAATGAATTTATTAAGCAAATTGCTTAATCACTTGACATCTAACCATTTATACTATATGATCTAAAGGAGTTCAAAAAATTATGTACGACCAAATTATTGTGACAAAAGAAGAACTTGTAAATTCGTTAAAGTCTCTTTATGGGACAGAAGTAACAACTGGAGACATTAGAGCATTTTGTGCAATTAATTCATACGACTATGAATCTGTAACTCAAACAATAGAAGAATATAAAATTTGCCAAGGTAAGTGGAATTTTGAGTTACCCACAGAATATATTCATGAGATTGAAAAGTCTTTTAATTCCATATCAGTTATTCCTGATTATGCACAAAACCTTATTCCAGAAGTTGATGATAACTTTGTCAAATTTGGAAACTTTAATGACATTAAAGGTATTATTAAATCTGGTTTGTTTTATCCTGTTTTTATTACTGGTCTTTCAGGAAATGGAAAAACATATAGTGTGGAACAAGCATGTGCTCAATTAAAGAGGGAACTTATTCGTGTCAATATTACGATTGAAACTGATGAAGACGATCTTATTGGAGGATTTCGTCTTGTAAATGGAGAAACGGCATGGCATAATGGTCCAGTAGTTGAAGCATTAGAACGTGGTGCTATTCTTCTTTTGGATGAAGTTGATTTGGCATCAAATAAGATCTTGTGTCTTCAATCTATCCTTGAAGGTACTGGAATCTTTCTGAAGAAAATCGGAAAGTACATTTCTCCAGCAGAAGGATTTAATATAATTGCCACTGCTAATACTAAGGGTAAAGGTTCCGAAGATGGGCGTTTTATTGGAACTAATGTTTTGAATGAAGCATTTCTTGAGCGTTTTCCTGTTACGTTTGAGCAGTCTTATCCCCCACAATCATCGGAAAGAAAAATTCTTGAGTCTATTTGTTATACCTTAGGAATGACTGATGATGATTTTTGCGAAAAACTTGTAGATTGGGCAGATGTAATACGAAAAACATTTTATGATGGTGGAATTGATGAGATCATTTCTACTCGTCGCCTTGTTCATATAATCAGAGCTTATGCCATCTTTGGAGATAAAGGTAAGGCAATTCGGGTTTGCATAAACCGATTTGATGATGAAACCAAACAAGCTTTTCTGGAACTGTACGATAAAATTGACCCAAATTTTGTCATGCCTAAAAAGTAGTCCTGGTATTTGACACACCTCAGAAATGATGGTATACTGTTGGGGAGGAATTACATCCTCTCCATTTTTAATGTTTGATTTACGTTTATGTCTGAAAATACAAACCACCTTTGGAAATATAATGAAGATAAAATCATCAAGGATATTGAAGATTATGTGACCTCTACTTATAATAGTCATTATTGTGGAACTGACGATGATTATAAAGATATTCAAACAATTGATCTAATGGCGGCAAAAGGACTTGCCCAAGATTTCTGTCAAGCAAATATACTGAAATATGGAAGTCGGTATGGTGAGAAGGATGGAAGAAACAAGCGTGATCTTTTGAAAGTCATCCACTATGCGATGCTTCTCATGCACTTTGATAAGCATTATTCTCGCCAAAATAACGGTCTAACTGAATTCTCTCGCTGATTTATAAAATATGAAATTTTCTGAAACCACCTTTGCTATTATTAAAAACTTTTCTAATATTAATCAGTCTTTATTTTTTAAGCAAGGAAATACTTTAAAAACTATTAGTGTCTCAAAAACAATTCTTGCTGAAGCAACCATTGAAGAAGAGATCCCAAGAGATTTTGGTATTTATGATCTCAACCAGTTTCTCAATGGACTATTGTTACATAAGGATGCTGAACTGGATTTTGAGAATGATAGTTATGTTGTTATCCGAGAGGGAAGAAGTCGCTCTAAGTATTTCTTTGCACAACCTAGTGTCATAGTAACACCACCAGATAAAGAAATTACTCTTCCTAGTAGTGATGTTTGCTTTTTGGTGGATACTAAGCAACTTGAAAAGTTGATCAAGGCTTCTGCAATTTATCAGTTGCCAGATCTTTCTGTTGTTGGTGAAGCGGGAGTGATTAAATTGCTTGTCCGCGATAAAAAGAATGATACCTCAAACGATTTCTCAATTATTGTTGGGGAAACTGATGAAGAGTTTGTATTTAATTTCAAAATTGAAAATATTAAAATTCTTCCAGGAAACTATGAAGTTGTGATTTCTAGAAAACTGCTTTGTCATTTTAAAAACACTGACATGCCAGTTTCTTACTGGGTTGCTCTTGAACCTGACAGCAAATTTGGATGAGACTAAGTTTTACTCAAGCTTTAATACTTTGGAAACTTAAAGGATCTATAAAGCATCCCAATTTAGGGTTGAATTTGATTCTCTTTATACTTAGTGACAAAAATATATAATGGAAAATTATCTTTTTAATCCATCAAAAAAGTTAGATTCATATCTATATTCTGTTTTTCTAAATTATGCTTCTGCTGATGAGTTAGAGCAAGATATTCTATTTACTACCACTCACTGGCAAATTCTGAAGTATTTCAATGATAGTTGCGAAGAGTACACTGTATGGTTTGTTGATGGAGTGGCAGTTACTAAACAACCCGAAAGAGTTGATGCTAAGATTATGTCATCATCAATAAGAAGATATATTAATATAAAAAATCCTAATGATCCATATAACAAAGCGATCATTCAACCAAACATTGAAGCATACTAATTTTAATTATGACAAGTGAATTTCTTTTATTTGAAAAATATCGTCCCCAAGTAATTGAGGATTGTATTCTTCCTGATGACATCAAAAAAACATTTAAGGAGTTTGTGGAGAAAGGAGAGATTCCAAATCTTCTGCTTTCTGGACCTCCTGGAATTGGTAAGACCACAATTGCAAAGGCGCTTTGCAATGAACTGGGTGTTGATTCATATGTTATTAATGGATCTGATGAAGGACGATTTTTGGACACGGTGAGAAATCAAGCAAAGAATTTTGCTTCTACTGTATCTTTAGTTGAATCTTCCAAGCACAAAGTTATTATTATTGATGAAGCAGATAATACTGGCAATGATGTTCAACTTCTTTTGCGAGCAAACATTGAAGCGTTCTACAATAACTGTAGATTTATCTTCACATGCAACTATAAAAACAAAATTATTGAACCCCTTCATTCTCGCTGCGCAGTAATTGATTTCTCAATTAAAGGAAAGCAAAAGACGCAACTTGCGGGAGCATTCTTTAAAAGACTGCAAACAATCTTAGATTTAGAAAACATTCAATATGAAGACAAAATTCTCGCTGAACTGATCACAAAATATTTCCCAGATTTTAGACGTATTCTCAATGAATGTCAGAGATATTCTACAAGTGGAAAAATTGATGCGGGTATTCTCGCATCTTTCTCTGATATTTCTGTAACGGAGTTGATCAAAAATATGAAATCTAAGAACTTTCCGGAAGTTCGTAAATGGGTAGTTTCCAACTTGGATAATGATACATCCAGGATAATGAGAAGAATATATGACGCATTTTATGAGCACTTAGTTCCATTGTCAATTCCTGCTGCGGTTCTTATTATTGCAAAGTATCAATATCAGTGTGCATTTGTTGCGGACCAAGAGATCAATCTTTTGGCATGTCTTACTGAGTTAATGTGTGAATGCGAATTTCGTTAGGGTGTGAATTTAAATGACACTGATTTTAACCGAACAAGATGCCATTTATGCGGCAGATAAGTTTATAAATTACTATTCTCAATTTAATCGTATTGATGATTATCTTCGTTTTGTGAAGAAAGACAGAATAACTTCTAGATCTGGATGTTTGTTTGGTGCGGAAACTGAAATGTTTGATGCATTTCAAATGCATCCAAATGATATGGATATTTGTATTCATGTTGTTGATACAAGTTCCAAACCTACATCTAAATTTAATCAGTGGTTGTATTCGGAAACTTTAAATTTAACTGCTTCAAATGCCGTAGAAGAAGCAATTCCAGGTAGAACCCATAAATGGATAGTTGAAGAAACTAACACTAAAAAGGTTCTTGGGGTAGTTAGATTTGGGTCTCCGACTATTAACTCAAAACCAAGAAACGAATACTTTAATAAAGTTCTTCCTCTGGAAACTATTAATAATGAATTCGTGATGGCGTTTAATATTGTACCTGTTCAACCATTTGGATATAATTATCTTGGGGGTAAACTTCTTGCGCTTTTAGCGTGCTCTAAAGAACTCAAAAATCAATTTGATACAAAGTATGGTACAGATTTAAAATATTTTGAGACTACTTCATTGTACGGAACAACTAAGGGCGTTTCCATGTATGATGGTCTTAAACCATATCTCAAACATATTGGGGACACTGAAAGTAATTTTCTTCCATTATTCCATGATGATGAATTTAGAGATTTCTTTTGGTGGTTCAATGAGAGAAATAATGGGGAACGATTGGTTCCTGCAGACAAGTCTTCCAAAAAATTGAAAATCCAGCAAAAGATGATTTCTATTATCCGAAATTCATTAAAGGATGAGACCAAGTTGAATCAATTCAATACTGCAATTGAAAATGCTAAAAAATTAACAGAAAAGAAAAGGTATTATATTTCTGAGTTTAAGCATGATGTCAATGATGTTATTACTTGGTGGAAGAAAAAATCATCTAAAAGGTATGAAAAACTAATTGAAGAAAACAGATTGAGAACTACCTTAGAGATATGGGAACCCGGCAGTGAATTGGAGATTATTAGATGACACATGAATTAAAGGATTGGTTGAATTCTATTAATAATACTAAAAAGAACTTGATGAACGAAGATCCAACTTCCATCAAGGATTATCCACCTTATATTATAAATAAATGTCTATCTGGTCATATTGATGCAATATTATTTGCTAATGAAATGAACATGAATAGTCATATAGATAAAGATATGCAATATGCGTTTTATCTAAATACTTTAAGGAAAAGGAAAAGATTTTCTCCTTGGATCCGAAAAGATAAGGTCACGGATTTAGAATACATAAAAAAATATTATGGTTATAATAATGAAAAAGCATTACAAGCTTTAAAAATTCTAAATAAAGAACAGATTGACTTTATAAAAAAACGACTTGACACAGGCGGAACAAAATGACGAATCAAACAATTGAACCACAAGTAAACTGGTCTCCAAACATGATGGTGGAGGTCATTCTTAATGAACCTGATGATTTCTTGAAAGTTCGTGAGACTTTGACAAGGATTGGGGTTGCATCAAGAAAAGAAAAGAAACTGTATCAATCTTGCCACATTTTACATAAGCAAGGTAGATATTATATTGTAAGTTTTAAGGAACTTTTTGCTCTTGATGGTAAGCACGCAAATCTTACGGTAAACGATATTCAACGAAGAAATAGAATTATACGTTTGCTTTCCGATTGGGGTCTAATCGCAGTAGTTGATACTGATAAAATATTAGACATTGCACCACTTAACCAGATCAAGGTAATTTCTTATCGGGAGAAAGGAGAGTGGGAACTTGAGCAAAAATATAATATCGGGAAAAAAGTAAAGGTTCAGGAAACCGAATGAAAAGTGGGGAGTTCTACACTCCCCTTTTTATTGAAATCTAATATATAATAGTGATGGGTGAGACTAAAATCTACCCATTGTTAATTGGCGCCGAAAGGGTCAAAAACAAACTCGCTTAAAAAGGAGAACTATTATGAATAATCTTTCCCGATATACTACAGCAGATCTTTCTGCAATAATGGATAGAATTGGTAGATACAGTATTGGAATGGATGAATATTTTCATCGCTTATTGACGTTACACGAAACTACAACAAATTATCCTCCATATAATCTTGTGCAAGTTAGTAATGTAGAATCTAGACTTGAAATTGCTCTTGCTGGATTTAAGAAAAAAGAAGTTTATGTGTATACCCAAGATGGGAAACTTTTTGTGGAGGGGCAAAAAGAAGATAAGGAAACTGATACCGATTATGTCCATAAGGGATTAGCGCAGAGATCTTTTAAGAGGTCATGGACTATGGCAGATGATACAGAAGTAAAAGATGCAACATTTGAAGATGGACTTCTAATTATTAATATTAGAAAAATTGTTCCTGAGCATCATAAAAGAAAAGATTATTTTTAAATAAATAGTATTAACTATCATCGCCGCATGGGGGAGTTCCTGGCAAAATCCAGGTTGACTCCCCCATTTTTTTGTGGTATAATGTGTATTGGTGTACGACTGATATGACTGTAAAACTTGCAATTCTAAAATCTGGGGAAAATTTAATCTCCAATATCAAAGAAGCATATTATCAAGAATCATTAATGTATTATATTTTTGAGGATCCTTGTGAGGTCAAATTAGCAGGATCTTATGCTTTAAATGGTGGTGATTTTACTCATAGCATAACTTTGAATAACTGGCCTATTCTATCTAAAGATAGAACTGTGGAAATACATCCTGAGTGGATTGTTACCATAGTGGAACCAGTTGATAGATTAAAAGAACTTTACGAAAACCGTGTATCTGGAGATGAGCAAAATGGAAAAAATTAAGATTCTTATATTTGATAATGGAACCGCAATTATTAGTGAAGTTGAGGAAGTTGATGCTGTTCTCGGAGATCCTGATTGGAAACTAATAAAACCCTTCATAATAAATTCGGACAGTACTCTTTCTCCATGGTTATCTGACTATTCATCCCAAGATACTTTCTTAGTACATTCTGATAAATTTTTTACTGTCACTAACCCTAAAGAAATCATTCTCGGAAAGTATCAAAATATTACCAAATGAAATTTTACACAAATGTCCAAATGATCGGGAATAATTTCCTGGTTAGAGGTTATGATAATGGTGAGCATGTTATGTTCAAAGAAGAGTATTCACCTACTCTTTTTCTGAAATCAAATATTCCTACAAAATATAAAACCTTAGATGGTGAATATGTAGAAGCAATTAAACCAGGATCTGTGCGAGAATGTAGAGAATTATATAAAAAGTATGATGGAATTGAAAACTTTAATGTATATGGAAATGAAAGATATGTCTATCAGTATATTTCCGACAAGTATCCGGAAGATGAAATTAAGTTTGATATCACAAAGATTAAATTAGTAACCCTTGATATTGAGACTACATCTGAAAATGGTTTTCCGGATACAAAATCCTGCGATGAAGAAATACTGCTAATTACAATTCAGGACTATTCAAGCAAACAAATAACTACTTGGGGAACCAAACCCTTTACGAACAAACAAAAAAATGTAAAATACATTGAATGTGCTTCTGAATATGATTTGCTTAATCGCTTCATAAATTATTGGGAGTTTAATCCTCCAGAAGTTTTGACTGGATGGAACATTGAATTTTTTGACGTTCCTTATATTTGTGGGCGTTTGTTGCGTGTTCTTGGTGAAAAGAGAATGAAAAGATTTTCGCCTTGGGGTCTCATTACGCAAAATGAAGTTTGGATAAATAATCGGAATCAAATTTGCATAGATATAGGCGGAATTACCCAACTTGATTATTTAAAACTGTATAAGTGGTCTCCTGGAACTCCACCACAAGAGTCTTACCGACTTGATTACATTGCCTCACAAGAGTTGGGGCAAAAGAAACTTGACCACTCGGAGTTTGATACCTTCAAGGATTTTTATACTAAAGGATGGCAAAAATTTGTAGAATATAACATTGTTGACGTAGAACTTGTAGACCGTCTAGAAGATAAGTTAAAACTTATTGAACTTGCCATTACTATGGCATATGATGCAAAAACAAACTATGAGGATGTTTTTTCTCAAGTTCGCATGTGGGACAATATTATATACAACTACTTAAAGAAAAGAAATGTTGTCATTCCACAAAGAGACAGAACAGAAAAGAATGAAAAGTATGCTGGAGCATATGTAAAAGAACCGATTCCTGGTGTTTATGAATGGGTTGTGAGTTTTGACTTGAACTCACTTTATCCCCACCTCATCATGCAATATAATATTTCTCCAGAAACACTTATGGATGAAAAACATCCTACAGTAAATGTTGATAGAATTCTTAATCAAGAACTTGATTTTGAGAAATATAATAATTATGCCATATGTGCAAATGGGGCGATGTTCAGGAAAGATGTTCGTGGTTTTCTTCCAGAGTTGATGGAAAAAATTTATAGTGAACGTTCCATATTCAAGAAAAAAATGCTTGCTGCCGAACAGGAGTATGAAAAAACAAAGAAGAAAGATCTCATAAAAGAGATTGCCAGATGTAATAATATTCAGATGGCAAGAAAAATTCAACTTAACTCTGCTTATGGTGCTATCGGAAATCAATACTTTAGATACTATAAATTAGAAAATGCTGAGGCCATTACTCTTTCTGGGCAAGTATCCATTCAGTGGATTATGAATAAGATGAACACTTATTTAAACAAGACGTTGAAAACTGATGGAGTAGACTATGTTATTGCTTCTGATACTGACTCTCTCTATATCAATATGGGTCCTTTGGTTGAAAAGGTATTCGCTGGAAGAGAGAAAATTACTGAAAGCGTTGTTTCGTTCCTTGATAAGGTCTGTCAGGTGGAATTTGAAAAGTATATTGAAAGTTCTTACCAAAAACTGGCCGACTATGTAAATGCCTATGAGCAAAAAATGGTAATGAAGAGGGAGTGTATTGCTGAGCGTGGCATTTGGACTGCAAAAAAGCGTTACATTTTGAGCGTATGGGATAGTGAAGGTGTGCGGTATTCTGAACCGAAACTTAAAATTAAAGGAATTGAAGCAATCAAATCTTCAACACCGGCACCATGTCGCAAAATGCTAAAAGATTCCTTTAAAATCCTTATGAGCGGAACTGAAGATGATATAATTTCATTTGTGGAAAACTGTCGTTCAGAATTTAAAACTCTAACACCAGAAGACATTTCTTTCCCCCGATCTGTGAATGATCTGACAAAATACAGTTGTGTCCAATCAATCTACGAAAAAAGTACTCCCATAGCAGTTCGTGGTGCTCTTCTTTTTAACTATTATATTAAAAAGAAAGAGTTGGATAAAAAGTATTCATTGATTCAAAATGGCGAAAAGGTAAAATTTTGCTATTTGAAAAAACCAAACCCAATCTATGAGAATGTGATTTCTTTTATTCAGGAGTTTCCAAAAGAACTTGACCTAATTCCTTATGTGGATTATGATACGCAGTTTGAAAAGGGATTTCTTGAACCGTTGAATACTATTTTGAGATCTATTGGGTGGAATTCCGAAAGGAAAGCAACTCTTGATTCCTTTTTCACTTAGACTTATAATGGAATTGCCTATAACCAAAAAAGACCTAGATTTAATTATAGAGTTAGTTAAATATAAAAATTCTGAACTTTATGGTAGATTATGGTCTTATAGATATAAACTTAAAAATAAGGATAGAAATTAAATGGATTTTTTAAAAGACCTTGTAAAAGAAATTGGTGGAGAATACGCACAACTTGCTTCAAATATTGTTGAAGATGAAACATATGTGGATACTGGATCTTATATCTTCAATGCTTTAGTGTCTGGTAGTATTTACAGTGGTGTTTCTGGAAATAAAATCACTGCGATTGCAGGTGAGCAAGCAACAGGTAAAACCTTTTTTGCTTTAGCGATGGTTAAGAATTTTTTGGAAAATAATCCAGATGGTTATTGTTTATATTTTGATACTGAATCTGCAATAACTAAAGCATTGTTAGAAAGTAGAGGATTAGATACTTCTAGAGTTGTCGTAATCAATGTTGTCACTGTTGAAGAATTTAGAGCAAAGACACTTAAGGCAGTTGATATCTATCAGAAAAAACCGGAAGATGAAAGAAAACCATGTATATTTGTTTTAGACAGTCTGGGAATGTTATCAACAAATAAGGAGATTACTGATACACTAGCAGAGAAGGATACAAGGGACATGACAAAACCTCAACTGATTAAGGGAGCATTCCGAATGCTTACCCTTAAGTTGGGACAAGCAAATATTCCAATGATTGTTACCAATCATGTATATGACTCTATGAGTTTGTATTCTTCTAAAGAAATGTCTGGTGGTTCAGGTTTGCGATATGCTGCTTCTACAATCATATACCTTTCTAAGAGTAAGGAAAAGGATGGAACCGATGTAGTTGGTAATTTAATCAGAGCAAGAACTTATAAATCTCGTTTGAGTAAAGAGAACCAAGAGGTAGAAATCAAACTGTACTATGATCAAAGAGGATTAGATCGTTATTACGGTCTTCTTCAACTTGGAGAGTATGGTGGAATGTGGAAAAGATCTGCCGGTAGATATGAAATAAATGGGAAGAAAGTTGCAGAAAAAACTATTTTATCTGATCCGGAAAAGTATTTTACTAAGGATCTTATGGATAAACTAGACGAGATTGCTAAGCATAAATTTAGTTATGGAAATTCTAAGTTAAAACTAGAAGTAGATACAGAAGAGGAACTTGATGGAGAAGATTGAATTTTTAGTTCTCAGGAGTCTAATTAACAATGAAGATTATTTAAGAAAGGTACTTCCTTTTATTACCCCAGAATATTTTGAAGACCAAGAACAAAAAATTGTATTTGAAGAAATTTCTAAGTTTGTTTTAACTTATAATAATGTTCCTACAAAAGAGGTTCTTTCTATTGAAATACAAAAAAGAACCGATTTAACTGAACAAGGTTATAAAAAAATCATGGGTTTGGTGAAGAACCTTGATGAAATTGTAGTTGAGCAGAAATGGTTAATTGACACTACCGAAAAGTGGTGTCGCGATCGTGCTATTTTTTTGGCACTGATGGAGTCCCTTCAACTTGCTGGAGGGACTAACCGGGATGCAATTCCATCAATTTTACAAGATGCTTTGGCAGTGTCTTTTGATAATCACATTGGACATGATTATCTTTTGGATTATGAGAAAAGATACGAACTTTATCATAAAACTGAAGATAAGATAGAATTTGATTTGGAGTATTTTAATAGAATTACGAAGGGTGGTCTTCCTAATAAAACTTTGAATATAATTCTTGCAGGAACTGGTGTTGGTAAAAGTTTAGCGTTGTGTCATTTTGCCGCTTCAGCATTAATACAAAGTAAAAATGTGTTATACATTACTCTAGAAATGGCAGAAGAGAAAATTGCAGAAAGAATAGACGCTAATTTATTCAATGTAAACATCACTGATATTGTCAATTTACCTAAAACTATTTTTGAAAATAAAGTATTAAATCTAGCAAAGAAATCTCACGGCACATTGATCATTAAAGAATATCCAACTGCATCTGCTCATGCTGGACATTTTAAGGCACTCTTAAATGAATTAGCACTTAAGAAATCATTTAAACCGGATATTATTTTTATTGACTATTTGAACATATGTTCTTCATCCAGATATAAGGGTAATAGTAACATAAATTCATATTCATATATTAAAGCAATTGCCGAAGAACTTCGTGGACTTGCTGTTGAATCTAATGTCCCAATCCTTAGTGCTACCCAAACCACAAGATCTGGATATGGTTCTTCTGATCCAGAATTGACAGACACTTCAGAATCTTTTGGTTTGCCAGCAACTGCTGATCTCATGTTTGCTTTAATATCTACTGAAGAATTAGAGGAAATGGGACAGATTATGGTTAAACAGTTGAAGAATAGATACTCTGACCCAACACTTCATAAACGATTTGTTGTTGGAATTGATAGAGCAAAAATGAGATTATATGATGTTGAGCAGAGTGCTCAAAAGGATATCCTTGACAATGGAAAGGAATCCGAGTATGATGATGAAGAACAACAAAAGCAATCATTTAAAAACAAATTTGGAGGATTTACATTCTAATATGGAAAAGCACATTGATTCTGATAAGTATATTGAATTTGTTCGTCAGACTACATCGCCCGCTAGTAGCGATTTTGGAGCATTGGTTACTAGGTTGACTGATTTGGAAACCCAGGAAGCAGATACATGTCGTCTTATGACTGCTGCTTTGGGATTAACTGCAGAAGCGGGAGAATTCACTGAGGTTGTGAAAAAAATCTTCTTGCAGGGAAAACCTTATAATCAAGAAAATATCTTCCATATGAAAAGAGAACTTGGAGATATTTGTTGGTATATTGCTCAAGCATGTATGGCATTGGATACTAATTTCAATGAAATTTTGCAGATGAATTATGAAAAACTTAGCGCAAGATACCCAGAAGGGGCATTTGATGTTTACCGATCAGAAGTTCGTGAAGAAAATGATGTCTAAATAGTAAATAAAGAGGAGCAAACGCTCCTCTTTTTCGTATCAATAAATATAATTATAATCAAAAATATATGAAAAAATTCTCCCAATTTATTAAAGAAGCAAATAAACCAAATTTTGCAAAACTTACTGCCATGAGATTGGGATTAGTTCCTGATGGTCATGGTGGTTGGTACAATCCAAAAACTGGAGAGTATGAGGGAGAATCTGAAACTGAATCAAATGGAATTAGAATAAAATTTTCAAATAAAAATCAAAGAGCAGGAAAGCGAGATCCGGATCAAGATAGATCTAAACCGTCACCTTTAGTTCCTGCTTCTCATCAAGTTTCGGAAGAATACGAAAAAAATCTTAGAGAAAAGTATATTAATGGTGAAATATTTAATGAGGGTGATTTGGTAGAAAATTTGAATAATGGATTGGTTGGAAAGATAATTCGTAGAGGTACAAATTATTTAATTTGCGTCACTGAAGATAGTGTGATGTTTAAACCTTGGATTAAAGATGTCATTGAGTGGACTGATAAGTCTGGAGTTCCTGCAGATCAACGAGAGACTGGAACAGATTCTTATCGTCAGTATACTATGGATATGACTGGAACTAAAAAAATAAAAGATTTTAATATAAGGAAATTCATAAATAAGTATAAAGTTAACCGAAAATAAGAAGATGCTTTCTCATATTGCTACTGATTTACATAGCGCATATCTTGAAGAAGTTTTTAAACCACAATTGGGGAAGCCTGGGGCATCTACCCCCAAAAAATCTAAACCAGTTTCATCGGATTTGGATAACGATGGTGATGTGGATACTTTTGAAAAAAAAGTTCGCCAATTTATCTATGATGTTCGTCATCTGATGAAAAGAAATAATATTCCACTAGAAAAGGCATTTCAAATGAGATCTTCAAAAACAAATTATGGCGCAGACGTTATTAAGACTGCAAAGGAAAAACTAGGAATTAAAGTTGGTGGATCTGTTGCAGTTTCTGAAGAAAGTGAAACAAGAATGGTTTATGTGACCATTAATTATCAAAATGGCACTGTAGATAAAAGAAATGTTCCATATGATGAAATTTCTAGATTAAGGTCAAAACCAACAGTTCGTTCGGTTGAAATTAGTAGTAATCGTTCCAAAAATGATTACGATAAATCTAGAGCAGGTAAGTTGGATCCAGTTGGACAAGAAGACGGTGATATTAATAATGATGGAAAATCTAATACCAAAACTGATAAGTATCTTTCAAATCGCAGAAATGTTAGAAGCAACGCCATTAAAAATAAAAAAACATATGGAGTGAGTGAAGGATTTTCAGATTGGCGTCAGGATCTTAAAGAAGTTCTGGGTGTTGCTGATGAAAGAGCATCCCGAAATGAAAAACAAATAAAAGAAAAAAAAGTTGATAATTATGCAGATAAAACTATAAATTTAAAACCAGAAGTTACTGAAAAAATTTCTGTTCTTGGTGGTTATGTTGTTGAGTCTGTTGAACTTGATGAGTCTTATTTTGATAATGCTATTGAACTTGCCACTGAGTTTTTCTACAACTTTGGGTTAAATGAGAATGGCGTAGAAATTGTTATTGAAGAACTTGGAAAGGAAAAGTTTGTTGAATGGGTATTTGATATTGCTGAAGATAGTTTATTAATTGAACGAAAATTAAAACCAGGAGAAACTGTTTTTCCTGCAAGAACAAGAGAAAGAATTACTGGAAAACCAATATCTAGAAAAAGAGCATCTAATTTAAAAGGTGGTGCTGCTACGACAAAAAAAACAGCAGATGAAAAAAGGAGATCTGCAAGAAAATCTACACAACAAGAACCCGAACCAACAGAAAGACAAAAAGTATTGACAAGATTACAAGATTCGCAGAGGGAAAGAAATATTGAACGGGCAAAAGAAACTCAAGCACCTTCATCTCAACCAGATAAAAAAAGATCTATTAAAGATACCATTGCTAGGGGTGTTTTATCTGCATGGGAAGGGCATAAAGAAGCGATGAAGACCCGCAAATCTGGAGGAAATGCAGGAGAAGCAATCCGTAGGGGTCTAAGTGCTGCTTCTGGTGCTTTTAAAAAGCAAGGAACTGCACATTTTAGAGAGTGGATTACCTATTTGATTGATGAAGGATATGACCTTTCCGATTGGACATTTGGTGAACTTCAAGAAGAATTTAATATGATTTGCGAAAAGGCAGAAAGTGAACAGCAACAAAAACTTTTTGGTCTTGCTCTTTCAGTAAAAAGAGGTGAAACCCCAAGATCCGAAGCAAGTGCTGAAGTTCTTAAGATCGTAGATAGTATGAGTGAAAAGAAAATTCGTGACTTTGCTAAAACAAAGCATGAAGGTATTCCCAAAAAAGTAGATGAAGCAATTGTTAATCCCAAAGGAAGTTCTGGCCAGAAATCGCCTAGAACAACAAGAGGACAACAATCTGCCGCTACTATAAGTTTACTTCAAAAGTTATTGCAACAATCTAGATTGAGAGAAGATTTGAATCCAACAACCCCACAACAAATAAAAACCCAAAAAGAATTATCACAAGTGCAGGGAAAAGTTGCAAAGGCAAATCAGCAGGCATTGAAGAAAATTGAACCACCAGAAACCTCAGAGAATCAAAATCAATCTTACGAAATGGAAGGTGAAATGATTGATGAAAGGGCAAGATCAAGAAAAGGTCAACCAAGACCTAATACAAAAGATCCTGCATGGAGAGCCATGCGAATAGTTAAAGATGCACAAAATCCTGAAGGGATGATGACTAGAAGTGGCGGAACTGTCGCGCAACATAGAAGAAGAAGAGGAGTTCCTGGTAGATATGAACCACCTGGACAACCAAAACAAACAACTCCGATGCAGCGACTTGCACGAAAAAAAGCAAAACCAACTCCATCAAGAGAATATGAAAATGATGTATATTCAAGAGATGGTTTAGGTGGAATTCGTGGTTATAGGTCAGGTGATTGAAATACTAAATAATTACACCCACTTCCATAGGAGGAAGACCAATGAACTTTAATGTGCTGGTAAAATTAGGTGAAAGTCTTGTCGGTATGTTCTGGCAAAGTTGTGAAGTCAAAAGATTTGTAATTCATCTTCTTGAAAAGTATGCTGCAAGCACTGATAATGACATTGATAATGTTGCAGTACAAATGGTAAGAACTAAACTACTCACCAATTGCCCTGAGAAGTGATTACTTGGTATAGTTGTCTACTATTAAATAGTGGACTAACTATATTCTTTGCAGTGCTATATGCATTATCTGAATATATTGGAAGAAATCCAAATATAAAAGAAAATACACTTTACCAATTTATACACCATTTTTTGGTGGCGGCAACAAAAAATAATAATGAAAAGGAGAAGTAACATACTTCTCCTTTTTTATAAATACTTCTACGAAACAATTAGTTAAAGGTAACAAGAATGGCACTTTGGGGAATCGCAGATAGTCTTTATTCTACAGGAACTGTAGAAGTAAATTATGAAACTAAAGAAATAATTGGATCTGCAACTTCATTCACTGCATCGGGTATTTCTACTGGCGATGTAATAACAATAGGAGTTGGTGGAACTTTTGGGTCTGCTGTAATTTCTGGAATTACTTCAGACCGTTTAATTGCTATTGCTACCACACAATACTTAACTGGTGCAGTAATTTCTGGTGTCGCATATACAATATCAGAAAAACCAATTTACACATTAGAAGATTCAAATTATTCTTCTAATGTTGTTGGAATAACAACCACAATTCCTAAGCATGATGTTTATGGTGTGGATAAGTATGAAATTGGTCTTTTGTCCCCAGGAGCATCCGGAATTGCCACACAGTATGGTGGTATTCATGCTGGTTGGGTTGGAATCCACACTTATATTGATATGCACGGCAATTTGAGAGTTAAATCAGAAACTCTTGTTGCAATGTCAGAAATTTCTAGCGGAACCGTTGCTTCTTACATTTCTTCTGGCGATGCTTCTGATGATGTAGTTTTTGCTGATGCAGTCATCACCATTACGACAGACCCTGAAGATGTGGTTGGAATTGCAACAGATGAAGATGCAGTATTTGCTGTTGATGTAACTGTAGTTCCTTCCTATGCACCAGTTTCTTATCAGTGGTATGAGGATGCCAATGCACTTTCTGATGCTGGAGATTATTCTGGAACTCAAACTGCAATTCTTACAGTTGCAAACGATAGTGATAAAAACGATGGAAGAGAATATACTGTTGAAATTGTTTCTGGAGATGTTTCAGTTGTTTCTGCCGCAGCAACAATTACCTACGCATGATAATTAATATATGATTTTTAATGAATTGAATGAGGATAATTTTTTATTATTTGCAATAAAAAATTACGAGAATCCTCAAGCAGTAACCAAAGATGATTTTCAAAAAGATTTAAATCATTTTAAATATATTAAGAGGTTACTGAAAAAATATAAAAAAACGGGAATCTTAAAAACCCACTTACTGATAAATCATTTTATTGTTCTTTATAATATATTTGGTGAGGCCACAACTCCTATGTTATTTTTCAAAATTGAAAAAGAGATGTGGTCTCAGGTAAAAACTATTATATTATTTCTGAATCGCCTTCCAGAGTTCCCTAAGACTTATATTCACGATATACTTGTTGATATAACTTGTTTGGAACAACTTCAAAAAATCTATGACAAAAATGGATAAAACTGATATAATAGTAAGACATTTTAGGAATCTTAGAGAAGAAGGTGGACCATCTATGAATACCGGAACACCTAATGGATCTGCAGGATTTAGTGCTTATGCAGATTCTCGTGGACCTAATGCAGGTACATCTAATCCTCTTCCATTTTTCAAAAAAAAGAATGGTAAATTAGATGGAAGAAGTGTAAACAAAAGATACAAAGATTGGGTGAAATCTTTGGGTATGATGTGAGTTATAAATAAATAAATATATTAGACTGTTTAAATGCTTAGGTGAGTTATAGGATAAAAACTTACCTAAGGGCATGGGATATGTCAGAAGAATCTGTAAAGGTCGCTATTTTGGAGCAAAGACTTGTTGACTTGAAAGATGTTGTTGTCAAAATAGATAATGCAATAGAAAAGTTAAGCGAGGTAAATATTAGCGTAGGAAAAATACTCGCGGTACATGAGCAAAAAATCCAAAAGCAAGAAAATGCGGACGAAGTATTATTTGCAAAGATTGACAAACTCCGTGATAAAATGGACAGCGATCATAACGCAGTTTTGCTTAGAATTCAAGAAATAGAAAAGAAGATGTGGATTGGTATGGGAATTATTATTGCTTTAACCGTAATAATCAACAATCCAAATAATATATTTGGCGACATCTTGACACCCGACCCGACTCCTGTTATAATCCAGGAGAATCCGAAACCCTGATCATGAATTTGATTGATGATAAGTTTATCAATCTATTGTCAACACGTCTAGAAAAATTTAAAAAAGTTAAACCCGGACTTTATAATTGTAGATGTCCCATTTGTGGGGACTCTAAGAAGAATAAATCTAAGGCAAGGGGATACTTTTATTCCATAAAAAGTAACACGAACTATAAGTGTCACAATTGTGGCGCAAACTTGTCTTTTAATAATTTTCTCAAAAAGATAGATCCAATTCTACATAAGCAGTTTTGTTTGGAGAAATTTAAGTCTGGTTTTACTGGGAAAAATTTTGTTGTAGAAGAACCCAAGTTTAACTTTGATAAACCAAAATTTAGTAAAAAATTAGATTTACCAAAAGCATCAGAAAATCTAATTGCCAAAGAGTATTTGGAAGGTAGAAAATTAAACTCAGATAAATTCTATTATACTGAAAAATTTAAACTATGGGTTAACTCAATTAAACAAACTTTTGAGAATGTTAAATATGATGAACCTAGGATAATAATACCACTTTTCTACAATAAAGAACTTATCGGGTTTCAGGGAAGATCATTAAAAACAAATCCATTAGTTAAATACATCACCATCATGTTAGATGAAGATGCGCCGAAGATCTATGGTCTTGATAATATACAAAAAGACAAGACAGTTTACATTACCGAGGGACCATTTGATTCGGAGTTTATTTCTAACTGCATTGCTCTTTGTGGAGCAGATGGTAATGTGGAAGAACTTAATATTGGAGATAGGGTTTGGATTTATGATAATGAACCCAGAAATCTAGAGATTATTTCTAGAATTGAAAAGTGTATTGATCGTGGGGAAAAGGTTGTGATTTGGCCTTCTTCAATTGACAAGAAGGATATTAATCAAATGTACATTGCTGGACTTAATGTTCAGGATGTGGTAGAATCCAATACCTATTTCGGGTTGGAAGCAAAACTCAAATTTACTAATTGGAAAAAATATGAGCAACGGAACGAAAGTAAAAAAGCGTGATGGACGTATAGAGTCGTTAGACCTAGACAAGATGCACTTGATGGTTGGAGAGGCGTGTAAGGGTCTTGCAGGGGTCTCTGCGAGTCAAGTTGAGATGACATCAGGTATTCAATTTTATGATGGAATTACAACTAAAGAAATTCAAGAAATTTTAATTCGCAGTGCAAGTGATCTTATTGATTTAGATCACCCTAATTATCAATTTGTTGCTGCAAGACTACTACTGTTTGCTATTCGTAAACAACTATATGGGAGAATGAAGGAACTTCCTACGCTGGAACAGCATATTATTGATTGCGTTTCCGCTGAAGTTTATGATAGTGATATTTACACTCAATATTCTATAGAAGAAATTGAAAAGGCAGATTCTTTTATAGATCATGATAGAGATTTTCTTTTTACTTATGCTGGTCTTAGGCAAGTAGTAGATAAGTATCTTGTTCAGGACAGAACAACTGGTTATGTTTTTGAATCCCCTCAGTTCATGTATATGATGATTGCCTTGACAAAGTTCTCAAGGTATCCAAAAGAAACACGAATGTCATATGTAAAGAGATATTACGATGCACTCTCAAAACACAAAATCAACATTCCTACACCAATCATGGGGGGAGTTAGAACCCCACTTCGTCAATTTGCAAGTTGCGTTCTTGTTGATATTGATGACACCCTCCCTAGTATTGAGTCTGGTGATTCTGCAATCTTTAGGTATGTTGCTCAAAGAGCAGGAATTGGTATCGGAGCAGGTCGAGTCCGTGGCATTAACAGTAAAATCAGAGGTGGAGAAGTTATTCACACAGGCGTTATCCCTTTCCTCAAAAAGTTTGAAGCAACTGTCCGATCTTGCACTCAAAACGGCATCAGAGGTGGATCAGCGACTGTCCACTTTCCAATCTGGCACCAAGAAATAGAAGACATTCTAGTTCTCAAAAATAACAAAGGTACTGAAGATAATCGTGTTCGTAAACTTGATTATTCAATTCAATTAAGTAAGATATTTTATGAAAGGTTTATTCAAGACAGTGAAATTACGCTTTTCTCCCCGCACGATGTACCTGGATTATATGATTCTTTCGGAACAGACAGGTTTGATGATCTCTACGTTTCATATGAAAAAGATCCAACCGTTAAGAAAAAAACTGTTAAAGCGCAGGAACTTATTCTTAGTCTCCTCAAAGAACGTGCTGAGACGGGTCGTATCTACATTATGAATATTGACCATTGTAATTCTCATAGTTCCTTTAAGGATCAGATTACAATGTCAAATCTTTGCCAGGAAATCACACTTCCCACTACACCACTTCAGCACATTGATGATGACAATGAGGCAGAAATTGCAACCTGCATTCTATCTGCAATCAACGTTGGTAAAGTTAAATCTGATGAAGAACTAGAAGAACTTTGTGATCTTGCGGTTCGTTCTCTAGATGAACTGATTGATTATCAAAATTATCCAGTCAAGGCAGCGGAGAATTTCACCAAACGTCGTCGTGCTCTTGGAATTGGTTATATTGGTCTTGCACATTACCTTGCAAAACTTGGATATAATTACGATTCTCAAGAGGCATGGGATGCGGTTCATGGTCTTTCTGAAAGTTTTCAGTATTACCTATTAAAGGCATCTAATCAACTTGCAAAAGAAAAGGGTCATTGTGAATACTTTGGTCGTACTAAGTATGCTGAAGGAATTCTTCCAATTGACACTTATAAAAAAGAAGTAGACGAAATTTCATCAATACCACTACAACATGATTGGGAATCTCTTAGGGCATCTATCCTACAATACGGTCTTAGGCACTCAACATTGTCCGCACAAATGCCTTCGGAGAGCAGTTCCGTTGTGTCAAATGCAACAAATGGAATTGAACCACCTAGAGACTTCTTGTCCATTAAAAAATCAAAGAAAGGACCTCTTAAGCAGATTGTTCCTCAGTATCAGTCTCTAAAGAATCATTATACTCTTCTTTGGGAAATGAAGAGTAATCGTGGTTATATTAATGTTGTTGCGGTAATGCAGAAGTTCTTTGACCAAGCAATTTCTGGTAATACCAGTTATAATCCAGAGAACTATCCAAACAATGAGGTTCCTGTGAGTGTATTGGCACAAGACCTTCTTACACTCTATAAGTATGGTTGGAAAACTGCATATTATCAAAACACATATGACATTAAATCCGATGAAGTAGTTGATCTTCATGCTGGAAAAATCCATTTGGAAAATTTTAATGGTGAAGTGGTTCATGACGCTAAAGCAAAACTTGAATCTCTCTTAGATGATATTTCAAATTCTGATGAAGAAAGTTGTGAAAGTTGCACTATTTGAATTATGTTAAATAAAACTACGCAGAAAGAAACAAGCATGGAATTTAAGGTATCTTCCACAGATCATTCCACAGAAGTTAAAGGAATGACGGTTTTTAATACTGAGGAAGTGGACACTAAAAAGCAACCAATGTTTTTTGGGAAACCATTGGGGGTTCAGAGATATGATTCCTATAAGTATCCAATTTTTGAGAAACTTACTACTCAACAACTTGGATACTTTTGGAGACCAGAAGAGGTTTCTTTACAGAAGGATCGTGGAGATTATCAAATACTTCGCCCAGAACAGAAGCATATTTACACTTCTAATTTGAAGTATCAAATTATGCTGGATTCAATTCAGGGTAGAGGACCGGGAATGGCATTCATTCCTTACTGTTCTCTACCCGAACTTGAGGCATGTATGGAAGTATGGGGATTTATGGAGATGATTCATAGTCGTTCATACACTTATATTATCAAGAATGTTTATTCAAATCCCTCTGATGTGTTTGATACTATTATTAAGGACGAGCATATTATGGTTCGTTCCAAGAGTGTAACTGAAGCGTATAATGATTTTATTAATTCTGCCCAACAGTATGGTACTTCCGAAACATGGAAGCATAATCTTGAGGGAGTCAATTACGCAAAGGAAAATCTCAACGATGTCAAACGAAAACTCTACAGAGCAATTGCAAACGTTAATATTCTTGAAGGTATTCGCTTCTACGTTAGTTTTGCTTGCAGTTTCGCCTTTGGTGAACTTAAACTTATGGAAGGATCCGCCAAGATCATTTCCCTTATCGCCAGAGACGAAAACCAACACCTAGCAATTACTCAGAATATTCTTAACAAATGGCGAGAAGGCGATGATCCAGAAATGCAACAAATTGCTAAGGAGGAAGAAGAGTGGGTTTATAGAATGTTTGATCTTGCTGTAAATGAAGAAAAGAGATGGGCAGACTATCTTTTCAAGGATGGTAGTATGATTGGTCTTAATGATAAACTTCTTCAGCAATATGTTGAATGGATTGCTAATCGTCGTATGCGGGCGATTGGTCTCAGACCTCTTTATGATATTCCTGCTAATAATAACCCCTTACCTTGGACTTCTCATTGGATTAATTCAAAAGGACTTCAAGTGGCACCCCAGGAAACGGAGCAGGAGACGTATTTGATTGGTGGAATTAAACAAGATATGAAAAATGATACATTTGCTGGATTTAAACTTTGAGTTACTTGGGGAGTTTATAACTCCCCTTTTTTATAAATAACTAAAAGTAAACTAAGAATTAAAAAATGAACGCTTTTAATCTATACGAAGCATATACTGCTGTTTATGATGAAGATCTTAGGGAAGATATTCTGACAGTAGAAGAAAATTTTGAATTTATTGATGATCTTTCTGATAATGAATTAACTCAAATTATGGAAGAAATTCTCTCAGAAAGAGAAGTAACACTCAATGAATGCCTAGAAGTATTTGACTATGAGATTCTTTCTGAAGAAAGTGAAATGTCAAGAATGAATCGTTTGGCAAATAAAAGGGCAAGAGAAAAGAAATCTGCAGCAGCAACTGCCACTAGAATGAAGTCTGCTGAGCGTGAAAGAGTTGGTAGAAAGCACGCAGTAAAGAGACTTCAAGTTGCAACTACTCGCGCTGCTAAAAATATTTCCGATAGAGCAAAAGAAGCAGGAAGTAGAGCAAAGACTCTTGCTGGTGGAGCAGTCTCTGCCGCCGCTGGAGGCGCCGCTGAGGCAGGTAGAAAGGTGCAAAGGGGTGCTGAGAAGGTTAAGGGTAAACTTGCTTCCGCAAAGGAAAAAATCAAAGGATTTATTAAGTCTGGCAGAAAAGCAGCAGCTGGTGGTCTTCGTAATCTTGCCGCTAAAGTAGAACCGAAAGAAACTCCTGCAGCAAAACCAAAAGCAAAAGAAGGAACTCCAGAAAATCCAAGAGTTGGTCAACCTGCTAAAGAAAGACCCGCACTTCCCCCAGGAAGAACTGTAACCGCAAATAGAAGATCACTCGCTGCTAAAAAACTTGAAAATGCAGCAGCTGGAGAAGGTCCTACAGAACCCCAACAAGGTCAACCAGCAGGAACCTTTAAAGATAAAAAGTCTAGACGAGAAGCAAGAAAAAGAGAAGCAAGACTTACTGCTAAGGAAAGTTTTGAACTCCTAGATCTCTTAATTGATGATCTAATTGCGGAAGGATATGTTAGTACTGAAAGTGAAGCTTATGATTTAATTGAAAATCTTGATGTCAATGAGACCTATGAACTTGTAGAATCATATATTTCCGAAGATACTGTAGATCTTTATGATATAATCCTTGAGCATCTTATTGATGAAGGATATGCTGATACCGAGGAAGCAGCAACTGTAATTATGGCAAATATGAGTGAAGAGTGGAGAGAAGAAATTCTTGATGAATCAGTTAGAGGATCTCAAAGATCTATTGCTAATAGAATTACTGGAGATGATATTCGCTCAGTTACTGATAAAGATGGGAAAACAAAGTATAATAAACCAAAATGGAAAGATTCAATTCAAGCACAGGTTAGACGTGGTTCGCAATTAAGAAGATCTGGTGAAAGTGAAAATAATAATGATAGAAGAGACCGTGAAAGAATTAAAGCAAATAAAAAAAGTATTAATAGATTAAATGCTGAAAAAAATATAGAACATAAGCAGGCAGATGGTGATTATGAAAATTCCATTGATCATTCTAGGCGCGGTAAAGGTAAATCTGGTTATATGGAGGTTCCTACTGATTATCGTGCTCGCAGAAGGAGAGCATCTGGCAGATGATTATTTTTCAATCATAACATCTCTAAGGGGTCTTGACAAGACCCTTTTTTATTGCTAGGATCGGTTTGTCGGTTTTGAAGATGGTTTATAAAGCTTTAGAGCTTTTAAGAACAATCTCATAAATATTCTCTACTTCACTACTAAAGAACTTACCTTCAACATTTGTATTGTAGTAGTCTTCTCTAAGAATTACATCTCTTTTGAATTGTTCCATAGTCTCATAAAAACTCATAGATTTCTTGTGAGGACATAGATATAAAATTTCTCGGAGAAATTTATCTTCTCCGAGATTTTTTACGTCTTCAATTAATTCATCACAAGAACCAAAATATTTTTTCCAATCACTTTCTTTCTTTTTTCTGCGACCTGTTTTACGATCTTTTTGTCTTGTCCAAAAGTGTTTCTTTCCAATGTATTTTTTATCATTGGTGAGATTTGTAATAAGGTAAACAAAACCTTCCATGTCTTTTGGGACTTCTGTAAACTCTTGATTGTTATATTTCCAGGTCATTAGATAAGAATTGCTAATATGACTATGTAGGTTCATATATAGATTAAAAACGGAATGAAATTTTTCAGAAAGATTAAGAACTTCCTCAACCACTTGACAAGGGATCAGGATGTGGTAGAGTCCAAGGTGTCGGAGGTTCCTCAGGAACCCACTCCCATTAAACAAGAGGAAGAAACTAACTTGGACATCAACATTGAAAATGAATGCCTCAATCAAGTGCGTGGTTGGGCAATCAAGAAAATTGAACTTCTCCATGAAGCAGATAGGCATCGTAATGCTAAGGCACTTCAAGCGGAGTTTGAGGAATGGATTAACATTCCAGAAGGTGTTGAAGAAATTGACTACTTTTCTATTGAAAAAGATGATGATGAATGGTCTGAAAATGAGACTGTAGGCAGTGTCTAAATGATAAATATTTCTAAAAGTGTAATATGAAAACTTTTAGAGAGTTTATTTTAGAAGCAAGAAAATCAGAGCAAGAAACAATAGACTGGTGGGGAAAAGGTAGACCTAAAGCGTCTCAAAAAGTTGCTCAGTTGCGAAGGGATAGAAATCCTCAAACAATGTCTAAATCTGTAAGAAAAATCACCCAAATAACAAAGGCGATAAACGATAAGGATCAAAGACACGAAGCGAGTAAACCTGCCAGAACTGCAGCACAAAGGGCGCAAGATTCTGGCAGAGTTCATAGAAGTCAATATGCTCAAACTGGCGTTAGAGGTAGAATAGGACCAGATTCGCCAAGTTCTGTTGGAACAGTTTCTGGTAACAAAAGAAGACGAGTGACTAACATAAAAACTGGTCAAGATCTTGGTTCAGCAGAACCTTCTGATACCAGAGTGTCTGGAAGATACGGAACAGTTCCTGGTGGTAGAGGTACTGGTGTTTCTCGTTCAGGTGGACAGATTGGAAGGTGACTCTCTTGACAAAACCTAAATAATCACTTATCATGTAAATTCCCTGTTATGAGCAGGGTTTTTTATTATGAGTCCTTGATTTGAAAATTAGAGCCGTGGAAGATGCCTCCTAAAAAGAGGTGTACCCCTTCTTCTAAACGGATGTAGAGTTCTATTAAACTAAATGCTAAAAAACCTTACAACTGTGACCGTATCTCTTCTTGGTGCGGTTGCAACATCAGCGGCAACACTGCCAACACCGAGTTATGCTACTTTAAATCAAACTAGCACAATTCAGGAGACAGCGACCAAAGAGGTTGCTCCGGAAACACCAAAAGAAAGACGGATAACTTGTAACGGGTGTAATGAAAATGAACATTATGTTTTAAATGCACTTCAAGATGAAGGTATTCGTGATAAAGTAGCAATTGCTACAATTATGGGTAATCTTAAACAAGAATCTACCTTTGTTCCCAATATTTGTGAGGGAGGTGCAAGAGTTCCATATCATAGGTGTCATCGTGGTGGTTATGGAATCTTACAATGGACCGATTCAACAAGATACAATGGTCTAGGTCATTTTGCTAAAAGGTATGGTGGTAATACATCAACTTTAGAGACTCAGGTTCAATATATGTTTTATGAACCTGACTGGAAGATGATTAGAGACCGCATGAGTCGTCCTGGAGGTACTATCAACGATTATATGCGTCTTGCGTTTAAGTGGATTCGTTGGGGTCACAAGGGACCAAGAGAAACTTATGCTATGCAGTATCTCAATAAGTTTGAGTATACGACCATTGATTCTTGATGTGAGGAAGTTCAATTATGTTTAAAACACTTTCAATTCTTGCTATTCTTTCTTCTGTTCTTTTGCCTATTGAGTCTAAGGCAGCAAGTGGATGTACCACTGCTTCTCATTATGGAGTTGGTGATGGATTTCACGGACAATTAACTGCCAGTGGAAATGTATTCAATGCTTATGGTAATTCTGTAGCACATCGTTGGCTTCCTTTTGGAACTCGCCTTCGTGTTACAAACCAATCCAATGGTAGGTCTGTGGTTGTTCGTGTGACTGATAGGGGTCCATTTATTGCTAGTCGTGATTTAGATTTGTCTTATGGTGCATTTGCATCCATTGCTTCTCCGAGTAATGGAGTTGCAAGAGTTTGTTATCGGGTGATTTGATATTTTAGCGGGGACCTTAGGGTCCCTTTTTTTATAAATAAAAGAAAAGTATTGTTAAAATGGAAGCAGTAGATTTAGTAGAAGCTTATTCGCAGGTTTATCAAGATCAGGAACTTGGTGAGGCAAATAAACTTGAGAAATACAGAAATGCAACTGAAAGACAAAGAGTAGGGCGCAGACAATCCCGCGATTTTGAAAATATTTTACATCCTGCTGATTGGGACACCCAAGGTGAACCAGTAAGGAAAAAAATCCATGCAGATAAAAGAGGTGTTAAGAAAAACACAAACCGCGAAAGTTACGACCTCTACGATATAATCCTCTCCCATCTTCTTGATGAAGGATATGCTGAAACCTCAGAAGCAGCAGAGCAAATGATGGTAAATATGAGTGAGGGTTGGAGAGATAGTATTCTTCAAGAATTATGGAGAGGTAGGCATGGGCAATCAGAAACTGATTATATGAATTCTCGTTCTCAAGGCGGAAAGATGATTTCTGGTGATTCTAAACATAGTGGTGCTGCTTATTCGCATCGTTCTTATAAAGGAGTTGGAAGTCCTGCTAAACCAGGGGAGCATCAACCTAATCAAGGTCGTATGGATTCCGGCACTAGAACCGATTTACAATATCGTAAAGCACTCTTAAAGAAAAAATAATATTGAATGAAATTTAAATTTAATTTTGGAAATAAAAAACCAGATATTAAAACTTATGCAATTATAGGAGTTGTTCTTACCTCTATAATTGCATTTTTATCTAATTGTACTGGAATTAAAGAAGAACTTATTTGGGATTTCTTTGATGAAGTTCAAAGAGAAGTAAATCCTAGTACACCTATTAATGATTTTATTATCAAAGATCCCAAAAAACTTGAGAGAAGAATCAATAGAGATATTGATAGAGCAATAGAAAAAGTGACTCCCGAGTATGATAGAATTATTAAAGAAGCTAATAAAAAATATGAACCAAAGTACATTGAAGAACCTATAAATAATGACACATGTTATACTGAAGAGTGTAAATCATTAGGAGGACCAATAAGAATGTGTGCTCCTTGGGTAGAAGACTGCAAATAACATGTATAAATAAATTTTTAATTATTGGAGATTATTATGTCTACATCACAAGAACTTCTTGACGCCTTTGAGTCTTGGAAAGTTGAAGACGAAAAGTTTACTAATGGTAATAATGCTGCAGGCACCCGCGCACGCAAGGCATTGCAAGAAATTACTAAACTAGTCAAGTCTCGCCGCGCCGAGATCACAGAAGAGAAGAACACCAGGAAAGAGGTAAAGGGGGGTTGACAGGCACCCCATCTGTCTGGTATCTTGTAGGGGTGGTTGAGGGAGCGCCACCCGCTCTCCACTCCACCCCTTGACAATCTGAGGTTCGTGCCTTATGATTGTCCCATCGGGAGCGTGGCGGAATCGGTAGACGCACCGGACTTAAAATCCGTTGGGCAGTGCCCGTGGGGGTTCAAGTCCCCCTGCTCCCATTGACAATCTGGTATAAATACCATACGATTGTCTGATTGGGAACGTAGCTCAAGTGGTTAGAGCACCCACCTTACGGTATCAAAAGATTGTTAATGGGGGGGCAGTACCCTCTATACCGAATAAGTGGGAGGTTCTGGGTTCAATCCCCAGCGTTCCTATTGACAACATTAAGTTGTCTTTTGCCTCAGTAACTCAGTGGACTAGAGTATCCGCCTTCTAAGCGGTTAGCCGTAGGTTCGAATCCTACCTGAGGTGCTTGACTTTTTTCCAAAAAAGTCTTATAAATAAAATAACAATTGCGGATGTAGTTCAGCGGTAGAACGCTATCCTTCCAAGTTAGATGTCGTCGGTTCAAGTCCGATCATCCGCTCTTGACTTTTGAAAAACAAAAGTCTTATAAATAGTAACACACTTATCAAAGAAAATGACTCATTTATCACCAAAACCCCAATTTACATATTCAAACGGCAATATGTCCGATTGGGATCTTATTGCGTGTGAGTCCCCTTCTGCGATTATGGAAGTATAAAAAGTACAACCATAAAGCAAGAAGGGGAGAGAAACCAAAAGTTTCCTCCCCTTTTTTGTTGCTAGTGTCATTATCAGCGGGGGAATGAGACCCCATCCAGTTCCAATCTTGAAACTGGCACACACCACTTGACCCCAACGGTTTCTTGTGGTACTTTTAAAAAGCGGTTGAGAGATCGCTTGAACCTTGAAAATTTAACCATTTATTGGGTCTGTAACTCAATTGGACAGAGTAGTCGGCTCTTACCCGAAAAGTTGTGGGTTCAAATCCCACCAGACCCATTGGTGTTTCCTAGTGATAGGATAAGGTATTCCTCATAACAGAGTAATCTGGAGGAGTAAGGAGGCATCCTTATTAGTTTTAGTATCTTTTGCTGGACTTATAATCCTGTCTTTAATGACGAAGTAAAACACCGAATTCTTTTAGATGATTCAGCAATTTTTACTTTTCTTTTGGGTAGAAAAAACAATCATCTAGTCTAAACATAACTCTTATAAATAACAGAGTAATACTCCGTTATAAGAGATGTTTGAAAACTGCAAAAACACCAAAAAACAAGGTGATGTTGGATTAGGTTTATGTATTTCTCACTTTTGTTATCTTGGATATACTGTTTCAATTCCTTTAACAGATAGTCAAGATTATGATTTGATAGTTGATTTTCCTGAACTTGGATTACAAAAAATTCAAGTTAAGACAACCAACTCAAAATCATCTAGTGGGAAATATGTAGTAGGGTTGAGAATTACTGGCGGAAATAGTAAATCTAATTTTGTCAATAAACTCAACACTGAAATCTTTTATGATCAGTTATTCGTACTGACTTCTAATGGTGATAAGTATCTTATTCCAAAAGAAATCATAAAAGATAACAAAAATTCAATTAATCTTGGTGAAAATTATTTGCAGTATAAACTCTAGGGAGAGTGGCTACTGTCGGCAATATGTGTAGTCCGTGTCTGTAAAACACGTACATAGGAACCATCGGGGGTTCGATTCCCTTCTCTCCCATTTCCGAAGGAGTTTGCTACCTTAGGAAAACGAGGTTGATCCTGACCTTGAACCAAAAAGAAGGACGTAGTTCTATCTACTACGATAACACGATAGACATGTTTGCAGAATCATGTAAAATATCTGATGACAAAGGGAAAGTCCTCTGTTGGGTGGTGCCCAACTCTACGGAATGTAGCTCAGCTTGGTAGAGCCCTGGTTTTGGGAACCAGTTGTCGCAGGTTCGAATCCTGTCATTCCGATCCAAGGAAGTCCAAACTCCTTGCATTGATGCGGTTCGGCTATACCGCTTTAACAAAATGGCCGCCAATACGCAGTTGGCAGAGTGGTGAATGCGTTGGTCTCCAAAACCAATTTTCAGGGGTTCGAATCCTCTACTGCGTGTTGCGGGAAAGTGTAGTGGTTGCACAGGAGTCTCATAAGCTCCAGGTTGACAGTTCGATTCTGTCTCCCGCTCCCAAGGGGTCTTAGCTCAATTGGTAGAGCATTTGCTTTGCAAGCAAGAGGTTAGGGGTTCGATTCCCCTAGATTCCATTCTCTTTATGAGAACTCTGGCGTGCTAGAGTTAAAAGCACCTGTCGTGGCCAATGCGCGACAACTATTGCGGAATTAGTTCAGTGGTAGAACGCAACCTTGCCAAGGTTGATGTCATCGGTTCAAATCCGATATTCCGCTCCAACGCTCATTAGTGTAGTGGTCTAGCACGCCTCTCTGTCTAAGAGGTATCAGGGGTTCAAATCCCCTATGGGTGGTAGGACGTTATGTTTTTCAGTTTCTCAATGTCCGCTAAAAATAGTAGAAACTGCTTGGAGAGGGTCCGGTTGGCCGAGGAAGCTGTCTTGAAAACAGTTGGGGGTAACAGCCTCGCAGGTTCGATTCCTGTTCTCTCCGTTGGGTTGAGCATCAAGTAAAGACTGAGCAAGACAGAAGATGTTTGAGACTCTCAGTTACCCATATGGTCCCATCGTCTAATTGGTCAGGACGCGACCCTTTCAAGGTTGAAACGCGGGTTCAAACCCCGCTGGGACTATTCCTCTTTATTGAGGATTTTAATGGGATATAGATCAATTGGCAGATCGTGCGGCTGTTAACCGCTTCGTTGCAGGTTCGAGTCCTGCTATCCCAGTTGCCTCAAAAGAGGCCATTTAAATGGGGACTTGGTGTAGGTTGGTCGGCACGTATGTCTGAAGAACATGAGGTCTCGGTTCAATTCCGGGAGTCCCTGCCTTATAGGAATATAGCTCAATGGGAGAGCAATCGGTTGATAACCGATAGATCACAGTTCAACTCTGTGTATTCCTATTTGGAAGATTGGCAGAGTGGTTAATGCAGCGGTTTGCTAAACCGTGGGGTCAACGCCCCCGTTGGTTCGATCCCAACATCTTCCGCCTTGGAGAGTTGTCCGAGTGGTTTATGGTGAGATCTTGGAAAGGTCTTGGATGTCAAAGTCCCAGAGGTTCGAATCCTCTACTCTCCTTTAGGCAGTATAGTTCAGTGGTAGAACGGATGATTCATACCCATTTCGTCGGTGGTTCAATTCCACCTACTGCCATGTGTGCGTAGCATAAAGGTTAATGCGCCAGATTGTGGATCTGGTTTATGTCGGTTCAAATCCGATCGTACACCCCGCCTCTAAAGCATTGTGGTGATGCACCGCTCTTGTAAAGCGGAGACGACAGTTCAATTCTGTCTAGGGGCTTATGGGTCTGTAACTCAATTGGATAGAGTAACGGGCTTTTAACCTGGAAGTTGTGGGTTCAAGTCCCACCAGACCCATTATGTCTCAGTAGCCAAATGGTAAGGCGGGAGTCTGCAAAACTCCTAATCGTCGGTTCAATTCCGACCTGAGACTCTCATTCCAGAGTCGTCTAACTGGCAGGACACCACCCTTTGAAGGTGTATAATCTAGGTTCGAATCCTAGTTCTGGAATTGCTCTTATGAGCATTTTGTCCGTGTAGCGCAATTGGTAGGAGGCACCACCTTGAGGGGGTGGACAGTGGAGGTTCAAATCCTCTCGCGGACATTGACTTCTGGGAGCACCTATGGTACTCTTAAGGGGTCGTCAAGGGCGTGTAGCGCAACGGTAGGAGGCAATAGACTTAGGATCTATACAGTGGAGGTTCGAATCCTCTCACGCCCATGTGTCCGCATAGCGCAATAGGTAGGAGGCAACAGACTTAAAATCTGTACAGTGTGGGTTCGAATCCCTCTGCGGACATGAAATTCATTGAGGTTATTATGTCTTATTTTGTGGTTGATGTAGAATCAGATGGTCCCTGTCCCGGACTATATTCAATGATTTCATTTGGTGCTGTATTGGTCCAAGAGGATCTTAAAAACACAGCAACTTTTTATGTAACACTAAAGCCTATTAGTGATAAGTGGATTCCGGAAGCACTTGCTGTTTCTGGATTTACTAGAGAAGAAACTATGAGTTTTGCAAATCCAAGACACGAAATGGAAGATTTTGCGGTCTGGATCAAAGAAAATAGTGTTGGTCGTCCAATCTTTATCTCAGATAACAATGGATTTGATTGGCAGTTCATTAACTACTACTTTCATGCTTTCTATGGATCTAATCCTTTTGGGTTCAGTTCTCGTAGACTTGCAGATCTTTATTGTGGAATGCAAAAAGATTCTTTTGCAAAGTGGAAGCACCTTAGAGATACCAAGCACACTCACAATCCAGTGGATGATGCTATGGGAAATGCTGAGGTTCTTGTTAAAATGAAAAACATGGGACTAAAAATTAAATTTTGATTATACATAATGTATAGTCTTTATTGCTGGTGTAGCGCAACAGGTAGGAGGCAACAGACTCAAAATCTGTACAGTGTGGGTTCGAATCCCTCCACCAGCATATGCCCTGGTAACTCAGTGGAAGAGTGCTTCGCTACGAACGAAGAAGACGGGGGTTCAAATCCCTCTCAGGGTGCCACATTCTAAATATTACGAGGTGCAATAGAAAGCAATGGAATCCGTAGAACCAAATAGTACAGTCTTGGTTCTAAACAGTTCTTATGAACCATTACATTTCACTAATTGGAAAAGAGCAATCGTTCTTCTTTTTAAGGAGAAAGCAAAACTCATTACCAAGCGTGTAATTCGTTTGGTCAATTATGTGAGAATTCCTTTTACTCGTGGAAGAGATGCTTATCCAACAAGAGCACTCATCTATAAGAGGGATGACCATGAATGTCAATACTGTGGATCCAAGAAAGATCTTACGATTGACCATGTGATTCCTCGTTCAAGAGGTGGACAGGACACATGGGATAATCTCGTTGCCTGTTGCACCAAATGTAATACGAAAAAAGGAAGTAAACTTCTTTCTGAAACTAATATGACTTTGAAGAAATCACCAGAAGCGCCCTTCAATAAGGTGTATTTGGATCTTCAGAAGAGTAAGGTTTCTGAATGGAAGGATTATGTAATCGGTTGAGACAGTTTAGCAACCGGCACAAGGGGGTTGACGAATGAGCGACTTCCTGGTATATTAAAGGGGTGGTTGAGAGATCACCACCCACATCGGGAGATTAACTCAGCGGTAGAGTGCGCTCCTTACAAGTGCGAAGCCACTGGTTCGATTCCAGTATCTCCCATTACACCGTAAGGTGTATTAGATGAGTCAGCAATTCTTGCACTAGACGTTTAATCTAACCAGCAAAAAACTCATCTAGAACAAAGTTGATTCAGCAATCAACAAATTGTTCTTCAAAACAACCAAAATCAACTTGGAGAAAAATCATGACTTTTATTACTGCACTAGAAACTGAACTGAATAACACTGTTACTGAGAACGGAGCAAAAGCATATTCTTCTACTCTCAACAAGTGTCTGGATCTGTTCGGTAAGATCGCCGCATGTCGGAACGATCTGAACCAGGCACAAAAACTGTTCGCATTTGCCTTCAAGGAAGATCCTGAAACTGCGACCCGTATTCTCTTCTGGGCACGGGATGTTCGTGGTGGTCAGGGAGAGCGTGATGTCTTTCGTAATCTCTTCAAGTATCTCGTAGAGGAAGATGCTGAAATCGGTGCAAAGCTGGTTGAATTCGTTCCTGTTTACGGTCGTTGGGATGACCTTCTTGTTCTTGAGAACACTTCCGCTTGGAACACTGTTCTTGATGTAATTCAGAAGCAACTCAATGCAGACAATGTTCTTGCCTCTTCTGGTGGTAACATTTCTCTGCTTGCGAAGTGGCTGCCTTCTATCAATGCTTCCAGCAAGGATAGCAAGCGTCTTGGTCGCAAGATTGCAGAATATCTTGGTCTGAGTGAGCGTGAGTATCGTAAGACTCTTGCGAATCTGCGTAATTACATCAAGATTATTGAGACTGCAATGTGCTCTAAGGAGTGGTCAGCAATTGACTATTCCAAGGTTCCTTCCCGTGCTGCTTTCATGTACCGCAAGGCATTTGCAAAGCAAGACGGAACTCGTTACCAAGAGTATCTGAATGCTGTTTCTAAGGGTGAAGCAAAGATCAACGCTGCAACTCTGTATCCTTATGATATTGTCAATGAGTATCTCTACAGGGGTGCTCGTCATGACAAGACTATTGATCTCCAGTGGGAGGCACTGCCTAACTATATGGAAGGTCAAGAGTTCAACGGTCTAGTTGTTGCTGACGTTTCTGGTTCCATGTATGGTATGCCTATGGCAGTTTCCATCTCTCTTGCAATGTATATTGCAGAACGGAACACTTCTCCTGTCTGGAAAGATAAGTTCATCACTTTCTCTGGAAATCCTAAATTGCAAACAATTGCGGGTTCTACTATCGGAAAGCGTATTGAACACCTTTCTCGTGCTGAATGGAGTATGAATACTGACCTCATGGCAGTATTTAAGACTATTCTGGATGCAGCAATGACTCATGATGTCCCTGCAGAAGATATGCCACAAAAACTGATCATTGTCTCTGACATGCAGTTTGATCAAGCATGTTCTTCCAACAAGCGTACCAACTTTGAGCAAATTCAAAAACTCTACCGCAAGGCAGGTTATGAAATGCCTCAACTGGTATTCTGGAACGTGAACTCTTATGCTAACGTTCCTATCACTTCACATGACACTGGTACTGCTCTAGTGTCTGGTTGCAGTCCTTCCATTCTCAAGTCAGTTCTGACTGGTGGAACTCTGACTCCAGTTGACGTGATGAACGATGCAGTGTATGCTGAGCGTTATGATGAAGTCGGTCACGTCTTTCATCCTCTGCCACTTAGTTGAGTGACACAAGGGGGTTGACAAAATCTTCCCCCTCTGTTAAAATAATTTCATAGATGGTTCAGCAATTCTCTTCTTAGGTTAAAGAAAACAAAAACCATCTAGTTTTGCCGAGATAGTTTAATTGGATAAAACGCTTAAAAAATCGGTTATCTTGAAAAAGATACAGACAGCAATTCTATTAATCCATGTTAAGGAGGTGTTCTAGGTTCGAATCCTAGTCTCGGCGTCAGACAGTTCTCTGTCTGTTTTATGGGGAAGTTCTCTGGGGGACCGGAGATTATCTAGATTTAGATAAGTCAGCATCGCACCTAATAAGTTCGACTCTTATCTTCTCCGCTTATAGATAGTTCAGCAATTTACCGTTTATTCCAAAACGACCATAAAAAACTATCTAGTCTCCGGGGAGGTAGCTCAATTGGTAGAGCAACCGTCTAATAAATACATCGAGTTAATTGATGTTAACAGCAAAATACTAAAACAGTCCGTCGTAAGTTCAATTCTTACCCTCCCCTCTTAAAGATGAGGCAGCAATCTTAGGATCTCTTGGTTCGATTCCAAAAACTCATCTTGACCCGCCGAAGTGGTGTAATGGTAGCATTAAAAAAGCGGTTATCTTGTAAAAGATACAGACAGCAATTACTCTAACAATTCTCTGCCAAAGAAAAGGACCGGGTTCGAATCCCGGCTTCGGCTTTTAATATAATGATAAATAAAGGAAATATATCATTATGGTAAAATGGAAAACATAAGAATAAGATGTAAGTCATGCAATAAAGAACTTGAAGGGCGAGCATCTAAAACAGTCTCTTGTGGATGTCCAAATATGGCAACTATAAGAGACAATACTAATATAACAGCAATTGATTTATCTCTTATTGTTATGCTAAATTCGCCCAAAGAAACTAAAAAGCGAAATGTCTTGTCTAATGAAGATATTATGTGGCAAGAACATAGAAGACAACGTAAGGTTCGCAAATTAGATTTTGAGATTAGATGAATAATGATCAAATTAAGCAGAGAGCATTTATACTAAGTTCTCTAAGTAGATCAAAAATTTTGATATCCACTTATGCTTATAAATTTGCTGACAAAATAATTAATGAAGGATGGATGCCCTCCTTAGGAAATTTACCTGAAGTTGACTCTGAAATTAAAATTAAATATGAAGAATTTATTAATTCTTATCGTTAAATAGAAAAATCTACTAAATTATTAAAATGGTATTAATGTCTCAACAAAAAATGGAAAGCTTTACAACCGAAGAATTTCAATTATATTTTGATGAATTATTGGAACGAGTTGAAAATGGAGAATCTTTTGTGATTAAGGGTGATTATGGAAACTGTGTTTTGGTTCCATGTAATGAGTATGGGTGTGAAGAGATTGATGATCTTATTCGCATCCATACTCATCATGAGGACGGTTGTTGAACTGTCCACTTGACACAGATCTAAATTTGCCTTATACTGATTAAGTCAACACGATAAACAATGACACTCTCAGAAAAATTCAAAAAAGAAATCCAAACTCTTCGTGGCGCTGCCAACGGTGATTTTTATCTTGATGTAAAAAATCCAAAACTTTATAAAAAAGTTCGCAGATACTATGAAAATGAAGGTGTAGTATTCTCTGGTGATGTTCTTGATGATTATGATATTTTAATGGATCATGTTTTTCAAGATCTTCAACCTTTAGAAATCGCATCGTAAAGACACGGATGGTCTATAACAGAACTGGTGGAGTCAAGTTCAAACCCTGATTTGTCCTCGTCGGATGGACTTTAAATATGCCGACTGGTGCGGGTGAAGATATTGCCGCCTGGTTTCTGGTTTCCAGTCAAAAAATCTCGAAAAAAGAGGGGTTGCATAAACTCCTCTTTTTTAGTATAATATATAAATGGTACATTTAAGAAGTATATGAGAGATTATAATAAAACAGCACTTGTTCTTGGTGCTGGTGGGTTTATTGGAAGTCATATGGTAAAACGACTTCGTTCAGAAGGGTACTGGGTTCGTGGTGTGGATCTTAAATCCCCAGAATTTTCACGCTCTGAAGCAAATGAATTTATTCATGGCGATCTTCGTGACGCTAATTTTGTTGATCGTGTAATTCAATTTAAAGGTAAAAGAGGCAACTTCTACCATTTTGTTCCATCACGGTATCTTGAACCTTTTGATGAAATTTATCAGTTTGCTGCTGATATGGGTGGTGCTGGATTTGTCTTCACTGGAGAGAACGATGCGGATATTATGCATAACTCAGTAACTATTAATCTGAATGTGTTAGAGTCTGTTCGTAAGTTTAATGATTTTAAACAAACAAATAGAACTAAAATTTTCTATTCTAGTTCTGCCTGCATGTATCCTGAGTATAATCAATTAGATCCTGATAATCCAGATTGTAGAGAAGATTCTGCATACCCAGCAAATCCCGATTCTGAGTATGGTTGGGAAAAACTCTTTAGTGAAAGACTTTATTTTGCATATCATCGCAATTATTTTATTCCAATAAGAGTTGCCCGCTATCATAATATTTTTGGACCAGAGGGCACCTGGGAAGGGGGCAGAGAGAAGTCTCCCGCTGCTATCTGTCGCAAGGTTGCTCACCTACCCGATACAGGCGGTGCTATTGAGGTCTGGGGTGACGGAAAGCAAACCCGTTCGTTCCTTTATATTGATGAGTGTATTGAAGCAACCCGTCGTCTGATGGATTCTGATTTTATTGGACCTGTCAATATTGGGTCCGAAGAAATGGTCACAATTAATGAACTTGTGGATATTACTGCAAGAGTTTCTGGTAAAGATGTGCAGAAAATGTATAAGTTGGATGCACCTACTGGAGTTCGTGGTCGCAATTCAAACAATGATTTGATACGCGGAAAACTTAGATGGGATTATTCACAACCCCTAGAAGAAGGAATTTCTAAAACTTATAAATGGATTATGGAGCAAATTAAAAATGCCTAGAAAGAAAAAGACAACAACTATTACACTATCGGAAAGATATCTCAAAGGTGGGCATTGTACTGACAAATATCAGTTAGGTTATTATGATCATTTTTATGAAGAACATTTTAAACCATATTTAAATTCTCCTATTAACATTTTAGAAATAGGTATTAGGGGTGGAGGATCTATCAAAATATGGAAAGAATATTTTCACCCAGATTCTAATGTTTATGGTGGAGACATTGAAAATTTTAATCCTATTGATGGTACAACATGCTATAAAATTGATATGTACACTCAAGAGGCTTTAGATTTGTTTGAAGACTCTTATTTTGATATAGTAATTGATGATGGGATTCATACATATGAATCTTTTCAAAAAGTGATGGACTTATATTATTCTAAAATTAAACCCAAAGGAGTCATGATTATTGAAGATATTATAGATCCATCCTGGGTAGATCCTCTTCTTAAATTGTCAGAATCAATTGGTTATACTAAATCTGAAGCATTTGATATGTCCGGTAAGCAAAAATATCAAGATTTATTGAATCGGTGGAAAAATGGTCTATATATTCTAAAACTCACGAAATAAAATGTCTCATAGTACACAACAAGATTTCATATCATACGTTAAAAATAAATTTCCAAAGTATTTTGAAAATACAAAAGTTCTAGAAGTTGGGAGTTTAGATATTAATGGAAGTATGAGATCTTTTTTTTCTAATTGCGAATATTTGGGAATAGATGTTGGTGAAGGTAAAGGAGTTGATTTAGTAATTCAAGGGCAAGAGTATGATGCTCCAGATGAAACATTTGATGTTTGTGCTTCTGGAGAATGTTTTGAGCACAACCCATATTGGGCAGAAACGTTTGCAAATATGGTGAGAATGTGTAAAACTGATGGACTGATATTTTTTACTTGCGCTACGACAGGAAGGGCAGAACACGGGACCACTAGATCTGATAAAGGTTCTTCTCCTCTAACTGTAAATATTGGTTGGGAGTATTATAGGAATCTTGATGAACAAGATTTTAGAGAGTCCTTTGAGGAATCATTTGATGAAATATTTTCTGAGTATGAGTTTCATAGTACAGTAGATTACGATAATCCAACTGAATTTATAAAAAACATGAGAACTTATATTAATCCTTGTGAAGATTTATATTTTTGGGGAATTAAGAAATAAAATGAAATTACTTGATGGCGTAAGTCTTTCAAATCTCTGCGACTACTCTTTTGGAGACCAATCTGGAAGTTTTGGAAGCATTCCAAATCACTTTATGAAACCTGCAAATTTATTAAATTTAGAATTTGTTGAAAAAGTTTTATTTGAATCTAAAGAGTACATGACTCTTTTTATTGATAATATAAGACTTTATAGGAGAGAAATTAAAAATTTAAAACCTCAGGATAGATCTTATGTAAATTCCTTATTAGAAGAGAATGATCTTTTAGAATTATGCTCAAACTTTCCAGATAAAAAATTTATTATTTTTACAAATTTAGAAGATACTCCAATTGATGATGTTATTTTTGACAAAATACCAGATAATGTTTTAAGTGTGAATGCTGTAAATGCAATAAGTTTTGGTGGAAAAGTTAATCCAATTCCTTATGGTCTTCAACGAAAGATGAGTAATAATGACAATAGACATGAAATACTATTGTCATTTATGGTTAATCAAAAAGGTTATACTGAAAACCTTCTTTATGTTAACCACAGTATTCATACCAATTTTACCGAAAGGTCTGGTATAAATGAATTATTTTTAGATAAATCCTGGGCAAAAGTTGAATTTGGGTCAGTTAATTATGAAGAATATCTAACCTCTTTACAACAATCTAAATTTATGATTTGTCCCATCGGGAATGCAATAGATTGCCATCGTAACTGGGAGTGTCTTTATATGAGAAGAGTTCCTGTTATGAAGAAGAATAAATATCTTGAATATCTTTTTAGAGATTATCCTGTCCTTTTTGTTGATCAATATTCAGACGTAACAGAAGAACTCCTGAAATCTAATCAATATCTTTATGATGAAATGCAAGATATAAATCTTGATAATTTAGATATCCAAAATTTTTACGATAAAATAATCAATCAATCAATTGAAAAAGATGATTAATCTTCCTGATGTAACTCTTATTTGCATTTCTTCAATAAATTTTCCACAAACATATTTTGCATTCCAAAAAAGTGTTGAAGGAATTAATTTTGGTTCAGTGAAATTAGTTACTCACGAACCCCCAAAAGATCTTCCCAATTTCATTGAATACTCTGAGTGTTATAAAATTAATAACATAAATGATTATAGTTATTATTGCATTTACAATTTAACAAATCATGTAGATACTTCTCATTGCTTATTGATTCAAGCAGATGGATTTATCATTAATCCAAATAAATGGGATGATACTTGGTTAGAATATGATTATATTGGTGCTCCTTGGGAATATACTCAAAACGCATATGTTGATCCATTTGGGAATCACCAAAGAGTTGGTAATGGAGGATTTAGTCTAAGAAGTAAAAAACTATTAGATGTCCCTAAACATGAACATGTTGAATGGAATGTTAACCAGGGAAACTTCTATAAACACATGAATGCAAACAATTTTGCTGAAGATGGAAATATATGCGTCCATAATAGACATATATACGAAAGATGTGGTTGTAAATTTGCTCCAATTGAAGTTGCGGCTAAGTTTGCTCACGAAAAACCAATTAAAGAAACTGAAGGAATAGTACCTTTTGGATTTCATTATCACTTACCAAAAAATACAAAATTATGATCGGATTTAATCATATAGGTCGTCATGGGCGACTTGGAAACCAAATGTTCCAGTATGCAGCACTTAGGGGAATTGCGGCAACTAATGAATATGAGTTTTGTATTCCCGAATCGGAATTTAAAAATGAATGGGAAGACCATCAGTTGTTTGAGGCATTTACTCTCCCAAATTTAAAAAATAAAAAATTTTTGTCAGGTAATTACTATCAAGAAAAGCAATATAATTACTCTCAAGAGTATGTCAATAACTGTCCAGATAATGTGAATTTGTTTGGGTATTTTCAGACGGAAAAGTATTTTTCACACATTGTAGATAGTATTCGTGAAGACTTTACTTTCAAACCTGAAATTATAAATCCTTGCAAGGAAGTATTTACCTTTGATGAAGTAATATCTTTGCATGTTAGAAGGACTGATTATGTGCAAAAATCCATAGATCATCCTCCATGCTCTCTTGAATATTATGAAGAAGCATTGAGTAAATTTAATTCTAATCTTCCAGTTCTTATTTTCTCTGACGATATTGAATGGTGTAATCAGCAAGAGTTATTTGAATCTGATAGATTTATGGTTTCTGAGTCTGGTTGGAATTTAATTGATATGTGTTTAATGTCTATGTGTTCTCATCATATTATTGCAAATTCTTCATTCTCTTGGTGGGGTGCATGGTTATCTGGATCTGATAATGTAATTGCACCATCTCGCTGGTTTGGGGATAGTGGATATACTGCAAGTCATAATACTGAAGATATTATTCCCGATCGTTGGACTAAAATTTGATGCCTGAGATTTCTATTGCAATTCCAACTTATGAGATGAAAGGTATTGGTGATCGTTATCTTTCTGAGTTATTTGAAACAATCCGAATTCAAGACTTCAAGAATTTTGAAGTTTGTATTTCCGATCAATCTAAGGACGATTCTATTCTTGAAGTATGTGGGCAATATGCAAATTACTTTGAGATAAAGTACTTTAAGAATGAAGAAAATCTTGGTAATGGTCCAGCAAATACAAATTCTGCGGTTGAAATGTGTAGTGGGAAAATTACTAAACTAATCTTCCAAGATGATCTCTTTATTGATAAATTTGCATTATCCAAAATAAAATTGGCATTTTATGATAAATCTTGTAATTGGTGTTTTAATGGATTTGCGCATACTCAGAATGGAAATCAACACTTTAGACCCATGATTCCGAGATGGACTGATATGATGTTAGAAGGTAGAAATCTTCTTGGTAGTCCGTCATGTGTTTCTTTTTTGACTGATAAGTTTGTTGGGTTTGATGAAAAACTTCAATTATTAATGGACACAGATTTTTATCATAGGATGAGATATGAAAATGGAATGCCATTTATTATTGATGATTATTTAATATCAAATAGAGAACACTCAAATAGAATTAGTTCTTCCAGTGTGATTTACAATAAAGTAATTGATCATCCGGAAGGTTCTTGGATGGTAAATCAAGAAGAATTAGATTATGTTTTAGAAAAAAATAAAGATACTAGAAATTATCCAAATGAAAATAGATTTAACTGAAGCAACATTTATTATTCCAATTCGTATTGAATCATCTGATCGTCTTCGTAATGTAATTGCAACTACAGCATTTTTATTGGAAAACTTTGATGCAAATATTATTATTAAAGAAGTTGATTCTGAATCTATATTTAAGAAGGAAGCACTTCCTATACTAAAATCCATACTTGAAGTTGATATTAATATTAATCATATTTTTGAAAAAAGTTTAGATTCTACTTTTCATCGTCAAAGAATTTTGAATGAAATGATTATGGAATCCGATACTAAAGTTGTAGTAAATTATGATTGTGATGTAATTCTTCCTCTGCATTCTTATAAACTTGCATATGAATCTATTTTAAGAGATGAATGTGATGTAGTTTATCCATACGGACAAGGTACATGGCAAAGGCAGGTTCCTCCTAGTGATGAGATTGTTTCTAAGTTTTTAGAAACACTTGATTATGATTATCTTGAAAAAAACTCTAACAAATATCTTTCCGACTTTGGGTGGGTGCAGTTTTTTAACCGTAAAGTCTATATTGAAGGTGGTATGGAAAATGAAAACTTTGTAGCATATGCCCCAGAGGATAAGGAGAGATTTTACAGATTTACGACTTTGGGGTATAATATTGAGAGAATTGAAGATACCATTTATCATTTGGAGCATTCTAGGGGACATAATTCTTGGATCACTAATCCACACATGGTAAACAATAATGATATTTGGAAACAAATTCAATCTATGGACAAATTACAATTGCAAAAATATTACTCAAAACAAGATTATCTAAAAAAATATAATGGATAAAAATAAATCAGCATATAAACTTAAAAACTTTGGTCCCGTATATTATCTCAATCTGGATGAACAACCAGAAAGAAAACAGTATATGGAAGATCAATTTAAGTATTGGGAAATTGAAAATTATACCCGTATATCTGCTTATGATGGGCGAGAAGATGATTTGAGTGAAATCATAAAAGGTAAATATCCAGATTCTATGACTTCTGGAGAAATTGGTTGTGTCACATCTCATCTAAAAGCGATTAAACATTGGTATGAGACATCTGATACTCCTTATGCAATTATCATGGAAGATGATTGTAATTTGGAGTTAGTGAAGTATTGGAGTTTTACTTGGCAAGATTTTATTGCTCGCGCTCCTTATGCTTGGGATGTAATTCAATTGGCAATTATTTGCACGGGTGATATTGTAGTTCCTATTCATACTAGATTCGTAAATGACTTTTCTACTGCTTGTTATGTTATTACTCGTCATCATGCTTCAAAATTGATCAAAAATCATATTCGCGATGATAAGTATAAATTGGATAATGGTGTTAGACCAAGACCAGTTGCAGATGACCTAATTTACAATTCTGGCGTTACTTATGCGACTCCAGTTCTTCTTTATAAAATAGAACTTGGGTCTTCTATTCATCCGGAACATATTGACGTGTTTCATCGCAATAGTCATAATGCAATATTAGATTTTTGGCAGAAGCAAGGTTCTGAAATAACGATTGAGCAAATAACCAATTATGACCCCTATCTTGGACGGATTACCGAACCATCCGCAAAGAAAGCTTGACAACCGGACGCTTCTGGTGTACACTAAATAGGTGTTAAGAATTCAGTTGTAATTCTTAACAAAATGTCGTTTATTAAAAAACAAAACTCTATGATGATTCGTTCTTTTATTGCTGCCGCTGTTGTTGCTACTACCGCTGCTCCTGCAATGGCACAAGTTACCAGTGTTTCACAACTGCGTGACGTTCAACCAACCGAATGGTCTTATCAGGCAATCTCAAACCTGATTAGTCGTTATGGTTGCGTTGCTGGTTATCCCGATGGTACTTTCCGTCCTGGTCAACCTGCAACTCGTTCTGAACTTGCCGCATTGACTAATGCTTGCCTTGATAATATCACTCAATTCTATACTGAAGCAGATGCTCGTACTGCTGCTGCTCTCCGTGCAGAATTCTCCCGTGAGATTGCTGCAACTAATTCACGGGTAAGTGCTCTTGAACTTGCTGCTGCTCAAAAGGCACAAGGAGTTGGTAATTACCTCGGTGCCGGTGTTCTTCTGAACCAACAAGGTGTTGATGGTAATGGTTACGATGCAGAACGTACTATTGCTGGTGGCACGGTTCAGGGTCGTTATGCTGTAAAAACCTTCAACAATCAGAACGCCATCTCCGTTCGTCCATATGTCAACTTTGTTGGCACTCCTGCAGGTGAAATTGGTGCTGGTGGTGGTGCTCTCCTCTCTTATGATTGGAGTATTTCTAAGGCGTCCAGTGGCGTAAGTCGTGCTAACATCTATACCGGTGTTGGTTATCAAATTCCTTTTGTTAACAACACTGATGCTAACTTCCAGTCTGCTGTTGGTGATCGTGGTCAAGTCGTATTTGCTCTTGGTCTTGAAGGTCGTCTGACCAACTCTCTCGTTGGTTTTGCTGACCTGAAGTTCCCAACCACCACTGCTGCTAATGCCTATGGTGCTACTGACGGCACTTATTCCCCAGTTCTTACTGCTGGTCTTGGATTCAAGTTCTGAACTTGATGCTCGTCAGTAATCCCTGACAAAACTGGTCAAGGGGTGGGTTCCCCCCTTGACTTTTTCTTTTTCTTCCTATATACTACTGGAGTAGTTACAAAAATTAACAATGACGGTTACGACAAATGAAAGGGGTCAGCAAAATCTCTTCGCAAAAGAACCCGTAATGTATTATGAAAATTATGGAATGCTAACCCCTAATCAAGTCAAGGAGAGAGTCAATGGGCGCTGGGCAATGGTCGGTATTATTGCTGGGTTTATTTCTTATACTCTCACTGGCAACTTCTTCTTCGGGATCTTCTGATGACTGAAGTTATTTTTACTGTTACTAGTATTGCATTTTTTGTGCTTCTTGCACACTCTGTTAATCAACTATCTAAAACTTATTGAGGAGTACTCAAATGAACAAAATTTTTACTGAATTTGCCGAACGTTGGAACGGAAGACTGGCGATGCTTGGATTCGTTGCCGCAGTCGGCGCATATTTCGTTAGTGGGCAGATAATTCCGGGAGTGTGGTGAGGTAAACTATGACAAACACACCTAATCAGATTCCGAATGTTGAGTTTATTTTCCGGGAGTCTGGCGAATTTGTAAAACGTAAAGCTTACGATCTTTTTGATAGTAAGAGAGTTGTTATCTTCTCTCTTCCTGGTGCATTTACTCCAACTTGCTCAGCATATCAACTTCCTGGATTTGAAGAAAAGTTTGAAGAATTTAAGGAATTGGGTATTGATGAAATCTATTGTATTTCCGTCAATGATGCATTTGTGATGAATGCTTGGGCACAAGACCAAAACATCAAAAATGTAAAACTTATTCCAGATGGCAATGCTTACTTCACTCGTGCTATGGGTCAACTCGTTACCAAGGCCAATCTTGGTTTTGGTGAGCGTTCTTGGCGATATGCTGCTGTGGTAAACAACAGGATTATTGAACAAATCTTTGTTGAACCTGGATTTAGGGATAATGCAGATACTGATCCTTATGAAGTATCCTCCCCAGAAAATGTTCTAGAATATGTGAAGTCAACTGTTCGGGAAACTGCATCCGTTTGAATTGACTAATATAATATCCCTAATACCTAAATAAGGTGTTGGGGATTTTTTGTGCTTATGTCAAGGGGGCAAATTACGAAAGATCATTTCAAGATTTTAATTCTACAACAAAAAAACAGACTACAGCACGAATCCCGTAGTGATGAATGTAAGTTGTTTGCGCAAAAGCAACTTAATGAAATATTAGATAAGTTAGAAGAGTTTAGGTATTAACCATGATAGGACCAAAACGTAGACCACAAGAATTTGGATTTAAACAAGGAGATTCTCATATCATTGTAAATGATATTGTAGAAACTGCAAAGGCATTTAGTTTTGATGGAAAACTTCTATGGGAAGTTCCAGCACTTGCAAGAGGGCAAGGTAGTGACTTTGAGTTTCGTGCAGTAAGAACTGATACTCCTCCTGGATTGTATAGAATCGGACAGATTTACAGAGATTATGAAAGAGTTGGAGCAAATCCTGGTTACGATAGAACTCTGATGGCATATGGATGGTATAGTTTTGATTTGGTTGAATTGGAAAATCAAGAATCAAAATTTGGTCGTGCAGGCATTATGATTCATGGAGGAGGGAGTGCTGCTGGATGGCCTGGAGCATGGGCACCTAAACAACCTTTATTCTCCACACATGGGTGTGTGAGAATGTATAATCAAGATTTAAGAGATAAACTTCTACCACTCACAAAAACCGGGACTGTTTATGTTTCCGTATTTCAAGAAGGATGATTATGTCAGATTTTAAATTCACAAATGCCGCAAAGTTCTTCATTGGAGAACCTTATCAAATTGATGCTTTTGAATATCTTCAAGAACATACTTCACCAGAAGTTGTTGAAGAGTTTAAGAGAAGATTTAGAAATGAAAATAAAATACAAAGAAAACTCCCACATCCTGGAGTTGCTTTAATCAAGGAATTTGAGGGATGTCACCTCAAAGCATATTATGATCCCCTTACTGGTGGACTTCCAATTACAATCGGATGGGGAAGCACTCGTAGAATGGATGGTTCTCGTTTCATGATTGGTAATACAATTACTCAAAAAGAAGCAGACGACCTTTTAATCTATCAATTAGAAAAGGAATATTTACCACCTCTTGAAAAAATTCCTTATTGGAGTGAAATGAATGAAAAACAACAGGGGGCACTTCTCAGTTTTGCCTATAATCTTGGTGCTAATTTTTATGGTTCTTCTGGATTTAATACTATTACCAGAGTCCTTAGAGAGAAGAAGTGGGACGAAGTTCCAGCAGCACTTGAACTTTATAGGAATCCAGGAACAAATGTAGAAGCAGGACTTCTTAGAAGACGCAAAGCAGAAGGTGCCTTATGGTCTGGAGATAGTTGCAAATGAAGACATTTAAGCAGTTTATGGCAGATGCTTGGATTCCTCCGGCAGCAAAAAGATTAAGAGGGGGTAAAGAAAGTCCTTTAAGTGCAGCAAAAAATGCGGGTACTGACACTAGTAAAGTTAGTCAATCTGTGCATAGATTCGCTAGTCCTATTAATAATCCAAGGGATCCTGATATTGACTATAAGCATGATGAACGATCTAATACACATACTTTTACACATAAAAAACATCCAATCAAAGTACAATATACTCCTGGAGACAAACCAAATACCTTTATTCAAAATTCTACAAAAACTGGAGATACGAAAAATCCGGTTTCTACAGCAAAAGCAATGCAATCTATTAAAAAAAGTGTATCTACAGCAGCAAGACCTGGAACTACTTTAGTATCTCAACCTGTTGGATCTCGTCGTGCTTCATTGAATAGTAGGACTCAAGGTATGAGTGAACCAAATGAAAAAGGAGTTCAGGCGGGAATTGTTAGAAATAGATCTCCAAAACAAAAAGCGAAAGGATCTAAACCATTGGATCCGGTACAACATAAAGGTATTTTTATTGACCCAAATCATTAATTATTAGTCTTCCATCTTTGCTTTTAATCCCAAAACGGTAGTCAGTAACATAAACAAAGCATCATACCCCCTTCTTTGAGATTCTTCGCAATCCAAAGGAGGGGGATTTTTTAGTCCCCCTAATGCATCTGCACGTTCCATACTACCGGGAATTAAAAAGTTACAATTTAAAAAAGTAATCCCAACATATCCAATTGTAGTAATCACAATTAGAACAATAAGTTTACTTAAAAGGTTGGGACTTTTTTTTACCTTTTTTGGATGGTCTTCGGATGAATCTGAAGATTTCTGGTGGTTGTCTTTTTGGGATGGGTCTTCGGACACTGATGAAAACTCCTTCGTTTGTGATAAGACGAATAATAATAAGAGTTAAAAGAATTATTCTTTTCATCCCAAGTATGGTTTTGCGATACCTTCATTTAACATTCTTTCATTCACAGTAACTGGGTCTCCAATTAAATAAAGAGTTCCAAGATATCTACCATACTTATCCTCTTTATGGGTTTCAATAATCCACTCTCCTTCACGGGAGAGTTCTTTTTCTAACCACTCTTTTGCAATAAATCCTTTCTTCTTTTCATCAAGATTTAGAGTTCTGGTTTCTGGTGCATCAATATCTTTTAGACGAATTCTATGAGTGATTGTAATGCTAAATCCCAAATCAATGTCTATATCAATGGTATCTCCATCAATGACCTTGTTGATCTTCTTTATTTTGTACTGATACATTTTCTTCCTGGTGTGCTAATTGTAGGATTTTAAAAATGAGATAAGAAACCCCAATCATTCCAACTCCAAGTAAGATATTTACAGACCAAACTACTTCTTTCATTTTCTATTCTCCTTCTTATGTATCCAAAACTTTAATTCTTTCAGATAGTTTCTTAACATATCTGCTTTTTCCAGATGCCAAGAATTGCCAGTTTTAAAGTACTCTTGATTGTGATTATCAATTGCCTTTAAAATCTGATGAATTGGAGCATTCCAAGGTTCTCTGTGGGGATTATTCCATTCTCTTGGCATAAATCTGAGGTTTTTAAGTATTTAGTCAATGGACACTTGATCAACCGTCCACACCACTTGACACCCCTTGTATCCTGTGCTACTATAAATACATCAACAGGTCAGGAAACCCTGACATTGTTGCCTTGCTTACCGGGACTTTGCAAGTAAAATACGTCTCTCATCTTACCTTCTCTTGAGGGTAGAGAAGGAAAATAACGCACAGAATCTTCCCTGGATTCATCTTATTTTCTTTTTAATTCTTATGACTGCTACAATTGCTACACGTTCAATTTCTAATCCCTGGCAGGACTTCTGCGAGTGGGTGACTTCAACCAACAATAGGTTGTATGTCGGGTGGTTCGGAGTTCTTATGATTCCTTGCCTTCTTGCTGCGACCATCTGCTTTGTTATTGCCTTCATTGCTGCACCTCCTGTAGATATTGATGGCATTCGTGAACCTGTTTCTGGTTCACTCATGTATGGAAACAACATTATCTCTGGTGCTGTTGTTCCTTCTTCTAATGCAATCGGACTTCATTTTTATCCTATCTGGGAAGCAATGAGTCTTGATGAATGGCTTTATAATGGTGGTCCTTACCAACTTGTTGTATTTCACTTCCTGATTGGTGTCTTCTGCTATATGGGTCGTGAATGGGAACTTTCTTATCGTCTAGGTATGCGTCCTTGGATTATGGTTGCTTACAGTGCTCCTGTTGCTGCTGCCACTGCCGTATTCCTTGTTTATCCTTTCGGTCAAGGTTCTTTCAGTGATGGAATGCCTCTAGGTATCTCTGGCACTTTCAACTACATGCTTGTGTTCCAGGCAGAACATAACATTCTTATGCATCCGTTCCATATGCTCGGTGTTGCAGGTGTGTTTGGTGGGTCACTGTTCAGTGCTATGCATGGTTCACTTGTGACTTCTTCACTGGTTCGTGAAACCACTGAGACTGAATCTCAGAACTATGGTTACAAGTTCGGTCAAGAGGAAGAAACTTATAACATCGTGGCTGCACACGGTTATTTCGGTCGTCTTATTTTCCAATATGCGTCCTTCAATAACTCCCGTTCACTACACTTCTTCCTCGCCGCTTGGCCTGTAGTTGGTATTTGGTTCACTGCTCTCGGGGTTTCTACGATGGCTTTTAACCTCAACGGACTAAATTTCAACCAGAGTATTCTGGATAGTCAGAACCGAGTAGTTCCTACTTGGGCGGACATTTTAACAAGAGCAGGACTGGGAATGGAGGTTATGCACGAGCGTCAAGTTGTGCTTTGCGCTCTTTAAATCGGATGAATTGCTGGAAACCCCAAGTGGGCAATCAGCATCCAAGTCTTAGATACATCTAAGAAAGGTTCAGAGACTACCTGAGGGATATAGTTCCCTTAATAACAGGAATAAGCGTCCGACACCAGAAATGGTGATGATATAGTCCAATCCTGATAGCAATATCAGATAGTTAAGGAAAGTTTAAGAATGCACACAACTTTCCTTTAGATTTGGCGGCAGCGGAAACAACTTCGGTTGCTCTAACTGCTCCTTCTATTGGTTGATATAAAAACCAAATAATGGTATAATAAGGGAACTCTTCGGAGTTCCTTTTTTTATAAATAAGTATAGAACTAACTTTGGATTGGAAGTAATGGAAAATGTATTTTATACTTATGCTTATTTGCGTGAAGATGGAACTCCTTACTATATTGGTAAGGGAAAAGGAAAACGAGCATATGATAGAAAAAGGCATAGTGCTTATGTTCCATCAAGGAATAGGATTTTAATATTAAAGAAAAATCTAACTGAAGAAGAAGCATTTAAGCACGAAATTTATATGATTTCTGTCTTTGGTAGAAAGGATTTGGAAACTGGTATTCTTTATAATCTAACAGATGGTGGAGATGGTCCTTCTGGGTATGTTTATACAGAAGAACAAAGAAAAAGAATGGGAGAACTTCGTAGAGGGAAGAAAAGACCAAATCATAGTAAAATAATGAAAAAGAAAAATCATTTACAAGTAGTGAATGAAAATAAAATAAAGGAGTTGAGAAAAAATTGCCCGCCAGAAAAAATTGCTGAACTTTATACTGAAGGTAAAACTCTCAAAGAAATAAAATCAATCTTGGGATGTGGAATGGTTTGGATTAGAAAATCATTAGACGAAATGGAAGTTAAAATAAGGCATAGAAACGATTATGGAAATCCTATGGACGATAAGGAAGTTAGGGATAAAATCTCGCAAAAAGCAATAGAAAGAGGTGCTTGGTCGGGAGAAAATAATCCAAATTATGGTGAAGGTATTTGTAGAGATAAAATTATAGAAAGAACAAAAGAAGTAAATACTGGAAAGCAAAATTGGAAGTATAGAAAACCTAAAACCGATGAATGATTTTTACACCTATGCTTATTTGAGAGAAGACAGAACACCTTATTATATTGGTAAAGGAAAAGATGACCGATGTTTTATAAAAGGTAAAAAAGAAAGTGTCTCTCCACCCAAAGACAAATCAAGAATAATCTTTCTCAAACAAAACTTAACCGAACAAGAAGCATTTAAGCACGAAATTTATATGATTGCTGTGTTTGGTAGAAAAGATAATGGAACTGGTATTCTTCGTAATCTTACTAATGGCGGTGATGGTGTAAGTGGATATATTCCTAGCGAAAGTGTTAGAAAAGCAAGAAGAAGACACGGAAAGGTAATTGGAAACCAGAATGCAGAATTAAAAAGAGGAGTTTGCTCTCTCACAAAAGAACAACGAGTAAAAAATGGAAATTATGCAAAAGAAAATGGACTTGGAATATTTTCATTAACTCCAGAACAAAAACAAGAAAATAGTAAGAAAGCAGGTCAAAAAAATAAAGAACTTGGACTTGGAGTATGTGGATTTGGATTTGAAGAAAGAAGTGCTGCTGGAAAAATAGGTGGTGCTAAAAATAGAGATAATAAAAGTGGAATTTGTGGTCTATCTTTTGAAGAAAGAAGTAAAAATGGAAAAAGAAATGGAAATAAGATGAAAGAACTTGGTCTTGGTATATTCTCTCCTGGATTTTTAGAAAATAAAAGTGAAAGATTTTCTGGTGAAGGAAATCCTATGTATGGGAAAAAACATAACTCAGAAACTATTGAAAACATTAAAAGGAAGGCATTAGAAAGGAATAAAAAAATACATAAACTAAAAAATCCAAATGGTGAAATAATTATCTTTGAAAATATTGTAACATTTTGTAGTAAGTATAATTTAGATGATGGGTGTATTTCTCAGGTATTGGGCAAAAGACATAAACAACATAAAGGATGGACTTTACCGGAAACAATTTTAGAAAAGAAAATTTATAAAATTAAAAGTCCAGAAGGAATAATCTATACTTTCAATAATATAACAGAATTTTCAAAAGAACATAATATCAAATGTGGTCTTGATGCCGTTTTGCGAGGCGTAAGAAAATCTTGTTATGGATGGACGAGACCATAAATGATTAAATACCTACAAAAACACTCACCCACACATAAAACCCCATGAACATCCTACTCCCTCTCCTATACTTCACATTCTTCGCAGTCATCGCTGGAGGTGCCTTTGCGATGATGTGGGGAAACATCCAATCCATCAATGAGGAAATGAGAACTCCAAGAAAACCTCAACACCCAGAGGCACCAAAAGAAGGTGACGAACTTTTATATGTTGACCTCACCAAAGAAAGATTAGAAAATCTTTACGACCAATAATGCCCCTCTTGACTTTCCACCAAAAACTGATATAATACTCCTAATTAACAAAACGATTATGACACAACTTACACCCGAACAAATCAAAACACTGGAAGATGCCTTTGCGAGTTATCCAGAGAACTTTTCAACAACTTCTAAGTATGCATCAATGAAAGGAATTCAAGAACAACTTGATGGACTTGAAGATGGTAAAGGAATTATTTTTTATATCTCCAGAGCATCTGTGAGTGACGGTCAAGTGAATTGCTCAATGGAAAAAATGAAAGTGGGAGAGGACTGATATAAAACCCCAAATCTTCTAAGATACTCATAAAATCTCAAAAACAAAATGACTGAACCCACGGAAAGAGAAATTAGAAATCGTATGAAACTCACTGGAGAAAGTTATTACACTGCCAGAGAAGAACTAAGAGAGGAAGCATACGGAAAAACCTACACTAAACCTCCAGGTCAATCTTGGGGAGATTTTTGGAAATCTTATTGACATAAGACCTCCTCATAAATACTCAAAAACTTAGAGTAAGATGGAAGGAATTATTTTAATGTATGCAGTCTTTTTGGGATTTGGGTTTTTCCTCTTCATAATGTCTTTGTTTCCTTATTGACCTTTATTCAGTTATTGCATTTTTGTTGAAACCCTGTTATAACGACCCTTGTCATTTCTTCTGTACCCTGTTATACTGTATGCAGGACAGTGAGGTTCCAAGTAACCCAGTCCTAGTGTCCTTTACATTAATAACATGAAACCCCTTTCATATTATCAGACAACATCGGTATCCATTCCGAAAAAAGACGATTATATGACGATTTACTATTACCGAAAAGGATTGATGGTTGGAATGAAAGTTGGTCCAAAAGACGATGACTTCCAACCACCTAAAAACTGTGTGGAAGAACAAGTTCTTGATGAGGTCTCATATAACTCTCATTTGAAACTTCATCAAGAAGAAACTCTAAGATTACAAGAAGAATTCCGTAAAGACCTGATTGAAAAATACAATATGACTGGTCATCCTAAGTCAAATAAAATCTTCAATAAGGCATGGGATCTTGGTTGTTCTTTGGGTTATGATGCAATAGAAGATTACTTTCAGGAATTACTAGAACTCTTTGATAATGAGGAAAATGAAGAAAGTGTAAATCTATTCACTACGATGATAGATTGGACATGACACCAAGACAAAAAGAAATTTGTAAAACACTTCAAATCTTATTGTGGATATGGTTTGGTCTCGTTACTTCATTCTGTGCAACGAATGTTGTAAATATTGCAAAACTTGAAACACAAATCAAGGAGACAAATACACGAATAGATAACATTGAAAACCGTTTATTACTTTTAGAAAATGGCACAAACAATCGAAGAAATTGAAAAACAGATTGCAGAACTTCAAAAAACTCTAGAACAACTTAAGAATCCAAAGTTAACAGTATCCAGAGATTTTATGGGAGAATATTTTGCTCCCTATCAGGGGAGATTATTCAGAAGAATGGAATCTGATGGAATTCCAATCTGGGAAGCATATTTAGATATTAGAGAAAACTGGGTGATGTTGAACAAACAAGAAAGTGATAATCTTGAAAAGATTTATCATAAGGATTGTCTTAATAAGAATAAACCAGACACAATTGAAGAATTTATGAAATGATAAAAAAAAGAGGGAGTGATCTAAAAATCACTCCCCTTAATTATGCGGGTGGTTCAGTACAGATTCCAACATTTTCAGGTTCAGGTGTCATAAGTTGATAGACGTTTGCATCTTGAATCACATCCGTCATTGAACCAAAATTATTAATACTCTGATTCACATCAGAAATCTGACTATCAATTATATTTCTTTGATAGTTGTAATAAGGATTATAATATCTTCCATAATAATATGGATTTAGATTATAATATCTGTTATAATAAGGATATGGTTGATATCTATAATACATTTTAAATTCTCCTATTTAATAATAGTATGGATAATATGAGTAATAAGGGCAATATCTGTGATAATAAGGATTGCACCCATAACGATAGTAGTCATAATAGTCATAATATCTCCTGTAATAAGGATAGTAGGGTCTAGGATAGTACATTGTTTTCTCCGGTTTGATTGGGTATATCAAAAGTCCAAATGTCGTATCCTTCCTGTCTTACATAATCAAAAGGAATCCAACAGTATCCCTTATCGCCCCAATCAGTACCAAAACTGTTCTTTGCTAAAAACAGTTTCTTACCTAAGTCATATCCTACCATACACATTGCATGACCACCAAGACTTTTTTCCTTTCGTGAAGGAAATGTTACAGTTGAAATACGCTCATTTAGATCCATGAAGCTATCGTAAATTTGCATTCCAAATACAACTGGTTTGTTGTAATTCAACACTTGAGTCATGTAGTAAATGCTAATGAGTTTTTGATACTTTGAAATTTTTCTTTTCTTTGCATCTTCATAACATTCTTCAGTTGGTTGTACTGTAAAGTTTTCTGGATTATAGGGCCATAACTCTTCGGTGCAAATACCAAACTTTGATAATGATTTCAGACCATCTTTCAAAAACATTCCTTCATCTTCTTCAATGATTCCGTATTCAACACGAGCATTGTAATAAAGAAATAATCTACTTAGATGAGTGAAGTATTCTGGATACATGCGATTCACACAAAGTTCATAAGCATTTGTAATTGCATTTGCAGAACAACTACCTAATGAATTTTGTGATTCCACAATTGTATCCCATTCACGAAGATCCACAGATTCTCTAAGAACTTCTGTGCTATCATTTTTATAGATGTAATCTCTATCGTCAGGAAGAGATGGTTGAATATTAAATTTCATTGTTATAATTTTGCTGAGATAATATACCAATCGCCACCTCTACAGATCACATAAACTGTTCCATAAGGTACTGTGATAATGTAATCATCAGCACCATCAATCAATGATCCATCAGAAGTAGTTACAGTAACTTTACGATTACCCAATGGTGGACCCATTTCTGCTTTTACAATAATTTCACAACAATCGGTACAGTTTTCAGGTAATGAAATAGTAACAGGTTCGTTGCTATTGACACCGATGTAATAGTCATCACAAGTAGCAGAATAATCGTCTGAAACCAGGATGCTTTTGCATTTGCAGGTACACACTCCTGGTTCTCCAGGGGGTCCTGGAGGTCCCTGTGGTCCCGGTGGACCTTGTTCTCCGGGGGGTCCTGGAGGTCCTGGAGGGCACTCATCAGGGCAATCATCTCCATCTATAACGATGTTGATGTTGTCATTTCCTCCAACACGGGTATTCAATAGTTCGGTAATCTGTGATCGTAAAGATTGAATGTTTTCAATTAGATTCGGATCATTACTTCTTTGATATTGTGCAAGAAGATTATAAAGATCAATGAGTTTTCTTTCTGCTGAGTCCATAGTTATTCTCCTTTAAAAAAAGGGGAAGGAAGTGGGCAACCTTCCCCCGATAACTACTGAACTAAATCAGCGAACTGCGTTGCTGGTTGAGGATTGACCAACACCAGCCATGGTTCCAAAGTTAACCATACCCTGACGGGTCTCAGCAATCTGACTGTTGAGTGAGTTTAACTGAGAATTAACTTGGGAAGATAGTGCAGCGAACTGACTATTGAAGAGTCCATCACGGGCACCCCAATAGTCGTGACGGCAATGAGTTAGATCGGTGTTACGCTCAATAAGAAGACGATTAAGTTCGTCATTCTTAAGTGCATTAACAAGATCACGGGTCTTTTCATTTTCATAAGCAATTTGCTTGCTGATATCATACTTGCTCTCAGCAATTTCTTTGCTGAGTTGTGATTGACCAAGTGCTACAGCAGCAGCAACCTTAGCGGACTCAAGAGCAGCAGCAGTAGCAGTTCTTTCAGTAGAAAGAAGAATCTCTGTGCTGAGTTTTTGAGCAGCCATATCTTGACTTGCTTTGAGAGCAGCAAGATCGCGGGAAGCATCAAAATCTCTTGCTTGACCGGCAAGATAAAAATCAGTAGCTCTTTGCTGAATTTTATCAGCAGCTTCATCAATTTTAACTTGATTATTATGACCTGTAGTTAGAATGTCACGATTGGTTGATTCTGAGTGTTCTGCAATAGAATACTTTACATCACCAAAACCTAATGCTTGCTCTCTACGAATATCTGCTTGACCGATAGCATTAGCATAACGGTTGTCAGCAGTGCGAGTAGCAACATCAAAACGAATCTCGCCACGTTCTACAGAACCTTCTCTACGAATGTCTGAGTGTTGTGCGGCAAGTGCTGCCCAAGGATCGGGCATATATACGGGATCTGCCATTTTGTTTCTCCTTAAGGGAAAGAAAGGTTAATTGGAGAGGGATATAATCCAATCCTTCCCTGACATAATGCCAGACGATTCAGTTCCACAGGCGACTGTAGATGAGTCGTCTGGGATTACTTCTCTTTAGAATTGGATTATATTACCCAATTAGAGTGAAGCATTAATGAAAGAACCAAAAATGGAATCTTTTAGTAATACATCTTGTCTCTAATGAGAAGATTTCTCTTCTCATGATTATTTATAAAATAAATTTCATATCATAGTGAACATAAATGCTCATGTTGCCATTTTAGAAATCCTGTGATACTATTAGGATACTTTGGTTTTCCTCTACCTCTGGGTTTCTTTTGATGTTTCATTGCAATTTCATAATTGCTCCAAGTCAATTCCAGTTCTTCTGGACCATTATCAAAGTTATAAAATCCATCTATCCAAAAATTGGAACCAGATTTATTCATCATATGCTTGCACCATAATTTAAATGATGCAAATACAAAAATCCATCCAATTTTAATTTTCAATAAAAAGTCCATTCTACCTCCATTTAGAACATAATATATAGAAAATATAATGAAAACCATCATTGCAGGTTCAAGAACTGCATCAATTAAAGATGTTATAGATGCACTGGAACTCTGTCCTTTTACTACCGAGATTACTGAAGTGATTTCAGGTTGCGCAAGAGGTGCAGATTCTTATGGAGAAATGCTTGCAGAAGAATTTGATGTTCCAATTAAAAGATTTCCCGCAGAATGGGAAAAGTATGGAAGAGGTGCCGGTCACATTCGCAATTCGCAAATGGCAGAATATGCTGATGCTTTAGTTGCCGTATGGGATGGAAAATCTACTGGAACTAAGGATATGATTTCAAAAGCAGAAAAACGGGGACTTAAAGTATTCATACATAAAATAAAAACAAATGATAACAACTGAAACACCATACAAACTTGCAGAAATTATTCGTGATACCTGGCCTCAACTTTACAGACCCCCTAAAATGAGGTATAATGATCAAAAGGACAAAAAACAAAATGAATGATTATTGGGTGGTTATTGAAAACACTACAGGAAAAGTAGTTGCTCATTGTGGTGACGAAAGAGATGCTATAATGATGATCCTACTTAAACCTAATAGGATTTATAAGAAACAAAAATTTATTAATGATCAAGTAATCACAGTAACGACAACAACTTATAGACAACTTCCAGGTCAACAAGGATTACCTCCTGGTAAAATAGAGCAACTAAACCCATATAAAGAAAGTCTACCAGAGGGAAAGCAGGAACCGGTGAAAATCTAAATATTTCAGGTATGAATTTTACTAATGCCACTATACTCCACTTCAAAAGAACTCTTGTATAATTTAGAGGCAACAACAAGTTCTGAGGCAAGGAAAAAATGGAGACATTCAATAAAAGAAAAATGGAATCACAAATGTGCCTATTGCGGGTCTGATGAAAACATAACACTTGATCACATTACGCCAAGATCAAAAGGTGGAAGCGATAAAATTACAAACGTGTTATGTGCATGTAATTCTTGCAATAGATCTAAAGGTCACGAAAAATGGTATGACTGGTACATGAAACAATCCTTCTTTACAACCGAGAGATTATCTGATATCATTGAATGGCAGAAACAACTGGTGGAGACGGATTACAAAGTTTATTACCCAAGAAAACAAGTATAAAATTATTACTATTATGAAATTCACAGTTTATTCTAAGGATGGATGTCCTTTTTGTTCCAAAATTCAGCAAGTGCTACAACTTACTAATTTGGAACATAAAATTTATAAATTAGACGAAGACTTTACTAGAGATCAATTTTATGATCAATTCGGTCTAGGGTCTACTTTTCCTCAGGTTGTCCTGAATGATATGGATAATCTTGGTGGATGCACCGACACTGTTAAGTATCTTCAGGAGAACAAAATTATCTAATGGAAACAACTTTTCACGAAGTTTATTATGATGTTGAAAAAGCAATTGATTACGCTTTCCACGGAAAGTTCGTATTAAATTTTTATGAATACTTAAAAATTAAAGGTGTTTTAAAGAGAGAAATAGAAGAATTTATTGGCAGTAAAACTGCTAATAATCTTAATGGAGTTGTATTAGACTTAGATACATATCTTGAGGGTGGTGCTGATAATTTGCACAAACAACTTCGCGAAGCTTATGGTCACTTGTCAAAACCAGAAGCAAGAAAAATAAGAAATTATCTTTATAGCATTTTAGTAGATGCTCAAAAATATAATAATGATAAACGAAAAGGAAGACGAAAAAAGCAAACTAAATAGTTTTGATCCTCATATCAATAGAGGATTTGAGTTAATGCTAAGACACAATAGTAGGAGGGAACCGGCATCAAAACCAAAAACATTTCATTTTTGTTTTGGAAAGATGTTATCTCTCTTCCGCCGAGAGATGCATTTTCAAATTGAATTTTCTTTTAATATGGAAAAAAAGTAACTCTCGGGAGAACGCCATGGAACTATCAATTATATTAACATTCACAACTCTCTTTTGTGTAATGTTCCTGTTTATTGGACTTATTGGAGGATGGATATTTAAACAATACCAAGTTGAAAGAATTTATGGTATTAAAAATGTTCATCCGGAGTTTTTTGATAGTAACGGAAATGTTATTCCTGATGAAGTCTTAGCAGTTAGATTTGAAGAAGGATTTTTTGATGATGAAGATGATGATGAAGAGGATTGATAAATATTAAAAATTAAACTATACTATACCTGAATTGTATTAAAGATTATGCCTGTAGCAAAAACCGAAAAACCCATTACAAAACTTCAAGCGAATCCTTTCCAGTATGAGATTTTGGAACTCGCTTCTAAACAAAGAACAAACGCTAACAAAGTAGAAGTACTTAAAGAGTATCGTAACGATGCTCTGGTTTCTCTTCTTATCTGGAATTTTGATCAGAGTGTTGTTAGCATTCTTCCTCCAGGACCGGTTCCTTATGCTGATCCTAATGATCAATCATCAGTCGGGGGAAATCTTACTGATTTGATTGACAGTAAAACTAAAAATACTAATTTAAATAATGGTGCGTATGCGGGAACAGATGAGTTAATGAACAAACAACATACTTCCTTACGCAACGAATATAAAAATTTCCATCTCTTTGTATATGGTGGAAATAAAACTCTTTCTCAGATTAGAAAAGAAACTATTTTTATTAATATGCTTCAGGGACTACATCCTCTTGAGGCAGAGTTAGTTTGTTTGGTTAAAGATAAGAAACTTACCGACAAATATAAAATATCCTGGGATAACGTTAAAGAAGCCTACCCTGATATTAGATGGGGAGGGCGTTCATGACAGCAGTTGCGGAGAATAAAATGGCACAATGGACACCCGAAGAAAAAAAAGAGATCCCATCTCAATATGGGTGCGAATTATTAATTGAAAGAGCAACTCTGCAACAAATTAAAGATCCTACTCTTCCTTCAGATGCTTATGTGGTTTCATATAAAGTTGATGGTGAAATTTTTATGGATCTTTGTAGAGGATCTAAAATTAAAGTTTTTGATCTTTATTATGATAAATTTGGAAAAGAATCCATTCAAGAAATTTCTTGGGGATATGGTAGGGTAAACCCAAAAGTATGGGGAATGAAAAAGCAATCTGAAGGAAAGAAAAGAAAATGAGTGAAGGATTTGGTAAAGTAAAAGTAGTCGTTGCAAAGGATGGAATAGATCAAATTCTTAAGGACTACAAAAAAATTAAGAAGTACATGAAGTCTTCTTTGTATCAGGTCAAAAAAATTGACGGAACGGAAAAAGTTGTGTCGGAACTTTTAGAAGAATATTATGAAGATCCAATTTGATTAAATGGGAAAGCATTTTTTACTAAACCTTTACGGATGCTCGTCGGTTCTTTTGAACGACGAGATTTTTCTTGTTGATTTAATAGAGAACGCTGCGGTTGCATCGGGCGCTACGATACTTAAAACTGTATCGCATAAATTTGATCCTCAAGGAGTTACGGCACTTTGTTTATTATCTGAAAGTCATATAAGTGTTCATAGTTGGCCTGAAGAGGGTAAAGCATCGTTTGATGTTTATACTTGCGGATCTGCTAATCCTAAAATTGGATGTGATATAATCATCCTTCAACTTGATCCTATAGAGTATAAATTGACATACATCCAAAGGTAAAGAGTTTGTAAAGGGGCTTGACTAAATACCTATGATGGTCTATCGTAGACCAACGTTCATCCGCTCAGGCGGACGCAAGTAGGACGACGAGGAACGCACTCGTTCATTCGTTATTATGGTAACGAACGGAAACGCCGCCCGAAGGAACGGGACTTAAAAATCTCATTCTGGAGGAAATCCTAATGTCAAAAGTTACTTACAGGGGGTGTCAATACGACACTGAAGATTCCAAGAAACAATACATTTCTTGGTATAATCAAACGCATTCCCCAGCACATCCAAAAAATGTATATCGTGGAGTATCTTACAGACCTTGCAATAATGAGGTAGTAAAATGAATAAGTATGTCGTAACCTACCTCAAGAAGAAGGACAAAAAAGAAAAACTTCTTCATCTTGCACAACTTAATATGGCAAAGCAACCTCAAGTTGCTTGATTAAATCGGGAGAAGGGGTTGACACCTTTCTCCCTTTCCTGTATCATGGGTGGAGTATTTGAGGATTTATGGATCAAGAAAGAATTAGACTAATGGTTCGTAATATGGAACTGTTGGTTCAAGGATTAAAAAAAGAATTAAATGAACCATTAGAACTGGAGTATGAAGAAATTGCTCCATACATAGAAGATGACGTTGATGAGTATTATGTGGAGGGAGAAGAAGATGTATGAAGACATAACGCCATACGAAAGATCACTCGCTAGATTTGGTGATAAGTGTGCGCTCATTGCTGGTCTTGAACTTGCTGATAAAATTTCTCCAGAAGAAGCATATCAGCAGATAAAGGAAATGTACAAAGAACTTAAAAAACTTCGTAAAGTTGAAAAAAATACTTGGGAGATTAATGAATGAAACCAATTAGAGCAAAAGATCTCATTGAACTTGATAAGAATCTTCAAGTCGTATTGCTACAATGTTATTCAATTCCAGAGCAGGTAGTTTATCAAGCAGCAAAATGCGATTACTCTGAGATTCCTATTCACGATCAAACAATTCCAGAACCATCTAAGTGTGGTAAGTGGATCGTAGAGCGTCTCCTAAGCAACGACAGAGGGCACTGGGGACCCCTAGAACACCCAGCAATTACTTTGTCGGTGTCTGGGTATGTTCATAGTGTTATGGCACAAGCAAGGACGCACAGAATCGGTATTACATTTGATGTTCAATCCCAAAGATATACTGGGAAGAGAGTTGTTAAGGTTGCTAAGAGAGAACTTCCAATAGAAGATGTTTTCTACGTTCGTCCTCCAGGGTTGTATACAAACCGTCATGGTAAAAAGTATGAATGGTCCGAAGAAGATCGTCAGCGTAAATTTGGAAGAATTCTAAGTGAGTGTGAGGAGTATACTGAATATTATGAAAATGGTGCTTGTGAAGAGCACATTAGAGATTATCTTCCGCAAGCAATTCGTCAGAACTTTGTAGTATCTTTCAATCTTCGTTCTGCTCTACACTTTATTGACTTGAGGGCAAAGTTAGACGCTCAATTGGAAATTCAAGCATTGACAGAACAAATTGCACCACATCTTAAGCGTTGGGCACCTAATGTTTGGGATTACTATGAAGAAAAACGCCTACATAGAGCTAAGTTATCTCCATAAGTTCAATGAAAAGTTGGTGCATTAAAGACCATTCTACTGGTCATATTTTTAAAATTCTCTTAACTGAAGAAGAACTGCAATCATTCTTAAAAGAAAATCCCGACATGGATGAATGTATTAATTGCGTAGAATGTGATGATGCACCCTCTATAACATTAGAATAAATATACCAATACAGAATGGAGGTTTAAATTGGCGACTTATCCAATTATCAATAAAGTTACTGGCGAACAAAAAGAAGTAACTATGAGTATAAATGAATGGGATCAATGGAAACAAGATAATCCCGATTGGGCAAGAGATTGGAGTGATCCATCCACTTGCCCCGCTTCTGGTGAAGTTGGCGAGTGGAGAGATAAACTTATTAAAAAAAATCCTGGATGGAATGATGTACTTCATAAAGCATCAAAAGCCCCAGGATCTCGCGTAAAAACTATTTAAATACCTATGGCAAGAAAAAGAAGAAATTCGCAAGAAGTTCAAATCGGAACTGGTATGACTGCGAAGCAAATTAAGCGCAGAAAACCAATTAATTCGGAATTACTTTTAAATATTGAACCATTGACAGATAACCAATCAAAACTTTTTGATTCCTATTCTGATGGTAAACATATAGTTGCCTATGGTGCTGCTGGAACTGGTAAAACTTTTATTGTTCTCTATAATGCATTAAAAGATGTTCTTGATGAAAGATCACCCTATGAAAAAATTTATATTATTCGTTCTTTAGTGCAAACTAGAGAAATAGGTTTTCTTCCGGGTGGACATGAAGACAAGAGTGCATTATTTGAAATACCATATAAGAATATGGTAAAATATATGTTTCAACTTCCATCAGATGAAGACTTTGAAATGCTTTATGGAAATCTTAAAACACAAGGAACTATAAGTTTTTGGTCTTCTTCTTTTTTAAGGGGAACTACATTTGATAATTGTATTCTAATTGTTGATGAATTTCAGAATATGAATGGTCATGAGAATGATTCTATTATTACTCGCGTAGGTGAAAATTGCAAAATTATGTTCTGTGGCGACGCCTCTCAAAGTGATTTAGTTCGCCAAAATGAAAGAAATGGAATTCATGACTTTATCAAGATTCTCCAGATTATGCCATCGTTTGAGTTTATTGAATTTGGTATTGAGGATGTATGTAGGTCTGGATTGGTTAAAGAATATCTAATTGCAAAGCACACTTTAAATATTGAAATATAAACTATGTTTGTTCATGTTGATTTGGATCTCCCCACTTTAAATAGGGAAACTATAGATGGTGTTCGTTATTATACTGTCAATGAGGAAAATAAAAAATTAGTTTCTATTACCTCAGTTATAAGTCATTATAACAAAGAAAAATTTGCAAAATGGCGTCAAAGAGTTGGTGAAGAAGAAGCAAATAAAATAACTAAAAAAGCAACAAGTAGGGGTACTGGTACTCATACCCTTATTGAAAATTATTTGTTCAATAAAGATTTGCCTGAAGTTCAACCAATTTCTCAGCATCTCTTTACTATTATTAAACCTTCTTTGCACCGAATAAATAATATTCATACTATTGAAGGTTCTCTTTTCAGTATGCACTTAGGTGTCGCTGGATCAGTTGACACCATTGCCGAATTTGATGGAGAACTTGCAGTCATAGATTATAAAACATCCAAAGAACCAAAACCCGTAGAATGGATTGAGTCATACTTCGTACAAACTATGTTTTATGGTATGGCATTTTATGAAATGACTGGTATTCAAATTAAAAAACTAGTTATTATAATGACTTGCGAAAATGGTGATTGTGTAGTTTACGAAGAACGGGATTTGGACAAGTATATGAAACTTGTCGTAAAATATATTAAAAAGTTTGTTGACGATAAACTCAAACTGCTGTCTTGACTTTTGTTCCGAACTAATGTATGATGTCTTAAGTATGATGGATCAATAACTGTGCCACTCACTCTCATTCAATTGATGAATTCCGACTTAAACCAAGAACTAGAAAAAGTACTGGAAGAAAAATTTTATTGTCCAGCAAGGTTTGCTCAAGAGATTGAGACCCTTGTTCTAAAAGAAAGTATAACTTATATTGATGCAATCATTGCATTTTGTGAGATTAATAAAATTGATTTGGAATCTGTACCTAAGTTAATTTCAAAACCTCTTAAAGAAAAGATTAAATGTGAGGCAATTCAACTAAACTTCTTAAAGAAAACAACTAAAGCAAAATTAGTATTTTAAATGTGAATCCCTTTCAAGTCTATACAACTTTTTTGAGCATCAAAAATCATTTTACTTTACATAATTACAATTATTTCACATATAAAGGAAAAGTTAGAGCAAATTTAAAATCTTTTTATAAGCGTAACGATAGATTTTATTTTGAAAAAATGTCTAGGCAGAAAAGTGATGAAGAAATTGTAAACTTTTTTGTTTCTAATTTTGTTTCTTGTGATGATCCTCAATCACTCTGGATTGGTGAAATAATAAAAGAGGGAGATCAAACATATAAACAATGGATTCGCAAAACGCAATCTCTCACTTACATCTTTAAAAATGAAGTTAGTATTTTAAATCCCGATAATTTTGATGAAATGTTTGAGATAGAAGGTAATAAACATCCCAAAATCTTGAAGCAATTTTTACAAAATAAACTATCATTAGAAACTATGATAGTATTAAACAATATTCTCAAATACAAAAATAATTTTGATGATAAATTAAAAGATCCTGTTTGGGAATCCGTTTCAATGAAGATTGAAAAATACACTCCATTTCTTCAAATAGATAATAATAAATTTAAAACGCTTTTAAAGGAGTGTGTGCTATGAGTTTTTTTACTTCCGATATTGTTCGTTCTGAAATGGAACAAATATCTATTCTTCAAGAAGAAGTTTATAAAAATGTTTTTAATTTTGCCTTCATGGATAATGAGCAAAAAAGATCACATATAGATACTTTAGAAAAATTATTAAATAAACAACAAGTTCTTTATACTAGATTAAGTTTATCTGATGATCCTGAGGCAATTCAAATGAAACAAAAAATCATTGAATCTGCTCAAATGATGGGAATGAATCCTGATGTTGATATGAATGTAGTTTTCAACAGCATGTCCAAATTAATTGACCTGATGAAAAGACAACTTGACAACCCTGAAGATGTAGGATAAACTTAATACTGGGCTGGATGATCCCTTAAGCTAAATCACAAAGGCCAAATCTATCTAATCTAATTAAACATGTCATTTCAATCCTTAAAAAAACAATCCTCTCTTGGTTCTCTCACCGAAAAGTTGGTGAAAGAAGTAGAAAAAATGAATACTGGTGCTCAAGGCGGCGCCGATGATCGTCTCTGGAAACCCACAATGGGTAAAGGTGATGTAGGTTCTGCTATTATTCGCTTCTTACCAGCACCTGATGGTGAAGACCTTCCTTGGGTAAAAATGTATAATCACGCTTTCCAAGGAAATGGTGGTTGGTTAATTGACAACTGCCTAACTACACTCGGACAAAAATGCCCAGTATGTGCATCCAATTCCGAACTGTGGAACTCTGGAAATGATCGCGACAAAGAAATTGCACGTCAAAGGAAGCGCAAACTGTCCTATTACTCAAACATTTATGTAATCAAGGACCCCGCAAACCAAGAGAATGAGGGGAAAGTATTTCTCTTCAAGTATGGTAAAAAGATCTTTGATAAGATTCTGAATTCCATGCAACCGGAGTTTGAAGACGAAGAACCAATCAATCCATTTGACTTTTGGAAAGGTGCGAATTTCCGCCTCAAGATCCGTAAAGTTGAAGGTTACTGGAATTATGATAAGTCTGAGTTTGATTCTTCAGAACCACTTCTAGAAGATGATGATGCGATGGAAGCAATCTGGAAGAAAGAGTATTCTCTTGCTTCAATTGTTGCTCCCGACCAATTCAAGACTTATGAGGATCTGGAAAAGCGTCTAAACTTTGTTCTCGGAACTGGTAAAGTCGCTCCTAAGTCATCTACTGCAGACCAAGAAGAAGAATATGATTCTTATGTCACTCAAAGCAGTACCACTGATAATTTGATGGAAGAACTGGAACAATCTTACCGTAATAGTAAGACTGTAAATGTTCCAACTGAAGATGAAGATGACTCTGAAGATACTCTTTCCTACTTCAAAAAACTTGCAGAAAGTTAAGTATAAAGTCTAATATTATCTCCTCTCTTAAGGGTCTCGCTAATGTATTGTTGAGACCCTTTTTTGTACTGCATAATATCTTCCATATCATTAAAAATAATATTAAGATATTGTGGTTTAAGTATGTAAATATTTCTTTTCTTTTCTTCTAGTCTAACTTCATATTCATAGTTTGTAACTGGTACTGTGATATCTCTTGCGTATACGATTGTTCCATCATCATTGTATTCAACGAAAAAATCTTCATTCACTTCTACGCCCGATGGGAAGATAACAAGACCAGATGAATTTATTACTTCTAAAGACTCATAATGATGAATACTACTATAAAGAGTCTCATAATCATCATATTTTTCCAACATGACTTGATCAAATGTTCGTTGAGACATTGGCCATTCAGACTGAATATTTAAAATATTATTAGAAAGAAGAATCACCCAATCTAATGATTCATCATCATAAACTTTATATGCAACATTATCAGGTCTCTCATCACCAATGATTTGATACTTCTCAAAAAATTGTAAATTTGCAAAAATGTATTCTCTTATTTTACCTCTTTTGAAGAGATTTTTTACCGGAACATAATCTGATAAGTATTGTTCCCCATCATTTCTGGAGACATATTCAAAGTTTGGAAGTTGTCTGAAGTATGATGCCATTTTAGTAACCTATTTCTGATTCAAAAGATTTTGATGCATTTTGATAATCATCATCATAAATTGGTTCAAGTTCATTAAAACTTAATGATAACTCATAGGAAGTCATTGCACCATCATTATATGTTGCATATGATCCCGATGGCGTGTAATTTACTGTGCAATTTACAAGAGCACACTCTTTTATTTTATTGATCCAAGGATGTTCTTTGTTACCTCCCATAATATATTTTATAGCAAATGTATGGGGAGTTTTTAAAAATAAATCTGAGGATGCTCTTTTTACCGACATTCCTTGTTTAAAGAATCTTATAATATTTTTTATTGTTTTAGATTCAGTAGAATTTCTTGCGGACATAGTGAAATTGAAACTAAAAGTTCTCAATTCTGGACCATTAAAAAGTAGTTCCATATTTGGGTTAATTATTCCACCAGTTGTTCTTGTTAATAATCCTTTGGTGCTGGCAGCTTCTCCGGCAAAATAAGCAGCTATTGCATTTTTTAAGTTTTCTTTTTCATTTGTTATTAAACTTTTGGCTGCAGATAGTTGTTCTGCTACGGTTCCCCCATCACCCAAAATAGTGCTCATGGCTGCTGCAGCAGCGATTCCCTGAAATGCATTCATTGTTTCGGATCCCCAATTCACTATATTTGAATCTGTTATAGATGGTTGAATTGGTAAAGTTACTGTACTTCCTATTTCTTTTGCACTTGCAACTGATCTTTCTGTTAATATTTTTCCTTCGGAAATTGCATTGGCGCTTAATTTTCTTGGTCTATATTCAACCATTGTGAATTGAATACAATCCTGAATTTTTAAATTTAAATCTATAGGATAACGAAGATTATTGTTACTTGGATATTCTTTTACGCCTCGTATTTTTCCACCTTCTATTGTCACATTATTTAAATTGTTAAAATTTTCATTATATGATTGTTGTATGTCTTGAGATGTATCTTCACCTTCAATGGGGGTTTGTTCGGTTCCTGTTGCTTGTTCAATTGCTTCTGCGGCATTTGGGTCTACATTTGGTTTGTTTCTTGGTTGTGTTGTACTTGCAATAGATCGGTATCCCGGTAAAGTTGCCAGTCTTTTGGCAGCATTTGGATTTACTTCCTGATACCATTTGGTTTTTGCATCTTTTAAAAATTGCTGACCATTAGAATTTGGAGAATTGAAAAAAGAATTTAAGGCAGTTTGCGGACCTTCTCTAAATTTTCCCTTACTAAAATCGGGTTTATTTGATACGGGACTATATTGAAATAATAATTCATCAGCACCAAAAAGTCCGGTTCCTTTAGAATAGACATCTATACTACCATTTATATTTGCTTTTACGACAGTTCTATATGAATTTCCCGTACCATCCTTTAACAGTCCAAATTTATCTGTCGTATAGACTGCAATATCATTGGCGCTAGGGGAAAATACATCTGTCATTAATTTAGAAATAAGAACTTCTTTATTCTTTATTTATCACGATATTTTATACCCAAGTCATCTTCAGTAATTATCTTAAAATTTAGTTTTCTATCATCACACCATTCCTTTGCCGCCTTCCATTTTGCAAGGTTTTTTTCGTATGTTATACTTTCATTAATTAAAGTTTTTGTTTTCTTTTTTCCCGGAACAGGTGGTTTTGTTTGTTTTTTCGGTTTCACTTCAACCACATAAGTTTTCACGATTCCAGTATTTTCCCTTATCTTAACAATAAAGTCCGGAAAGTATCTACGAACTTTATTAGTTGTAGGATCCAGATAAGGAATAAAAAATTCTTCAGAACCCCATTCAAGGATATTTTCTCTTCTATCACAATATCTCATGAATTCAAGTTCCCAAGAACTTCTGTAAATTATATTGTTTACATCACCTTTATATTTTTCTGGGTGTTGTGGATTGAATCTTCCTTGAACATATTTACCGTCTTTACCCATAAATACATAATAATAGTCTATGTATTTATAGATGTCTATATCACCCAATCCAGAAGTAAGATCAGTAAGTGATATTAAAAGATTTTTAATGCAACCAGCATTAACATCTCATTATGAATGTTATTTTCCGTATCCATCTGGAGTGGAAAGAATTCTTAATTTCAATAAGTTGGGGAATAAATCTGAGATTACTAAAAATCTAATTATTTCTTGCTCAGATGCGGTTTTACCAGGATCTTCTTTAACTACACATGAATTAAATAACGATTTTACTGGTGTAACACAACGACATGCATATCGGAGATTATATGATAATCAATCCGATTTTAGTTTTTACGTGGATCAGAAATATACTCAAATAAGATTATTTGAAGCTTGGATGAGATTTATTATTGGTGAACAGATAGAAGATGCACCCAACCTCAATAATTCATATAGAATTGCTTATCCCGAAACATATAAAACTACAATTTATATAACCAAATTTGAAAGAAATATTGGAAAACCGGGAAAAGCACCAGAAACCAGTCCAAAAAATGGTAAGTCGGAAAAAATAGTTTATAGTTTTTTCAATTCTTTTCCAATATCAATATCTTCAATACCAGTATCTTATGAAACATCACAATTATTAAAAGTCACTGTGTCTTTTTCTTATGATAGATATGTAGTTTCTAATAATTCTTATTCTGGTTCTTATGCTCCGGTTGAATCATTGTCATCAGAAGTTCCAACCAATCCATTTGAATCTAATCCAATTCAGCAAGCTAATCTAAACACCATATATTCTCAAAATATAAATCTTGGAAATTATTCGCCAGGAACATTTACCAATGCTAATTTTAATGCGACAAATGTTGCACAAAATTTTCAACAGAGTACTTTAACTGGAATAAATTTTGGGTAGATTAATTAATAATATGCATATAAATAAAAACACCTGAATTGTTTTAAGGATTATGCCTTTACCAAAAATTGCTACGCCAACTTATGAATTGGAATTACCTTCTACTGGCGAAACAATAAAGTACCGACCATTTTTAGTTAAAGAAGAAAAATTACTGGTTATTGCGTTGGAGTCTGAGGATACTAAACAAATTACTACAGCAATAAAAACTGTTATTAAAAATTGTGTAGAAGCCAAGAATATCAAAGTTGAAACTTTACCAACATTTGATATAGAATATATTTTCTTAAATATCCGAGCAAAATCTGTTGGTGAAGAAATAGATGTAAACATATTCTGCCCAGATGATGAAGAAACTACTGTTGAAGTTAAGATCAACGTAGAAGATATTAAAGTACAAACAAATAAGGATCATACTAATAAAATTAAGTTAGATGATAGTTTGATGATGGAAATGAAGTATCCATCATTGGACCAATTCATCAAAAACAATTTTGATATATCTAATAATAATGCTATTGATCAATCATTTGAACTTATTGCGTCTTGTATAGACAAGATTTATAATGAGGATGAAGTATGGGTTGCTGCTGATGTGACCAAAAAAGAACTCATGGAATTTTTAGATCAAATGAATACTTCTCAATTTAAACAAATTGAGAAGTATTTTGAAACTATGCCAAAACTTTCCCATACAGTTAAAGTAACTAACCCTAAGACAAAAGTTGAAAGTGAAGTTACTCTTGAAGGGTTATCAAGTTTTTTCGCCTAGCCTTAATTTATATAGATCTTGAGAGTTATTTTCGTTTGAATTTTTCTTTGATGCAGTACCATAAATACTCATTGACAGAAATAGAAAATATGATGCCTTGGGAAAGAGATATATATGTTGAATTGTTGAAACAACACATTGAAGAAGAAGAATTAAAACAAAAGCAACAACAATCTCATGGATGGTAGATCAAAAGTTATTACTCACACTATTGAAAGAGCAATTTTTGATTTGCTTCAATTTGATGATGCTCAGTTAACTAATATTGATTATGAAGATTATAGATCTAGAATCGCGGAGATTCTTATTGAAAATCAGTTGGGCGATAGTAATTTAAGTCAAGAGCAAGTAGATTTATTACAAAAAGAACTTAATAGGGTAAAAAATAAAACTGGAATTATTGAGATAAAAATAAAAAGTGCTAGAGTAAATAGAACAAATACGTTACCTCGCATAAATGCAGAAGTTTCATCGCGGAAAGATGAACCTGGACAAAAAGTTGAAAATGTTACAATAGATCACCAAGTAGATGAGGGTATTCTTGTTTTTCTGAAGTTAAAAGCAGGAACTAAAATTAATGCAAAGACATATTTTGATGCAATTAAAACTACACTTGCTTCATATAGATTAGTAAATACAAAACTTCCTTTTGAAACTCAACAACTTCTTGAAGGAGAACTTAAAAGAGTATGGAGAATAAAAGATAAAGAAACAAAAACATTTAATTTAAAAGAAACAAAAACTAAAGTTTCTGGTGATAAAAATCCTCCGGGAACTTCTAATGTCTCCGAACCAAAAACTTCTGCGATAATAAAATCTCCGGTTTCAAAATTATCCACAGAAAGACTTCGTTATGAACCTAAAATTGAAGAGGTAGATGTAAAAGATGTAACTAAAAAGACCAGAGTAATTAGAACACCCCAAAAAACATGCTGTGAAAGGATCGGGGAAAAACTAGATTCTATTATAAGCACTCTTACTGAAATTAATAATTTTGAAACAAATAGATCAGAAAAGGAAAGAAGAACAAGAGAGAAAAGAAGCAGACAAGATAGAGAAAATCAAATGGAATCCAATTCATTCAAGGGGATTGGAAAGGCATTATCAGCAATAACTAAACCATTTCAATCTATTTGGGATATGATATTGAATTATATTACTAATATAATTCTTGGTAAAGTATTCATTAAATTGCTGGAATGGATTGCGGATCCTGATAATCAAAGTAAAATAAAAACTATTATTGAGTTTTTATCTGATAAATGGCCTATACTTGCTGCATTATATCTAAGATTTGGAACTGGATTTGGTAGAGCTATTGGTTCATTATCCAAAATACTTATTGCGGGATCTTTAAAATTAACTAAAGCAGTTTTGCCTCGTTTACTTTCCTTTATTGGTAAACGGGGTGCTGCTGCAAAAGTTGGAAATTTTTTGGGAACAAAAGGCAAACTTATAGGTGCAGGTTTACAACTTGCAACAACAGCTGCTGTTACTATTGGTACTGCTAAATTCCTCGGAGATGTCACTGGAAAAAATGAATCACAGCAAGAAAGAACTCCTCCAACTCAAAAATACTCTGGGGGAGGAAATGTAGCATTATTAAAATTTTCTAATGGTGGTTTAAATGATTTATTTGGAAGTATGAATAATGCACCATCTAGTGGTATGGTAAAAGGTCCTGGTGGACCTAAAGATGATAAAGTACCAGCGATGCTTAGTGATGGAGAATTTGTTATGTCTGCTGGAGCAGTTAAAAAATATGGTGTTGAAACATTAGAATCTATGAATGCTGCTGGTGGAGGAACTAATGTTCCACAAATTGCAAACGGTATAACTTATGCCGCAGGTGGTGGATTTGTTCAAACAGTATCTAAGCATTTGAAGCATGATGAAGCACTATCTTCATTATCTAAAGGGCAAAATGATTATATTAAACCTGGAGGAAAAAGTGTTATATCCGGAAAAGCATGGAATACAATATCACCACAAACAAATATTCATTCATATATTGACAGTGTGGGGCAACCAACAATAGGGTGGGGATCAACATATTATGATAGTATATTGAATGGTACTAAACCAGTTAAACCTGGAGATACAATTACAAAGTCCAAGGCAGACAATATTCTTAATACCAATATTATGAACTTGGGTAAAGTTTATAGTAAAAAGATTCCTACTTGGAATAAAATGAGTGATAATCAAAGAGCCGGAGTTACATTAGTTGGGTATAATGCTCCATATGGTCCTATAGGTGCATATAGAAATCTAACATCCGCTCTTACTAAAGGTGATATGGTTAGTGCCGCCACCCATGTTCAAAGGGGCGGCCCTTCTCCATCTAGAATAGCCTTAGAACGAAAATTGATTTTAAGTGGACCAAAAGATTTATCAAGGTCTATTGCACCTCAAAAACCAAAAGAAACAAACTCCCCACCAAAAAATAACAATTCTTTTTTTGGTATAAATTTCAATCCAAATTTCTTTAAGTTTCAACATGGCGGTAAGGTTACACCTATTGCAAATAATATTTCAGAGAATAATGATATTAGAAACATGATGGGAGGAATGATAACACCAAATGAAGAATCTTCTAAAAAGTATCAAGGTGGAGGAATGATAACACCAAATGAAGAATCTTCTAAAAAGTATCAAGGTGGAGGAATGATTAAAGAAAATTCTGGTTCTGATTATAGTCCAGATGGAAAAAAATTGGGAGGATCTGATAGACAGTATTTTTCATATTTTGCTCAACCAGGAGAATCTAGATATATTTTTACCAAAAAAGCAACAGAAAAAGGTGCTATTGATTATGCAAATGTAATCCAGTCAATGTTGGATGGAAATTCCAATGCATCAAAAAAAGGTTATGATACTAATAAATTATCTCCAACAAACTCATCATCACCCGTAAGATTTTCCAGTGGACCAAAGATGAGATCACCAGTAACTCCTTTAACTAGATCCACATCAAAACCAAAAATTATAGATTTGGGTAAAGTCTCGGGTCAAAATAGAAAATCTTCCGTCAACGTTCCATCAAAATCAAAACCACCATCATTCAGTCCATTGCATCCTAAAGGAACATCCGTTGCGCAATCAACATTAGGAGTTAGAAAATAAAAAATGGCAAGTTTAATACCTCTATCAAATTCTCCACTTATAAAGAACACCAAGAGTAATTTGGCGATTGTTCCTAATCAAAATAAACTGCCATACAATAGTATTAAACCAAAAAATGCCAATAAAGTTGAACCAACTAATGCTCTAGTTCCTTTTGTCGGTGAAGATAAAAAACAACCGGAATCTAAAGAAAATTGTTGCGAAAAGTCATATACAAAAGTAGTAAAAATTGATAAACTATTAAACAAGAATTTATCTTTAAGAAAAAAACAGGCAAAGATTTCTAGATTGAATTTAGAGAAATCTGAGTTTGAAAAGAGGGAAAAAGAACTAGAAAAGAAAAAACCAAAACAGGATAATAAATTAAAATTACCATCAACACCAAAATTAGGAATATTTGATTGGATAAAAAACTATATAACGCAAACATTTTTGGGATTCATATTCGTTAGATTAATAGATTTTCTACCAAAACTTTTGAAAATTGTTCCAGTTATAATTTCTGCTGGAGAATTTTTTATAAATTGGGGCGGCAAATTATTAGATGGTTTTATTACCTTTGTTGACTGGGGGAATAAAATATACAAAAGCACTCGCACATTTCTTGGTAATATAGGCGGTGATGGTGTTTTAAAATTATTTGATACTTTTACGGATAATTTAAATTTAGTTTTTGATCTTGCAGTTGTTGCAGCATTATCTTCTTTGAGTGGTGATCTTGACACTGGTAGATCTTCCCCAGGAAAACGTGGTTATGATTTGAAGGGTAATAGAGTTGGAAAAAATGCTCAACAGAGATATGCTAGAAGATATGGTGTAGATCAATTTAAAACTAGATTTGGAAGTAAAAATTTAACTAATTTACCTAGAAGTGGTGGAAGAGGATTTATATCAAGAGTTGCAAGAAATGCTTTTGTTGGTGCGGCGGGAAAAAGTGGAGCAAAGCAAATTCTCAAGTTCGTAAAACCTTTAGTCAATAAAATACCGATTATTGGTGGACTAATTGAATTTGGTTTGTCTTGGGCACTGGGGGAACCTATAGGTAAAGCAGCCTTTAAAGGAATTGGTGCTGTTCTTGTGGGTGCAATAGGTACTGCTATTGGTGGGCCTATTGGCGCATTTCTGGGGTCTTGGGCAGGTTCTGAAGCCGGTGGTGTTCTTTATGATATGTTTTTTGGCAATAAACCTCCCAAAAAGCAAAAAAAACAAAAACCCGTAAGAGCTGCTGGAGGAGGTCAACCAAAAATATCTGGAAAAACTTCACGCCCTAGAAGAACCATAAAGAAGAAAAAACCATCTAGAACTATTTCAATAATGCCCAGAAAAATAAGACCTGGGGCAAGTATTGGCGGCGAAGAAAAAGTTCAAAAGGTATTCCCAGATACTAAAAAGAAACAAACACAAAGACCTTGGTGGGATCCTTTTGGGTGGTTTGGGGGAGCGGCAAGAGTAAGGCAAAGTCAATCGCAAGATGAATCCCAAGTAAAGAAAAAATCTCCAACTACGACTGGAAAAACACCTAATCCCCAAGAGTTTTTACTGAAGACTTATAATGATATTTGGAGCAAATCAACAGATATATTTGGTACTATCTCTACAATTATATTCAAATCTATTTTAGGTCAGTCACCAGATAAAATAGATTATTTGAATGTTGGTAAGGGATTAAATTCTTGGATGAGAAGAATTTTTGATTCTTCATTGCTTGCATTTTCTGGGGGCGGAGAAGTGGATGCGAGACAATTCTTTCAAGGAGAAGATTATACGAAAGTAATAGCAAGATCAGTAGAAGAATCTGTTTCCAGAGATGTTAATGCAACTATTCGCAAGTTATCCCAAGAGTTGGCATTACGACCAACTGGTAGGGAGGAGATGATTGAAGAAAATATTAATAGAGGTAATGAGGGTGATGATGGTGCTGGTGGTATTGCGGGTCAATTTTCCCCAGAAGGATTACAAGGAGACATATACAATTATTTAATATCCAAAGGAATGAGTGATATTCATGCTTTAGGTATTATGGCTAATATTCATAGAGAGAGTGGATTTAGACCAGGAGTATCTGAACAAGGAGGGCCAGGAGTGGGTCTTTTCCAATATTCAAATGAACCAAGAAAAGGTAATTTTTTAAGAGCAGTTCCAAATTATGCATCTAATTGGAAAGGACAAATTGATTATGCATTAACGGAAAAAGGTGAACCAAGTCAACAATACTTAAATACAAAGTTTTCTTCTTCTCAGCAAGCTGCGGATTGGTGGATGAGAAAATGGGAACGACCTGCAGAATACATTCAAAATGATAAAGGTCCAAAAATACATGCACAATATCTTGCAAGTTTACAAAGATTTAGAACTAAAAAAGGATACCAAATTCCAACATCTGCAGATTTTTCTGGCATGACCCGAGGCGGAGATGGTAGATTTATTCAAGGAAACTCTGGGAGGTCAAAAGGTACTCATTTTCATATAGGAACAAATAAACCTGGAGATGGATCTGGAGTTGCGACAGCTGGATTCAGAGTGATTAAACATTTTTTGGGGAAAAAGTCAATTTACGTCGGAAGATCTGGAGAAACTATTCCCGTAAATTCTAGTGATGAAAAAATAAGAGCATATATTTCAAGAGGACAAGCAGCACATAGAAAAACAGAATTAGATTTACAAATAGGAGGTACTGGTAAAGGAAATAAAGTTGCTTTTCCTCTTGCACTTAGAAATATGAAATATAGTGCAACTGATGGTTATGGTGTATCTGCTGATGTTGTTGGAACGAATGCATTTGTTGGACATGGTAGATATAAACCAGATGGTACTCTTGCGCCACAACAATTAATGAAATTAAATTCGGGTGCTCCAGATTATTATGCATTTCATGGAGAGAACTTTGGTATTGTTCCTAGAGATGGATTTATTTTGAAATTGCATAAAGGAGAATTATTTAAAGTAATAGATAAAGACTCCGTAGATCTTTTTGGATTTGACCTGGCAAAAGAAATAATTGATATTGAAAACAAATCACAATTAATTGCTAGAGCACCAGGAATAATTGAAAAACTAAAATCCATTTCTGGATATATGGATTATGATGTACAACAAGAAGTTGTAATTATGAGAGTTCCTACTGATCCCGAAGTTGTTCCAATTCCTATTGGAAGAGGTGGTGGAAGTTTAGTAATTTCCAAAATAGTAAATAATAATACATTCGAAAACTTAGAGGTTATAGGATGAGAATAGAAATCCTAACAAAAAGTAATGTACCTATTTTTAAGGTATTTCCGAACACTGGAGGTGAACCAGTAGCTTTTAATGGTGGAATATCTGAATTATATTATTATGAAAATATATTATCCGAAACCGTAAGAATGACAATAGCATTTACTGACACTGGTTATGCTTCAGATGGAAATGACGGTACTGGTGGTAGAATAACCGCATCCAATAAGATAAAAATAAGTAGAGGAGAAAAAGTTTATATTGAACTTGAAGATGCTTTAGAACAAAAAATATCTTTTAAGACTGATGATACCGCAATGTATATCAGTGGTAGAAGTAAAGGTAGCGATAAACTTAGAGAATTTGAAATCATAGAATTAGTATCTAAAGAGTTTTTAAAGAATGAAAGTGTAAGATTAAAGAAAAGATATGATGGAAAAATTTCAGATTCTGTAACTAAAATTATTAAAACTGATACTGAAGGATTAAGAACCAATAAAACAATAGACATTGAACCAACTAAAAATAGTAGATCTTTTATTGCTACTATTAAAAAACCCTTTTACTTTATAATGTGGTTAGCGTCCCAATCAATTAAAGAAAATACAACTGCTGCTGGATTACTCGCTGGTTATTTTTTCTTTGAAACAAAAAGTGGTTATAAATTTAAATCCATAGATGGTTTATTTGGCCAAGAATACATTAAGAAATATATTCAAAATAATACTGTTTCGGATCCACCTCCAGGATACACTGGAAAAATACTAAGTTCTGAAGTTATTGATGATGCGGATCTTAGAGATCAACTTCAGATGGGAACATATAATTCCTCGGTGAATTTATTCAATACATTAGAAAGTGTATATAATTGCAATCCATTAGATATTGCACAACAAGTAGGATTCACAAATTCTCTTGCGACTGAATTTGGTAAAAATATGAATCTTGATTTTATTTCAAATCCATCAAGATTTTTTACGGGGACAGAATCTATCGGTAATTTGTTGCCAGTTGAACAATCAAGAGAACTGGACACCATTAAAAAAGATTATCTTTCAGCCTCTTCATCTAGATACAATCAAGCATTTACTGTTAAGGTTCAAATTACAATTGCGGGAGATTTTAGTTTGGAAGCTGGACAATTAATATATTGTGATTTCCCAGAACAATCTACAAAACCAAATCCAACTCAAGATCCAAGAATTAGTGGAGTATATTTAATTTCAAGTTTATGTCATAGAATAGATCCACAACAACAATGTTATACTTCTTTAGAATTAATTCGTGAAGCTTACGGAAGAAGATCAATGAAAATGTAATAAATAATAAAAAATGTCCGCAGTTAAGATGGATAAATCTTTGCAACAACACATCAATGATGATATTGATGAGTTAAATAATCCAAACACAAATAGTCAAAGAAGAAGACATTTGGAAGATGAATTGGATTCTCTTGAAAAATATCAAATTAATCATCCTGATGATGATCATGATCCAACAACATTAGAATTATATTGCGATTCTCATCCTGACGCATTAGAATGCCGTATATACGATAACTAATTAATATGTCTGATGTAACTGCAGGTTCTTTGTTTAATCCTCAATTTTTCATGAATCCACCTTGGTGGTTGGGTAGAGTGGAGCAAAAAGAAACTTGGTCGGATAATATTCAAGGTGAAACTTTTACGAATGTTACCGGAATTAAGGGATGGGGACATCGTTATAAGGTTCGCGTGTTTAATTGGCATACTGGAGAATTAGATAAACTTCCACCAAAAGACATGGCATATTGTCAGGTCGTAATGCCTGTAACTGCTGGTTCTGGTCATGGTGGTGCAACAGAAACACCATCAATTGAATCGGGATCCGTTGTATTTGGATTCTTTATGGATGGAATGGCAGGTCAAGAGGGTTATATTATGGGAGTTATTGGAAACTCCAATAACAATGTTCCAAGAGTAAGAGGGGAATCTGCACCAAATCAACCCGCAACAACTTCATCTGGAGGATCTGTTTCAACAACAACACCACCAACACCAAGAACTGGTCCCGGTAGTTTAGCAAATGTTCCGGTTCCACCAAATGTGGATCAATTAAGTATTGCGCAACTTATAAAACTATTAGATCCATCTAAAACACCATCATCGGAAGTTTTTAAAGCAGCAACTGAGGCAAGACAAAAGGCAAGGGCAGCAGGTCTTTCTGCATCCGAAGTTGAAAGGCAAGTATTAATCGCAACAGTCAAAGCATCTAGAAAACCTGGATCAGATGCAGGTTCGGTTGGAAATTGTAATCAAGGGTATCAACAGTTTAACAATACTTATACTGATGGTGATCCACTGAGAGCTGCTTTAGTTCCTGATGATAGAATTATTGGACAGACACCATTACAAATAACAGAAGCGCAACATGTAAGAACCGAAGCAACTAATTTACAGGACATTGATATGAGGAAGAAAATTCCTCTATTGGATGTTTGTAAGAAGAATAATTCTCGCACAAAAGGAATACAGAGAATCCTAAAAAATCTTATTAATACGATAGAAGATCTTAAAAAGAAATTTAATCAAGTATCTGCATTCTCTGCAAAAATTACAGAATTCACTGCAAAAGTTCAAGAACAAGTTTTTGGTGCGATTGAAGAAATTTCTAGATTTGCAAAAGATACTATCAATGGAATTCGTGGTTATATTTTAAAACAAGTTCAAGATAAAATCAAAACAGTTGCACCATTTTTATTTCCAGGCGAAGCTGTTAAATTGGATCAACAATTGGAAAATGGAATAAGTCTTATTAATTGTTTATTTAATAAGTTAATCGCGGGTCTTAAAACTCTTTTAGCAAACATTCTTTCTAAATTACTAGATAATGTTATTAATGTTCCTCTTTGTGCTGCGGAAAATTTAGTTGGTGAACTTTTAAATAGTATTTTAGGGCCAATCGCATCAATATTAGAAAAAGCACTTGCCCCAATAAATGCACTTATTTCTTCAATCGCCGGAATCTTAAGTGGAAACATTGCAGGTTTTAGTTTGTTTAATGCTTTAGAATTTATCTCAGGAATTATAAAATTCTTTACTTGTGATGATGAACAAGAATGTGTTAAATATACAGAGATATCTCAAGATGGTTCAGCACTTCCCGGTGGTGATCCAAAACCAATACCATCAAATCCACAATTAAATTCACCAACGGGTACGGGACAAGGATCATCTTCACCAGTATCAGCAAATACATCAAATTCTGGATCTAGTAATACATTTAATTTACCACCAGATACGATTAGGTCTGGTGTAGTTACATTAACACAAAACTCCGCATAATAATGTCATTTCCATTTTTATCAAAAATTATTCCTCAGACTGGTATAAAGGTTTCATTCATTGATAATGATGGTAAAAAAGTTGGTGGATTAACTGTAGATCAGGCAAATCAAGTTGCTCAGTCAGATCCATCAAAAAGGTTTTATTTTCAAAATGGCGATGGAATTGAACAGGAACTTTCTATTAATGAAGTCAATCAATTATCACCAACCAATTTACTTCCAACTGCTCCAAGTTGTCCAACAGATCCTCAACTTTGTGGTCCTCCATTGGTTCAATTTTTTGGTGGTGGCGGATTTGGTGCTGCGGCGAATGCAATTATAAGTCCAATATCATCTTCAGTTATTGGATTTGATATTGTGAATCCTGGATTTGGATTTTTAAATAATGTTTCCGCAGAACTTATAGACCCATGCGGAAAAGGTAATGGTAGTAAATTATTAGTAAACTTAATAGATGATGATCAAGATACTAGTGGAATTGATTTAACAACTAATGATAGAACTGGTTCTGGTATAATTGGTGGTGCTGGAGGTACTGGTGGTGCTGGGACAGGCGCCGGAGGCGCTGGAGGTGCTGGGACAGGCGCTGGAGGTGCTGGGACAGGCGCCGGAGGCGCTGGTGGTGCTGGGACAGGCGCCGGAGGCGCTGGTGGTGCTGGGACAGGCGCCGGAGGCGCTGGTGGTGCTGGTGGTGCTGGGACAGGCGCCGGAGGTGCTGATGGCGCCGGAGGTGCTGGAGGTGCTGGAGGTGCTGGAGGTGCTGGAGGTGCTGGTGGTGCTGGTGGTGCTGGGACAGGCGCCGGAGGTGCTGGAGGTGCTGGAGGTGCTGGTGGTGCTGGGACAGGAGGCCCTGGGGACACTGGAACATCTAACCAAGATTTTTTTAATCAGTGTGATGATCCTAGAAATAAATTTGAAAAAGAGATTGTTAAGAAATTAAAAAGAAGTAAGAAAATAAAAAATATAACCATAGTCGCTCCTGGTGATGGATATTTGTCTGCACCTGATGGGAGTTTGGGTGGTAATGAAAGAGTCTGGAAAGAACCTGATGAAGGATATGTGCAGACAAAATGTGGTGGTAAATATGTTGTTCAACCATATAGACCCATTGAAGTTAAAAAAGGAGATACTTATTTTCCGCCAGATGGACCTCCTAGAATATTAGATAGGGACGAGGTTGTGTCATTACCTTTAGTTCCAGTCACACCACCATCACCAGAAAATATTGGCCCAACTTATCCAGTAATTTTGGTTATTGATGAAATTGTTGTTTTGAATCCTGGATTCGGATATAGACCGGGCGATAAGTTAATAATAACTCCAAATAATGGTTCTTCAACAGAATTAGTAGTAAATGATTCTGGTCAAATTGATCGGGTAAATATAATTAAACCTGGCGCGGGATTTTTGGATTTACCTAGTATAAGAACAAATTCCAATACTGGGTTTAATGCAACATTTTCTGTAATTTTAAAACCTATTAGAATAGATTTAACTTTACCAATAGAAAGTCAAATTGAAAGTGTGCCAGAAAATGTTCAATTAATAACTGTCATAGATTGTGTTGGGAGAGTATTCTAATGTCAAAATCACAAAATAAAGAAATAAAAGATATACGAACTAAAGATGGAAATTTAAGATTTGGACACATTCATAGTGATCAAACAAAATCTTCTATCATGTTACAGGGACAAGGTGGACTTGAATTTATCACTATTGAACAAGTTGGAAAAAGACCTGGGTGGATATGGTCTAGATGTAGAGGAAGATATCAAATTACTTGTGGTGATAATATACAGAAAAATGATGTTGCATTTTATCTAAACGCATCTGGTGGTGATGGAATTGCTAAAGGAAATATTGAAATTGTAACTAAAGGTACATTTAAAGTTCAAGCAGAAAATATTCAATTGATTGCTTCCGGAAATGATAACAGCAATGGAATTATTTCTCTCCAGGCAAATGAAAAAATTGAATTAGATTCCGCTAAACATATTAATATTAAAGCTGGTGAAGCAATGAGTCTTTATTCATCGGAAATAAATACAAGTGCTAAAAATATTATGAAAATGACCGCAGGAAGTTTTCAGAAATTGAGTAATGCTAGTGCCCTCAAGAGTCCTTGTTTGCCAGTTAATAAAAGAGCACTTGGTTCCGTTAAACCAGGATCTAATTTTTAAGGAGAAATTAAATGTCATCATTCACAGATGAAGAAAATATACAACGATTATTTGTAGCGTGCGATGCAGTAAAACCAGAAATTTTGGGTAGGGGTCCTGCCGCAATTAGAGGATCGGCATACGTTCAAGGCCCTTTAATTGCCGGAGATGATGTTGAATTTCCTGGAATCTGGGCGACTGTAATGATTGGTCCGTTGAGTAATACTGATTCTCTGCCTCCTATAATTCCTGGGGCATTATGCACAGGAACTAATAATCCATATTCATTAGGCGTAAGAGGACCTTCTGCATTTATGGATACGGTGGATACTGCGGAAGATGTTAATGTGGGAAGAGATGTAATTGCTCAAGGTGAAGTTGTATCTCGTTGCGGCAAACATATTCTATCATTAAAAAAGAATTTTGATATTCCACATCCCACAAAAGAAGGTTGGAGACTGAGACATACTTGTCCAGAAGGACCTTCTAATGATGTTTATATTAAAGGTAGATTAACAAATTCTAATCAAATTATATTACCAGAATACTGGAAGAATTTTGTGGATAAAGAAAGTATTGTAGTAACAATAACTCCAATAGGTCAGTTTCAAAATATTATTGTATTAAATTGGACTGATGAGATAATAAATCTTCAAGAAGAAAATAATAAGGATATTGATTGTTTTTATACTATTTTTGCGGAAAGAATAGATGGTGAAAAATTAATCCCTGAATATGAAGGAACTTCTCCAGCAGATTATCCTGGAAATAATGATGAATATTCCGTAGTTGGTTATCATTATGATTCTAAAAGGTAACTAAACATGGCAGATAGATTCATATTAAGGGATATCGGAAAAACGGACTGTAGTGATCCTATTATTGGAGGTATTCCTTCATCGCGATATGATTTTGTACCTAAACATGATAATAATGATAATGGACCATTAAATGTAGATTTAGATCTTCCGCCTCAATGTGTTCCATATTATTACTATAATATGAAGGTGGGATCATTATGGTCATTGGCAAACATTATTTCAAATGGAAATGTTCTAGCAACTGGTCAAGTTGTTTCCAATGGGGGAGCGCATGTTCTTTCCAATAAAAAGAACTTACCATTTGATATGGAACATCCTAATAAGAAGGGATGGAGATTGCGACATGTTTGTATAGAGGGTCCAGAGATTGCAGTGTATTGTAGAGGTAAAGTTTTAGAAGATGGAATTATAACTTTACCATCATTCTGGGTTGGATTAGTAAATTTAGATGATATAACAGTAAACTTTACTCCGATTGGTTCCTGGCAAGAGTTATATATAGAGAAAGTAATAAAAGAAAAAAATCAAATTATTGTAAAAAATAATAATTCTAATCCCATTAATGCGGGATATTATATTATTGGTCGTAGATTGGATGATGATTTGATTGTGGAGTATGAAGGAGATAGTTATCTTGACTATCCAAATGGTAATGAAGGATACTCATTCAACTTTGAGCACAATTATATGGAAAACTTTATAAAACAGGAAATACAAAATATATTAAAAGATGTTTGATCCTAATTTTTGGTATCTAAATGATACCACAGATACTGCAAATGAAGTATATGGTCCAACAGGCATAGCAACTGAACCTGCAGAATTTGAATACGATATTATAGATCCTTGTGGAATAGGAACATATACTGGCGACATTTATATTGATGCATGTGGCATATACACAGGATCGTTAACAACAAATGATATTTACCTCAGACGAGATTTCTATTTAAATAGATTTCTTTATGATCATTTTAATAGTAGAGGTGTTCCTGGACAGATTTTAATATCAGATGCTTCTGGGGTAAGGTGGGGCAATTTGGCATCCGTTGCTCCTCCAATACAAGCAATTGATGTATATAATGAAGGAGTATATGCAGGAACAGTTTCTAGATTAGATTTTTATGATGGCATTGATCAAAATAACTTGGTAGATGTTATTGTTGGAACTGCAGAAACATCTGTGGCTTCTATAATTGTTTCCGATAGGTGGTCGGAAACAACTGATAAAGATATCTACCGAGTAAGTAAAGTTGGTATAAACACCGTTCCACAATATGATTTGGATGTTTTTGGTGATACTAAATTATCTGGATTATTAATTGTAGATAATGATGCGGAGTTAAATTCAAATTTAGATGTTGACGGAATTGTAACATTCAATAATTTAACATCTTCAACATCTAAAGATACTGGAGCATTAGTAATTACTAATGGTGGTGTTGGTATTGAAGAGAATTTAAATATTGGAAATAACCTAAGGGTAGATGGAGAAACTATTCTTTCCGGATTTACACTTGTTGATAATAATATGATCATTACCGGTTTCACTACCGGTACTATTTCAACTGCAATCTATGCAGAAAGATCTGGAATCTCTAGTTATTCCGACAGATCTGGAATCTCTAGTTACTCTGATAGATCTGGAATCTCTACCTTCATAAAAACCGTAGAGACTACAGATAACATTAATTATTTTGTGCCATTCGTACAAAATTCAACTTCAACTGAATCTGAAACAATTAGAGTTGATTTTGGAATTAAGTATAATCCTAGTTTAAATTCTTTAACATTAGATGGTCCCTTAATAGTTGATGGAACATCCACTCTTTCTGGATTTACACTTGTTGATAATAATATGATCATTACCGGTTTCACTACCGGTACTATTTCAACTGCAATCTATGCAGAAAGATCTGGAATTTCCAGTTACTCTGATAGATCTGGAATCTCTAGTTACTCTGATAGATCTGGAATCTCTAGTTACTCTGATGTTTCAGGAATCTCCAGTTATTCCGATAGGTCTGGAATTTCTAGTTACTCTGATAGATCTGGAATTTCTAGTTACTCTGATAGGTCTGGAATCTCTACTTTTATAAAAACGGTAGAGACTACAAATAACATTAATTATTATATACCTTTTGTACAAAATTTTACATCAACTGAATCTGAAACAATTAGAGTTGATTCTGGAATTAAGTATAATCCGGGATTAGATTCTTTCACTTTAGATGGATCACTAACAGTTGGTGGATCATCTTTATTTCAGCAATCTGTAGAATTAAAATCCAGTTTAATTGATAGTAATGGTAGTGCTGCAATAGGAAAGACAGATTATCGTCTTGCTTCTGTTGGAACCGGAGTATCTTGGAGACCACCTGGAGTTCAAACCCAAAATGCTATTTGGGTTACAATGGACGGAAATGATTCAAATACTGGATTACTTGAAGGAGATGCAAAAAGAACTATAGGTGCTGCTGCAGCAATTGCACAGGATGGAGATACAATTTTTGTGCGTTCTGGTGTATATTATGAAAATAATCCTATTGGTCTGAGAACTGATGTAACTGTTTCGGGTCAAGATTTGAGATTAGTTACAATTGTTCCAAATAATCCAACTAAAGATGTATTTCATGTAAGAAGAGGATGCTTAATTGAGAATTTAAATTTTGCAGGATCAAATGTCTCAGTAATGCATAATGGTTGTGGTGCTGTCGCATTTCCACCAATTTCTCCAAGTGATTCTGCAATGTCCGGTTATATTGCACCAGGGCCTGCATCTGAAGGACCATCAGGAAGATGGAGGTCTCCATATGTAAGAAACTGCACCAACTTTATGTCCGGTAGCATTGGAATGAAAATTAATGGAGATCATGCAATTGGTTTTGCTCCAGGCGCAGATCTCAAATCTATGGTATGTGATTCATTCACACAATATAATGAGGCAGGTATTGGTGTTTCAATTACTAACAATGGATATGCACAATTAGTTTCTATCTTCACAATTAATTGTGATATTGGAATTTATTGTGATACTGGTGGTTCTTGTGATCTTACAAACTCAAACTCATCTTTTGGTAATTTTGGTCTTGTTGCAGTAGGTCTTGGTAGAACAGAATTTACAGGAAAAGTTCTTTCCGACACATTACCAGAACTTGATAGAATAACTTTAACATCAGTGTTTGATTCTGATAATAATCCAAGAAAACCTTATGATGGACAGGCATTATGGTTTAAAATTAATTTAGACAATTATACAGGAGATGCAGTTGGAACTGGTGTAATTACTGCACCTTTACAAGAACTAAGTTCAATTACCGTCACAAATGGTGGTTCTGGATTTAGTCAGGCATCACCACCAAATGTAATTATTCGTGATGCAGATGGAACATTCCAACCAAAAGGACCACAAGGTATTGTGGCGCAGGCATCTGCAAATGTAAATGAGTCGGGACAACTCACTTCAATTGATGTTATAAGCACTGGAAGAAATTATCTATCAACACAAAATATTGTAGTTGATGTTGAAGGAAACACTGGTCTTGCGACCGCAGTAATGTCTCCAATTTATTACACAGTATCCGAGTCAACTGAACCAACAAATCCTACTGGAATTACAACTGTTACTTTTAATGAATTTATTCCATACCAATTATTTGAAGATGATGAAATTGAGTTAAGAAGAATTAGTAGAATTCTTACAAGTTCTCATTCATTTGAATATATTGGTACAGGTACAGATATAAATACATCAACACCTCTTAGGGGTGCAGTACCTATTAAAGCAAATGAAGTTGTTGCTAGAGATGGCGCACAAATTCCATTTACCAGCACCGACCAAAAAGGAAACTTTGATATTGGGGAAGGCATCCAAATTGATCAGACAACTTCTACAATCCGAGGACGAGATTTTAGTAGAGCAATACAAGCAGAAGTTACCCCATTAATACTTGCGTTAAGATAATATGGCAGTTGCACCACTTAATAAATTTCTTACAATTGCAGTTCCAGTTGCACCAGGAGAACAAACAGTTTATACAACTCCTGTAGGTGTTTCTGCAATTCTCCTATATGCTCAAGTATCCAATGTGGGGATTGGTGAAACTTATCCTACCGTCACCTTTACACATCGTAGAAAAAGTGTTGCTCCAAGAACTGCTGGCAATACTAGAAATAATAGAATCATTAAAGATGTTGAAATTCCACCAGATGATGCGGTAATTATTATTGATGGAAGATTAGTATTAGAACGAACCGCATTAATTTCGGACTCAATTGCTATAGAAGGAACTCAAGCAGGTATTGTTTCTGTTTATGATTGCAAATATGATCACATTACTGGGTTGACTACTGTTACTACTTACGGACCTCATAATTTTTCTGAGGGAAATCAAGTCACAATGAGTGGTCTTGAGTTTACTTGTGCTGGTGTTTCTGGCATTACAACTACAATTTATCCTTCGCCTCAAGTATCTTTTACTGTTGAGAGTGTTGGTGGAGGAGGAACCGTTTTCACGACATATGGTGGAATAGGTGCTGGCATTACACATACATATGTTAGTGGAGGTTTAGTTGGGCCTCTTCAAATGGAATTTATTTGTAGTATTCTAGAAAATAGTACAGTATAAGAATGGCAGAATATTTAAGCGGTAGGAAAAAAGTTAGATCTTTTTCGGGTCTAAGTAGTGACAGACATCGTTACCTGGGATTGGATCAAGCAGAACCAAATCTTGGTTATCCCGGAGAAAAGAATGTTGCGATTGCGCAGACTTATTATCGTTTAGTAACTATTGATAATGGTACAGTTTATGATAGATATTGGATACCAGAGCCTCCTGCAAATTTTATTGAGGGCATTAGTATATTTGATGAAGGTATTTTAGTAGGAACTGCAAACAGTGTTACTAAGATAGATTTTAGAGGAAATGCAGTTGTATCTACTGCATCAGGAAGTATTTCTACAATCACTATATTTGCTCCGGGAAATGAAGGAGATATACTTTACAATAATAATGGAGATATTGATGCATCCTCTTTGATCTCCATTGATTATGAAAATAATAAAGTTGGTATTGGTAGTACAATACCTCAGTATTTTTTGGATGTTGGTGGAGATATTAAGTTACAAAGTAATCTTGTTGACATTAATAATCAAGTTGGAACAGCTGGATCAATTTTAGTTTCAACTGGATTGGGTGTTTCGTGGACTAGTGTTATTGATGTTGGTATAACCGCCCCTCAAGGCATTCAAGGTACTCAAGGAACTCAAGGAACTCAAGGAACTACAGGAACCCAAGGTACTCAAGGTATTCAAGGATCACAAGGAACTACAGGATCTCAAGGTACTCAAGGAACACAAGGTACTCAAGGTACTTCAATTCAAGGCACTCAAGGTACTTCTGGATCTCAAGGAATTTCGGTTCAAGGAACCACAGGATCTCAAGGAACCCAAGGTACTCAAGGATCAACGGGAACTCAAGGAACTACAGGAACCCAAGGTACTCAAGGTATTCAAGGATCACAAGGAACTACAGGATCTCAAGGTACTCAAGGAACACAAGGTACTCAAGGAACTACAGGAACCCAAGGTACTCAAGGTACTTCAGTTCAAGGATTGGGTGGAACACAAGGTACTCAAGGTACTCAAGGAACCCAAGGTACTCAAGGAACTACAGGAACCCAAGGTACTCAAGGAACCACAGGATCTCAAGGAACCCAAGGTACTCAAGGAACCACAGGATCTCAAGGAACCCAAGGTACTCAAGGAACTACAGGAACCCAAGGTACTCAAGGTACTTCAGTTCAAGGATTGGGTGGAACACAAGGATCAACGGGAACACAAGGTACTCAAGGAACCCAAGGTACTCAAGGAACTACAGGAACCCAAGGTACTCAAGGAACCACAGGATCTCAAGGAACCCAAGGTACTCAAGGTACTTCAGTTCAAGGATTGGGTGGAACACAAGGATCAACGGGAACCCAAGGTACTCAAGGAACCACAGGATCTCAAGGAACCCAAGGTACTCAAGGCACTCAAGGAACCACAGGATCTCAAGGAACCCAAGGTACTCAAGGCACTCAAGGAACCACAGGATCTCAAGGAATTACTGGAATTCAAGGAATTCAAGGTTTTACTGGTAAGGATGGAACCTCAGTAACAATTATTGGATCAGTACCTAACGCAAATATAGATCCCCCAAATGATCCACAAATAACTCTTGATAATGCTTTTCCGGATGCTATTGCAGGTAATGGAGTAATTGATAATGAAACTGGACATCTTTGGGTTTATGATGGATCTACTTGGGATAATGTTGGAGAAATTAGAGGTCCTCAGGGAATTACAGGTTCTCAAGGTATTCAAGGTATTCAGGGAACTACAGGATCTCAAGGAACACAAGGAACACAAGGTACTCAAGGAACACAAGGTACTCAGGGAACTATAGGATCTCAAGGAACACAAGGTACTCAAGGTACTCAAGGAATTACAGGTTCTCAAGGTACTCAAGGAACAAGTGTTCAAGGAACTACTGGTTCTCAGGGAACTCAAGGAACCACAGGATCTCAAGGTACTCAAGGTACTCAAGGTACTCAAGGAACCACAGGATCTCAAGGAACCCAAGGTACTCAAGGCACTCAAGGAACCACAGGATCTCAAGGTACTCAAGGTACTCAAGGAACACAAGGAACCACAGGTTCTCAAGGTACTCAAGGAACAAGTGTTCAAGGACTAGGTGGATCTCAAGGAACACAAGGTACTCAAGGAACCACAG